ATTCCTCGATCACATTGATTGGGGCTATCTGCACGTGCAGATGGACGAGCTTACGGCCGCGGCGAATATGGCGCCCGACCCTGGAGGGCAGGTTCTCCGCGATCTTGTGTGTCTTCTTCATGGCCTACAGGATCTTGCCATTGATGAGTGGAAAGCCCCGCGTGACGGGATGACGAGTAACTACAAGTCGGACGAGGACGACAAGGACCTTCTAACGAAGATCGACGACCTGAGTAGGGATTTGGATAAGTCCAGGCGGTTAGTCGATCAACGGTACCCGGAGAGACGACGATGAAGCTACCTAAGGGCTGTGCGGTACAGAGCCGCGTATTGAAAGAGACGATCGCGGCAACAGCTCCGAGGGAGGACGCCGTAAAGCTGTCTCTTTGGATGGAGTCTCAAGGGTTCTTTAATGCCCAGCAATTCGACATACCCATGCGCCCCGGCCGAGTAAGACTGTGGGCCGAGCGCCACATTACAAAGGGAGACTGGCATGCTTCATGAGATCTACCCCGCCGTATTGGTTATCATCGCGCTTGTTACGGCCCTTGCCGTGATCCGGAGCGCCCGTGAGCGCAACAAGGCCGCCTACAACATGAACCTGTTGGTCCTCGAGGGTCTGGTGCGTATCACGGCCGGGCAGACGTCGGCCTGCGGAGCCTCCAAGGACATCCTGCAGCGCGTCGGCTGGTTACGAGAAACCACCGGGTCCGTTGATGAGGGTGTCGCCGACACTTTGGAATGCGTGCGACTACTTCGTTTAGCAGGCTTGGAGAAGCAGATAAGCGCGCTGCTCATCAAGAACCTTATTGGTCATACGGACTGGAAGCTCTTCAGAGAACAGAAGGCCTTCCTCGTGGAGAACTCGGGTCACGATGAGCGCGCTGACGGCCTGCTTAGCTTTCTCGACAAGCTGCAGGACATATTCGTAAAGGGCTTCGACTTCTCCGAGGAAGAGATCTTTGGTAAGTACGACGAGGCCGAGACAGACGGAGCGCAGTCGGATTTCGATATATCCGACTTGAACAACGTACCCCCCGACGCCGAGCCGGATGAAGCCTCGGTAGAAGAAGCGTGTGACGAAGACTAGGAGATAGCGATGTTCCCCAGGACCCCTCCGAAGACACCGACGACGTCGTCGGGTCCGAGCGCGGGGATGCTGGCGCCAGTAATCAAAGCGATGGTTGAGGACCTGGCTTTCAGCATTACTCAGCGTATCGGACGAAGTCTGGACTGGCGCGGCCCGTCCACCGATCCCCGGCTAGTGTCATACATTAGTCGAATAGTAATGCGGGAGCCAGAGCTCGCCATGGAACATGCGCAGCTCTTGAAGCAAGTTACGCCAGAGGAGCGGGATGAAGATCCCGACCTTGAGCGTATGTCGCAAGAGGTAGACTACAGGCTGCTGAAGGACCGCAAAGCGCTAGTAGCTCACCTCGCAGTGTGAGAGACGTATCGGCACTAGAGAGGGCGACCCTACCCTTTGACAAGGTAGGGAGCCCTCTCTGTTTATGGAGACTAAGATGCATTCAGTACACAACTTTCTTTTGCACACTGAGATCGAGAGTATACCGCTGGCCGAGATCGGTCAATGGGCCCTGACGGCCTATAAGGAGGGGTTTGAGCACATCCTGGATGAGAACAACTGGGATAGCCCGCTATACGCTGTCACCAGCAGAGGTGACGTTGTTGAGGTCTTTGGTCATGACCCGGATGCGAGGCACGCAAGCCGCGAAGCTACGGCTGTCTCAATAGGGTCTCGCTGGGAATGGGCGCGTAAACTTGCCACTGAGTGTGTTGCCACAGACATGCGCCTCTTCGGCGTGTCTGATGTTTCGATTCGGAGCCCAGTAGACCACAGACCCCCTCACGGGGAGAACGAGCTCCTGAGATACACGGCAGACGAGCTCATAGGTAAAATCTGCACACATATACCCACCCGGTTGTCGACAGCATATACGGCGGCATGCGGCCGTTCGCCCCAGCCAAGCATTGCGGGGCACGAGAGGCGGGCGTTGGCCGCGCAGTACGAAGCGTTCATGCGTTGTGACACACCACCTTTCACGCCTACAGGGTACGGAATGACGCCCTATACCTACAGGGCGCACGATCTCACCTATGAGAGCGAGGGGGGAAACGTAATCCTCTTCGTGGACATCCACACGTAAACAACAAGATGCGGGCGCGTACACCGAGTCAGCTAAAACCCATATCCATTGTGGCTAGACTTCGACTGTGCTGGTGACCGACTCAATACAACGAGTCGGTCACCGCCTGCGCTTTTACTTAGCCCTTGTCTGTGACGCGTTACTATAGATTGGAGTCGAGTTTCATCCCATTCGTGGGGTGGCTGCGGCTCCTTCTCTTATATCTACGGAGGACAACTGTGTTGCAATGGAAGGTCAAGCCACATCCGTGGTTCCGGGCACTCGTGAGATGGTCGCTGTACAACATGATCCTTGAGTGTGATGCTCCGGACTACTTCAATAACCCGAGTCTCCGCGGGGAGCTGAACGTAGCCGATACGACACGAGGAAACATCAGGGACTTGTGTGTCCAGCTACTAGAGGGGTCGCAGTCGACTACCTGCTACCAGCCCTCCTTCAGGGCGTTCGCCGTCTTGAATCGCGTGATTTACTTTGCGCTGTCTAATGCGCACGACGTTTCGGATGACACAGACGTCATCGAAGAGTTCTACTTCCCCGTGTGGCTCGACCCCAGTGAGGTCATAACGCTCGGAAGTCAGGACTACGCGCTTGTTGTCGTTGATCCGCCGCCGGACAACCCAAGGGATGCAACAAGAGAACCGGAAGAATGTCTTTACCTCGAGCGCGGCGAAGGCGTCGCGGTTTACCCCAACCGCGCAGGGAGGCTCCTCTAATGCTGAATTGGAAAAAGATGCCACACCAGTGGTTTCGAAAGCTCGTCCAATGGTCCCTCTATAGGGCGATACTGGAGTGTGACCTTCCCATGTGTTTCGCAGGCCGTAGTTTACGGCGTACCCTCGTCCTGGATCATATGACGAACGATAACTTCAGGCAGATGTGTGAGACCATCTTGTTGGCGTCGAAGAGTGCGCAATGTCACAGGCTCACAGGGTACCAGGCTGAAGTTCTGTATCGTGTGCTGGGTTGGGTATTTAATGGCCGCCTCGACGTTGTTAACGTCGCGATAGCCAGCGTCGAAGCAGCCTATTTTCCGGAGACGGGGGCTGCGGCTGCGGCCTGTACATTTACGGCTCCACTCCCGTCTGATTTCCGGTTAGAGCTCTTTGACGGGCGGCTCCCGCCTAACGGGATTGACGCCGACCCGGAGATGCGGCTCCTTCTACACAACGACGTTGGGATCAACTAGGACAACCGCCCCTACTAGAGAGACTACGCTCATGCTTAGATGGAAAGTCGCACCACACCCGTGGTTCCAGTTACTTGTACAGTGGGCGCTTTACACAGCTATCGTAAAGTGCGATACCCCGCCCTCCCTCCGCCAGCGGCCTGTGCACGATCAGCTGGGCCTGCCGCATATGACTGATGGCGACATTCGGCTGATGTGTTCCAACATGCTGGTGGCGTCTAAGAGTGGAGAGAACTACCTACCCAAAGAGTATGGGTTTCGGGTTATACGCTCCGTGCTGTACTGGGCGCTCACCAGCTTACCCGGTATCTCGTCGCAGGCGACAAATAACATCGTCCAGCGATACTGTTATGACGTCGTTGAGGAGGATATCAGGGATAGACCCCCTGATCAGGTGGAATACGTCGCCCACTCGACAGGTTTCAGGCAGGCCGACAACACCACGGACCCAGAAGAAGACGAGCTGTACTGTCTGTTTGGTATCGCGAGTGGCGCGGTTGACGCTGACCCGCGCAGCAGTTTCGACGAGGCCGTTGCCGCCCACTACGGTAGCAACCTCGCTGTTCCGGGCACCACTTTCGAACGGATCACTTCCAACTCCTACGAGATCAACGTCAGCCCCACCGGCCGCGCCCGCAGTTCCTCGGTTAGCACCAGCTTCTAGAGAGACTACGCTCATGCTTAGATGGAAAGTCAAACCCAACCCGTGGTTCCAGGAGCTCATGCAGTGGGCGTTGTACCAAACAATCCTGGATTGCCGCAGGCCCCGCTATCTCTGCTCCGCGCAGATACACCGGGACTTAACCCTGTCACACATGGACGATGGTGAAGTAGACATCATGTGTACTGCGCTACTACGCGCGTCGAAAGCCGGGGCATGCTTTCGGCCGACGACGTACCAGTTCCTCGTTTTGAGCCGCGTACTCGATAGGGCGATCAACTGGTCGAATGGTATCGTTGGATCCGCGACGGATTCCATCATCGATCGATACTTCCCGGATAGCCTACCCATGACGGATGCAGGTAGACGTCCAGTAGTGGGGGACTTTAGCCTGATGCTTGGCGACGAGCCGCCGCTCAATGTTTCGCTTCCCGACGAGGAGCGCCGGACCTGCCTATTCGTTGACCCGAATAACGACGAGGACGACATCCCCTATTAAGGAGCCGCACATGTTGTGTTGGAACTCAAAGCCTCACCGATGGTTCCAGGACCTTGTGGAGTGGTCACTGTATAAGTTCATCTTGGAGTGCCGAATCCCGTATTGTCTCGGTGACCCGCCTATGGTCGTTGATCTGGGCCTGGTACACATGACTGACGCCGAGCTGGTGACGATGTGCACCGCGTTGCTGCAGGCGTCAAAGCGTGAGAGGTACTATCAGCCCACCCGGTACCAGTTCATGGTCTTGGACATTATGCTTAGCAAGATACTCGGCACCAGGAGAAACGTCGCCAGGGCCGCACATGGCAACATCCTCTTAAGATACTTCCCGCCCCGTCCTGATGGCGATTTCCGCGCCACGACGCCTCGTCTGAGTGACTACGTGTTAGACCCTGTCCCCGATCCCCCGCTTAACTACGCGACTCCAAGCGCTGAAGAGGTAGCCTGCCTCCGCACTAACCATCTCGGTGAGGTCGTAGAGCCTCCCGCATTCTGAGGAAGAACACCCATGTTGAAATGGACAGTACGGCCCCACCGCTGGTTTCAGGAGTTAGTACAGTGGTCGCTCTATCGCGTGATCATTGAGTGTGACAAGCCGCCTTACTGTAACAGTCCGAACGTACCGCGGGCGGTAGAGATGTCGAGCCTGTCTGTCGAAGACATACGCCGCATGTGTACGGGGCTTCTGGAAAAGTCAAAGAGTCCGGTCACTTACCTTCCTACCCTGCAGGCGTTTGGGGTCCTGGATCGCGTGATCTACTGGGTGCTGGAAGAAATGTGTTGTGTTGATGGTGACGCTATGGATACCATTAACAATCACTATTTTCCTCCGGAGTTTGAGTCTGGCGCGCTCGTTAATATCACAGTGGACGACTACGTGTTCACGCCAGCCGAGGTGCCAGCGGACAACCCCGTGAGCCCGGAGGATGACCTAGAGGCTTGTCTCCATCTTGACGAAGGGGAAGCCGCCGAGTTTTACCCGACACCCTAAGGAAGGATACCCATGCTACGATGGAATGTTCAAACCCGCCCTTGGTTCGCACAATTTGTTCAGTGGGCACTCTACCGCGCTATTGTGCAGTGCGACACTCCAGATTTCTTGGAGGTCGATCCTCTGAGCGAAACCTTTGGCCTGAGCCATATGGATGATGACGACTTGCGACGTATGTGTACTGCGTTGCTGCGGGCGTCAAAGCTTAACAACTACTGTCAGCCCACGGGGTACCAGTTCGCGGTCATGTTCCAAGTGCTCGACTGGGCGCTGCAGGATGCGGATGTCATTGACGACACTTCGATGCGCGCCATTGCCGACCGCTACTTCCCGGCGCCGAACCCTACAATGCTGTACTTAAACTCACGGACCGAGGCTTCAGACTACGAGTTGGTACCGGTTAACGCGCCCCCGTTTAACCCCATGGACCGTACGCGTGACATAGAGAGTTGCCTCTTCACCGAACAGCGCGACAACTCCGAGTAAGGAAGAACACCCATGCTTAAATGGAGGCGACAACCTCACCCATGGTTTCAAGCGCTCATTCAGTGGGCGCTTTACAGGGCGATCATAAGATGTGATGAGCCCAGCTACTTCAACGGCACCCCGCTGAGCACGACCCTGGACTTGCATCATCTCAATGACCTGATCTTGCGGGGCATGTGTGCGCAGCTGTTGCTCGCGTCTAAGGGCGATCTGTGTTACAGGCCTTCAGGGTATCATTTCTCGGTACTGTACCGTGTGATCTCGTGGGCGCTTAGGGGTATGCCGGGTGTTTTGACGACGGCTACGTCTAACATTTTCGCCCGATACTTTCCGGCTATCAACATCATATCCATCGTGGCCAGGCCGACGCGGCCCACGGACTACGACTTGCTGCCAACAGCTCTCCCTGCGCCTCACCACCTGATACCTGAGGTTGATAGAGATACGTGTCTCTTCGGCCTAAGGGAGCAGGACGACGAGGACGACGAAGAGCAGGTCGACGACATGGGCTACGCCTGGCCACGAAGGTGAGAACAATATCGAGTTCTAGAAAGGACACGCATGCTAAACTGGAGAGTAAGACCACACCCGTGGTTTCAGGAGCTCGTTCAGTGGGCGCTTTACAAGGCGATCATACGGTGTGACAGGCCCGACTACTTTGACGGCCTGCCCCTGACCGCACGCATGGCTCTGCCGCATATGGTCGACGCCGACCTACGTCGTATGTGTACAGTGCTGCTACGTGGGTCAAAACGTGACGTATGTCTGCAACCCACAGGCTACCAGTTTGTGGTTCTGCGCCGTGTGATTTCCTGGGTGCTCAACGATACCAGCGCTGTTGCTGCTGCCTCCGGCAACATTAACATCCGGTATTGCCCGCCAAGTGACGTCCTGCCTCTGGTGCTTAGTAGGCCGCAGGATGGAGATTACGAGTTGACGCTCGCGCTTCCACCGGCCCTTAACAGCTCGGACCCTGCGACTGATATGGAGCTCTGCCTCTTTACGGAGCCCCTTACCGACCACAACAACCACGACCCCTCATAGAAAGGCTTATCATGCTCAGATGGAGATTCATGCCTTACCCATGGTTCACCAGGGTCGTACACTGGGCGCTTTACCGCGCGATCCTGGAATGCACTGTGCCCTCCGAGTTTGCCGCTGAGACCCTCTCTCATGCACTGGGCCTCCCCCGTATGTGCGATGACAACATCGCGCGGATGTGTACGGCGATCCTGATTGCGTCGAAGGATGAAACGCGGTGGTTTCAGCCCACCCCGTACCAGTTCGCCGTCATGGATCACATCTTCTTTTGGGTGTTTGAGGATTACGGCGAGGTGGTCGAAGAGGCATCAGACAACATCGTTAGGCACTACATTGCGCCTACACGTGAGTTGTCGTGCTACACAACCCGGGACCCGTCTCCGGGCGACTACATGCTAGAGGCTACAGGAGCGCCCCCGCGTAACCCCCGACTTTCCTCGGTGGATCCGCAGATCTGTCTCTTCCTTGAGTCCAATGAGGGTGAGAACAACGACTACGACTAGAAAGGACACTCATGCTTAGATGGAAGGTTACGGCCAACGAGTGGTTCACTGAGCTCGTAGAGTGGCTGCTCGGGTCCGCCGCTATGCGTTGTAATGCCCCGTGGTGTGTATCGCAAACGTCGTTCGTCGATCGCCTTGACCCGATAGCCATCGAAAGCGGTGACTTACGGGACATATGTCAACTGCTGTTGCGATCATCTACTGACAGCGCCCAGTATTGGGGGGTCACTGCGTATCAGCGGCTCATTGTCTACAGGCTGCTACAGTGGGGGCTTCATCATCATACCCATGCGGTGTACGACATCGCGCGGATATACTTCTTTGACACTACCTTCACCTTCCTCGCGGGGCAGGGCCCGTCGGATGGGGATTTCCGTATGGTGTTGTCAGATGATCCGCCTAGAAACCTCATAAACGGGCATGATGAGGCGCGTCTATGCCTCATCGACGAATTCAACACTACAAGGCCTGATGGGAGCTTTCTCCCGCACTTCCAGGTCGGAACGGAACAGGAAGGCTAAGTCATGCTGAAGTGGGCTGTTGTACCGCACCAGTGGTTCGAGGAGCTCGTAGAATGGCTACTTGAGATAGCAATCGTAAGCTGTAAGCCGCCGCGGTGTCTCCGAGAGGGGACGTTCGTCGATATGCTCGGGCCGCTTAACGTATCAGAAGAGGACTTACGTGACCGATGTCGACAACTGTTGCGCCTGTCCCGCTACCCCGGGGAATGGTATAGGATTCCGCCGGATCAGCTGTTGGTCGTCTACCACTTGCTGCAATGGGGGTTTGAGCATCTCCCTCATGCCGCTAACAACATTGTTCAGGTGTATTTCCCCCGCGGCTTTCTAGAGGCCCCGCCGAGTTCTACCCTAGGCCCGGTTCCAAGTCTGACTTTCCGGGCCGGTCCGCCGCCCAGGAACCATACCCATCCCGGCGACGAGATGGAGAGATGTCTCAGGGGCGGCCGGGATGCGATGCGGCCCAGTATGGACCCGTCGTAATCGATACCAAACAGAGAGGGTACCACTATGCTGATGTGGACACACAAGCCTCATCCGTGGTTCCAGGAGTTCGTACGGTGGTCGCTTGCGCGGGCCATCACTGAGATTGACGCTCCGGCGTATCTTAGTAGGCCGCCGTTCTCCGACTCCATAGGCATCCGCGAAACGGACGACGACGTACTTGTCGCTATATTCGGGGAGATGTTGAGTTGCTCGTTGATGGACCACACGTACCGGCTCACCGCGTACCAGTTCTCGCTTATGTACCGGGTGTTGCGGTGGTCTCTACGGACCTGCGGCCGTATGAACACTTCGGCGCTGCTTCAAATGCGGGGAATGTATATGCCGGGAACGGACTACTTGGCACTCTGCGCTGCTGCACGGCCGGAGCACGCAGAGATCAGAATGGCGTGGGATCCCCCCTGCCACAACCCGAGGAGTTCGACCGACGAGATGGCCGCGGTTATGCGTGGCTACAGGTCCTCCCTGGACATACCGACGTACATACACCGAGAGGAGGCGCACTAGGATGCACAAGCTGTCACTCACGCTAGAACTACCGTCGGCGATAGGTAGGACCGAGACGGCGGCGTTACAGGCCATAGTGGCGAACTGCGCCTCGTTACAGCGGTATGAGCTCGTCGTTGCCGAGGGCGAGGATGCCCCAGGGTTTGAGCTGGTTGAGAAGGCGTGGGTCTCTGGAGAGAACCCGTCTGTTGCACTTCCCTTTGGTCTTCCCGGCAGAATACCTGTTGTAGTGGACGAACACCTCGAAGCGATACTCTCGCATAACGCCGAGGTCCAAGAGGCGTCACCTGCGCGCAGGACGAAGGAGGAGTAGGTTAACCATTGGAGGGGCGAACTATGCCCACGAACGTACGCTCGTATGTCGGCTGGGGTTTCAAGACCCAGATGCAGTATCTACGAGTACTTGAGACGGTTAAGGGCTGCGCACACACGGTGAAGGCTGCGCATGTGTTCTGCCCGGCCTGTGGCGTTAAGGCGGCGCGTGCCGTGATGGCGCCCCTCTCCGGCCTGAACTGGGCCGCTGAAACATTTGCAGGTAAGTTCCAGCTCTACAAGGGTCCAGACAGGGGCCTGCTGACTAACGTGTTCATTGGTGACTTCTGTGGTTTGGCTGCCAGCGCCTACGCTCCAAATGAGTGTGTGAAGAGACCTGTCGTAGAGGAGGACCCAGCCCTGCGCGACGCCATCCCGCGCGACGTAGCCAAGAACGGCAAGTTCGGCATTTGGCACTTCATCACAAACCATGAGCCGCTGTGTTAGCGGTAGAGAGGAGTACCTGACCAATGGCCACCGTACGATCACTTGCTGGTTGGGGCGTGAAGGTACAGCTGCAAGACTTGTTTGTTGTACATACCCGCCCCTCTTGTCTTCATGATGAGGCTGAGGGTAAGAACTTCTGCCCAGAGTGTGGCATGAAGGTACGTAAGATGGGCAAACACACTATCCCGGGCCTTAATTTGGACAACGGGGAGTTCGTAAATGGCCTTACGGTTGTAGACCTCTCTGATGGCCACGACACCGGAGACGTGTTCATTGGCCACTTTCACGCAATATCGTCTGATGGGGGCCGCGTTAAGGCGGTTCTGAACCCGAGCGTCGAAGAGTTGGAGAAAGAGGAGGCCTTTGATGCTCTCCCGAGCAGCGTGGAAACCTTCAACACCTTTGGCTTCTGGCACATCATCTACTAGGAGGCTAGGCATCCCGCCGGTTTCTTAGCTACACCACAAATAGAGAGGAACACCAAACCAATGGCCACCGCGCATTCGCTTGTTGGTTGTGGCATAAGAGTGTCGAGGAAACGGCTGTACGTGATGCAGACCGTTCCCTGCTGTCCCCACGAGGAGGCGGAAGGCGAGAACTTCTGTCCGAAATGCGGCCTGAAGACCGGGGTGGAAGTGTTAATGCCCCGCTCCGGCTTTGACATGGACGAGGGGTATTACCTGGATGATCTACGGATCATCGACCCCACCCCTGGCGATGAAGAGGGTGACGTATACATTGGCTACTTTGACGAACTGTCGTCTGACGGGGGCCGTGTCGAGCCTTCCGAGATGAACGGCGAAAACGAGGTAACCGAAACTTACCTTCGGGAAGGTGCCCACGATTGTAGCGGGTTACCCGATGAGGTGACTCGTCACGCCGCGTTCGCTTTTTGGCACATCTTCTACTGGGAGGCATAACGTTATGACCGTTCTTGGAGTGCCGCACGAAGACCTGTCGCCCGGCGTTGGTGTTTGCGCAGGCGCGCCGCCCAACTACGTTAGGCTCGCGTTGAACATTGAGTTCCCGCTCATCCTAACAGAGGGCGAGGCGGGAGTCGTACAAACTCATTTGCGTAGCGAGTCGAGGATCGGCTCCGTCGTCTTGATGAAAGACGGTACGCATGAATTACACGCTGGGGTATGGGGGCTCAACTCCGAGGGTGACTACAGGGGTAAGGTCCCCTACAGCAACGACAGAGGTACTGGGGCGGTGCAATTCCACTACGAGCCGAATATCGAGCGCGTTTCGTTCTTTGTAATCGTCCCGGCGTCATTGTTACAGACAATCGGCAACGCGTGTACCCTTACGGAGCAGGGGGCGCCACAATGCCGCCCTGTCGACGACGAGGTAAACCACGACCCGGAGGAGGACCAGGATGTCGAAGAAATACCATCAACGTGAGCTGACGATGACGTTTCGTGTTCAAGTCAGCGGCCACACGTTGCCGCCGGAGGACCTACCCGCGGCCGTGGAAGCCTATCTCGCCTATTGGGCCGATGGCCGTAACCACCTGCACCGAGAGCTCATCGACGAGGGCGCTAGCAACGCAACGCTTTACGCAACCCGTATAGCCTTCGAGAAGGCGCTCTTCAAGAAGTACGGTAACGAGATGGTGCAGACATCGCCCAACAGCTCAACAAGCCGGGCGTATCTTGAAGCCAGCAGGGCCGTTGAGGAGATGCAGCCGTATGTGCAGGTCTTGGAAGACATAACCGTTGCGTGGTCTAGCCCGAAAGGAGACGAAGAAGATGGGAAAGGAGCCGATTGAGCACCTGACGTACGACAACAGCATGGGCTTGGCTAACCACCTAAGGTTCAAGCCCTTTATGCGTGGGAAGACGATTGAGGACGTGAGGGCGCTTGGCGACAACGATATCCTGCTTTACTTCACGGATGGGACGAAGATGTCGTTTCGTGGGACCGTGATTGAGCACCCGCGCGGCAATACGGTCGGCGAGCTCGGCGTAAGAGGATTCATATCGATCATCACCACGCCCAAGTCCAGGATGAACAAGCCGCTGTACGAGAAGGTGGAGCCCCCGCACGATTCGCCGCTGGATCTAACGGACGACGAGTTGTCCGCGTTGATTAGGGCGTGTAAAGACTCTGACCGGGTTAACCCGGCCCCAAGACCGCTGTGGGACGCACGCGGGAAGGAAGCACAACGCAAGCTGATTGCGGAGGAGAAACGCAGGTCGAGTACGCGTAGCGAGTAAGACGTATATCCAGAACTAGAGACCCGGATGTACCAATAGGAAAACCAAAGATGACCGACGAAATCAGAAGTGGCGCGTGGATGTTCGACGAAGAGGACCTGGAGGGCGCCGAGCTCCAGAGCTTTCTCACATGGTCCCGTAAGATGGCGCTGGAAGCCGCGGGCCTGTCCGACCGAGAGGCCGGGTTCATTGTGTACGGTTACTACATGACCCAGGACACCCGCAAGCGGGCCGACAACCAGATTCTCGCCCTCAAGAAGGCGGGCGATCCTCACGGACTCGTCTTGTGGGTCGCGCAGAACTCGAGACGTCTCGAGAACAACATCAAGGCCATGCTCGACAAGTACAGCGCGGCCCAGCCCCTTGGCGAGTGGGCGCGAGGCCTCATTGGTATGGGCCCTGTCCTCACGTCGGGACTCCTCGCCCACATCGACGTGACGGAGGCCAAGACTGCTGGCGCCGTTTGGCGTTTCGCTGGGCTTGATCCCTCGCAGGAGTGGGTGAGCGCGGTGAAGGCTGCGGCGTTTGTGGCCGAACATGGCGTTTCGCCCGATACAGCGGCGCTGGCCGCGGATAAGTTTGGGCTGAACACCAACACGATCCTGAAGTTTGCGCTGCACGATGCCGCTGGCAACCTGCGCAAGCTGACCGCCAAGAACCTGGCCTCGTCGATCTCCAGGCGTCCGTACAACGCGCAGCTTAAGACGCTGTGTTGGAAGCTTGGCGAGTCCTTCGTCAAGGTGAGCCGCAAGGGTAGCCTGTACGGCGAGTTGTACGCCAATCGCAAGGCACTCGAGATTGAGCGCAATGACGCCGGAGAGTTCAAGGCTCAGGCCCACGGGATAGCGAAGAAGGTGCCCAACCACAAGCAGATCGCCTCGTACAAGGTCGGTCGCTTGCCGGACGGCCATCTGCACAGCCGAGCCAAGCGGCACGCGGTCAAGATCTTCTTGGCCCACTTCCTCGAGAAGGGCCGTATCCTGAAGGACTTGCCGGTTGTGAAGCCCTACGCGATTACCATCTTGGGCCACGCCCATGAGATCACGTTGGCAGACGCGACCTAATCGTGTCCTCCCCGCATCGCGCCTCCTCCTACGTAGCTAAGTTTATGCGACGTAGGTGCGCGCGTGCGGGGAGGTAGATGTAATCAAGAGACCCGACTAGTATCAGAGAAAAAGAGTGAACCATCTTTCCTGATCGCACCAAGCGCGGCGAGTGAACCAGAAGCCGAGAGAGGACCAGTGGAACCGAATGAACCATCTTTCCCGATCGCACCAAGCGCGGCGAGTGAACCAGAAGCCGAGAGAGTACCAACGCCGAAGAGTGAATCACAGTTGAGGAGAGTACCATATCTTGATAGTGAGACAAGGCCTGATAGCGTACCAAACGTGGTAATCGAGCCATATCATCAGATAGTACCAAGTCCGCGGATCGAATCAACTCGAAAGACCCGCACCAAACTACTAGATTGAGACTACAGGCACCGACGGTATCATGACAGGCGATCGAGCCATGGGCCGAGACTGTAACAACTCACCCGAACGAGCCATAAGACCCAAGAGTACCACACGCCGGAAGCGAGACAGCACTCTCGAACGCACCATAGAGGTAGATCGAGCCACTAACAAGGAACGTAACACACCACATGTGCGAACCAGATGAGGGACGTGTACCACATGAGCAGAGTGAAGCATAACGCGTGACCGTAACAACGTAGTAGATTGAGTCATGAGCCATGACCGTAACAAATCAGCAGAACGAGCCGCAGGACGAGAGAGCACCAGCGATCTAGAACGAGACATCAACTCCGACAGCATCACAGATGGAGATCGAATCAAAGCGAATGACGGCGCCATATACCCTGAGTGAGTCAAGGAACGCTAGAGTACCATTACGCTTGAACGAACCATGAAGCGGGACAGTATCAGGCGATTTAAGTGAGACATCCCCTCCGACCGCATCATAAGCGAGGATCGAACCATACCCCCCGATTGTAACACCCCTTAAGAGTGAGACAAGTCCATGGACGTGTCCCAAATTGGATAATCGAACCACATTCACCGACCGTAACACCCCTGGCGAGTGAGCCATTCGCATACAGACTGTACCAGGTCTCTACAGCGAGACATCCATTGAGTGTGTACCAATATTCAGGATCGAATCAAACTGAAGACCCGCCCCAACCCCAATGAGTGAGCCAAGACCAGCGATAGTAACATGCCGATTGTGCGAGCCATGCCCCCTGATAGTACCAAATCCGCGGAACGAACCACCCCGTTGGAAAGTAACAGAAACAAGAAGTGAGTCATACAGAGCGAACGTAACAGTCGTGCAGAACGAACCATGAGAGACAAGAGTACCAAGATCAAGAAGTGAACCATAACGTGGGAGAGTACCAAGCCCTTCGAGTGAACCACAACATACGACAGCATCATTCTTTAGGAGTGAGTCAAGTTGAGGGAGCGCACCATGAAAACAGATCGACTCACGTTTTATAGCGGGCCATGCCTGTCTACACATTTTCACAAGGCTACCGCGTATATGCGCGGTACGTCGACCGCGCTTCTACACCGCGACACCCAGCCGCGGAAGCGCCTGGTATCTCTAGACGCTGGGCAAACGAAAGGTTGTCATATGTCCGAAAGAACGTTGGATACGCCGGAACCGCAGGCGAAGGTGTGTGAGCTCGTAAAGACGAAGGATGGCTTCGGCGGGTTCAAGAATCCCCGGCAGGTCAAGTGTCAGAACGTCGCCGCGTTCAACGCGACGGAGATCAACCCTGACCCGGTCGACGGCACCTACGGGTCCATGATGCTCTGCGGCAACTGCAGGGATAACATGGAACGCATCATGGGCGAAGGTTTCGCCGCGTTCTCACCCATCTGAAAGGGACACCCCGGAGTCCTTAAGGTCCGGGATTTTCTGTTTACGTAGAGGAGGTCATTGTGCCCAAGATTGGTAGCATGGGCGTATCGAAGCACACGCAAGCGAAGCAGGAGACGCTTGGTAGCATCCTGCGCGCTTTCCTTTGTCGTATGGCTGGGGCATTCACGTACGTTGACCTTAACGGTGGCAACGGTGGCGTTGGTAAGGTTGACGGGAGCCCGCTGGTGTTTCTCGCCGCCGCCAAAGAGGCGCTTCGCCCCGAGCACGTGTGTCGTGCGTTCTTCATCGAGAAGAACATCAAGTCGCTTAGGCAGCTGACAGATCGAATCATTGGTATCCCGAGCCAGGCGTCGGTAACGCCGCTATTGGGTGACCACAACGACATGTTGCCGAAGCTCAAGAAGGTCTTGGCGTCCGAGCCAGGGCTTATCTACTCGGACGAGTGTGGTACTCACGTACCGACAGACCTGCTGAACAAGCACGGCGAGTTGGGTACTAACGATGTCTTGATCCGCCTGCATCTGAACGCGTTCAGGCGGTCTCACAAGACTCTCTCGCTTGGTGACATGCAGATCAAGCATTGGCTTGTCACGGAGCCCGAGGGAGGTCACGAGTGGATGTTCGCCTACGGAAGCAACCAATCCCGTTATCAGCTCTTCGGGGATCTCATGGTGCTCGGTTTCCACCCGTCGGATTCAGAAGCTGGTAAGGACATCATGCAGAGGCTGCCCGTTGTGGACGCGCCAAAGGTGATCAAGGTGTCTGTGGACAGCCCGCCCGATCTCAGTAGTACCTTCAAACAGAAGGGCCGGTATCTTACCAAGGATGAGCGCGCGTACATCCGGTCTTACTACGTGAGGCACCCAGGTGTCCAGCGTAGCCATATGGCTAAGCACTTCGGGTTGGCGCCGTGCACGATCAGACGTATCCTGGTTGGGCTTCCGAAGCTTCGGAAGCCGGTCAAAGCCACCAGCGGCTCAACGCCGGTGTCCTTGACGGAGCGGGGTACGGTTCGCGTGCATGCCCCTCGCATCACGGCATCCGGAGTCTTTGACGTCGAAAGGCTGGCGGCCGACGGGCTGCGCTCGAAGGATATCGTCGATAGGATCGGCGTGTCTCTTGCGACTGTGACCAGGATTCGCAGCGGTAAGCATAGGCTGCAGGTCTTGTGGGCGGCGCACGTGGTAGACGCTTCTCTGTCGGCTGAAGCGAAGATGGCTGCTCAAGCCCTGCTTCCTCCGAATCTTCTCCCGGACTCTGAGTCCGGTGTCGCGTCGATCGACTGGTCCCAGACTCATGACCCGGCGACCACCTAAACATCCCAGTCTACTGGGCCAACACGGAACAGGTGCGTGAAGGGGATCTTTGTGATCCCCTCCACGTCCTGACCGGATACGAGTAGGACGCGGCGGCGTAGCTTGTCCGCCTCTTCATGTACGTTTTTTAGCCCTGCCCGCAGGTCAGACATCTCTTCGGAGGTGAAGGCGGGGCTAATTTCACTTTCTGGGTCATAACTACGCGCCATGGTCCCAGTATCGAACCCTGCGAGGTAAATAGGGTCACAACCCATGTGAAATGCGAGTGGAATGGCCGCAGACATCGCGGTGCCCTTCCCTAAGGGCTGTAACTCGCCCGCTGGGAGCCCGTAGAAGCCCTCGGACTGTAATCGGGTACGAGGAGCCACTATTCGTGTCTCAAGCTGCTGTAGGTCCTTATACACCGCTTGGTGAGCAGATCCCGACACACACCCATAAGTAGGCCCGAAATCCCATGAAGCCGCGTCGATATACCCATCATCTACGGATATGGTGATTTCTTTGGCCAAAGCGCCCAACATCAGCCTATTTGTCGACAATCCGGAGCGAATAAGGAAGCATCGCTGCCCCCGGTGGATATTTTCTATCCGATCTAGCGTTGGAAGGGGCGGTGTATCCAGTTTGAGCGCATTTAGGTCGGCAAAAGGCAGTACAGTGAGGTTTTTCGCCTTTGTCGCGTTAAACAGCTGGAACCCGCATTGCTTGGCGTAGGCGTTTAAGAGGACAAACGCGCAGGTGGAGGTGTCAATCGCTTCCTCGCCGTGTGTTCGTGCCCCTTCTTTGAGCGGCGCCACAGACTGCTCCGTGTTATGATCTTGGCCTACGATGTAGATAGGGTTACAGCCGAGGTACATGGCCAACTGTATCGCCGTGTCAGACACCACGTAGCCACCTGACCCAGCCAGATGTATCCGCTCGTCCAAAAAGTGGTTAATGTGCCCGCCTTGCAAGGATCTTACAGCTGAGGCCGGGTACTGCACCGTTAGAACGAGGTTATCTGGCAGTTCTTCCTTAAACCTCTTGGACACGTAGCTAGATACTACGAGTTGCGTGCTTGGGAAGCCCCGGGCGATGTCGAGCAGCTTTGGACACCACTGTCTGTTTGCATCGGTGATTACGTTGAAGGTAGGAGTCCAGCCGTATGTCTCATTCAGGTACTTAGGCACCCCGTTGACGCCGATGGTGATCTCATTACGGAGCCAGTTCACGTCCTGCTCTTTAAGTGAGGGCCCTGACGCGATGATGAAGCAACGTTGACCGTCGTGACGCGCTTTGATACCCCGGCTACGCTTCGATGTCATACCGAGAGCTTCAAGGCTCACGTCGACATCATACTCTTTACGTTTACGTTCCCGGAACCCTTTTAGGCGTAGTTCGAAGTTATTCCGCATACGATCGGTTTTGCGTTCAGACTCTTCTACATAATGCACTGAGGAATCCCCGCAGATGTGTTATGTGTTAGGTGGGCGCCGCCCGCCTCAATATCCAAGTTTAGCATAAAAAAAGGAATGGCGGGCACTCCGCTCCGCCAAACTACTAGAGGAGGCACAACGTGCAGAGCAAGCGAAAGAGAAAGAGTAGTGGCTGTCACAAGCGCCACAAGCAGCGTAAGAGGTCGCATGATGCCTTGCCGCCGACGCATCCCAAGGACGTGTCTTTCGGCGAGGGCCTCCTCGTTGTGGCAATCGTAACCGTCCTGATTGCGGCGTTGGCCGTCTCCTACCATTACGCCGGTAAGGGGTTCGACTCGAAGACGGCCGACAGCGCGTCTGCGACGGAACGCTAGTAGCGCACTACTTCAACATGAAAGCCAGGCGCATAATGAGTTGGCATCCAGGCGATATCTTTGAGCAGGACGATGAGGTAACACCTGAACTCATCGCAACATTTGTGGCGGGGCTCTTGTCGAACCGCGAGTTCAATAAGAGCGAGGGCTACGAAGGTTTCATCGGTTGCTACGGTACGTTTTGTTTCACCGACATGGTCATTGACAATATCGGGACGTTTCTCGATCGCTACTACCCGGAGTACAACTGGACGGAGGACGAACTGGAGAAGTGGATCAGCCGGGCGCCTACGGAGAACTGCAAAGATCTTGTTCGGGGCGTCGTTAAGGCGATCAAGGACGGTGAAGCTGAAGGTTAGGAACGCGTTACTATAGATTGGAGAAACTCGTGCAATTAACAGCGCAAGCGAAGTCGACGATCGACAGTACCCTACGCGAGTTTTTTACCCATCACCGCGATCAGGGCTTCAGGCTCCGAGAGATCGCGGCTGGCGTTGGACTCGACGCTACGAGGATCTACGGGGGCCTGCGTAGGCTACAGTCGCGCGGGCTCCTCCGCTACGACTACTCCGGTGGCTGGTGGGCCGAAGACGAGTGCTAGGACCAAGGTACTTTAATGGGAGGCTGGTATATGTGGTGATGGCTCAGAGAGCTTACCGGAGAGATGACGTTACTTGACTGGCTCATACTAGTCAGTTATGCCCTCATGTTCGTTTTCGTCATACTCAGTTTCCCGTCATGCAACAAGATATGGAATGACGCGGTAACCCCGGAGACACACCAACAAGGAGATCAGACACATGGGATTCAAATCGTTCCCAGCGCAACTCGCCGCGTGGATAGTCTTCGCGTTGGTGATCATTGGTATCGCAATCGCCGGTGGCTATAAGTTTGACGAGTGGGTTACGGCGGGGAACACCAAGACCTACAGAGCCCTCTTCGGAGGGTGGGTAAAGCAAACAAAAAATCCGGACAAGCTCACGTTTGATGAGTGGCACGCCCTCTGGAACGCGGGCGAGCTCAAGAGTTATGAGGAGGACTAGTCACATGGGATTCATAGAAGGCCTTAAGAAGGTAACCTTCACTACCGCGTTGTCGGCGGTGGCCGTGATTGTTGTCACTATCGCTATCGCGTATGCTCCCGGTTGCCTCATCGCTAATAGGAGGGCTAACCTCCAGCGGGTACACAACGCCTACACAGGGTGGTCGAAGATAACCGGCAACCCGGACAAGCTCACGTTTGAGGAGTGGTGCGTCTTGCGCAGCTCGCGTGGACTTCCGTGGCCGCCGAGCAAGGAGAATCGCTAATGGGTTTTCGAACTAGTCTCGTGTGTCGTATTCTTCGCTCGTGTAAGCGGGAAGCCGGGGTGGTTATACCTGTAGCGTTTTTCCTCTGTATTGTCTTTGGCCTCTTCTTCGGTCTCAACTCGTGTCTGTCTAATCTGACGGTCACTGCGGGCCAACTACGAGCCCACTGGGATAACATTGACGCCGAGACTTTCCAGGCGCGGACGAAGCAGACGGGCAACCCTAGTGAACTAACGTTCAGGGAGTGGAAACTACTCAAGGAGGCCGAGCTGCTACCGGCTAAGGAAGGAGACTGAAGCATGGACGGCTTTGATTCCCAGACGCAGTCGTTGAAGCGTGCGCTCATCATTGTGGCGTGCATGTTTATCATCGTGGCCATTTTCGTTTTGGCGTGCCACGCTCACGCGATGGGGCGCGACGCTGCGCGACGTTCGAGCGCGGTCCACGCCCCGATGGCACAGGGTATTGACATGGACGCTTTTCATGGGTGGTTGAAGCTAACCGGTAACCCGAAGGAGCTCACATTCGAGGAGTGGTTCGCGTTAAAACACGTGGACCTGCTCCACAGCAAGTAATCCTTTACCCCAGATATGGAGTACGAAGCATGATTAGACCTGACAGATTGTCGGGCAGTATCCTCGTGGTGTTTTCGTTACTCGCGACTGGGGCCATCGGATGGGACGACCCCTGGCTTTTCCTCATGCTGCTTGTTGTGGCTTTCAGCGGGGGTCTCGTCGCACACCTCATCAGGAACAACATTCCCCCGAGATACTTCGAGGTCGACCCGCACGTTGAGTTCTTCATTAGTTCCGCCGATGATCCTGGTGAGCGGATTATCGTAAAGCCTGTGGAGGACAAGAAGGGGCGTAGGAGCTATATGGTCAAGCGTTCGTGGTGGGAACATGCCTCGAGCGACTTGCAGCCCGGTATTACCGAGGCTGTGGCCAACCACATGAACGACGAGGACTACATCAACAAGATCGCGCATTTGATTAAGCCCATACCGCGTGAGGTCCTCGACGAGTTCATGTACTCCGAGTTTCGGCGATGTCCAGAGGTCAACCGCGCCACGGGCGATGCCCTTCAGCAACTCGCGGCCATCTTTGCCTTCATCGGCCCTGAGGCCGCGTACAAGAAGTTTTACGACCTCGCGGAAGCTCATAACAAAAGCGTAGAGGCTGCGAAGTTGCAAGAGGAGGTGGAGCAAGACGCTACCACGCCCGCCCGGGACTCGGAAACCCATGCCGGAGATGCTGGACGAGAGTAGCAAGACTGTTGAATTATCCGTGACGACTTCGGGGTCGCCGCGGCAGCTATAGATAGGAAGGTCAATAAGTTTGGCCGCAGTACAATCGAGCTACTCACCTCGCCCATTCGGCGATGTTGAGCTTAGCCCCTAACAAAGAGAGGAAGCATTCGTATGAAGTTTGAACTTGAACCGATGGATTGCTTGGCCGACATGCAGTGGATGGTCGGCGCGGAGCACAGATTCCTCAACGGGTTCGGCGAGCTGATCGTTGGCACCACGGAGTGCGAAGATCTCGTCGACTTCCGGGATAGCATGCCCTCGTTGGCGCTCGTGCACTGTGACGACGACGACAACGAGATGTTGTTGGTCACGATCGAAGAGAGCGATTACGCGCTCTCCGGCGACAGCAACCGTAAGCAGCGTCTGGACACGTTCCTGTCCGGGATTCACTGGACCCGAAGCAGCGCCGAGTCGCTGTTCCTCGCGTCGGTGTTCGAAGTCGCCTTCGAGGCGGGAGCTCTGGCGCGCGGCGTCAACCAGCCCGCCGAGGCCACGCAGGCGCATCAGCCGTGTCAGCACCGCCCCTCGTGCCAGCATGGCGCGGAACAGGCGGGTCGCAACGTCCTGGTCGTGTCCGAAGCCGATCTCCGCGCGGTACAGCCGATGTGTCAGCAGCACGTCGAGCAGCCCGAGGAGCCGGTTGAGGAGCCGACGGATCGCAATTACCTGCTCGTTAGCGCCCCCACGCCCGAAGAGGCGCCGCAGCCCCCGGCTGGCGACGTCGTTATCCTGAGGTCGGTCGATCCGGCGCCCAGCGATAACATCGGACACGGCGGGTAGTACCAACAACCGGCTATAACGGAGGGACGTAGTATGCCAGCACCAGTAACCACACACGTATGCCTTTCGTGCGGCGACCGTTTTGGCTCCTACGTCTGCCTCCGTTGTACGCCGGAGGCAGACGAGAACACAACAGACCCCGGTGAGATTGTTAAGGACCGCTGTGGCATATGCCACAGGGAGTTAGCGCATGACATTATCCCCATCATGAACGTCCACTTCCTAGGTAACCCGAAAGGTTACCACGGGGAGGACAAGATATACTTTCCCCGACGTTAAGGAGACACCGTGGATATCACCGGGATACACTCGATCACGCCCGTCGATGACCTGAAGGTAGAAGCAATGAGCCTTGCCCCGAGCGATGAAGGCTCCTGCCGCATAACCCTCAGCGTCCGCGACACGTTTAACGGAGAGGCTGGAACACTCTCTTACCACTTACCGCTTCACTGCATAAACCTTAACCCGACGGCCGCGCTGGCAATCATCGCGAAGGCGTCGGAGGAGACATAACATGCAAACACCTTGCGTAGCATTCGTAGACCGAACGGACAATTACGATTACATCGCTGGCAGGAGGCAGGATCCATCAGGACCGTGCCAGCATTCTGCTCGAATTGTACTCAACGGCAAAAAGTTGTGTGCGGCACATGCCGGTAAAGCCCTGGAGCTGTTGGCTCGTAGGACCGGGGGCCCAATCAGCGTTCACGCCGAACTCGGGGACCTACGTCCCACAAGAGCAACACCTCTGAGGACCGAGGTGTCGCTTATAGGGAGCAGAAATAGCCATGATCGACCACTTCGCCGGTAAGTACCAGTTCCTGTCGAACTTCTACCCCTGTACGGTCTTGATCGATGGCGATATCGCCAAGTCGGTTGAGCATGGGTATCAGGCGTGGAAGGCGAAGGATCCGGAGGTTCGTAGCAGCATCTTAATGGCCCCGACCCCTGGCGCCGCGAAGAGACTTGGCTCCAAGGCGGAACTCAGAGACAACTACTCCGACAACGCCCGCATTTGCGTGATGGAGCAGTTGCTTTACCAGAAGTTCAACCGTGAGCCGTTCCGCACCCAGCTCATCGATACCGGCGCCGAAGAGATTGTTGAAGGTAACAACTGGGGCGACGACTTCTGGGGCGTCTGTGACGCGGCCAAAGGTAAGAACCTCCTCGGCAAGATGCTTATGGCGATTCGGACCGCGGCCCTGGCCGAGGGACCGTACGACGGGTACACGCTGCTGTGGACCCACGACAAGATGGACCCGGTCAAGGTGTACCTCAAGGTTCCTAACCAGTCCAGGGTTATGCTGTGCGAGTTGGATCCCACCGAGTACAAGACGGGTCTCCTGTGTATCGAGATGGACTTGATGCAGGACGCACAGCGGGAGGCGAAGTACAAGGTGGACCTTCTTACCGGGTACTTGAACACCGCGAGTTGTGGTGTGACGGGGTGCCCCGGCCCGGATGGCGAATACAGCAGCTTGGCGATATGCCCGTCCTGTAAAGTCATCTCCGACGTCCGTCATGTTATGTTACGGAAAGCCTAGGATCATGACAACGGACGAAACCAGGCTACGGTATCGGATGCCAAGAGATATGCGTAGGCTTCCGTCAGAGGCGACGCGGCTGTCACAAGCCGATAAGGAAGATATATCGGCGATGTACGTCGAACCGGCCGATGAATACCAAAAGCGGATCGGGGACGCAATCCCCGCCCTCGCCGAAGGTAACGACCGGTGGCGCATTGAAGCCGAGCGTCAGCTTGAAGTAGATACCCGCCACATCCAGATGGTCCGGGAGAAGATCGAAGCTGCTAGACTCCGAAAAGCGTATCGGCGGCGATTTTAACAGCCCAAAGGAGACTGCGTATGTTCGACCCCGACAGAATCATGTCCAACCCGTCTGACTATCGCGCAAAGATTACACTTCTCGAGATGACGCTGAACTATCTGATGGATCACGCAGACGATCTTCACATCGGCGCCCGCTACGACGACGACACGGAGGATCTTCTCTACGGTCTGCTCGACAAGATCGGTCACCTCAAGACCGGAGATGGAGAGACGGAGGACGGCTGGCCTTGCATTCATTGTGGTACCAACACGGTGGAGACTCTAAATGACGCCGTGGTCTGCGCCCACTGTCGGCGTCTCGGCCACGTCGAATTGGCCGCCCAGTCCGCTATGGGTACGTTGCTGCCGATGGACACAGAAAACCGGAAGCGGATGCTTCGGGGTCTTCATGACACGAACTTGCCGGTGTACACCCGCGTGCTCGAGAAACTTGAGGATCTCCACGCCGCAGCGACCGACATCCTACCAACAGAGGAGAGGCCCGATGGGGCTAAGCCCTAGGATCGTAAACTCTGCCGTAAAGCGTGGAGACGAGATATATACCGCCATCAGACACTCGAAGGCGATCCATATGGCCGCTATGGGCGGCTGGTCGCCCCCCATCACATCCAGCGAACAAGGGTTCGTTACGGATACAGGGGTTTTTGTTGACAGGCAGGAGGCATTCCGTATCGCGGTTGAGTGCGGGCAATTCACGCCTAAGCCTCACAGTTCGCGGAATACGCTCTTCTCAGAAGATCTCTGGTAGAAAGGACGCCGATATGGCGCGAACTATGTTGGAACGGCTCGTGGGATCGTCTGCTGCGACCCCAGCCCCTGAGCATCCGCCGTTTTGGGTTGTCTATGACCCGGAGGAAGATAAGTACTGGATAGCCGAGGACGGGTGGACAGTGGACCTCGAGGATGCCCGGCCTTTTTCGGCGATCGACGCGGCCGCCATACAGGTGATCCCGGGCGGTGATGGCAACGTTCTCCGTGAGATTTACCCGGCCAGATTCTCAATCTTCACCCCGACCTCGGCTCAGTTTTATGAGGTTGGTACCGGGTGGGGTTACTTTGAGCATGCGACAATGCTCTCACACCGCGAGACGATCGGATTCCACAAGCCCCGAGCGCCCGGGCTTAGGTCCACAAACGGGGTCGTATTCGTTAGAGAAGCACCGTGGGACTTCGAGTGGGACCCCGCAGTCATGTCACAGGTGGTCCTTGCGGAGCTAATGGAAGACAGCCCGCTCGTGACTATGCGGGATGTGGTCTACGCCTTCGAAACCGGCTCGGCTCTTGAAGGTGAATACATGGAGTTTTTGAGGAAGGTCGACGCCTGTCTGTCCTACCTACCCCGAGCGCCAGGCCTCTTCTCGTTTATGAGCGTTACGAGGATTGCCTTCGCCGGTGTAACCAGGTTTTCTAACACGAGCCCCCGTACATCGCGGAGGCTAAGTGCTTCTGCCGAGCGTGTGTTGGACCGCATTGCAGCAGCCCCTATGAGGCAGTACATCCGAGGAAGGATACGCAATGGAGAACTCGTCATCCGAATCACCTACAGAACCGGAAGCTTCCGCAGAGGAACCGAAGAGTGTCGTATCCGATACACGGTTTAAGAGTCTCATCACGATGTGGGTCCGGCTGTTTCTATGCTGGTGTTTTGCCGTTTTAATCAAAAAGCTGACTCTCGGCGCGGGCTTCTCGGAGGACGTCTCCACCGTTTCGATGTTGGCGGCATTATGCGCCGGTTGTTGGTTCTTCGTACGAAGAAGGGAATAGAAAGGATGTTACGTTGATCGAGTTCAGACCTACCGGGCCGGGCGCTTTTATCGACTGGCCGCGTGCCGCCGAAGACCCGTACTGGATTGTCGTCAACCCGATAGACTCCGCGGGCTGGGACGGTGAAAACCCAATTCACCCGACCTGGGTTTCCTATGACCGGGCAAAGCGGTTTACCATCCTTGAGGCGGCCTACATGCGCTCGGCGATGGTTACTGGCGGCATCGTGCGTGAAGTGACACCAAATCGGTATACAATCATCCGACCCCGTTACGATGGGTTTTGGAAGATTGGCGCCGGGTGGGAACATTTCCGGGAGTGTACCAAGTTTTTACCGGAGGATAAGATCGGATTCCACCTGCCCGTACAGGGGTCACGGTGGTGCCCGATAGACCCGTGGGACTTCGAGTGGGACCCGGACCTTACTTTGGGCGATCTCGCGGCAGATTTGATGGAACAAGACGGAGCTACTCTTGAAGGGGCACGGGCTGCCGTAAACACCGAAGAGAATCTGGAGTTAGGGTTTTCCGGGTTCCTTGCTTATGCAAACGCGTATCTCCGCCAATTAAACGCGCATACGTTGCGTATCTCAGCGACCCCCATCGTCGAGACATTAACGTATGGGGATGCCCGTGAATATGTTACAGACGCGCGCGGCGTTGGGAACGTGCTGAATCGCGCGGTTGTTTCGCCCATGTGGCAGTACATCAGAGGAAGGTTTCAAGATGAAATCATCTACATCAGAATCACGTACCGAGTTGGACGAGATATCGGCGGCACGGAAGACATCTACATTCGGGCGATTGCTTAGCTGGCTTGTTGGTGTTGTTCGGCGGTGGCGTCAGCGTCGTGAAGATGCCAGCCTAGCTCGCGCCGTGGCCGCGTTCAAGAAGGAGAGGCTCGCTATGTTCATCTTCTGCGAGCGCATATCCGAGTTCGATAGAACGAGATAGCTGGCAGAGATAGCCGACTTCCGCGTGAGTTCCTTGACGTTCTACACCAACCTTGTCGAGGCGGCCCGGTGCGGGGTGCGTAGCGCGAGCTTAACAGACGAGATCGCCGACGTCCTAATCCGCGCGGATAACGTCTACAGGTGTCACGACCCGCTTGAAGGTAACTACGCCAACGACACGCACGGGTGGATTGGTACCAGACCGCCCAGGAAGCGATTCGGCTCGTACAAGTAATCCGCAACGAAACGAAAGAGGGGGAGGGCTTACGCCTTCCCCTCTTTTTTTAGGTATCCACAGGTGCTTAATAAACGCGCGTTCTTGGTTAGTATTATTTGAGAGACAGGTACATATGCCATTCGTGCATATGCCAGATCTCTCATGTCATTCCTATCAGGGGAATAACCGTGGCGAATCTGACCAAGGCCGTTGATGTCCGGACTGTGTGTGAGCCCTCCGACGAAGATCAGTCGGAGCGTAAGTTGTCGATGCGCTTGATCGAGCGCACGCGTGACGGCCGCCGCGTAGTGCGGTATCTCGACGGTTCCGAGAGGTATCTCGGCGCAGTGATCTGTACCGACTGTGGTGAGACCTTCAAGGTCACCACCGAGCGTGAGATGTTGTTCACGCGGTGCAGCGCGTGCCAGCGGGCACACAAGAAGTTCTTCGGGGGCAGCAAAGGCATCCCCAGCAGGGGCCGTTCCTATATCAGGGTGCGATCGCGATCGCGCCGGTAGGGACACGTAGGAGAGGCATCTGACGGCCTTGCCAACTGTGGTGAGACCTTTAAGGTCACCGCGGCCAGTCAGATGTTGTGAGCGCGTAGCGGCGATGTAACGCACGCGTACACGGGCAGACAGGCATCCAGAGGCAACCCTCGCCGGAGGCACCCCTAGGGTCAGGCGACGTAGGCTGGGTGAAGCGGGAAAGCAAAACGCATAGGAAGACCAAGAGAACACGAGCCTGGCGCGCACACTCTGCGCCAGCGCTCTTGGTCCTGCGTTTGAACCTTTCTCCACGGAGCCTCGGCCTACGGGCCGGGGCTCGCCCTCTCCTCTTCTTTAGCTACGGCCCTAGATCGGTTACTATAGTCTGGAGTCCACCTGTTAGCTAAGGAGCACTCTGTGAGTAAGTCACCAGACGATGTAGATCAGGCCGTTGTCGGGATTATTCGGGCTTGTGCCCTTTCACTATCTGACGACTTCGGCTTAGAGCCTACGTCGCGTAAAGCGATGGACGTCGGAGTTCATCGTGTTTTGCTTCGCCAAGTGTGGTCCCTACTTACTCCTAGCCTGCGCGCGCAGGCGGTAGAGCTCACGACGACGGAAATGCTGGACACGCTGCGTGGCCAGTGGGGAAAGAACAAGGAGAAGGATAAGGATGGCAACCGTAAGTAGCGTGACAGTCGGCTGTATCTGCCGCAACTGCGCTGAGGAGGTGCGGCCGGTGATGATCATACGCGATCAGCGTATATCGTTGGAGACACCCGCGTCGTGCCACAAGTGTGGTGTAAACCTCGTAGAAGCTGCGTCGTTGGTGTTTGACGGGCTTGATGGAATGCCTGACCTGTTCAGCGTCCCCGAACCCGAGGCCACGCCTGCGGCCGCCGATGGTTCGAGCGCGGCCCAGGGCAGTCCCACGTCCGGAGAAGGCGCTCCGCACGCACTCGTTGGTAATCGACTGGTCATCAGTGATGTCCAGCCCGAGCTACCGTCGGCGGCGGACGCAAGACCCGCCCCGAGACCCCTCCGGAGGTCCAGCTCGGATGACACCCGGGCGCCAGCGGCACCGACGCGGACAGACCGTCCCGAAGGCCCCCCGCCGGGTGATGATATCTTGGATGGTCTTCTGCGCTCAAGCTCGGACATGGCCCGCGAGGCTGTCGCACCCCCGGCACGTCCCACGGCGGTGCCTACCCAGGCGCCCTCAACGGACCAGATGGTTCCGGTCGCCGGTAGCGAGACCGTTAACCAGTTGTTGGAAGGCGGCCCGAGGTTCGAGCATGACTGTGATGGATGTGCGCACCGCGGTACTGTCGGTACGACAACGGGTCGTGTCTTTGATCTGTACACCTGTACCAATGGTGGCAGCATGACGATCTTGGCCAGATTCGGCAGTGGCAGCAGTGAGTACGTGTCGGGTCTGTACGCGGACAACCTCGTACTGATCCACGTGGTCTTGTTGGCCGTACAGCAGGGTGACGACAACCCGCTTCTCCGTGAGCGTTACGACAACCTGCTGGCTACGGGCCACCGGCCGCTGGAGGCCAGCTAGGCGGACACATACCTCGAGCCCAATGTAAGGGATTCGTTGGATCACGTGCTTCTCGCTATGGAGGCGCATAAGGGTCAATACCGGAAGAACGGTGTTGACCCTTACGTCACTCACCCTATCCGCGTGGCTAGGCAGGTTACCTATTCTGCCTGTGGCGTGAGCGGAGTGACTGTCCCTCAAATGTGGGTTAGTGCCGCACTACTTCACGATGTTCATGAAGATACGTCTATGGACCTCCACGCGATCGGTGTACACAGCTCTGTCGTTAACATTGTTAACGCGCTCACCCATGTGGGTCGGTCCAGCCACGCTAAGATGGATGCCGTCGAGAAGATTTGCGGTCACCCAGGAGCCATAATGGTTAAGATGGCGGATCGTCTTGACAACACGGGTTACGAGTTGGACGACGAGCACTCGAGGGAATACCGCCTACGTCACACCGTTCGGCAATCAACTCGGTTGTTGCTTGCGTACGCGGCTGATGCGGAGTTTCGTGGTGTCAAATGGTTCAAAGACTCAATCGTTTACGCAAGACTAACCTACATGCTTGAACAGGCCGACAGAGAGGCGAAGGGATGAATTACCGCTCGCAAGTGCAGGACGACGACGAAGAACCCGCCGACGAGTATCCGTTGCCACAGGAGGGTGTCGACTACGAGAATGTAGGCGATCCCCCTCCCATCGATCCTAACGAGGATCTCGGCACGACCACGATGCCCTTTGGCAAACACAAAGGCAAGACGTTTGATGAGCTTGCCCAAGAGATCCCGAGCTACCTCGAGTGGGCTCGGGACAAGATGACGAATGAGATTGGTGATCTTATCCGTCGTTACATTGAGAAGAACCCGGATGTCATACCCGTTGTTGGCGACTACTGTCTTCCGTTCGGGAAACACAGCGGTCGAACCCTCTACGAGTTAGAGGCTGACGACGAAGCGAGCTACATCACGTGGCTTGCCGAGAATACCACGGGCATGTCAAGGGACAAAGCCCGCGAGTTTCTTGGGTACGATGACTAACGTTTGTAACGCGTTGCTATTCCGGCCGAACATTGTGTTCGGCTTTTTTCGTCTGTACTTACGGAGGGCGTATCAATGAGGAAGCGTGAGATTTTTCTGTTGCTGGGCGTAACCGTACTGGCGTCGATTTTGTCGTCGCTGGTGGCGACTGTCCTCTGTCTGAGGCCGCCGCAGTACGTGATGTCCCCCGACATCCGCAAGTTGTCCATCGAGACCGTGATGGTCCAGGAGTCTTCGGCCGCCGTTCTGTTTGAGCGGAAGCGGAGAGAAGGCTGGGCCCACTTCGATCGCGACTACGAAGAGACGCTGAGGCCACTCTTTGACGCCATCTGTGTCATTGAATCCAATAACGATAACAACGCCGTTGGCAAGAACTCCGAACTCGGCGCCGCTCAGATCACCGAGATCTGTCTGGAGGACTGTAACCGGATCGTGGGTGAAACGCGGTGGACGCTGGAAGACCGGCGATCGCGAGAGAGATCCTTTGAGATGTTTTGCCTCTATTCTCGATCCTACGCCAAGCGGCTGCGAGGTTACGCCAACATCACTGTTTACGAGGCGGTTGCCCGCATCTGGAATGGCGGCCCGACCGGCCATACGAAGAAGGTCACGGTGCCCTACTGGCACAAGGTTCGTAAGGTTCTTGCAACGGGAGGACACGATGCACAAGATAAGCGTGGTTCAGGGGCCACGGCTAGTCGAGGCATTAAACTCGCCTCCGATGGGTCCCGGCTTTCCCGCCGACCTCGTGATCAAGGCTGACCGCATGGAGACGTGGGGTACAAGCCTCAATGATGCTGGCCCCGACTTCTGCGAGTTCCGGCTGTTTAACGCTAAGGGTGTGACGATCGGTACCCGGCGCGTCGACGGTTTCTGACTGGAACGGGGGCCCGAGAGGGCCCCCTTTCCCCTCTTTTAGATGTCCTTAATTACGGGCATATAGCGGTTATCATTACTTGAACCATGTGCGCTATTTGTCCTTTCAGGGCATAGTGTCGCCGCGTTCATACCCTATAGAGGACATCCTGATGGACAATAAACGACCTGTAATGCCCGACCCGAATTCGGTGTTCTCAAAAGTCGGATTCATTACTGTGAGTACCGGCGCGGCGCTCATACTTATTCGTATACTGTGGGTGGCGTACATGACTGCCCCGACCAACTTTTAGGAGTCGTCCGATGCGTTTCAAGGGCAAAAGCATGGTAAAGGTCACAATCTTCTGGGTGGGATTCGTGACGTCAATGATCATGATGTTCGTTCTGGGCCTCCTGGCCACGGTCATTGGTGTAGGCGTAACGTGGACAACCGTGTGTATCCTCGCGGCGGCTCAGGTGGCGGTTGTGGCTTTCGGCTTGCATTCGCGAGTTGGCGACTACGCCGTTGAAGTGGGCCGTAGACGGCTGGTGCGTCTCAGGGACAAGCTGGTTGGGATGGACCTGCCGGAAACCGAAGTGCGGGAAGAGATGGCTCAAGAGCCGTCTGCCCCGATTTCGGGTCCGTGCATGAAACCCGACCCCAAGGGGTACGAGGACATGCGCCGCGAGATTGAGCTGTCCACGCATATTATCGCCGATATACGTAAGGAGGAGTCATCCTCAAAGGACGACGAGGACCTGGATGCGGCGGGCGACGACTTGTTCGGCCCCCGCACCGAAGAGCCTGACCCCGTCGTGGAAGCGGCGGCACAGGCACAAGAGGCCTTGAATGACGAGGTTGGCCTCACCACAATCGGTGGCGTTGTCCGACAGACGGACACCGAACCGACTGACATGCCTGAATTAGGCCCGTCACAGGAGCAGGCGGATGAGGAGAAGCTGTACCCAGACCAAGAATAGTACCTACGTAAGCGGGCAAGCCTTGTGGCCCCGCATTTAGTTTGGCTTTTTAAGGGAGGGTGTCGTTATGTTCAGAGTCAACTACTTGTACGTGGGGCCCGACGAGTTTGACCGCGAGGAGAATATCGCGCCGGGCGCTGACGTCGAAAACGTCATCGAGGAACTCCTCAGAGTTCTCATCCTCCGTGAAGAGGATGACGCAGATAACCAGGTCACGGGCGTGCTCGTGGCCATTTCGGAAGCCGAGGCGTCCCGACGTCGGGAGCCTGTCACCGTCAGGGAAGAGGGCGGCGCGCTGTTTGTTCTGGAGGGGCGCCGCGGGTGGGGCTTCCCCGGGTTCCGCTGGGAAAACTCTAGCTTTGGGGATAACCCCCTGAGGTCAACAATGGCCCTGGAGCTTCTTCTGGCCGCCCAGCCGAAGAAGACGGCGCCGCTGATGTCGATGGCGTAGAGATCATTAGGTCCCCAATGGGAAGGAGTGCGCGATGGCCTTGGCTATGCAGCTCGTGCAGGTTCTTCAGCTGAAGCAGGAGCAAGAGCTGAAGATGACGTTGACGGACGAGATGATGGCGGCGGATAGCATCATCCCGGATACGCTGCGGTGGTTGAACGAGTCCGCTGACCATCAGTGGGCTATTCACCGCATCGCCGCCGACCGGCAGATTAACCGGTACAAGTGTACCGCCGACCTATTGGTGGGTGAGTTGTGTGGCATTCAGTTTCGCCACGCGTGTCGTGACTGGTACGCCGATAAGGGTCCTCGCCTCAAGGAGGCGATCACGGACCGGACGCAGCTGTACATGGACAAATTCATCCTGTACTGCTGTAAGAGGGCGTACGAGTTACACGTCGAAGATCGTAAGATAGTGTGGTTCACGTTCCGCAAGAAGTGCTACGCCGCGTTTGAAGCCGCGGCATGACATGGGGCCCTTCGGGGCCCCTTCCCTCTCTTTTTTAGCTATCCGCATTGACCTGCGACAAAGGCTCAGGTAAACTGGAGGCTAAGTGAAACGCTACCTATACTGAGCGAGATCATGGCCAAGGACGCTGCCCCAGGACTCCCAGACTTCACGCGTTACGGGAGTACACGCACCCTTCCACTCAACAAGCTCATACCCTATGTTGTGCAGGAGCACAACGCAAAGAGAGCGGGGAAACACAATGATATTCGGTTTGGGCCGGACCAGCTCTTTAGCTGGGCAACGAAGAAGCCCCTTCCGGAAGCGGGGGAGCGAATCGCCGTTTATCAGCAGCCCCTCCACCGCGGCTCCTACGCCGAGTTCGAAGGCACAATCCTTAACGGATACGGAAAAGGAACCGTCAAGCGAAAAGACAAAGGATTCGTCCTCGTCACCAAAGTGGATAATGACAAAGTCTCCTTCGTAGTAGCCCACAAGAAGTTCCCGGAGAGGTACACCCTCGTTCGTGATAAGAAGGCGCCGAAGACCTGGTACTTGATCAATACGACCCCGATGGACGTGGGGCGTATGCTGTCAGGCAAAAAGGTTGACCCGGGCGGTAACGCATCTGACGCCCTAGGTATCAACAAGCTCAAGTACACCAAGGTTCCTGAGGAGCAGGTCGAGAAGCTCTTCAGCAGCGATTACCTCAACAGCGAGAAGATTGACGGCGCCGCGGCACTGTACCACGTCCTCTCTGATCGTATCGAGGCGCTCTCCTACCGTGTAAGCAAGACGGGCCGACCTCTCATCCATACATATAAGGTCGGAGGTCTCACAGGCGTCAATATCCCCAAGGAGTTCGTTGGCTCGGTTCTACGAGGTGAGGTGTGGGGCGAGCGTAAGGGCGAAGCCATACCCCCACAAGAGCTTGGCGGCCTACTCAACTCGTCGCTGGCCAAGAGTATTCAAGATCAGAAGAAGACTGGCGTCACCATGCGTAACGCCCTCTTCGACATCTATCGGCTCGGTAAGACACCTATCGATCCAAATCTCCCCTACGCGGAGAGAATGGCTAAGATCCAAGAAGTTCTCGACCATATGCCACAGAACAAGTTCCACCTCCCGCGCATGGCCGGGACGGAGGAGGAGTCTCGTAAGCTGTGGGAGGACATCAAGGGCGGCAAGAACCCCAGAACGACCGAGGGCATGGTTTCATGGCCTAAGGCTGGTGGCAAGCCCGTCAAGGTCAAGTTGCTGAATGAGCAGGACGTATGGGTGAAAGAAGTGTTCCCAGGCAAAGGTCGCCTTGAGGGCCACTCGGCTGGCGGCTTCAGCTATTCCCGATCGCCCGAAGGTCCGGCTGTTGGCGAGGTGGGGAGTGGCTTCACTGATGATACCCGTAAGCAGATGTGGGACCAACGTAAAGATTGGATCGGCAGGTTGGCGAGAACTCAGAGTCAAGGCGCCTTCCCAAGCGGCGCATTACGCTCGCCGGTCTTCCACGGTCTTCACGAAGATTATCCAGCTAAGTCAGCTGCGTGGCATGCCGGGCTTCGTGACGGCGTGGAGCAGGCGTCTGTCTCACGTTAGCAACGCGTTGCTATAACCCACCTACATCTACCACTTCTTTTTAGCTATTGCGTCGACACCCAATACGAGATAGACTAAAGGAAGCTCGAGATTGTAATACGGTCCGATATCTGAGGTTAGACAATGGCCAGATACCCTCAGACGCTTTCCGCCGCTGATCGTAAGCGGGTGGTGGAGCTTCTGCACGGAACAAAACCAGACCAAGGCGTCAACCCGCACGCCGGGGCTGGTCGCATTGTGGAAGGTGCGCGCAATCCCCAACGCGTGCACTTCTGCAAAAATAATCTCCCAAGAGGCATGGAGAAGGATGGCTTTGTCCTTACGGCTCCCATTGCGTTGGCAATCATGTCGGCGCTAGGTAGTGGTTCCGGCGTTTACGGACTCTCTCAGGCAGGGCGGGTTGTTGATGCGAAAGATAAGTACCGGAGTACGATGCTACGTGACCAGGCGTTGTTTAGGAATCTCAACAAGACATTTCGTCGTATGACAAACACGGAGGTAGTACCTGGGCGCAGGGCTGGTGAGGCGTCGTTGAAGGGTAAGGTAGTCCCCGAAGTGATTGATGTTGGTACCCAGCTTTTCGATCTTTGGGGGGACCGAGATAACCAGTCGGCGTACGATACAGTCATGAAGACCAAGAGTTTGGCCAAGTACTCCGTCGGCAAGATGCATGAAACCATGATAGCTCGAGGGTGGAAGCCGGAGGAAGTTGGCGCCACCCTCATTAAGATGCGCGAACTCAAGTTGCTTGAGGGTGAAAAGGTATACTACAAGGGTAAGCCGGTAGACCTGGCGTATACCCCGCAGTCTATCGATTTTGTGACAGAGGGCGGCCCGGCTGTTGCAGCCGCGGTGTTCAAGCTTCGGGAAGCCGGTAAAACTTCAGAGGAACTTAGAACTTACCACGCGAGAGCTCAGAAGTGGAGAAAGGTTAATGACCCTGCGTTTTACGCCGAGACATCACAGTTTGGCGTTGAGGAGGAGGCCGCAGCAAACAAGTTGGAGTTTGCGAAGACACTTCTCAATAGCGGGTATAACGAGCGAGATGCGGTAAGAGCCGCTAACGAAGTTGCCGCCGCTGACAACGGAGACTACCCCCTCTCCCCCAGGGTTGCGAAACACTACATTGACAACGGGTCTAATCGTATTATGCAACCGGACGGGTGGATGTCGTTACCGACTGTTGGTAAAGATATGTCGCGGTATTATAATAACGTAGGTGACGCCAGGGGCGGGAGTTCGGTCGAAGCCCTCCGCGGAATGAGGAACGAACTGGGTATAGACGTTGCGGCCCCACATGTTGGCGGCGCTATCGTAGATACCGCCCGGATAGCGAAGAACGTACCCAAGGGCTTGCGAGCCGCGTACGGCGTAGCCAAAGGTAGTGACACAGCGAAGCTGGTAGGACGTCTTGTTTCGAACACGCGGAGTATGGGATCTTTCCCGGGGCTACGATCGCTCGGCGGTAAAGCGCTTGGTGGCGCCGGAAAAGCCGCGGCAACGTTAGCGTTGTGGCACGCAGGTATAAATTCAGCAAAAGCTGTTGGCGGCGCATTGTATGACGGCGCAGTACATGGCCAGGGACCGTTTGACACCCCGGAGTTTGAGGGGTTTCAGAATATGCTGGATGAAAGAGCCACGCTTGATAAGGCGAAAGGGAAGAACAAGTTCTTGAGTTGGGTGCAGGAAGGACTTACGGGAGCTCTTAAATTCGACCCAGGGTACAACTTGAACATGGTCGGGTCCGGCCAGTTGAACCGGTACACCTCTCAGGACCTTGAAGCAGACATCGCGGCTGCAGACAAGGCGCACGCCACCGGTATGCCGATGTCGTGGGCCGAGAAACTCTTGTCCGGTAGAAGCTACGTCAACGCTACCCGGCGCGGGCAACATTATAAGGACGGCAGTGAGCTGTTGCGTAGACTTATGGTTAGACCCCTTCGTGCCAGAAAGGACTTCACGACGAACACGGGGTCCACAGCTCCAAGCGGCAGTACCTACTTGCGTGACATTCATCGCAATGAGTTTGCATCTATGGGCCACGCGATGGACTACTGGTCTAAGAATTACCCGGAGATGATGGACATTTCTCAGGGCGGAAGATGGATGCGGCGTGTTGGACCTGTGCCGGAGTCCACCCCGAGCTATTTCTCTGCTGGTGACATGATTTACGTTCCAGAGAGCCAGCAAGCAACGACGACACACCAGCCGATCGTTGAGCGCAGTAAGGCGGTTGATCTTGTGCAGCAGGGGTTAAATAGTTACAGGCTTATGGACCCTTCGGTACACAGACGTGATATCTTGAAACCTAATCCCACAATTTCACCTACAATGAGAGGTCTCATTGGTCGTGACCCGGTGGCACCCACGTATAAGGAGTAACGAGATGACTGAGGAAACGCCCGTACCCGACGAGAAGCCTGTAGAGGATGTATTCGCGGCGGATATCGTTGATATCCCGGATATTCCTTTGCCGGATATTAGCGCACAGGAAGTCCCCATCTCCGATAACTTCGACGCGGCTTTTCGCGTTGCAATCATCGGTGTAGGCCAGGGCGGTTCTCGTATCGCCGAGACGTTCTACAAGATGGGTTACCGCAAGGTCTGCGTGGTTAACACAGCGTTGCAGGACCTGGGCGGCATTGACATCCCCGACACCAACAAACTGGCGATTGGTACGCACGGGGCGGGTAAGGACCCGTCGAAAGCGCGCGCGATCTTCCAGACCAAGGAGAGCGATGTCTACGACCTTATGCGGCGTAGCTTTGGCTCTGAGTTTGACTGGATCCTCGTCTGCGCCGGTTCTGGAGGCGGCACAGGTGGTGGCATCTTGCTAGACACCGTCAGGCTGTCTCACGAGCTCATGCGTACGCTTAAGCTAGAACCTGAAGGCACATGCCGGGTTGGCGCTGTTGTGGCCCTCCCAAAGAACAGCGAAGGCGTTAAGCCCTCAGCGAACAGCTTCCGTTTGATGAAGGAAGTCTTCCCGCTAGCTCTTGGGTCGAAGAAGCAGAAGCGATCGATCAGCCCGTTGATCATCATAGACAACGAGCAAATTCGACGCCTTTACCCCCGCGTGCCCGTTACGCAGCACTGGGAAATCGCGAACCGGAGCATCTGCTCGCTCTTCCATCTGTTCAACAGCATCTCTATTAAGCCGTCGAAGTTCACCTCGTTTGACCAGGCGGACTTGGAGACAATCCTTACAAGTGGTATCCTTACGTTTGGCGCCACCCCGGTTGCGAAGTGGGATGGCCTCACGGATATCGCATTCGCGCTGCGTGACAATCTCAGCAAGAACATCCTTGCCGCGACGTCTACGGCGGGTACGGTTGCTGGCGGTATCGTCATCGCAGGACAACAGATTCTTGAGCAGCTGCCTTCAGCCAACATTGAACACGGCTTTGAGCAGCTGACCCGTATGATGAAAGACGGCAGTATGCTCCATCAGGGCATCTACCCGGGTAGTAAGCCTACGCTGGTTGTTTACACGGTGCTAGGCGGCTTGGACATTCCTGATGAGCGTATGTTGGAGCTGGAGACCGTCGGTCAGTTGCGTGATTGGGACGGAGCCTAATGTCTAACGAACTTCTCACAGGTTCAGATATCAAGTATGATCTGAGAGCGCTAGTAGGGGAGTCTTCCCTGAAGCCACAGATACAGCGTGCGATCGATGCTGAACGTGTAAAATCGGAGAAGTTCACCCGAGGTTCAGCTATTCAAGACGATTTGAGGTCGCAGGTATTCGCATCTCCCTTGAAGCCAAAGATCCAAAATGCGATTGATACCGAGCACGCTCAAACGTTAGAGGAGTTGAACACACGCGAGCCTGTAGAGGGTACGACACTAGGTGAAATTCGCAAAGGGTATCGTCGGTGGATGGCCTCGTCGCCTATGCACGCAGGTTTGGCGCACGGCGTTCCACTTGCCCTTCTTGGTTACTTTGGTCTCCCCGCGCTCTTGAAGAGAATCTTCGGAAAGGGTAACATCCATACGGGCAGGTCTCGTATTGTTGGCGGTGTCCTCGGCGGTCTTGCAGGAGCTATTCCGGGTTCGCTTATGTACAACGATCGGCAGACAGACCCTGAACGTGATTGGTCGCCGTCAGAGGCGTTGCTAGAGCCCAGTGCGGACCTGATATCGAAGGAAGGTTCGATCGGTAGCATCTTTGGGATGGAGAGTAGCGCGACCCGCGGTGTTATCGGATATACAGCTCCACCGGCGCATACGCTGCGCGGCCCGGTTACGCAAGACTTTATGGATCGTCCTTCGGTCGGTATAAGTACAGCCTTGGCCACGATTGAAATGGACAAGAACCTTTCTCCTGGACAACAGCTACAGGCAAAGGCTACAGTACAACTAGCAGCACAACAGGCTAACCAGACTCGGAAGGGCGGCCTGATCTCGACGAACAACCTGATTAACAGCGTCATTGGCGGCGGTGTTGGTTATGTAGCAGGCAGGGCCGGAGGCGCCGTACTAGGAACCTTCTTCGGTCTTTCGCCTAGGATACAAAGACGGCTGGCTCAGGCTGGCATGGTAGCTGGGATAGCACGAGCGACAGGGATATGGCAATGACACTACGACAAGCATTCAAAGCAGGCTTCCTCTTGAAATTCGCCGAACTTGGAGTTACCCCCGACGAGGTAACAACGATGATTAAGGCTGGCGATGGTGCTGATCCTATTCTGGAGGCCCTCAGGGGTGCGTGGTCTGGCACAAAGTCAGCTGTCGGCGGCGCCACGGATTTGGGCATGCTCGCGTTGCTTGGCCTACCGCCTCTCGTTGGTGTAACCGGCGGCATGCTTGCGAGTAAGTTCACAGGTCCAGACGATGCTGACATCGAGTTGGCGAAGAAGAAGCTGAAGCTCATGCGGTATCAGCAGATGATAAACGAAGTCAATCAGCGGCGCCTGATGAGTCAGAAGGACAGAAGCGGCGACAATATGTTCTAGACCTTTTGGAGTGATTACCGATGGCGGTTAAACACGAATGTACCGAAGAGACGGAAGAAACTAGGCACGAGACAGCGGACGGGATGAAAATACCGCCGATACCTCTTGACCCGGAGGAAGTGTTGGTTGCTGCGGGTAAGATACATTTTCCTGGACTGAATGGACACCCATATCTGGGCACAGCTATCCCAGATATCAAGGAAGATGACCCGCGGTCAGCCAAGCCGCAGCTCGCACCGCTCACGTACGCACGCGTATTCAACATGGGTAAGCCTGAGCATCTGGCCGCCTACGAGAAGATCAGCCAGAGGGCCGCACAGCGGAGATCACAGATTTCGTTTGAGGAGCGCGAGTTTTCATCTGTACATGATACTTGGCTCATCCTCATACGCTGGACAGACTACTACTACATGTCTTAGAGATGCGAGAGAACAATGACAGAGACCTGGAACGATGAAGACCGAAAAGCGATAATCGACCACCTACGCGAGCGTGTTGGTCCTGACGTATCCAATAACGGGCCGGACGCGCAAACGGAGATGATTGATAGTTTGCTCAACAGCCCGGCGGGCCAGGCGCGCCTTACGCGGTATATGAAGGGGTACAACGATCGACAGACGGCCGGGTATGACCAGGACCGTGATGACCACTTCGCCACACAGAATCGCGACTCTTTGGCACAAGGCAACCTGTGGTTGCGTAACGGAGCTATTGGCGCCGCCTTGGCCGGTAGTGGGTTTGCGCTCTACAAGCTGTTGATGAAGAAGCGTCCCGAAGACATCGTTGAGGAGGAAGGCATGGGCGCGATGCCCGGCACTTCTTTCGTGAACATGCCGTGGGCGAAGGCGGCCTCAGCAGAGAAGACCGCAGGTCTCCTGGAGGTACTGCAGCGGTGGGCCCTACCTGTAGGGGCCGGGGTCTACTTCAAGAAAGACATAGGAAATGCCGTCAACCGCGGCGTTGGGCACATAAAGACGATGGATAAGCCCAAGCATCCCATGCATCACTCGATGATGTGGCCCGCGCTAGGTCTTGGTGTTCCGGCCATTGCCGGTCTTGCGTATATGCTGACTAACAAAGGCATCACGATGTCGAGGCATAGTTCAACCGATGAGCAGCTCGCGGCGGTGAAGGAGCAGTTGCGGCAAACACTCACTGGCGAGTATAACGCGGGTGAAGAGAAGGAGAGCGCCCAGATGCTCGATAAACTCGCAGCGTCATGGGAGCGCGGTGAACTCTTTGAGAAGCAAGCCGACCCAGAAGCGGCTGACGTTAACCCGCAAGACGTCGAGGATGAGATGCGCAATAGAGCCGTGCCCCCGACCGACAGTCCCCTACAGGGCTTGTGGGGTTCGGGTAAAGGCGCTGCGGCTTTGTTGGCTGCTGGGCTGCTCCTGACGTCCTTCTCTGCCTCCAAGTCGTTCTTCGACAAGTCCGATCCGAATCGAGCGAAGACGAAGGCGCTGAGAGACGCGCTACGTCAACGCATGAGACTCTCGCAGCCGAACCTTCAGCTCATGTCGCCCGAAGCCGTGTAATAGACAATGGAGCCATACCTAGATGCCCAAGATTCTCGGAGAGGACATCTTTTCGTTCGATGATATCCCGGCCGCACGTAAAGATATCTTCGCTCGTACCCTCTCGGCTTTTCAGGGAAAATACCCCATTGAGAACTCGAGGTACAAACTTCGGCTGCAGAACCTGCGGTACGACAAGCCCAAAGACTTTTCACTAAGCGATCAGAAGAAGGCGCTACTCCAGCACGGTTCACTCTCTCACAGACTTAAGGGTACGTGGACGCTGGAGGACAAAGCTGGTCAGGTGGTTGACGCGGCAGAGCGTGTTGTCGCACACGTGCCCTATATGACAAACCGGGGTACGTTTATCAACCAAGGTCGTGAATATACGATTACCAACCAGATGCGTCTTCGCCCTGGGGTGTACGCTCGTGAGAAAGAGAACGGAGCCCTTGAGGCTCACTTCAACGTCAAACCTGGATCAGGTTCCTCTTTCAGAGTTTACATGGAGCCTGAGACCGGTATCTTTCGTCTCAACATTCATCAGGCGACTCCGAAACTGTTTCCAGTCCTTCGGGCGATGGGTATTGACCGACGAGAACTCATCAAGTGGTGGGGAGAAGATATCGTCAGAGTCAACGAAGAAGCCGACGACCCTAGGGCCGTCAAGCGACTCCACGAGATCCTGACCCGCAAGCGCGCGAAGAAGGGCGTCGGCGACAACGAGGACGTAGCTAAGACTTTGCGCGAAGCTCTTGAAGCCATGGAGCTCGACGAAGAGACAACGACATCTACGCTCGGCGCCGCGTACAAGAATGCGTCTGCTCCGGCCATCCTCCGCGCGACACAGAAGCTGCTTAACATCAGACACGGTAAGGAAGAGGCCGATGACCGAGACTCACTTCGATACCAAACCTTCCACACACCTGCAGACTTCTTTGCAGAGCGGGTTACCCTTGATGCCGGTCAGAAGTCCCGAAGACTTCTCTGGCGTTCAACCCTTCGGAGCGGGGTGCAGCACATCACGGGCGGGGCGCTTACCCCCCAGATGGAGAGCGTCCTTCTTCATTCAGGGCTAGGCCAGCCACTTGAGGAGATCAACCCCCTCGACATCCACGATCAGCGCCACCGAGTTGTACGTTTAGGTGAGGGCGGTATCTCTTCAATCGATAGAATCCCCGAAGAGAGTCGTAATGTGCAACCGTCCTACTTCGGCCTCATTGACCCCATCCGTACCCCGGAGTCCATCAAGGTTGGTGTCGACAACCGCATTGCTCATCACACCTATTACGGCAAGGACGGTAAGTTCTACAGCCAGCTGCAGAACCCTAAGACCGGGGAGACAGAGTACGTTGACGCGGCAGAGATGTCGAAGTCTACGATCGCCTTCCCTGAGGAGATGGGGAAGAAGGGCAGCAAGGTCCGCGCCATGGTCGGCGGTTCCAGTGTTGAGTTCGTGGACAAGAAGGCTGTCGACTACATTCTTCCCACAAGCACACAGATGTTCAACTTCCACTCCAACCTTGTCCCGTTTATCAGCGGTATCAAGGGTGGCCGCCTTCTCATGGGTTCCAAGTTCTTCAACCAAGCTCTTGCCCTTCGTGAGGGCGAGGCTCCGCTCGTTCAGGCCCTTGATCCTCACGAGACCGGTATCCGAGGCAAGGATACTAGCTTTGAGGATCTGGCGGGTACCAGCTTAGGCGCTGTGCATGCTAAGGATTCGGGGCAGGTCTTACGAGTTACGAAGGACGCTGTCTCAGTCAAACATGCAGACGGAAAGGTGAAGACGTATGACCTGTACAATAACTTCCCCTTCAACCGCAAAACCTTTATCCATAACACAGCGGTTGTGCAGCCGGGCGACGTCGTCAAACCAGGGCAGATACTTGCGCGGAGCAACTACACCGATAAGGGTGGCTCGCTCTCTATGGGGGTCAACCTCCGAACCGCTTATATGCCTTACAAAGGACTGAACTTCGAGGATGCGATTGTCATCTCCGAGGGCGCCGCGAAGAGGATGGCCAGTGAGCATATGTACAGCCGGGACATTGACGAGTCTGAGGGTGCAAAGGTAAGCCGTCGCAACTTCATCTCAATGTTCCCTACGAAGTACGAGAAGCCCCAGCTCGACACGATTGATGAAAACGGCGTGATCAAGCCCGGCACGACCGTGAAGAAGGGCGACCCGTTGATTCTCGGCGTAATGAAGCGCCCGGCTTCTAAGCTGTACCGCGGCGGTCGAGTCTCTATGTTCAAGGACATCTCAGTCGTATGGGACCACGAGGCTGACGGTGTAATCACCGACGTCGAGAAGAAAAAGGGCGGTTGGAACGTCATCGTCAAGTCTTACGAGCAGATGCAGGAGGGTGACAAGCTCTCTGGCCGCTACGGTGACAAGGGCGTGGTAGCCCGTATCGTCCCTGACGCACAGATGCCACACGGTAAGGACGGCGTCCCCTACGAGGTCTTACTTAACCCCCTCGGTATCGTCAGTCGTACTAACCCGAGCCAGATCTACGAAGCGCTCCTCGGTAAGATTGCCCGCAAGCGCGGCGTACCCTATAAGGTGCCTGCGTTCATGGATAAGTCTCTTATCGACTACACTCGTAGAGAGATGGCGCGACACAATGTCACCGACACCGAAGATCTCATTGATCCCATGACCGGTAAGAAGATTCCCGACGTATTGACTGGTGAGCGTTTCATCCTCAAGCTCCAGCACACAGCCGAAAGTAAGGGTAGTGGACGTTCACAGGCATCGTACACAACGGAAGGTCTTCCTGCGGGCGGTGGCGACGAAGGTGCGAAGAAGATTGGCCAGATGGCTTTGACCGCGCTTCTCTCTCACGGAGCCAGCGAGGTGATCCGTGATGCCGCCGTTGTACGCGGTCAGCGTAACGACGACTACTGGCGAGCTTTCCGCCTTGGGTACTCACCGCCCACACCCAAGGAGACCCTCGTCTACAAGAAGTTCCTTGACAGCCTCAAGGCAGCCGGTATTAACGTGTCGAAGAAGGGCAACGATGTTCACGTCTTTGCGCTCACCAACAATGACGTGAAGACTATGTCACACGGAGAGATCAAGTCCTCCGACACACTGGACCCGAAGAGTGGTCGCCCCATCCCGGGCGGCTTGTTTGACATGAAGACGACAGGTGGTGTTGGCGGCAACAACTGGGCGCACATCAAGCTGCCCGAGCCTATTTTGAATCCTGTCATGGAGAAGCCCGCGCAGGTTCTCCTCGGCATCACCGGCCCTAAGTTCATGAGTGTTGTGTCCGGTAAGACACCGCTGCACGGTAAGTATGGTGGGCATGCGCTGGTAGAGGCCTTAAAGCGTATCAACGTCGACCAGGAGATCGAGCGCACACGACAGGAGGTGCGTACAGCCACGCAGACTAAGCGCGACCGGGCAGTCAAGAAGCTTGGCTACCTGAATGCGATGAAGAAGCATGGCGTGAGCCCGCAGGACTTCATGTTGAGCTCGGTCCCGGTACTTCCCCCGTCTTTCCGTCCGATCGTGATGCAGGACAAGATGAAGCTGGTTGCGCACCCCAACCTTCTGTATAAGGATCTGTTGGACGCGAAGCAGGACTTCACCGAGCTCTACCCCGATGTAGGTGACGAGGGCGTTGGTGATGAGCGTCTACGCATCTACAACTCATTCAAGGCTGTTGCCGGGCTTGGCTCACCTGTATCCAGGAAGCTACAGGAGAAAAGTGTCCAAGGTCTCCTCGGTCACATCTTTGGCGGAAGCCCTAAGATGGGCGCCTTCCAGCGTAGAGTCCTCGGCATTCCTACTGACGTAGTAGGTCGAGCCGCGATTACACCGAACCCCTCGCTGAACATGGACCAGGTTGGTCTACCCGAGGAGAAGGCGTGGACGATCTACCGCCCCTTCATCATTCGTAAGCTGGTACGTAGAGGTATGCCCGCGGTCGCAGCAGCCAAGCTTGTTGCGAGCAAAGGTAAAGCCGCACACGCCGCGATGTTGGAAGTTGCGAGTGAGCGCCCCGTATTGATCAACCGCGCCCCCACGCTCCATAAGTTCGGTTTGATGGCCGCATGGCCTGTTATCGTTAAGGGTCACACGTTGCAGATTCCGCCGGTTATCGTCAGCGGGTTTAACGCCGACTTCGACGGCGATGCGATGAATTACCACGTCCCGGTAACGGATGAGGCGGTCAGGGAAGCAAAGGAGAAAATGCTCCCCAGTAGCAACCTTCTTTCGGTGTCAGACTTCAAAACTCACTACCACCCTAAGAATGAGTTCTTGCTTGGACTCTACCTTGCGAGTAAGATGAAGAAGAAGAAACAACAGGCCAAGACGTTCAATACGAAGGAAGACGCGCTTAAGGCGTATGCGCGTGGCGAACTTACCGTAGATGACCCGGTCATCATTATGCAGGATGAAAAGTTATGATGTTACTCGACGACATGTTTCTTCCAGAGCCGATGATTAAGGCCTCGCGCGCGTTCGATCAACTGCGCGTAGACCTGGCGTTCTCTTCCGCTATTGAGAAGATATCCCGTAAGAAGTCGACGATCAGTGAAGCCGCCGAGAGGGTCGGTACAAAGGATAAGCCCGGCTTTAAGCTTTTGATGGATATGCGGAAAGACGACGAGAAACGTAAGAAGAAAAAGAAGAAGAAAAACAGACGCTCTCGACGTTCCAGGAGATAGATGTGCCCATCCCAAGCAACAGTCTGCTAACCTTCAAAATACGGAAGCCATTGACTCCAGAACGACTTCCTAAGAAAATAGGTATTGAAGATCAACGTGTATGGCAGCAGTTGTACGACGGCCTTGCTGCCTCAAAGCAACGTGTAGTATCGGCGCACACAACTGCTCGCCAGAAGGTCAAAGATCTTTTCAAACGTGCGAGTGCAATCTGAGCACAAGGAGGTTACACGTATGTCGGGTATGAACGATAAGCTGTTAGATCAGCTGGAAGAGCGGTTTGAGAAGCAGAGCTTTGTCCCCATGGGCGCAGAAGGCGCCGCCGCTCCCCCGCCTATGGATCCCGCTGGAGGCGCCGCGATGGCGTTGCCGCCCGGTATGCCTCCGATGGACCCGCAGATGATGGGCGGCGCGCCTCCCGGCATGCCTCCGATGCCCGGCGGTGACCCTGCCGCGATGGGTATGGACCCCGCCGCAATGGGCGGAGCCCCGGCTGAAGGCGGTGAGCAGGTTTCCGTTAGCATGGACGACCTTCGTCGCATGGTTCAAGAGATGGGTGGAGCAACCGCTGGTAGCGATCCTGCGGCCCCGGCCCCCGCTGGCGCCGACGTAAAGGGGCGTAAGGTTCAGCCCGAAGAACTCTCAAATAAGCTGGATGCGCTTAGCACTCGCTTCGACCAGTTGATTGGTGCGCTTACAGGTGGTGAGATGGGCGTACAACCCGCGCCGCCCCCCGACGCTCTTGCTGGCGCTGACGGCAGTATGGCTGCACCTCCGGAAGAAACTGCGCCCGCACCCCCGCTGGACGAGATGATGGGCGCCCCGAAGGCCGCCAACTTGAATGACGCCGTCAGTCGGTCTGTCGCCGGAATCGCCGCTCGTTTGCGCGCAAAGCTGCAACAGGAGTAGGCATGAGGGTACGTGTACAGTCTGGAAGCATTTTAACATCAGCCCCGGTAGAATTACCGGATGTTGGCTCAGCTGTTGTCTATGACGATTACGGTCAGCCAATCGTTGTTGTTCAGAAGCAAGAAGATGGGCAGATATTAATGGTGCGTGCTGGTGAGCCTAAGTTTCACGAGCTGCTCCGTATCCTAGGTATTGGGTTGAACGCTACGGTAACGGTTGGTTCCGTCCGTGACGGGAGGATTGAATCATGACACGCGCACTTGTTGAGCGTCAAATCTACGCCTTTCTCGACGGTATCGACGAGTTTGGAAAACAAGCCTCGATGTCTGTTGGGCAGACCGAGAACCTGAAAGACGCCGCGCTGCTTCGTATATGGGATGAGATTGGGCGCCCCCCGATTGAGAAGGTTGCAGAGAATCCGCTCGGTGGCACCATGGATCCTGAAAACCTGGTCAAGCCGGTCCCGATGCCAGAGCCGGACCCCAAGGCACTCGGCGCCTCGCCGGGCCCCGCGGTCAAAATGCCTGAGCCAGATCCTAAGGCACTCGGCGCCTCGCCGGGACCCGCGGTCAAAATGCCTTCACCGTTTGGCCCTACCCAGTCTGGCGGCAACCTTTCCCCAGGAAACAAAGTAGCGCCAGGTAAAACACCTGCGGCAAAACAGACCGCGGTAACCGACCCCAAGAAAACACAGAAGACCCCTGTAAATCGCGCGGGTCTTGTGCAACAGTTTATCAACTATGCGATTAAGAACCCCGGACAGCTGGCCATGATTCTTTCGATGTTTACGGCTGGCGGTATCGGCGGAGGTATGATGGGCGGTTGGAAGGGCGGAATCGCGGGCGCTCTTGCTGGTGGTCTTACGGGTTATGGCCTTAGCACCATCCCCGAACTGCGGCAGTACGCCAAGGGTAAGACACAAAAATTGTTTGGAATCCGCTCCGGGGATGAGATTGCCAGCGGAGTGGCCAGACATCAGACGTTCAACCCGGTGCATGACGATTCAGACCTGGGAACACTGGGGCCGGATATCAGGGAATGGATTGAAAACAAGTTTCCTGAAGGTGAAATTATGCGTCATAAGGGCGCGCTCGCGGAGTCTATGGCGGAGTTTGAAGCGGCGAACCCGGGGCAAATCCCCTTCAAGGACGTAAACATCGAGATGTACAACAGCCTGCGTGAGCAGGTTGGCATGAAAACGCCGTGGACTCCAGCCCAGGGCCTTTCAGAGTATCTCGCGAACCCGCCACTGCCTGGTGCTGAGGCCACTGCCCAAGCCCCGGCGGCTCCGTTTGTGGTTACGGAAGAGCTAAATACGCAGCTGAAGAGCATTATAGACAAGATGAATAAGCCCAGGTTGGGGATGGTTCCGCCTGACGCGCTGGTTGGAATTATGATGCCCGGCGAACTTAAAGCACTTCACCCGCACGAGCTGGCTACGCTTAAGCAAGCAGCCGCTGCCTTCAGGGCGCATACGGCCCAGCATCCTGAAAACGTACCAATGCCAGGTGTTAAGCCCGAGTTGTGGCCCGGCGCTGTTCGGCTCTTCAAAATAGGCATTGAGCAAGGTCTCTTTTAGTAGCGCGTTACAGAACTATGATCAGAACGACACTTGGACAAGTACTTGTGAACGAGGCGCTCCCGGAAGACCTCCGGGACTATGACCGTGTGTTCACAAAGAAATCAGTGCCCGACCTGTTCATGTCTCTAGCGCAGAATCACCCGGAGAAGTATCGCGATGTCATTCAGAAACTGATGATGATTGGCCAGGAGGTGTCGACCGGCTACGGCCGTAACGCCAGCCTCTCACTCAAGGATGTAGCCCCACCTGAGGAGCGTAAAGACATCCTGGAGAAGCTAGAAGGTGAGATCGCCGCCCTTAACGAGAACCCGACGCTACCTACAGCATCGAGGAACAAGAGTATTATCCTCAAGGTGTTGAAAGCCCAACAGCTATTGAAGACCATTAACATGGAAACAGGAGAGCGCGACGGTAACACCTTTGCTCTTCAAATCCTTTCCGGCGCCCGCGGTAACCCCAACCAGTTCGCATCTCTACGAGTTGGTGATGGACTCGTTACCGATCACCGCGATGACCCTATCCCCATCCCTATCCTTCATAGTTACGCTGAGGGCCTGGACCCTGTCGAGTACTGGGCTGGTTCCTACGGTGCGCGTAAGGGTACGATGGCTGGTAACCTCGGTACACCTAAGTCTGGTTTCTTCGGCAAACAGATCGCGTTGTCAGCCCACCGCATGATTGTCACTGAGAAGGACTGCGGCACAGAGAATGGTATCCCTGTTGACGCAGACGACTCCGACAACGAAGGCGCCCTGCTCGCCAGAGGATACGGCAAGTACAACGCAAATACGATCATCACACCTCGCATGACTCAGGAGCTTGAGAAGGAGAAGTCGATCCTCGTACGATCTCCTATCACCTGCGATGCGGCTAACGGTGTGTGTCAAAAGTGTGTTGGGGTACGTGAACGCGGCACGCTTCCCCCTCTTGGTGATAACGTAGGGGTGACAGCCGCGACCGCGATCTCTGAACCTATGACGCAGGCGCCCCTCTCCGCCAAGCATACAGGCGGTGTCGCAGAAGAGAAGGACAAGAAGGTGCAGGGGTTCGACGCAATCAACAGGCTCGTCCAGATCCCTAAGACCTTCCCGGAAGCCGCGACAGTCTCACGAGTTGACGGCGTCGTTACGAATATCATTGAAGCGCCCCAGGGTGGCCACTTCGTCGAGGTAGGCGGAGAACGCCACTACGTACCCGAAGAGCGCGAGATCACCATTAAAGAGGGCGAGACCCTCGAGGCGGGTGACGCGCTGTGTGATGGTATCCACAACCCGGCGGACGTGGCGCAGTACAAAGGTATTGGACAGGCGCGTAAGACATTCGTTGAGCAGTTCCGCCAAGTCGCAGACAATACGAACATTCGCGTCAACCGCCGGAACCTTGAGCTTCTGTCGCGCGGTATTGTAAACCACGTGCGAGTCAACGAGCTTGACGGTGTCGATGATGCGCTGCCGGGGGATGTCCGAGAATTTGACTCCGTGACGAGAGGGTATCAGCCTCGTTACGGCTTCAAGACGTTGACTCCCCAGCGTGCGGTTGGTAGTTACCTCGAGAAGCCAATCAACCAGTACTCGATTGGCACAAAGGTTACGCCCCGCATGGTAAAAGAGATGCAGGGCATGGGCATCAAGAAACTTACATCACACGTTGACCCGCCTCCCTTTAACCCAGAGATGCGGCGTATCATGGAGACGCTCTCCTACGCCGACGATTGGATGGTAAGGTTAGGCGGTTGGTACTTAAAGAAGGGGTTGGGCGAAGCCGCGCATTTCGGCTCAACATCTAAGCAGCACGGATCTTCATATATCCCCGCTCTCGCGCAGGGAACCCAGTTCGGGCGGGTGCCCGAAGGAAAAGGATACTAAGATGGATATGGAAAAGCAGAGTGCCGCGTTTCAGGCTGGTTTCATCCTCGGCTCCGAAAGTATGGACAAGACGGCGTTTGGCCCCGAAGATCTTGGTATTACCCCTGAGAATCAGGCGCCCATCTATGGTGGGCTTGGTGGAGCCGCGATTGGTGGGATGTTGCCCCTCCTCATGGGCGGTAAGAAGAAACGCTCACCGTGGGCGAGCATTCTTGCAGCTCTTGGTGGCGGAGCCCTAGGCGCCGGTGGCGGTATGCTGTACAACCATTACAACCAGAAGCCCGCGCCCGTAGAGCAGGCTCACGCCAGTACAGACGATGCAAGTCTGAGCGGCGACGCTATGGGCGGACCTGCAGGAGCAGAAGGCCCACAGGACAAGGCCACCCCGTACGTTGGCGCTGAAACAAACCTTCCGGGAGGAAAACCGGACAAGGACACTGCGGCTAAGCCGGATAAGGAAGATGCCGCGTAGTAACTATCAAGCCCATTTCGCCGTAGAGTACAACCTATATAGGCCGCCTAAATGTTTGGTAGCAAGCTAGTTGCTTGTTGAGCACGAAACAAATCCGTGCTAAACTGAAACAGTAATGGCGGTGTAACGGAGGATCGTGAGAGCTATGCCTGGATCCCAACTCGAATCCGCGTTTGCTAACCTTGCGCACGCTCGTCTCAAAGACCGTGCTCCCGGGCTGTTGGACTTCCTCATTGGATTCCAGCTGCTCGATAAGAATGAGGAAGAGACTCGGGCTGTTGGCGTATTTGGATTCAAAATAAAAGCAGAATGGTATTACAACCCCGTCTTTTATCTGAACGGCCGCCTCAAAGGCGAGGAGCTCTTGTACATTAAGAGCCAGGATGCCTTTGTGCCGCTGCAGGAGAACTGGGTCAACTACTTGACCAGTCGTAGGCCCCGAGTCCTCGGCGAGTTCGAGGAAAAGCCTACGAGTCAGCTTGGGTTCCTAGAGCCTGACCTGTCGATCTTCCGCAATGCCGACTTCCTGGGCAAGAACAGCTCGTTCCCCCTTGACCAGGATGGTCTGCGCTCTCTATACACTGCGAGCCCCTTCGCCGACAAGTTCGAGGGTCTTGCTGACAAGTTTCACCTGCCCACCTTCTTGAAGGAAGCAGGCCCCCGCGCTCTCGAGTGTCTTGTTCAGACCATGGTATCCCACGACAAGTTCGCGGAAGTGGTCTTGAACTTCTACGACTTCGCCGAACTGGCTGAAGCTCGCTTCAACGCGGTGATGGGCAAGCAGGCCGCAGCTAAGCCCGAGGCTGGCAAACTCGTCATCGTCTCTCGTCGTGACTGGGAAGACCTCCCCGACAACCTCTCGTGTGATGCGCGCGATAAGCTGAGGAATCAGCTCGTTAAGCGTACGATCGCAATCGAGGACAACCGCGACGAAGAGGACACGACGGCCGTCTACAACACCGAGACTCTTGGTAAGAGCCTGATGAGCCCCGATGAGAGCGGCCTCTTTAGTATGCTCATGCGTAACGGGGACATGAAGGAAGTCATGATCTTCAAGTCGCCCTGTAGCCTAGGGTACGACGAAGGGGAAGACGGGTCTAACCGTGTTGTGGTTGTCGACAAAGCCGAGAAGAACTACGGCAATTGCTGGGCCGACGCGATCTTCGTCACCCCCTCAAAGCCTGACGCTGTTGATGGCTGGAAAGCCTTCTTTGATAAGTTGCCAGAAGCCACGACCATCGAGGTCGACGGGATCTATATCCTCGTCAACGAGAAGATGCAGTCTTCGACGCCGTTCCAGGTCGAGAAAACGATTACGAATCCGGACGGTAAAGTCACGGCCAAAATCCACACCCGTGACTACATGAGTTACCGCGACCGTTCAGACCGTCTCAACCCGCCCCCGCGTAGACGCCACGGTGGTTGTATGCCGTCTTGCGATAGTGGCTCTGCGGATGAAATCGTCCTTACAAAGAAACCAGGAGCTCGCATCACGCGGCTGAGTCGCGCAGCGTACGTTCCCCTTGGGTACAAGGTGATCAAGTTGTCCGACGAGTTCGGACCCAACAAGATCATTGATCCGGGCACCCTCTCGGATCTGGAACACCAGATCTTCAAGGTTGGCAGCCTCCGCCACCTTAAGGTCTACACCGCCGACGGTCATGAGTACTTCATCAACACTGACGACAAGGACTTTATGGAGCCTCTGTCGAAAGATGCCGCACTGCGTTCCCTCGTAGCGCAGCATGGCATTCAGGCTGATGTGGCTTATGACATGATCGGTAGGGCGAAGCGCGACAAGGCTGCGCGATACTTCGTTAAGTATGCGCGGGCCTATCCTACCTTCAGCTTCCCGGGCGATAACGTTCCTAGCGGGTTTGATGCGAAGAACGGTGTCAATGAGATTGAGCCTTGGGACAACGAGTACGATGTAGACATGCCGGGCGATGCCCCGCCGAACGAACCCGATATGCCGGATGACGTACGTCGGCTGGCCGAAGATGCCGGTAATACCGGTCAGAAGGAAGTATTGGACACCTCAGTGCTTGCAGGGCTCGTAAAGACCGTGAATTCTGATGATGTCACCGACAAATATCTAGGGGATATCCTCCTGGGCCTCGACCGAGTGGGCCGTATCCTCTTCATGTTCTACTGGCACAACGATAAGTTCAGGGAACGCTACGGTCAGCAGGACATGCCTGAGCTGGAAGACAGTCTACGTAACGTATTCCAGCAGATGGGTGACCTAGCACTCTTCCTCAAGCAGAAGACTGTGGAGCCGGAACCCGGCGATGAGGAAGCTGAACTTGACCTTGACAGTGTAGCCTCAGGAGGGATGCAGTAATGTCTAACCCTTACGAATCAGCGAGTCTTGCCCAGACCGCCCAGAGAACCTTTGAGAACCAGCCTGAGCTACTCATGCGCTGGATGATGAAGAATGGCGGTGCTATGCCCCAGACTGACAAAGAGTGGGAATCCGCCTGGACCTCGTCCATGGCTCCCGCCCAGTACGGCGGTATGGGTAAGCAGGCGTCTGCGGCGGACTACACTGTTGTAGATCATATCTACGGATTGGTTCTTGCCGCCCGCGGGTTTACGAAGATCGCCAACATGGAGAAACAGGCCGCGCCCCAGTCTCCGATGTCTATGTCTGTTGGTAACCCCATCAAGGGTTCGGGGGCCGCAGGGCCTGGTCGTGCCACGCCAGGTACAACGTCTCCGGCGCCTACTTCGCCAAACGCGCCGGTTAAGACACCGCCCCAGCCAGCTCAACCTGGGCAGCCGATGGGTTTGACGGGTGCGCTTCTGGGCGCCAACAACGCGCTCAGTACGCCGACACCTGACGCGCGGGCTAGGCTAAAAGCCCTTATCCAGCAGATGCAGGGACAGAACTCGTTGCCCGGTATCTTGGACAAGGCGCCCCCCCAAGCGCCCCAGCAGTACGTAAAGGGCGACATGATGCTGAACAGTATGAAGGACGCCGTAGGTAAGTCCCAGCTGTTTAGTGGCGCAAGATAAGGGACGGTCATGAAGAGCGAGTATACCGTTACAAATCATCTGCGTGGTTTGGTTCTCGCAACACGCGGGTTCGTCAAGGCCAGTATGTCTGATGACGTAGTTTCTCCCAATATGGTGATGAATGGACTACGCGCTGCCGTAAGCAACGCGCCGAGACCTAGACACCTGTCACAGATTATGATGAATCAAACCATTGAAGATCCGATGGTTAGATCTAATGACGTCAAGAACAGCCTACGGGACGCTGCGGCGGAAATCGCTTCAGGCCCCGGCGGTTCTGATAGCTTCAAAAGTCTAATGCGGGATATCAGTCAGAAGCCGGTTAACCGCGCCAGCCTACTGCAGGGATTGTTGGACGCGGTAACACACGGCAAGGACTCTCGTCTTGCCCAGGCCCTAGTGGGCGCCCCCCTGCCGGAGCCAAACGTTCGTGGCAACGCGTTGATGAAGGCCATGCGCGCGTCGGCTACTAATGCAGGGTTACTTGAGTCCCCCGATGACGATATGGGCAAGCGGTCATCTGCCAGAACTCTAGGTATCGTAAACGGCGCTCTTGACGCTGCACGTAGGCTTAGTAAGACCACTGCGATACAGAAGCTGGCGGGTTTACCCTCGGGCGGCAACACAATGGCAATGCCAGGCGCCCAGCAACATCAGTCGCCGGTTAAACCGCCACAGCCCCTGTCTACGCGGCCCGCGTCACAGCCCTTGTCTGCGCAGCCCGCACCGTCGATTCAGACTGGTACGCCTAGCGCCCCCGCAGTTGGTGCGCGCACACCGGTACAGCCCGCGCCCGCACAACCCGCGCCGATTCAACCTGCTGCAACGAAAGCTCCGGCGGCTGCCCCCGGTCCTCAGCCGGAGACCTCACTTCAGAGGATGTCTCGGGTATTATGGTTTGGTGGCGGACCGAGCGTACGCAAGAATGACATTCGTTCCAATATGCGTAAACATCTCAACACCTCCAGCGGAGGTTACCACCCGCTACTTAAGCACATGACACGCCAGAGCGCTGGCCTTTCTGGCCGCGGCGACCCGAACCACGGGCTTACCGAGCGCGGTATAAGGAATAGGGAAGCCTCTAAACAGAGGCAAGCTCAGATGCAGGCGGAAACTGAGCGGATAAAAGTCGAGATGCATGAAGAGAGAATGAAGGAACTCGAGCGGATGAAAGCTGGGCTGGGGATAGCAACGCCCAAGCCCGCTGCGGACACAGATGTCGATATTGAGGCAATTTTCAAGGGCAGGCCAGACCTCCTTAAATCATATTTGGAGCTCCGCGAGAAGCGCCCAGCCTAGTTGGGCGGCTATCTAGAAGGCGCTATAACGTAAACGCATTAGAGAGTAACATGAGAAAAACTGCAGCTAAGACACTCGGAATAATCAACGGCACCATTGACGCTGCCGGTATCACCAAAGAAGCCCTTTTCGACTGGTTTCGTGGTAGCAAGAAGGCAACACCTAAGCCAAAGCAACCGGACGTGGTGGGCAAGGCGAAGACGCCGAAGGTACCGTCGCCCACGCCGCCCATGCAAGCCAAGAGGCCGACACCTAGAGTGCCGGTCAAGAAAAAGAAGTCCAGCTCGTATATGGATTATCGTCGCCAGTTGACGTCAACTGGTAAGAAGTATGACGTATTTGGCAATAAGTAGCATACACCCTTATGGAGACTGACTCATGGCGACTGTACAGACCACCATCACCAACGCATCTGGTGCAACTCGTAAGTTCACGTGGTTCCCGCCCCATGGTGTGGAGCTTGCTGCTGCTGGAACGAAGACGATCCTCGGCATCCTCGAGGACAAGCTTGCCCACGAACGCGATCGTGCGGCGTTCCTTGCTGATGTTGCGGCCGGTAACATTACCGTCGCTCACACAGGCTTGAGCTAAGCACATGATTGATCTGTCACGAGCACCCGACCATAGGTGGGCGCGTATCGACCAGCTGACTGAGGAAGGTAAAGAGCCCAGTCGCGTATTCGATAACAAGCACATCAGGCGGGGGAGAAACTTCCTCAGACGGTATAACAAGCATAACTCACAAGGTCATGCCCGTTTGGAAGCTGAATACCCCGACCTTTGGTCAGCCTTTAACCTTTGGACCGAGACGCTCGGCCCCAAGTGGTTGATTGAGGCTGCGATTCTCGCCGGTCGTTCATCCGAAGAGATTGCAAGCTACCTTTCGTGCTCTGAAGATCAGATTCGTACGTATGAACGGTACTTCTACGATGTACGTGGAGGTATTAAGTCGAAGGGATGGGTTGTGACGCGGATCTTGATGCCTGCGGTCGCTCGTAGGCTCGTTTCGCGTGATTACGACTTCCTATGGAAGGTCCTTGCCTACTTCGGCGGGTGGGACGTCCTTGACGCCTTCATTGAGTTCAAGAAGCTTCCGTCAGAGGTAGAGATCTACCTGGAAGAGGCAACTCGCTCCAAGTTGATCAAAGATGGGTTCGTCGCCGCACACGTACGCGAAGTAAACCAGTACACGTCGACCGAGGTCATCGCACAGTGTATTGACCTGAAGCGGCTTGAACTGGAGCAAGGCCACGAGGGAGTTCAGAACAAACTCACGCAGGGTCTTGAGGCTGTATTTGGTACAATGATGACAGCAATGATACCAAGTAACGCGAAGCTTGACGCTAACGAGCCGCGAGCCATGGATCTGATCACGTCAACAACTGTGCCGGTCCCGATGCCCGCAGACAAGAAATAAAGAGGTGACGGAGATGGAAAAGCTCGGAAAAGACAAAGAGCAGAAAGTCCTCGACGCACTCGAGTCGGCTATCAAGCTCGCCAATTCCGGTGATACCCCTTCTGACGCGATCTACAAGGTTGCGAGCCAGGAGAAGCTTGGGCAGGAGTTTGTACGCCGTATGGTTGAGGCGTTCAATGTGTCCAAGACTCTACACCATCTCCAGAACTCTGATGAGACGGAGAAGGGCGCCAGCTTCGAGTTGGCCGACGCCGAGGACGTCATTGGCCGTATGTGGCCCGACGAGGTAAAGGTAGAGGCCCCGATGAAGAAGGCCGCGTCTGATAACGGTTTGGGCGCCACATTCCTCGACGACGATCTCATGAAGCTCGGCACGACCCGCGCAACTGCTGCGTTCGAGAAGATCGAGTTGAAGGAATACCCGCAGGACCCCGAGATCGTTTCCCGCAAGTGGTTTGATCGTCTTGGCCATTTTAAGAAGGCTGTGGCGATGGCCCACTCCGATTACGGTATCAGGTGTATCCGCTTCGTGGACGCTATCGGTAAGGTGGCCACCCACTTCCGTAACGTATCGCACGAGGACCCGCACGAGTTTGCCGAGAAGGTGTTGTGGCAGCACGGCGCCGTTGGTAAGAAGGTGCTTGACTTCGTGAAGAGTGCGAGTATGTTTCCGGATATCGACGTTGAGATCCCGGACCGCCCGCGCGTCTGTCCGAACCGTGAACCCTACACTACCGTTGCCCACGCTATCGACGCTGTACACGCAATGACCAAGTACGCCGAAAAGCAGGTTCAGGCCGAGAACGACTTGGCGGAATGGGAATCCACCCGCCCTTTTGACGGTACGGCCGGTGATAAGGAGGCTGCGTTCTCCATGCCGGAGGCTATTAGCCACCTCCACACGGCCACATCGTTGGCGCAAAGCGGCGGTGTTCTCCCCAATTCCGGTGCGGGCAAATCCAACTACGACGCAAACCGGCAACAGATCCTGGACGAACTCTTTGACCCTAGTGATGCGCTGGAGCTCAGGAAGGCTCGCACACAGGTACTCATGAATGATATGCTTACGAATGACCCTATCATTTCTGGGTATGACCAGGACAGAGTTGTTTCGGCATACAACCAGCTCGTGCAGCTTGCACCGCAGGCCGCGCAGCAGCCCATTATCTTGAGAAGCCTTCTACGGAAGCTGCTCACGACTGAGGGCGGGCTGGAAGACTTTGACATTAAGTCCATGACTGATGTGGAGAAAGATCTTCGATCAAGAGAGGTACTTCCCACGTCATTAACATCAGTACCTCAAGCGGGAGACAAGTCTAATGGCTGACGCAACGTTTGAGAAGATTGCGCAGATACTGGCCGAGATTACCATCGAGAACAGACCTGCTGGGCTGGAGAAGGTTGCCGCCAAGCCGGTTGATGGCGCCGACAAGAAGCCGGTCAATCTTAAGTCCCTTATTAGGGCTTTGAAGGAACGCAAGCGGCGTAAGGCACCAGCGGATACACCTGATGATGCGCAGACTGCTGTGCAAGCCGCGTTGGACAAGCTTAACGCCACCGTCAAGAAGCCCTCAAAGAGTATAGTCTCTCGCATTGCAGGCGGCGCTACCGATGTCGGCAAGTATATGCGCGACGATATACTCAACAATCCTAAGACGTACGGCACTATCGGAGGTGGTTTAGCCGTCGCTGATTGGATGACACCTAAAACCATAGCGAACGCCGGCGGGGTTATCTCCGCTAATGCCGGTGTACCCAAGGGTGCCCCTTTGAGCTCTATTCTCGGGGACCCCGACACTCTGAAAAGGGTTGGCGAGACACTTCCGAGATATAAGACTCGGCTGGATGCCGCCGCCAAGTCCGTCAGGGACGCTAAGAGATATCGTACACGTACGAGTCGGCCCCCAAGTCGAAGCGGCGGGGGCAAGTTCATGAACCTGACTGAGAAGGCCGTTAACTCAAGTCGACAGAACGCCCAGGCAGTGGAGGAAGTGCGGGATATCCTTAACACGGCCAACGCGACCATGGAGAAACCTAAGGGTTTGCTTGGTAAGGCGATTAACCCCGGGCATCAGGCCGTACCTATGAACAACCTTAGACGATCCGCCGATAACATTGTGCGGCCCAAGCCCTTTCGCAAGGCTTTGGAGTATGCAAAGCACAAGCTGAAGCTTATGAACCCATTCTCACCAACACGTACGGCTGTTGCAGGTATAAACGATGCCAGTCAGTCTCTTGCCAGCGGCGCGTTCAAAAGTACCGCCGACGACGTCGGTAGGGGTGCGAGCAATGTATTTGGTAAGGGAGCACCGTGGCGTAAAGCGCTAAAGGGAGGTTTTGTAAGAAGGACCGTACAGGGCGGTATAAAAGCCGGGATAGGAGTTGGCGGTATAGCTCTAGGTCATTATGGTCTCGATAAGATGTTTGGCGACGGTAAGGTCAACTTCCCTAAACAGCCCGACCCGAGTACTATGGTTGAGCTCGGCAAGACCATTAACCCGAAGAAGTAGGTATCACGGCTATGCAAAAAACGGCACACGCAATTAGCCAGGGCGCCCTAGAGAAGGTCGCGGGCCGACTTGAGGCCCTTAAAGCCTCGGTGCTTGCTCGTAACCAGCGTAAGGCGCCAGCGGTGTCCCCTAAGGTGGAAGCCGCGATGGCTAAGGTTGATGCGGCCACTAATAAGAAACAGGGTATTGTTGGTGAAGCCGCGACGTTTATGGGTAACGAGCTTCTTAACAATCCTAAGACGTACGGCGCTATAGGTGGCGGTATCGCTGCCGCTGATTGGATGACACCTAAGCTCAAGGCTGGAGCTGGTGCGCGCAGGGCTGTTATTGCAGGTATGCCAACCAGGTCATCTTTACGCGACATGCTGAACCCTAAGAACATGGAGCGGATCATAAAAGCGTTCCCGCAGTACGGGCCACGGTTAAGGCACACCGCCTCTAAACTCAACAAGGCCATTACGGCCGGTGGGGTTCCTAGACAGAGTAACGGCGCCATAAAAAGCTTCATCGACATTTCAGCAGACGATCTCGATAGAGTGATTAATCTGATGCCGGACAATACCCATAAAGCAGTGCTTGAAGCTTACGCCAACGGGACGCTAAATAGGGCAAATATGCCGAGTAACCTTCGCGCAACGCTTAGACAGGCCCAGCAGAACGCCACAAAAATAGCGATTAGCCAACAGTTCACGCCGACTCATGGCATAGCCTCTACGATGGATCACCTGTCGGACGTGCAGCTTAAGCGCATGGTCAATAATACGGGCACGGGTAGTCTAGCGTTTACGGATGAAGTTGCAGACGCACTCAACGTGTCCTCCAAAGCCCTTGAGAAGCCGCAGGGTGCACTCAGTAAGATGTTCAACCCGGGCCGCAGGCCCATACCTGGCAATAGCCTCGGCCAAGTTGCAGATGATGTAAAACCCAAGAAGCTCCTCAATCGGCCTTTGGCATACCTCAAGGACAAATTTAATGTCTTCCGTAAAGGACGCCCGGCCGCCGGAGCTATAAACTTTGCGGATGATTTTGCCAGCGGCGCATTTCGTGGTGCTGGAGATGATGTGACCAAAGCTTTCAAGAAGGTACCGTGGAAGCGCGCGCTTAGCAGCACCGGTTGGAGAGCCGCAGGCACAGGCTTGAAAGCTGTTGCTGGTACAGGCGCTCTACTCGCCGGTCAGTATGGCGTTGACAGGATGTTTGGCGACGGTAAGGCCAACGTTCCTAAACCGGCCGCCCCAAGTACTATGGCGGAGCTCGGCAAAACCATTAATCCTAAAAGGTAGGCGTCTACAGCCATGCTAAAATCGATACACTCAACCAGCTACGACTACGGCGAGCCCATGATGAGACTCGTGGACGTTCATAGTCGCGGTGTCGACAGTGCCTGGATGGAGAAGCGGTCAGCGGTACTCACCGAAGCGATCGCGAACATCAGGCCAGAGCGTGGGCGGTCGTTCATTCACCTCATCGCCATGGGCTCGTGCGATACCTACGGCGGCAATCGCAACGGTGACTGGTTCACAAAGACAGCTGAAGAGTTCGAGGTCCCCTACCCGGAGGAGAACCCTGAGAAGGGCGCTGGTAAACTCATCAAGGTAAGCTGTGGCCTCATCGAGCGTCATGACACCTTCGTGAAGTACGGGCACGTCTTTAGTCATCACAAGAATAAGGATCCCGGGATTGCCAGCGGGTCTATCCACACTTCGGCGTGGAACCCGGACATGGACCGCGTCGAGTTGATCATCAACGTCGACAACGGTAAGTGGGAGAATGACCTCACCAAGCTCGCGAGCGGTGACGACATCCCCGTGTCGATGGCGTGTAAGGTCCCGTGGGATATCTGTACCGCCTGCGGTCATTACGCCCGGACACGTAAGGACTACTGTTCGCACGCTAGAGACATGATGACACAGATTACGAAGTCGGGTCACCTCGTTGGCGTACTTAACGAGCGGCCCACCTTCTTCGACATCTCCAAGGTACTCCGCCCCGCCGACCGTATCGCCTGGAGTTTGCAGAAGGTCGCATCTGCCGCTAACACAATCGTGACACCGGACAACGTTATCGTCTCTTCGTCAGCGTTGGCGGATGAGATGGGACTCGTAGCGCCCTTGGCGGTAGCTATGGACGTACCCCTTATCTTGATGAAGCGCGCGGCCCAGTTGCGTAAGCTCTCCGAGATGGAGAAAGAGGTTGAAGGTGAGATGCAGGGCCACAGCAAGAAGCGTGGCGTCATCCGCCTAACGATCGCAGTACCGCAAGACGATCAGATTGACGAGAAGGACACGAAGACACTCAGGTCAGACGACCTGAACAATGTTCTCGGCCAGATGTCGGGTAAAGGCATCAGTCTTGGGCTGAAGGACTTCTTACGCCTCGTAATGGGCGATATCGATGACTTGGACAGCGTCATCCCGACCGCGAGTTCTATGTTGCCATCAGTCTTCCGAGACCTAGTGGAAGACGGCGACACGGAAGAAGTATCCGGTGACGCGACGTACAAGCCGACGAAGGGTAAGGTCTCCAAGGACACGGAGGCCGTCACCGACAAGCTCACTGAGAAGTGTTCAATTCACAGTGGTCCTGTCACGCGGCGAATCATGATCGTGAAGATCGGCCCGCGTCGGTCAGCGACGTCGGAGGATGATCAGGTGGAGAAGGCTTCGGCCGAAATCCAAGCAAAAGCGAGGGTGCTGGCACGTGAATACGCCAAGTACAAAATAGCCTTTGCGTCTGACCATTCTGCTGACGAGACTATAAACACCTTGACCGTGTTACAAAACTTCGTACAATAAAGGTAATGGCAAACACGGTCTTACGACGTATTACTCAGTAAAGGAGAAGTGTGATGGCCAAAGACCCGAACCTGCTCAGTCACATGCAGGGCTTCCTTGATGAAGTCCGCATGGAAAAGCAGGCGGCTGCGGGTGGACAGTCTGACCCCGGTACGTCCCACCCCGTTGGGAATGCTGACGACCAGACCCAAGCAGCGTCTGAAGGTGCCCGTTCGGCTGAAAACACCAGTGACGTTAAAGCTGGCGTAGGTGCGCCGTCTGTTGACTCCAGTGGAGAAGCAGGCTCAGCACCCGAGAACAGCACGAAGGGCCAAGGCACCGAGATCCAGGGAGCTGACGAAACGAAGGGTAACGTGCCGACGCCTGGCACCGCCCCCGACAAGCCCACTGAGTCGACTTCGCATCAGTCGAACCAGACCTGGCAAGAGAAGTACTCGGCGCTTACCACGACCGGAAACCAGCTTATCGAATTGCTTAGCAAGATCGATGGTGGTGTCCCGGAAGAGAAGCAGGCCGCAGAGGGCGAGCAGGCCCCTGTAGTCGCGCCTGTTGTTGCACCCGCCGTATCTGAAAAGACCGCCGCAGAGCAGAAAGCCGTCGAGGAAGCTGGCCAAGCCGGTTACCTCGCAGGTCAGGCGCTCGCCGGTGATCTCGGTATCGATAAGACGGCTGCCGAAGAGAACGCCGCTATCGTTAGTAGCATGATGAAGTCGGCCGATGAAGACGCGCAGACTTTCGTTGATTACGTCACGGGTTTCGCCGAGGGCGAGCAGCGAATGGGTAAGCAGTCTATGGTCCCCGCTGGTGCCCTCGAAGAGGAAACCGGTGAGGAAGCTCCGGCCGAAGCCCCCGCGCCTGAAGAGGAAGCCGCACTTGCCGCCCTTGCTGGCGGTGGTGGCGGTGGCGAAATGCCCCCGATGGGCGGCGAAATGCCCCCTATGGGCGGCGAAGCCCCTCCTGAGGCGGGTCTCGGAGAAGAGTCCGGCGCCGAAGAGGCCATTGTTCAGCTCATACAGGCCCTCGAGGAAGCTGGTATCTCCCCTGAAGAACTCATGGCCGCGCTCCAACAGGGTGGCGGTGGTGATATGATGGGTGGTGGTGAAGAGATGGCGATGGGCGGCGGCGGAATGCCCCCCATGCCCCCCGAAGCCCCCGCAGAAGCTCCTCCCGGTATCCCTGGGGAGGAAGCCAAGCTCGCTTCGCTTCGAATGACGGCTAAGGCTGAAGGCATGCTCGCAGGCATGATCCTCAGTCAGCCCCAGGAGAAGCAGGCCGCAGCGATGGTTACGATTCAGGGTCGCGTCCGAGACTTGCTCGCTGCTAAAGCGCAGAGAGCGTAGGAGGAACCCAAATGTCGGAAATGATTCAAGTACCTAAGGGTCTCCTCCCGCTGGTGGTGTCCTTTGTCAAGCAGTCCAGTGCCCTGCTTAGGGAAGCTGGAGAGACGATGGAAGCCGGTCAGGAGAAGACTGCCGCCGTACAAGAGGCTCTTACACAGAAGGCTGCTGCCGCTGTGAAAGAGTGTATTGAAAGCGGGTTGATGTCAGACGCAGCTAAGGAAAGCGCCATCGGCACGTTGTCGACGGATCATGCTACCGCGCTGGCGTCGTTGGAAAAGGTTGCTCGAGATATCCGCCCCTTCTCTACAGGTGGACCTTCGCCTCGCTCGGGTGACGATGGCGGTACCGACGGTAAGTCGGCTGCCGATTCACAATTCGAACAAAAACTTGGCTTCACCGGTTAACGTTAACCGTTGAGTCATTCCCTCAACAAGGAGGAATTAAGGTATGCCTGGCGACATGACCCCCGGACAAATGTACGATCACGAGCTTAACCCCACGAAGGGGTGGCCGTCTCCGTACGCTATCGATTACGCCGCAGCGGTCTCGGCCTCCGAGACCAATACGATTCAAGCTGGTATGGGCTGCTACCTGGACGCCAATGGCGAATTCAGGCTTGGTAGCTCCGCCGGTGCTGTCACGATCCTCATGCTTCAGAACGTGAATGACTTCGATGCGAACTCCGACGTCGGCAACATCTCCGGCGGCGTAATGAGCGGCTTGCCCTGTGTGGCCAGCTACGAAGTCTGGACGACCGAGTTCGTCGCTGGTAACTACGCCCCCAACGATTACCTCAAGATCGAAACCGCCGCTGGTAACATCGGCAAGGTCACTGAAGGCAACGCCTACATCGACCAGATCTGTGGTATCGTCTCGTTGGGTACGTTCAGCAACGAGCACCAGGTCAGCGTCCTGCAGTTCTGGACCTATCACCTGCCGCCCATGAGTACGTCGAGCTCGTCTAGCTCCGCGTAGCCGTTTCACAATCAGCCCGGAGACCGCTAGTCCCAGATAAGTGGAGCGGTCTCCGGGAGTCACACGACAATAGTGACACGTTACTAACGTCGTAAACAGAAGGAGTAAAAGAGATGCCCGACCCGACCGCCAAAATGGTCAACGAGGCACTTCTGGACCGCCTCGCAGACGACGGCATGAAGAAGGAAGCGCAAGACGCCGTCACGGACTACGTTCGCATGAGAGTTCGTGAAGACGGCTTCCTCCGCCGTATTATGAATCCCGTCCAGATCAGCAACGATCAGCTCGACCGTCAGGTCGACACCGACAAGCCGGTGAAGATCGTCGACATGGAGCCGGACAGCCCGGCCGCCCAGAGTGTTCCGTTCGCGACTCTGCCCTCCAACCGCTACATCCGCGGTCGGAGATGTCGAGTTATGTTCGACCGGATCGAAACTCCCCGCTTCACTAAGGATGTTACCGAGCTCCGTACGTACGACATGGACATCCGTCAGGTCCTGTCGGACAACGCGATCAAGGACGTCCTGGCCGAAGAGGATGGCAAGTTGTTGCGGCCATCACGCAGATTCTCGGTTCGCAGGGAGCCACGGTCACCGAGACCGGCAGTATTCAGTGGCAGGCCATCAGTGGCGGTATCACCCGCGACACCATCGCCGACGCCATGAAGATTCTCCCCTCCACCCCGAGTCACCTTAACTGCGCGACCGTCCTGGTGAACAACATCACCATCTGGGACATCGTGAAGTGGGAACGGCCCGAAGTTGGTGGCGATCTCGCACAGGAAATCCTGATCAACGGTTTCGCCGAGCGTACCCTCATGGGTTGCCGGTGGATCATCACGATCAAGACTTCGCTCGTCCCGACGAACACTATCTTCCAGTTTGCCGAACCGAAGTTTATCGGCAAATTTTTCGTTTTGGAAGATACGACGATGTACATCGACAGAAAAGCTTTCATGCTCGAGTTCTTCGCCTATGAAGAGATCGGTTGCACGATCGCCAATGTCGCTTCCGTAGCTCGCGCCGACTTCACGGCGTAAGCGGCGAACACGCCAAGACTCAGCCCGGTAAGGGGGCGGGGAAACCCGCCCTTACCGAACTCATACTAAGGAGTACCGAGATGTCCCAGGAACAGGACGCAGCCCTCGACGCTCTTCAGACGATTTCCGCTCAGGTCTATGTCCCGCGCTTCCTCGAGAAGTGTGCGGAACTCGGTGTCCCTATCGACAACGAGCAGGCCCTGGAAACCGCTTTGGAGACCACGGCTCTCCTGAAGATGGGGCAAGCTGAAGAGTCGACGTCTTTGATCCAGCGCGGTGCTGACGCCCTCCGTAAAAACGCGGGCGTTCCCACTGCTCAGGTTCAGGAGAAGGTCGCATCTGATGCGAGCCTCGTAGATCAGGTTATTGCCAATCCCAGTATCAGCGCCGCCCTCGACACTCTAAGGGCCGCCGCAAGCTAAGCAAGGACGGAGAAGCATGCCAGGTGCAAAGTCACATGATTTCGATATCACGTATATGACCGCGCGCGTGTCGAACCGTACAGCCACATCTGCTGACGGGGCCGCGTCCTCGATTGCTGAGCAGATTACGCTGTCGACGGCCCGACACGGGTACAACGGTCGTATCTTCGTTGCCGCTACCTTTCCGGGTGCGGTAACGGCTGCGACAGTTGAACTCCACCTGGATGTGCTTGGTGACGATTCTGTATGGGCTTTGGTCGAGTCGGCAACGATTTCGGGTTCAACGCTTATCCAGTTCACCGACCTTCCTCCGGGTGTGTACGTCGTCCGGTTAGCCGCTATGACCGGTAGTGGAACTATCACGTTCTATGAGCAGCATACGGCGTAAAGAGTTCGCTTCAAACGTTAATCCCGGGGCGGCTAGGATACTCTCTTAGCCGTCCCTTCTTTCTAGAGGCGACAGGATGAAACCGCAAACGTCGATGTCACGCGAGCGTGAGATAGGTATTGGCATCGCCGACGCCATCAGCACGGGCGATCAGGGGCCGTGGTCAGCGCCTATGCGGCGCACGGGCCGCGTTACCGCAGTTACCGCGAGTGTAAAGACGCCGTCCTCAGGGGCGGCTGTCGCCATTGCGGTCGAGATTAGCCACAACAACGGTCAAACCTGGACGAGCGTATTTACCACCAACCTGACGATTGACTCCGCGGAGAGATCCTCAGTATCGGCGGCAACACCCTATGTTATCAACGCGAACGCCAGCATCTACGCCTCTGGTGGCATCCTGCGTATCAATATCATAGCCGCGGGCACAAACACCAGCGGCTTAAGCGTGCAAATCCACACGCTGGAGGATTAACGGTGGCACGGCACTTCAGAAACCCGCCGATCGTTCTAATTTGCACCCTGCTGCTACTCTTCGCAGGATGCTCTATGTTTTACGACAGTTACGTCAAAACTCCCACCGCTAGCTTCAAAGAGAAGTCTAAGACCACGTTTCCCAGCGGCAAAGTTGAAGAGAAGGAGACGGAGACCAAAGCGGGCGGCGGGGTGTTTAAGGGTGATGCCGCGAAGAAGCTGAAGATCGGTAAGGTACAGGTAGATAAGGCCGGGGCAAAGACAGACCCATCCACTTTTGAGCAGTGGAAGCAGAAGGTTAAGGGTAAAGAGGTCTACATCCTTTACGGCGCCTGCGGACTCGTTATGGTAGTGGGTTGCGTTTTAGGGTATTATGCAGGTAGCTGGAAACTCAGCGTCGTAATCTGCGCCGGTGCAGGCGCGGGGATGGGAACGATAGTTCTCTTCGAGGAGTACCCCTGGGTGGTTCTTCTTCCGGTTGCGTTCTTTATCGCGGCCGGAGTGTTCCTCTTGTGGCACCTCGCACGCGGTAAGTCGATTGTTCGCACCCTAGGTGTGGTCACCGGCGCCCTTGAAGACTTGGAGGACGACGACCCAAGAGCTGCTAAAGCCGCGAAGAAGAACATCCGTAGACGTGCAGGATCGAAGGAATCGCTGGTCAAGCGCGATATCACAGTGGTTAAAAGGAAGTTGAGGATATAATGGCTGATCGTCCGGCACTCATTTTACGCGATACCACTCAGTCGAGCATTAAGACGGGTGACCGCCTCGTCGACGCTGACGGCGTCCCCTACTCGCAGGGCGGTCAACGTCTTGTTGGTTTCGCGGCCAACGGCGCCTTTGCTACCGGCGATATCTCCCCGTGGTCCGGGCCGCTTTTGATTGCAGCAGCGACCGTAGATAGCGTCTCGGCATGTGTTAAGTCCGCGGCAACGACTAATCCTGTTGAAATCGACGTGTTGATCAGCTCAGATAACGGCGCGACGTGGACATCTATCTTCACGACTACATTAACGATCGACGCCAGCGAGTTAACGTCTACTACGGCCGCCGTACCCGCTGTAATCGATACGGCAAACAACACCATCAACGCTACAGACATGCTCCGTATTAATGTAGACGTTGCTGACGATGCAGAGGATCTTACCGTACAAATCGGTCTTGTGGACACAGCGTCGTCATCGTCGAGCTCGGCATAGAGGAGACTGACAGCTTTGTTATCATTCTTGGTCAACTTCAGCGCAACGTCTTCCTCGAGTTCTTCGAGTAGCAACAGCTCGTCTTCAAGTAGCTGGAGTTCCTCGTCTTCGTCTAGTAGCTGGAGTTCCTCGTCTTCGTCAAGCAGCTGGAGCTCATCCTCTAGCAGCTCCTCCGACAGCAGCTCGTCGAGTAGCTGGAGTTCATCCTCTAGCAGCTCGTCTGACAGCAGCTCGTCGAGCTCGTCCTCTTGGAGTTCATCCTCGAGTAGCTCGAGTTACTCCACTGGCGCGGACCCGAACCTGGTGTTGTTCCTCCAGGCAGAAGGCGCGGATAACGCCCGCGCGATTACCGACGACTCGATGTACGTGCATAGTGTCTACCCGCACGGTGAGCTGGACATAACAACAGATACGGCCGCCCTCGGTACCAGCGCCATCTACTTTGACGGTAACACGCAAGAGCTCGTTACCTCACCAGACAGCACTGACTGGAACTTCAGCGGTGACTTCACCATTGAATGTTACGTGCGCTTTGAGGGCAACTCGATCGCGCAGAACCGCGGATTCCTTGCTCAGTACAAGAACAACACGAACTGTGATGCGCCGGATGCCGCATGGATGTTCTGCTTCCACTCGACTAAGGGGCTCTCATTCACCGCGTGGGATGGCGACACCGACAGTTACGTTATTCAGCAGCCCAACAACTCCGGCTGGGCCCTTAGCACATGGTACAAGATCGCCGTTACACGCGAAGGCAATACTTGGAAGCTCTTCAGAGACACTACAGAGGTTGCTGTTGCAACCGACGCCCGCGTCCTTGAAGACGTGGCGGGTCCGCTTTACATTGGTAACTACGCTCCCACGAACAGTACGTGGAACTGGCAGGGTTACATGGACCACATCCGTGTCTGGAAGGGTGTCGCGCAGAATGAGGGTAACAGCTCCTCCAGCAGTAGCTCGTCTTACAGCGACGGTTGCCTGCCTCCTGGCTCAGGACCTTGTAACTTCTGCGATGAGGGTATCTGCGATACGTGCGACGAAGGCCCGTGCTGCACCGTCGACGAAATGGGCTGCATGTTCTGCGATCAGGGCGCTTGCTCCTCCTGTGACGAAGGCCTCTGCACTTCCTGTGACGAGGGTTCGTGTACTCGTTGTGACGAGAGTTTCTGTATGTCTTACGACGACCCGGTACTGGGCGCCTGTAACTTCTGCGATGACGGCAAGTGCTCCAGCACCGACGAAGGTTCTTGCCGCCGCTGCGACGAGGCCGGGTGTACCCGTTGTGACGAAGCTCTCTGCACCGGCTGCGATGAAGGCCTTTGCACCGTAGCTGACTCCGGTCGCTGCGTAGTCTGCGATGAGGGTACTTGCGCCAACTGTGACGAAGCTCTTGGTGGCGCCAACTGCTCAAGTTGTGACGAGAGTCCCTGTATCAGCTGTGATGAGACCAAGTGGAAGTGCCACAACTGTGACGAGGGTCTCTGCTCCAGGTGTGACCAGGGCGCTTGCTCCTCCTGTGATGAAGGCGCCTGCTCTAGCGCAGACGGCGGTTGCTGTACAAATACGGACGCAGGCGCATGTAACAACTGCGACGAGAACGAATGTTACCAGTGTGACGAAGTCGGCGGTTGTGCTGTCTGCGACGAGGGTTGCACTTCTTGTGACGAGGGCTGGTGTGGCACTTGTGACGAGGGTGACTGCAACCAGTGCGACGACGGCCCTTGCACTAGCTGTGACGAAGGTCCTTGCATCAACGGCGACCAGGGCTTCTGCTCTGCGACCGACATCGGCCCGTGTCAGAGCTGTGACGAGGGTCCCTGCCTCCTCTGCGATGAGGGCGCCTGCACCAACGCCGATTACAACGAATGCTACCAGTGCGATGAAGAAGTCGGCTGCCCGTGGTGCGATGACGGCGGCTGCGACGTCTGCGATGAGGGATGTACCTACTGCGATGAAGGTCCCTGTATCAGCTGTGACGAAGCTGACTGCGACTCGTGTGACGAGGGTGACTGCGTCGCCTGTGACGAAGGCGCCTGCACTAACGGTGACAACGGCGCCTGCTCCAATTGTGACGAGGGTGTTTGCACGAACGGTGATCAGGGTACCTGTACCAACGGTGACCAGGGTGTTTGCTACCAGTGCGATGAAAACGGCGGATGTACAGCCTGCGACGAAGGTTGCGCATCTTGTGACGAAGGCGACTGTACCAGTTGTGACGAGGGCGCTTGTAGCGTGGCTGACGCTGGCGCATGCTCGAGCTGCGACGAGGGCGCTTGTAGTTCCTGTGACCAGGGTGGTTGTGCCTCCTGCGACCAGGGCTGGTGTGGTACGTGTGACGAAGGCGCCTGCAGCATGTGTGACGACGGACTTTGCACTTCGACGGATGAAGGTCCGTGTACCGTCTGTGACGAAGGTATGTGTGGTTCATGCGACGAGGGCTGGTGTGGTTCCTGCGACGAGGGTCCCTGCTCTCAGTGCGATGACGGCCTCTGTGCCGCCTGCGATGAATTCCCTTAACCTAGATGGAGACCGATGGCATGGCAACAGAAACTCCAGTGATCTCAACGATTGACTTCAACCTATCCGACAGGTGTAACCTTCGTTGTGCCTTTTGCTACACGAAGGACGGCCACGGCAATGGCCCTGACATGGAGAGGACAAAGCGCATCTTGACGTGGTACTACGATCAGCTCCGCGTCGGAATTGAAAAGAACCCGCAGCGCCGGAAGGTGGCGAGCTTGAACATCTACGGCGGCGAACCTCTTATGGAGTGGGATAGCCTGCAGGAGACTGTAGCGTGGATTCAAGAGAACCATGGCGATCTTCAGCTCAAGGCCGGTGTCGTGACCAACATGGTGCTACTTGACGAAAAGAAGCTCGACTGGCTGATGGACAACCGCATTGGTATCCACCCATCAATCGACGGGTGTGCCGCTGCGGAGGATACTCACCGCGTGTTCCCCGACGGGTCTGGCGCCAGCAAGTTTGTATACGATAATGCGCGGCGGCTGATTAGCCGTACGAAAGGCCGCAGCTGTCGTATGACGATTTCCCCAGAGACCGTGCCACATATCTTTGAGAGCATTAAGTTTCTCTGCGAGGATATTGGGTTCCACACCGTTAACGCCATTCTGGCTGGCGGCGCTGAGTGGACACCTTCGAACCTTGACGCTGTTAAGGCGCAGACCATACAAGTTACGGATTGGTGGCTTGAAAAGATGCGAGAAGGCGAGCATTATTCCCTCTACTACTTGAGGAACATGTTCAAAGGTATACAGGACAGCAAGCGGCGGCGAAGCCTGTGTTCGTCAGGCATAAGCCGCGTTGGTGTTGACACCAACGGCGATCTATGGCCCTGTCACCGGTTCTGCAACCAGTCCGCGCAGTCTGAATATAAGCTGGGTACCATCGAGACAGGGTTTACCAACCTTGTGCTATACGAAAAGCTGAAGAACTACGACATTGCGGCAAGCATGAGCGAGAAGTGCAGTACGTGCCCCGCCGTTATGGGGTGCCACGCTCTCTGCCTTCACGAGATGATGGTCGCGGAGCGGGGGATGTTTACGCCGAACAATCACTACTGCTACATCTGGCCCTTCTACTGGAACGAGGCGATGCGTGCCCATTCCATTATGACGGCCGAGAGGAACAAGCTGTACGAAAAGATGTACTGCAGCGGTGACGACAACCGCCGTCCGCAATCACGACAGCGCCCTGCGCGACAGAACCAAGGTTCGCGCCCGACGATGATGGAGAGAATGGAAAAACTCGAGGGCGAAGTGTCCGGAATCAAAAGTTGTGGGGCTTGCTCCTGCACGCCCCCGAAATAAGGAGATATCAACGATGAAGGTGAAACTTGTTGGGTCAGAGGCTGATGGGTTTTCTCTGATCACAGATAACAACAAAGATGTAGAAGAGGTTGCTCGCATACGCCACCGCAAGTACACCAGCGGCCGTACTGCGACGTGGGTTCTTCTCGTTGACATAGCCCATGACGAGGAAGCGTCACCCCGCGCAAACCCGGTACATCGCAACAGCAAAATACCCGCGCGGCTAACCCCAAGTTGACCCGCGTACGGATTTCAACGAAACTGTACTAAGAGGGTTGCATACGTAGCAGCCCATGCCCCGTAGAAGGAGAGGCCTAAGATGAGCACTGTATTCACGAGAATCACAAACGCCGCGCGCGTTGCAAAGCACTTCGTATGGATCCCGCCTTACGGCAAGACGCTCGCCGTTGGCGCTCATATCGACGTCATCGGCATCATCGAAAGTCAGATTAAGGTCGGCGCGGGCAAGAGTGCGACGTCGCCCATGGAAACCGCGTACCTTGCTGACGTCGCTGCTGGTAACGTCACGGTCGAGCACAACGTAGCCTACGACCAGGGCAGTAGCAGCAGCTCTCTCATCCCGGCCGTCCTGTAACGGAGAAGGGTGGTACGAATGAGTTTTGCACAAGACTGTATAGACGCTGGATCTAACCTGGCTGAAGTACCTGTTATGCAGATCGGCCAGCGTACGGCCGGTACGGCAGCCCTGACGATCAAGACTGCAGATGGCGCCCCGTATGACCTTACAGGGAAGACTGTGCAATTCATCGCCAAAGAGTTGTACACGGATAACGTCTCGTACATCGACAAGGCAATGACCATCGTCAGTGCCGTTGATGGCGAGGTCACGCTTGCGTATGGCACATCTGACTCCAAGTACGCCGGGGCGTGGGTAGCCCAGGCAACAGTTAGGGACAGCGGCACCAACGAGTATATCTACCCGGTGTACTTCTATGTACGCACCTCCCTTGACTCGTTGACCTCTGAACTCGTAGGCGTACCGAATATCTACGAGATCCGCCTGGCTATGCGCGATACCTCGGCTGTGGATAACTATCTGCTGGATGACGTCGAGTTCAGAGATGAAGAGATTATCGCCGTGATTCGCTGGCCGATCGATCAGTGGAACGAGACACCGCCCCCGGTACAGCGTTACACTCCCGCGAGCTTCCCGTGGCGCTACCACTGGATTCGTGCGATTGTTGGACACCTGTTGGAGATCAAAGCGCACAACTATCGCCGCAACCGCATGGACTACCAGGTTCAGGGCGGCCACGTTGACGATAAGAACAAAGCCGACAGCTACGAGAAGCGGGCTAATGAGCTCATCTCGGAGTGGAAGGAGTGGATGATGCATACCAAGCTTACACTCAATATGAACCGCGGTTGGGGTACAGTAGGCTCTGGTGTGTATCGATAGCAACGCGTTACAGAAACGGTGAGTAATGTGGATTGCAACATCTTCAGTAGAGTTAGCGTTGACGCATGGGTTCCCGGCGATTCTGTTGTCTATTGGAGCCTGCGCCCAGATTTTACCTACACGGGCGACGTCCACTTCTACGTAGACCACGCACGTCCTGGCGGCGATTGGACATGCTTGAACCCGGAAGACCCGGTGATCAACGCCTGCGCCTTCACCGACGGGGATAAGCGTAACTGGGGTACACAACCGCAGAGTTACTACCGTGTTCGTATGGTGAATCCCCCGGGCGGAGACACTTACGTATCTCAGCCCCAGTCCATCTTTGGTAACCTCAACCGCAACGACTGGCTGCTCGTACGTGAAGCCGCAAGACAGAAGTACCTTGAGTACGCTAAGGGTGACGGCCAGCTTGGCTGGTTGCTCAAACGCCGTCGATGGGGCACCGAGTGTCCAGATTGTCTTGACTGGGACACGGGTGAGCGTACGAACTACAACTGTGACCGCTGTTTTGGTACTGGAATCCTCTACGGGTTCTTTCCGTCCATCGCCGTACCCATGGCTATTAGGGGCCGTGCCCCACGCCGTAAGGTAACGCAGGAGCAGGTCGGGGTCATGGATCCTAAGACGGTGAAGGCGGAGTGTGTAGCATACCCGATGATCGAGACGGAAGACGTATGGGTCGATGCAGATACGGGCGAGCGCTTCTTTATTCAGACAATCGACGTCCAGTCATCCATCCGCGGCGTACCACTTACATACGCGTCTGAGCTTCGCCTTGCCCCGTATACACACATTATCTACACAATACCGCTGGAGGGCGCGGAGGCCCGAAGTAGCTCTTCCGCTTCCAGCGTCTCGTCGAGCAGCAGCGGCTGGTCTTCAAGTAGTAGCTCACGAACGCTGGTTCAGCGCGAGTGGCGGCAAGGGTTATCCGACGACGAGTGGTGATGACCCCGTCTATTTAGGTTCTTGATCTGATTACGAGATGGGCATACAATGAAGAATGAAAAGGCAGGATCGGGTTTGTTCAACTCGACCTACTCCCTTTTTGAGTTCGAGCCGCCTGAGGAAGACGTTGAAATGGCCTTATTTGGGCCGCCTCCGGAGCTCGGCGCGGACGAGATTGCTGCGTTACAGCGTAACGTCCGCATGGAAATGCATAAGGAAATGGAATAAGCTCAATGACGGAGCCCACGTACACATTCGAAGAGGTGAGCGCATTTTGCCAGAGAGGGCCGCGACCCAGATACATTACTGGCGCAATACGCTGGGCTCTAATCGCTCATTTCTCAAATGAGGACTTTATTGAGCAGGAACAGGTGAAGGGATACGTCTGGAACGAAGATAAAACCCAGTCGAACCTCCTCATCGAATCCGCCCATAAGTGGGAAACCGTGGTGACGCAACAAAGACCTGCGCTGATGATAAAGCGCAACGAGGTCAAGCCACGCAAGCTAGGGATTAATCACGGCATGACAACCGGGATTGATACGACTGGAGACAAGCAATATCAGGGCGACGTGAAGACTTGCGCTATGACAGGTAGTCATACGGTCTTTTGCATCGGCCAGTCGGGAGCAGAAGCAGAGGCTCTCGGGCAGGAAGTCCTGCAAGAATTGCTTGAGTTCGGACCCGTCATGCTCAACGACATCAACCTAGCGAAATGGGAAGTGGCCGGAATGGGTGGAATTGCCAAGCTTGAAGAGTCCCGCGAACACTTCGTCGTCCCTGTGACGGCCGCGTGGGCTTACTTCCATAGCTGGCGACTTCGACCTACCGGGCCTTATCTTCAGAAAATCACTGTTGAGACTAATTCCGTTTAATTCCAATTCCTCCAGGAGGAAAGACTCATGCCTAGCTACATTCTTCCGCAGGCGCTGGTGTATCAGGAGTTCAATGAAACACCTACCGCTATCACCGAGCCGTTGCGTGCCTGTATCGTCGGGCCTCAGTATGACCTGTTCAGGTACGGCACCGCCGCTGAGAAGGCCCTAACGGACCTCGGAGCCTACGACCCCTCGACGGACACGTGCTACAGTTGGCCCGGTCGCGCTGCGGGTTCGGTCGTCGACACCACGTACACGAAGGTCTACATCGACGACGCACTTCTGCAGTACTACCATGACCCTGTGGGCAGCTTGTCCACGGTTGCGTCACCGGCCGGAACGCCTAAGAACCGTATTCGTTCCGACACGCTGGCGTTTAAGACGGGTAACGGCACCTCACGTAGCGCCGCCTTCTATGATCGCGACGTTGCTGTTGGTGACGTGATTCAGCTGACCAGCACCGCCTGTAGCCGTACGACCTCGTTGCTTAGCACGGTCATTGGCCTTGTTGCCGACGAAGTTGCGGACGTCATCGCGAGTCCTCTTGTTTCGTCTGGTAACCAGGGCACGCTCGTTGCATCGAGCAGCATCTCGCAGTCGGCTGGTACCGTCAGTGACGTATGGGCGGCTATCGACGCGACCTCCTACCTCGGCCTCTACGATGGCGATCCGTCTGAGACGTACACGATCACCGTTGTTGAAGCTTCGGTAGCCGAAGACGCCACAACCGCCGAACTTTCCGTCGTAAGCACCAGTGGAAACGATGACGTGGCTCAGGTTACACCCGCCGCCTTCGGTTCGCCGACGACGATCGGTACTCGTGGCTTGACGGTCACCTTTGACAACTCTGGCGCCGCTGGCGGTAGCTCGAGTTCGAGTTCTTCGGGCGATACCTACCAGGACGACTTCATCGTCGGCCAGGTTTGGGTTGCTGCTGTTCAGGAAACATACGCTGCCCCCGTCGTGGCCTCGAGTGGCGACTACACCGGCTCTGCCGACGATGTCTACATCATCGAATGCACGACTGGCGGGTACTTCGCAGGTACAAAACCTCAGGTTACCTGCTACAACGCTAGTGGTACGGACATGAGTGGTCCCACGACAGTGACGACCGCCGTTGCCTTCGCCGCAGGCACCCAGGGCGTGACAGCCACTATCACCGGCTCGTACATGAGCAAGGGTGACATGTGGACCGTCGCGGTCACTGCTGCTACGTCTGGCCCCTTCAGAACGCTCGTGTTGGCGAACAACCTCACGGACGAGATGTTGGGCGAGTGCAGCGGATGGGATACAGGCAGCTCCAGCTCTTCGAGCTCTAGCTACTCCCCTGGCGATGTAGACCTCAAGCTCTACATCAAGAAGGATATCCAGGTCACCGAGCAACGCACAGGTGTCCCCGGTACGTACAACTGGACTCAGAGCGCTACCCAGATCTGCACGGAAGATGGAATCACCGCCTACGACTCCACGTGGGTCAACGGCTCAACGCTTCTTCCGCTGACAGTACAGGGTGGTACCGTCTACGTTGAGTACCGAGCACTTGTTCCGATCGGCGCCTCGTCTGTCGGTAGTGTCATCGACGTTAGTGAAATTCCGGCCGCTGTCGGTACGATCGACGTTGATAACCCCATCTCTTACGGGGTGTACAAGGCCGTTAGCAACGCAAACGGTACACCCGTTAAGTATCTCAACATCGCCACCGACGACACTGCCGGTTGGACGAATGCACTTGAGATCCTCAACGGTACGGATCAGGTCTACGGCCTTGTGCCGGTGACGTGGGACGAAACCGTTCAGGACCTCTTTGCCGCTCACGTGGCCACGATGTCTGCCGCGACCGAAGCCAAATGGCGCATGACATGGCTCAGTACTCCCATGGCGTCCACCTACGGCCTCGTCACGACGAACGCAAGCGCCACCACCCTGTTGGCCACGATCGAGGACGATCCTGATGCCGCGGGTACCCAGTACACACTCCTGACGGGTGTTAACAGCGAGTTCCGCACCGACGCCGTTCGTGCCGGTGACACGGTTCGCTGCAAATACTCCGGTGACGGTTGGAGTGGTGTCTCTTATGAGGAGTATCTGGTTGACAGCGTTGTCAACGAAGACACCCTTCGCCTTTACAGTGGCCCCTCAACCCCGACGGCTACGCCCTCTAAGATTGAGATTTGGCGTACCCGTACGAAGGATGAGCAGGCTAGCTACATCGCCACTAAGAGTGGAGCTTTCGCCTCCAGCCGTGTCATTAACGTATGGCCGGACTACCCGATCGTTAGTAGCGTATCGGTGGCCGGTTACTACTTGTGCGCCGCGCTGGCCGGGTTGAAGTCCGGTGTTGTGCCTCACCAGGGTCTGACGGACGTCCAAGTCGCTGGCTTTGACGACATGACTCGCACCACCGAGTACTTCACGTATGCACAGCTCAACACAATGGCCGCTGCTGGCACTTGGATCGTTACGCAGGACCCCGACGTTGGTACCGTCTACACTCGTCACCAGTTGACGACGGATATGACGAGTACCAATACGAAGGAACTCAGCGTCACGACCAACGTGGACAGCATCAGCTACATTATGAAGTCTGCGTTAGAGCCCTATATCGGCCGAGGTAACGTGACGGACACGATGCTTTCGTTGATTCGTAAAGAGGTTACCGACGCACTTGAATATCTGCAGAACAATATTACGGTTGACCGTCTTGGGGCACAACTCAATATCGGATCAATTCGTACCATTGCTCAGCACGCCACACTGTTGGACAGAATCACGGTCATCGTTGACCTTGAATTGCCGTACCCGCTTAACAACATCGAGGTTCACCTGGTCGTATAAGACCGCTAAGGTAGCATGCCCCCTACAACAGGTGGGGGGCATGGACTACCTGTGGAAATGGAGAAGGAACCATGCCTACAGACATCTTTAGCCGAGAGGCCGCTATCGGACAGCCGTATAAAGCCGAAAGTTCTACGCTGCTTCTTCCTGATAGCGCTACCGCGCTTGTGGTACAGAGTATGAACATTCAGTATCAGCAGCAGATCTCTAGAATCTGGGAGATCGGCAGCAATAAGCAATACTTCATTGGTGGCCGGACGCAGGGTAACTTGCAGATGGGCTCCGTTGTTGGGCCTACCGCCATTAATTCTGAGCTGCTGCGTAATCTAGGTGACGTATGCAAGATTAAAGACGATGACGCTGTTCGCACACAGTCTATTGGTTTTCAGATGGGTAACCCCTGTAAAAGTGATGAAGCTGTTGCGGCCATCATGTGCTTGGGGTGTGTGTTGACAAGCGTCGGGTTCCGTGTTGCATCTGCTGACATGGTCGTTAACCAGGATATGACGGTCATGTTTGCATACCTGAAGCTCTACGAGACGCTGACCCTCCCCACGGGTAATCCGTTCGAGGGTACCACTGCGTAACCGTAAATAGCACTCGGGAGAGGGTAACGTAGAAAGCCATCGGTCTACGGCCTTTCTTCCCTAGGGAGGGCGACTGTCGCCGCCAGTCGCCTTCCCAACCTTTCTTGGAATTGGAACTGGAACATGCCCCTAGGCATATATGGAGACGGCGGAGATGATGCTGGTTCTGCATCCGCGGACGGTTTTACGTCAGTGGTGCCCCAGCCTAGTTCACCGCTCGTGGGAACTGTCAACGTTGTACACGGACAGATTCTCGCAGCTTACCCATCCCTGCAGTACTACACTGTGGGTGTTGGCACCAATCAGGTCTACTCTGCCCGCCCACTGGGTAGAGGCACCCGACATGTTATTGGCGCCACAGACTTTAGCACGTATATGCCCGGGACACGCGTGTACGTACTACTCCCCAAGGATACAAGTGGCGAAGCATTTATCCTCGGGTCCTTCGCAGATATGGCGGGCTCCTACTCGAACCTCCTTATGCACCATGTTGTCGCGCGGTCTAGGTGTGGCCTCTACGAAGAAGCCGTGTACCGTAAAGACCTCGAAGATCCCAACACGCATGTTGGCAACTATGGATGCGGCGCCCCTTACGATCTCTTGTCCGGCGATTGGGGACATGTGAATGAACTGGGGCTCATGCACTTCCTGGGTAGGCTCTTCCTCAAGATCCAGGCGAGTGACATCGCAAAGCTCGAGATGTTCTATCTCGACGACCTCGTTCGCCTCACCGCCTACAACTACGTTGCACGTCACGCATTCATTGAGCACAGCATTCTTGACGACGAAGGTGAAAACTTTGATCTTTGGAGATCAACGCATCTGCCCTGGGAAGCTCTTGGCGCGAGGATGCGGGGTACACCAACAACGGAAGAACGCACCCCCACAAAAGATTTCGCCGGGCATGAACCTGTACTCGATGCTGATCAAATGGCGATATGGAGACACCAGCGGTTCGGGGGCTACCTCGGCGAGTTGGAACACGAATTCATAGCATGGCCGCCTGACACCATTAACGTAGAAGCACTAGACCAGGGTAGGAGCTACCCAGGGCTTCTTGAGGTTATCAAACACGTTGATGGCCGCTTTGCCATTCGGTCGGCCAAGGAAATAACGTTCGAGAAGTACGCGCTGATCCCCGTCCCTAAGCAGATCGCTGAGCCAGAAGACCCCTCAGGGGACTCGAGGGAGACGTACAGCGCGTCAAACGTGTGGCCGGGTAGCGATGACTGGTATGAGAAGACAGAGTTTCCCTACGCCGACGACACGAGTCCTGCTTCGCGCGCGCCACAGATGTTCGACTATCACGCGTACCTGTTCAACAAGTACTTCGTTGAAGGGCTGAACAGTCACGAGCGAGACTTTCACTTCGTCAGCGAGTCAGAGGTGTTCGGGGATTCTGGTGTAGGTACGGTATCGGCCGTACATGCCGAGACCAAGTCTAGCGGCGACAGCTTCCTCATGGCCATGCCTCAGTCGGTCAGTTTGAATATCGACGAGCGCGGCGGTACCGTCAAGTACTTCATGTCGCGTAGCTGTATCAAGCAGATGGACGATGGCTCGATCCTGATCGAAGACGGCTACGGCAGCCAGATCATGATGACGGGCGGGTCAATCTTCATGTCCGCGTCGAGAGACATCTTCCAGATGCCTGGCCGTAACGTAGTGACGTTGGCGCCGCATGACATCATTCAGCGTGCGGGTAATAGCGTTGACGTCACAGCCGCGAAGAAGGATGTAAGGCTCAAGGCCGAGCGTAACCTGCACATGCTTGGTGGTAACGGTAACCCGCATACCTGTGATGGCGCGGGCGGAATTATCATCGAGTGTCGTAGCAGCGGCCGCCAAAGCAAGGAACACTTCGACAATAAGATCGGCGAGGAAGTCGACGCGCCCGGTATCCTGCTCAAGGCAGCGAAGAGCAAAATCGCTATCCTCGGCAATGAGATGCAGCTGGCGCTAGCGCCGGGCGCTACCGGTAACTTCTCGTTGGGTAGCTACGATAACTCAATGACCATCTTCGGCGAGACGGTTGAACTGTCAGGTAAGTCACGTGTCCAATTCTTCTGCGGTCGTCGTGGCGCCGATACGCCGGATAAGTCGCTCAACTCTTTCCTGTTGCATCCGCAGATTACGTACTCCAACAGGCTCACAGTCATCAAGGGTAACCTTATTTGTACTCACCACGTCATGTTGAACGGGTGGGTCATCGCTAATTCAGGTCTTCATACAAGGGGGTACGTGCAGGCATACTACTTGATCCACGGTGTACGCACCCGGGGCAAGGTTGGTTTTGGGCCGCGACCCTACCGGTATGACCTCAAGGAGTATACGGAATACGTTGAGGGCGACATCACAGACTCTAAGGCGGACTTGAAGCAAAAGGAACAGGCCGCGTTCGCCGAAGGTGATGAAGCTCTCGGCAGTGCCGATGTGTTCCAGACGCTCGGGGTATCGCTTAGGAACGAAGAACAGTATGCTGTAGCAGACGACTTTGTGATATACGAGCCCCGCTGGCAACAGCTTAGACGCGCTGGCGGCAGCGTAGACGTGTGGTCAGAAGGTACAGTCGAATCTCCCAACCTCGTTGGGACAATGCCCTACCCCGGTAATGAAACTTGGGGTAGGCAAGGTGCGTACAAGGGTGTAGACATGACAGGTTCCGATTTCTTTGACATTACCGCTGGGACGGCGAAGCAGAAGCCTATAACGGGTGACGCTCCAGAGATGACGTCAATGACATTGGGCGGCAACTACATCATCACAAAACAGTAAGGAGAATACCGATGGCACAAGATTTTACACCTCCAGATGCAGGGCCGGAGAAGAACGTCGCTCCCGTACAGGATGTAAGCGAACTGCCCCCGAGTGAGCGGCAGCGTTACGACAACCTCTTCGAGCAGCTGAACACGGCCAGCGCAGAGAGCGTTGTGCGGGGAGACGCAGAGATTCCGTCGGCGCCGGAGCCGGAATTTGCCCCTACTGCGGAGTCTGACGAAAGTCATACGGCGGAGGAGCCAGTAGATGAAGCCGCGACGTCTGATGACTCTGATAGTCGTACGTGTCAGCGGTGCGGGTTTGACACAACATTAACCGCTTTCGAGCCCGACGAAGACGACAGGAGAGCGTTCGTACGTTCCTTGTTGGGCGGCTCGTTGTACGAGAAGGAGTTCAAACTGTTTGATGGGTCCATTAGTGTAAAGTTCCGGGTTAGGACAACCGCGCAGGGAGAGATGATTTCGGATCAAATGAACACAGACGTTAATCTCAAGAGGATTGAATCCGACAATATCCAGCGATGGTTTTGGTTCTTTCAGCGTTACCAGCTTGCGTGTAGTCTTATCTCAATAACGAGAACGCAGGGAGCTGACCAGTCGTGGCAGCCCGTCGATCGTGCTGGTACAAATTATCCAGTAGCCTCCGAAGACGACCCTCGAGACGTGCTCATGCGGGCGTTTGACGATAAGACCGGCGAATGGCCCCAGCCGCTGCTTCAGGCTATACTGCAGGTTCATAGAACGTTTGAGGAAGAAGTAGACCTTTTGACGTCGAGGGTCCAAGACTCGGATTTTTGGACGAGCGTTGGAGCTGCCTAGCTGTAAGGGCGCATATTGCGGGCGCCCTAGACTTCACAAGGTTTCAGCGCTATGACGTAACATGGTACGCTGGAGAGACGCTGATCTTCAGAGAGTTGGAGCGACAGTCGTGGTTACAAGTGTACGATCTTCGATATCGCAAGTATGTAGCGGGGATCAGTGTCGCCAACGCGCCGGAGTTAGCGGAGTTCTATATAAGTGAGTCCACCGAGCTAGCGCATGTCATGGCGAAAGACATTCTGCCATGGTTCGAGTGGGATGAACATCTTCCAGAGAAGATGCAGACGCTCGCCGACACATGGAAGAACGAGCAAGCGATTAAAGACTTGCCAGAAGTAAAAAAGTCCAGAGATGATATACGAGCGGCCCTGCAAGACGAAATAGGCAAGATCGCGTCAAAACAAGCCGCAACTGCCTCACTTAACGTGGCAAGAAAACGGAAACAGCAGAAACAAAAGGACCGGATGGGTACACGCAGTACATTAAGGCGAGAATAACATGGCTGGAGAATACGGAGGCGGTAGTGGGAGCTGGGGTATCGTCAAAGGGAATACTCTAGCCCCGCTGATCGAACTGGCTAGACACCCGGCTATGTCGCAAATTGCCCCTCCGCTTATGAAGCTGATCAACGAGCTGTCCGGGAATAAGTACAAACTCCCGCTTGGATCTTCGTATTCCCCCCTTGCCGAGTTTGAACACCAGCGGAATATGAATGCGAAATATCGGATCAGCCAGCAAATGACACGGCAGTACGACGCCCCGGTAGCCACCGAATTTTTCACAAACGCATCCGATGTCGAACGCGTTGGCCAGGTGTTTGGCGATATCTGGTCAGGTGACCAGGACCTGACCGCGCAAGGAAGGTGGGCGTTTCAAACGGCAAGAGCTATAGACCCTAAAATGTTTGAAATGGGGTTTCTTGGCGGGAGGCCGTCGGCTCAACGTATGGCTATGCAGGTGTACCAGATGGAGCAGATGCGTATGCCGTTAGGAGAGACACCCAACGCCAGAAGCGTCTCTAATATTACCAGTCACGTTATAGACAGTTGGTTTCCAGGCGGTGAGAACAGGTCGCCATTCCCTAACCTGCAGGCAAATGAGGTTACCGAACTCATGTCGGAGCTTGGCTCCGCCGGGTACCTGCCGCCCGCTATGACAGACGCTGAAGCTAGACGTGAAGCAACACGGCAATTAGGCGCCGGTGGTATGCGTGGTATGTCTCGGAAGCAGCGAGACGACCGGATTGCGAAATATAGTAAGGGCTTCGGCGGAGCCGAAGGTTTACGGTTGACGGAAGAGCGCATCGGTAAGTCTATGTTCGAAGCGCTGGACGACGAAGGGCAGACAGCCGCGATGGGCCGGGCCGAGACTTCTCAGGTGCTCGAGAAGACCACCGAGTGGGGCAAAATGGTCAGTAACCTGAAAAACATCTTCGGCGAAGGCGCGGCAATACCTGAACTCTTTAAGGCATTGAAGGATCTTACCGGCGGGGCTTCAGCCGGAATGAACGCCGAGCAGGTTGACACGTTCACGTCACGCATCAGGCACATGGCTAAGTTGGGAAACATCTCCGGTACCGAGATGCGGCAGGCCGCCCTCATGGGCGTACAGCGCGGCAAGATGATGGGCATCCCGTACGCTCCGCTAGCGGCGGAGATGACCACAGAAGCCCTGTATAACATGAAAACGTACAACAAAGGTGCACGCTCGGCAAGTGGTTATATGGCAATGGACGATAAGGAAGTATTCCAGGCCGACGAGGCGTCGATGGCTTCGGCTATCAAGTCTAGGACTGGGACCTTCTTTGGTATGGTGGGATACCTGAAGAAAAACGTCATTGGTGACGAGCCAGCCAACAACCAAGAAGCCGCCGTACTTGACCTGGAGAAAGACCTAAGATCTAGAGATCCTAAAGTCGCAATGGCCGCCCTACGTAAGGTGCGAAGCGGAGAAGCTGACGACATGGTGGTCGCCGCTCTAGGGGGCGACGCCAACCGGTTTATGAATCTCAAACGTGACAAGCTTACGCTGGGTAAGCACATAAAGGATGAGGGCGGCGGCGCAGTTGCGAGAGACCTACACTCCCTGGAGAAGTGGAATACAGATGTAAAGAACCTGGTTTTTGGTTCAAAAACATTCCGGGATGCGGCAGATGCCACCGATGATTTCGATGCGGGCAGAACCGATACGGCTACAGTAAAAATGAATAAGCTCTGGGATACGATAACCAAAGAAACCGACGTGACAAACCCGTACGACCGGAATGTTGTCGCCGAGGGGTTGCGTAAATCGGGCGCGTTTGTAGTACAAAATAGTCCGCTCGAAGCTGAACAGCTTGGTAGATCGGCGTGGGCAGAACACGGGGACGAGACCCAGTATGCCGAACACAAAGCCATCTACGACAGTCAGCCCGCTAGAATGTCTCACCAAAAGAAGCAGGAGGCTACAATTACTCAACTGGGCCGTATGGCCCAGGCGCGCCACATCAAAAGACTCGCAAATGTGATTCGAGAGAGCAACGTGGCTGCTTATGGTAGTGATGCTAAAGCCGCAATGCGGGACTACACAAGAAGGACAAAGGGTTCACTAATCGGCCACACTCGGGAAAATCGCGCGATGCTTGAAGCGCGCGCTGATTTGGAAAAAGAATTTAGGAGAGACTTCGGGTCTGACGACCCGCGGAGTTTCGGTCAGCGGCTCCTTGCGTTTGTCGGTAGCCCTAACAGTGACGACGCAAAAAGAGCGCTGCAAGACGTGATGCTAACGGGCGCAGGTGTAAACCCGGAGGCCGCCAAGCGCCTTGCTAAAATCGACGCACAGGCTAATGCCGAGACCAATCCGGCAAAGTCGGAGGACTGGACTCGTTCGTACGTTAGCGCCTCCAAGGACGCGGGGCCGGACCTTAACAGGGTCCTCGAAGAGAAGTTAGCCGTAGCGCTGGCGAAAGGGGATCCCGTTGAGCGTGAAGCCGCCCTGAATGAATTGAAGAAAGTAGCTAAATTCACCGACGCCACTGAGGACAAGTTTAACAAGAATCTTACACTTTTGACAAGTGGTAGCGATGCTGGAAACCGTCGGCAAGAGATACTTATGGCGCGTTACCGGATGAAAAGGGCTGACGAGGCGGTTGATCTGGAAACAGCAACAGAAGCCAGCGAGTTAGCTGGGGTGGTTGGAGCGCATTCACGTTTCACGAATTCGTATAGAGATATAGAGGAACTCCAGAACCGCGAAGACAAGCTGGCACTCGCCACTAACGACACGTCTAGAGCCGCTTTGGAGAAGCGGCGTGATACCGCGTCTAGGTGGGTAGCCTTAAATTCGCCAGAGGTCCATGCGCTGCGGCAACGTATGAAGGGAGAGGACAAGTCAGACGATGAGATCAATAAAGCGGTAAAGGCCAAGGTCGGCGAGTTGAGCAAGAGAACGGCTCTGGAACACGTTGAAGCCGCGGGTGATAACATTGATGCTAACCTGCGGGACCTGGCTAGACGCTCCGGCGCCGTTTCGGAAGCCGACAACAAGAAAATGACAGACTCAGAACGCGAAGAGGCGGGCACCGAAGAGGTTATGCGGCGTCTCTACTCTAAGGGTAGTTCCCCTAAATCTGCCGCGGAAGCCAATCGCGCGCGTAAAACCTTGAAAGATTTCTCCGAAGCCAGAAAGCTCCACAATAAGCTTGCGTCTGATATAGCCGAGAAACAGCTCGACCCTGAGAAGCGCAAACAGATCACAGACGAGGAGTACAAGAAGCGTGACATCGCTTTACAGCGTATGAACCGGGCAGCCAACGCGGCCGCGGGGGTTTTGAAGAGCGCGTCGACCAAATCAGGCGCCGAAACGAAGGAAGAGCGAGATAAACTCCAAAAGAACATGGAGCGGGACCTTATTCCACTCGAGAAGAAGGATACGGACCGCAAAATAGTCGCTGTGAAGAAAGCAGCCGACGAGTTGAAGAAAAAGGAGGCCGCTGAGCGCCTCAAAGCTGAAAAGGCGGCCGGAAGTGCCCCAAGCTCTGAAGAGGACCGCCATGGAGCTGCTGGGCGTGCTGATGGGGATGCCGCGCCCCACAGCGGTGCTGATGAACTCATCGGTAAGGGTAAGACAGAGTCTGGAACGGGTAAAGCAGCGTCTTCAGGCAATGCATCACTCGAGAAATTGAATGAAATCGCCCAACATACCAAGGATCTGGCTACAGTTGTGACTCAACTCGTTAAAGATGCCAATAAAGACCCCGCAACCGGAAAGTTTTCAAAAGGGTAAGGGTAAGTGCTATGCCGGATATATTCCTTTCGTCGCCCGGAAAAGTTAACGTGATTGAGGCGCCAACCGGCGCCCCCGCGAAAGTGGTACTGTCGGCCGGTGCACCGGGTAGCCCCGACGTCTTTGCCGGTAACATTATTCTTACGGATATCGGCTACAACCAGGCAACAAAGCACCAATTTATGTCATCCCTGCGCGACATAGTATACGTTTACGTGTTCGGGGACCAGATGGGCTCTATCGTTCTTAGCGGCATCTCGTTCTCAGAAAGCTGCGCCAACCCGTCCGCTAAAGCCGGGATAAACACGGTAATGGAGTACTACAAAACGTATCGGGTTTCCCAGACAAACGACACTGTCAAAGTCACGTTGGGCGGCTACACAATCGCTGGGTTTATGACAGGGCTGAACCTTCAAACGTTGTCCAGCGATGTTGAGTTTCTGATCAACAGGTTCCGCTTTACCATCAACACACTTCCAGGGACTACGTAATGATCAATCATGTACGAACGCTGCTACTGAACCGGGAGGGTAGTGAACGTCCCGCCGCGAGCTTCTACGGTGAAGAGTATGTCCCTACTGACTTTCACCCGCTTGAGCTTCCCTCGCACGCTGTCAACGTGTGGCAAACTCTATTCGGTACCAACCCGGATAACTACTTCCTGAACTTCAGATTGTGGCAATACACGCGCCTGCTCCACTCCACCGAGTTTGTAAATTACGTGACAGGTCTAGACTCTCGTATCACGTATGACCTGGATAACTCGTTGGTCAACTATGACTACGGCGTAAATATGCAGCGCCTTTTCAGTGGCGGGACGGCGCAGCTACACCCTGTTGGCGGATTGAATACTGTATATTCAGACGGTCAGATGCATCTTCGCTGGACAGCCACGATGAAGGCCGGGCCGCGGATTGAAATAAAGAACATCAACGGCAACTCGGTGCGTGAGCACGACGTTACATGGGTAGCCGGTCAGAGTAGCCTGTTCCCGTTACATGGTCATGGCGATAACTTCTTTGGCCGGATCCTCGCCGAATCCGCCGAAGCATGGGTGGCCGAACGACAGTGGATCGTTGACGCTATAATGTTTCCGGACATGTCACTGGCGGACGTCGCTGCCCGGCTCGCAAATGTGGGGTCATCACTGGATACACTGTTCAGTCCTGACAAGGAGCCGTATAAATCCTTCGGTGAGTTGTGGAACTACCACTCTCTGTTACCGTACAGGTTGTCTGGGGTGTTACTCGCCTTGGCATACAGAATAGAGGAGCTACGAGTTGGCGCCGCCTAAATATTACTGGTCAAACCTAAAGTTGTGGGCGGAAATTAAAGGTTTCGGACCTAAGGTGGATCTTGTTGCTGTAAACATCCACTACGCCATCGACGGGATACCTACCGCAACGATGCGCTTAGCGGTTGGGCGCACGGTAGAGGGTAGCTACGCGCAGGCACATAACACCATTAACTCGAACCACCTATTCGAGGAGATCTCGATCAAATTCACCGGCGAGGCCAAGCCAGACGGGCGTGCAGGCCCTGGCGGAGCATCGTGGCCCGCCGCGGGCACAACCATCTTCAAGGGCTATGTAGTTGACCCCGGGTACTCATCTGACGGGCAGACCGTAGGGTTTACGCTTGCGGCGAGAGGGTGGCTTATAGATATGGATGGATCTATAACATCCTCGCGATCGTATTCCAATCCAGATCAACACGGATTTATGGGCCCGCCCCGTTACCCTGGGGATATGACCGCTACAGAGAAAAAGGACAGGATAACGCCGCAAGAAGCCATGGGCGTACATTTCAACAAGATGTACAGCACCAATATGTGGGAAATGTTGAAGGCGGCGTTTACGTTCTTGACAAGCGAGGCTGTCTGGAACCCGCGGCGAAGAGGTTCAGCCAGCGCAGTTGCTAATGAACCCGGAGCCGCGGCCATCGACAAGTTCAACCCGGCTAGTTTCGGCGTCTCAATTCCTGAGTTGAAGTTGCCCTCCAGGGCGCTTGGTAAACGTATCAATTGGGACGTAGGTAAACAACTCGCGACCATCATATTCAACAACTGGTCGGGCGGCACACTTTGGCAAGCGATGCTGGCATACTGTAGAGAGTTCCTTACGCACATAGTACCCACTGTTGATAACGCCTTTCTCGTGCCGGTTGTTCCACAACTCGGCGGCAATAGGGTGTGGAGAATTATCAACGACACAGAATACTCGGTGCTTAGCATGGCCAAGCCGTCACCGGAACAGCCTACAACTGGTGTGAAGTTAATGCCGTCCGTGGTTGGCGCCTCAGCCACAGGACACCACAGCGGCGAAAACGTTAAGTCGCTACACTATTTTGGGTATTTTGACACAGAATCGCTCGACGTCGGGGCAAAGCGTAAAGGCGCGATCAGGTTTTTTCAGTCCCCCGCATGGCTTCTAGGTGGCTGGCCGCCGGGACGCCAGGCCGGTAAAAGTGCTGGCTTCCAGGCCAGCAAGGAGGGCGGCAAAGCCCCCGGCCTGCCCCGCGCTGCAGATAATGGTAAGACAGACCTAGAAAAGTCCGCCAAAAATGGTAAGACGGCCACCGATCGATCAGATTTTATAGACCAGACGCAGCAGAAGGCAGGTGCGCCGAGTAACGATCTAAAGGGCGACGATGAAACCATAGATGTATCAAAAACGACTCAAGTCTATGATGGAGTAACGGTGGGCGGTACCGCGGCGCCGAGTGCTGACGTGTCCATTCTCAACATGGGCACCCGGTACGCTAAGACACTGTTGATGAACTTATTGTTTGCCGCTCGCCAGATAACCATTGGCGGTCGACTCCGATTCGACATAGCCCCAGGGTCAATCGTAAAGGTACAGGGCTTGGGTGATCGTTTGACGGGATACAGCGAACAGTCACTCTTTGGTATGGTGAAAGAGGTCGTTATCTCGGTTAACGTAAGCAATACGTCTGGAGCGGCGACAACGTCTTTTGTTATCTCGCACATTAGAACCGCGAAGGAACAAGGTAGCAAAACGATGACACACGACTCGCACCCTATATTCACCGACGCTGGAAATATTTGGTACGGCTGCCCGCTCCTCGAGCCCGGCAAGTCTGGAGGCTAACACCCCAATGGCTAAAACACAGATAAATACATGGTTTGGAGGCAGCGCACCTAAGGCGTCCGCGCCAGCTGCTCCGCCCGCACGATCAGATCTGGACGTTCAGTTTGACGCATGGAAGGCCAAGCCTAATATGCAAACACTGAACAGCTTGCTCGACGCGTCTATGCCAACCATCAATGCGGCGGCTACATCTTATGCGCGCGGCCAGCAGGATCAAGTCATGTCTCAAGCGAAGAAGTTGGCCATCAAAGCCTTCCACAAATACCGACCGGACAGCGGCACCCAGCTTAGAACTTACATCATGACCCAGCTTCAGCCGCTGTACCGAGTGGCGCACAAGCGTCGGTCGAGCGTGCGTATTCCAGAGCAGGCCTCGCGCGAGTTGTACAGCTCAGATCTTGTGCGTAAAGAGTTGACTAGTGAACTTGGTCGGGAACCCTCAGATGACGAGCTTGCTGACCGCGTAGGCATTTCAAGGTCGCGCATGAGGTTCCTGGACAGGTATAATCGACCTGAGCGGTATGAAGGCTCGGCGTTTGATGAACAGGGCGTGCCGGTGTTCGTAGGCACAGAAGACGCCAGCGCTGAGCAGATCTGGATTGAATTCGTGTACCACGACCTAGGCCCGATCGACAAGAAGATCCTCGAGTGGAAGACCGGGTTGAACGGTAAGCCGATTCACGCAACACAGGAGATCGCAAAGAGGCTCAACATGACACCGTCCGCCGTCTCTCAGCGAACGGCCAAGATCCAGGCGAAACTGTCGGAGGCTCCTGATCAGTGGGAACAGTAGACACAAACATGGAGAAGAAGATCCGCTGGATCATGGCAAATCTCGCCACGGCTGCAAACGCCCTGTCGGGGGCAGATCGCCGTGAATGGCCTGACTTCTTTGATGAAGACGACGCCGAGAACACCCCACTACCGCAGGACACTGAGGCTATCCATAACTGCTTCAACCGCGATGAAGCCATACGTCGGATACAGGCCACACAGTCTGACCCGTCAGCGCAGCTGCGGGACGTGATTGTTGATAGGCTGGCCGTTGATGTTCTGGGCGCCATGGAAAGATGTTACCGAGCGCGCCATAGAACGCGTATTCGTGACATAGCGCACCGATCGGCAACACTATCGTCGGCGGGTACGCCCGCAGGCACCATTTATCGCAGTTACATGGACTACCCGCAGAGAATGATGCAGGCAGGTGGTGAATAATGGCAAGCTCTGACTACACAAACCGACTTCATGACCTACTCATCTTCCAGGGCGCTAGTCCTGAAGGCAATGTCCCTATCACCATAGCCATTGGCGACGTGGCCAGCATCACGACCGGAGCGCAAAAGGTTGCGCAGCTATTCTACAGCATGCTTCTGACTCAAACAGGCACAGTAGCCGGGGAGCCCACACTGGGCACGGATTTCCTCTACGAGTTGCAGCGCGGCGGTTTACGTACTGAGTCAGATGTTCAAGCAAAATTCGGCTATGCCGTAACCCAGATACTTGATAGCATGTCGGTACGGTGGGAATCTGAAGAGGTCAACGGAGAGATCCCGACGATTTCGCCCGACGAACGCCTGACTAATATCGAGCTAATCAACTTCTCGATCGAAGTAGATAAGCTGATGCTGCGAGTGCGCCTGACAACAGAAGCAGGCGACAGTCGAGAGTACTTCTATCCTGTAACGGTAGCGATCACATGAGCACGACCCTATTTGACATTGACCAACTGTCGGACGCTGAACTTGAACAGGCACGCTCCTTTCTGCGCGAGACACTCGGCAACGAGTATCCTAGCCTGGACCTCAAGACGGGCAGCGTCTGGAACGATCTATTGATCCGTATCGCCGCGATCTTCCACGCGTTGGAGCAGCAAGATATTGAGGCTCTACAGCGTAGCATGTCGCTTGCGGCTATAAACGCCGACCCGACGCTTGCTGACCCTGACTACGTCAACGGCGTTATGTCCAACTTCCTCATCGAACGTGATGATGGCGCTAAGGCAACCGGATATGTGCGAGTCATCCTCAACGCGCTACAGACAACAATTATCAACGATGGCACTACGTTCACGACGGGTGAATACGTATTTACCACTGAAGCAACCTATGTGGGTGTTACGGATGCCACGGCCGTACTAAGGTCTACGGAGCGACTGATTGAGCTGCGTAGCGACGGTAACTACGAGTTCACGATCCCGGTCGTCGCCGCCGCTGAAGGTACAGGGTACAACATCGAGAAGGGTACTGACCTGACGATGAGCCCGGCGCCTACGCCACTAGTACTCAGTGAGGCCGCCGTAGACTTTGAGAGCGGGCTAGCGCAGGAGACAAACGCAGCGTTGACAGCAAAGCTGAGCAACGGTATCACCGCTAAGGTGCTTTCCGGCCGCCAGCACATCGCGGCCCTTCTGCGCGAGCAGCTGGCCTCCATCGCCTCAATCTCCATCATCGGGTTCGGTGACCCCGAGATGCTTCGTGATAAGCACAACGTCATGCAGCTTGCGGTGGGCGGTAAGTCTGATATCTACGTACAGACACAGCCCGCACCTATCAGGAAGACTCTAACGGTTACGGCAACACTGGTCGACGCCGATACGAAAGAGTGGCAGTTCGGCATAGCGCGGGACGACGCTCCTGGGTTCCTGCTGGTGTCATCCGTTTACGAAAGCTCTAGTTCCGGTGGATCATTGGAGTTGTCATATCAGGCTCGTGCCGCTGATATCTCCCAAGAGAGCAGCGAGTTTGTCCCCTACATTGACACGACTACGTCTGTGGAAAGCGCATACTCGCGATACCAGACAAGTGTATTGCGTTTCCTGGACCCGAGTACAGCCGCTACAGTCGTCGTCGGAGACACAGCGACGTACTACTGTGACGTTTGGTACCTCCCAGGTGTTGACACACTACAGGATTACATCAATCAGCGCGGCGTTCACACTCCGCAAGCGGACTACCTTTTGCGTGCGCCGATCCCGCTGTGGTCGACCGTGTCTGCACTCGTCAAGTACAAGAATGGCACGGTACAGCCCAGTGAGTCAGCGGTACAGCAGGCTGTCCTCGACCAGGTTAATGGTGTAGGCTTTGGTTCCGGCATCCTGGAGACTTCCGACATCATCGCCGCGATCAAGGATGTGATCGGGGAAGAGTCATACGTTTCCTCGCCGATCGAGATCTCAGCAAGGCTCTACAAGCCGGACGGCACCTCCGTGCTTTACCGGTCTAACACAGCCATCAACATCCCGAATGACTTTACGAACAGCATCTCGTCGAGGACAGCGATGTTCCTCATCGTGGCGTCCAACATCTCGATCACGTTCGAGACGGTGGACACGGTTGAAGTGTAACTTTAGCAGCGCGTTACTAACATGACAGAGCCACAATATCCAGCAGCTGACTTTCGAAGAGGCAACGACCTACTGCAGTCTCTAGGTACGTTCTGGTCCTACTTCTTCGAGGACGCCCACAAACTACAGGCGCACCTCCGGCACCAGGGGTGGCTGCATGAACAGGCCTACCTTGACTTCCTCGAGACCGTTGCCGCCCTGTCCAGGTTCACAGTGCCCGTGTTTCATAAGGAGAACTGGCACCAGCTGTTGATCAAGCAGAGCGACCTGAACACACGCCCCCTCTATTATGGTGAGGGAGCCATCTATGGCGCGCAGGACGGTAGTGACCCCGGCCACCCCCAGGGTACGATCTACGAGTATGGTGGGCCAGGAACAGCTCAACTCTACGAGTTCCCACTGCCGGGCGATCTCAAGCAGAGTAGGTACCAGATACTCAACCGCGTGATCTACCCGAGCGTCGTGTGGACATCTGGCGTCGAGTTCGAGATCGACCTGGAGAAGAACGTTATTCGCTTCCGCGAGAACCCGTTCGATAACGAGTTGATATCACAGGTGGAGACGTACGACGACACAACAGGCGTCAAGACCGAAACCAAAGCCGCCCTGTGGATCTACAACAGCGCATGGGATCTCGAACAGATCTATACGCAGTTCGGATATGCTATCGGGCTGCGGCTCGACTCTAGCGAGTTCTACCGCGACCTACTCAATGCCTTCTGGTCCTCTTTTGTGGCCGGGCCGTCCCTCGAGCACCTGCAGGGCTTCCTGTCCGCGGTAAGCGGGCTGCCGATCGTACGAGAGACCAGCGAAGTTGTTGAGGTCGTACGCACCGAGCCGAGCGCGAAGCTGGTGATTACCGACCAGCACGTCTACAGCTTCCCCGTGGCCGCCACAGTTACGGCGACCGTGGGCGATACCGTATACGCCGGTGACACCCTAGTCGACGATATCGAGATCATTGAACTCGCGGGCAACAGTCCCGATTACACGAGTGTCCCGGCCATCTCCGTGGGTAAGCAGTTTCTCACCGGAGGGTATTACGGTGAGCTTGTCTTTGAGAACAAAAGTGTCAGCCTGGTATACAGTGGACTTGATGCTGACGGCCGGGCGGTTGCGACCTTCGAGTTGTCAGGGTTCCCCGCGGACGTGGCACAGTTCTGGATCGACGTGCAGACACGAGGTAAGCAGGCGGGCATGCAGACACTCGCGGAGATGTTGGACACCCGTGAGAACCCGACAGTGGAGCCGACCGCGGAATATCTCCCCGCGACAATCAACCCTGTGCAGTTCTTAATCGAGAACTTCTTCGCCAACAATATGTTCCTAATTCGGCTCAATAGGAGCGCATTTCCGTCAAACGCTCCGGGCATCTCGTGCCTACGGCACCTGCGAAATATGCTTCCGCCCCACATTACCTATCTGATCTTTATCGAGTTGGCCCCTACGCTCGAAGAGATCGATTTGTCGGAGTCTACGGACGCGCCCGGGATATATCACGCTTTGCCTGTGACGACATCTGTAGTAAACTGTAGTGGTGCAGGCGACCCCGGTATTGTCGAGGTTCACGCCCGTGTTTGGCCTGTATCGCTGACCTGTAACTAGAGGAGCGCCAAGATGGCTGCTGCAATTTGCGACTCGCTTAAACCCGGATGGGCCCATGGCTTCGTTCGCCTGTTCTTGATCGATAAGGATACTGGACAAAAGACCCTGCTCGTCGAGAAACACAATACAATTCTCTACTCGGGCGCCGATATTATGGCCGCCAGCCTTACGGGCGACCTGTCGTATAAGGTGGCGGGTATGTACTTCGAGTACAAAAACCTGACGCTGCCAGGTGACGCTATCTCAGCGCCTACGTATGATCGTACTGGCGGCATTGACTACTACAACGCTCTGGCCGACCCCTATGACGTGATACGAGTACCGTTGACCACATCGCCCGCTATCGCGTCGTCAGATGCAACGAAATACAGCGGTAACCAGGTAACCTTCTACGCCGCCACTGAGGGGATCGCCGGTGCAATTGCCAGCCTACCCTTCGCAGACGCCAACAACAGCGCCGTATTTGGCGTTGGCCTTGTTGCAACGCCGGACTGGACTACACAGGCCAGCGATGTCGTTTTCGCCCGTACGTACGTCGATAAGGTCCTGAAGGCGGCTAACTACGAGATTGGCTGTGCGTGGGTAATCCGCTGCACCTAAGCGAGGATGAGAATCATGGCATTGACGCCTTGGGAAGCTCAAATTGATCTGGTCGTGAACGGCCAGCAGGTACAAGATACCACGCCCAACCGCGCACTGACGCAGCTGATGCGTCGTACGGACTACCTTAAGGAGATGATGGCGTTGATCTCCGAGGGTCAGGCGATCTATCACCGAGCAGTTGCGTTGAAGTCTGACGTCCTGGTGGGTGAGGCTGTGTACTGGAATGCCGCTAACGCCCGGTACGAAAAAGGTCAGGCGGGTACGACTACGGAGTCCACCGGCGGAATCCTCCACGTCGCCGACAGCGCATACGTTGCTGGCCTCGTCACATCTAAGAGTGGCGGGACTACGGGCGATGTGATTCTCTACGGGTTGCTTGAGGACTTTGACTTCTCCAACACGCTTGGCGGGGAAACAGCCGTAGCAGGTCAGTACTACCTCGGCTCTACCACGTCAGGTGTACTCACGTTATCGCGCCCCCCAGTTGGCGTTTTCGTGATGACCCTACGGGACACAACGTCCGCGCTGATCAATCCGACACCGAAGGATATCCTTGACGGCCACATTCATTACCGCTTTGACCTGTACGCGCAGCCTGCCGGTTTGGCCGCGTGTCAGGCTGAAGGTGACCGCCACCACATCAGAGACATCAACCCGAACGCACAGGGCTGGCTGCCTGCCGACAATGCTGTGTTCGGCGGAACTGCTCCAGCAGGCGCCAAGTTTGGCTACAACATCGCTCAGCACGCCGACCTCTACCGCGCGTGGCCTCCCACCCCTATCGGCGGTGTTTATCTCGACCAGAACGGTTACGCGGTAGACTTGAGCACGGGCGGTACCTGTATTATCGATATCAACGGTCTCTGGTGGATGAGTGACTGTTACGGTCACGGCCCCTGGGCGCCGCAACACAGCCCGTGTGACAGCTCATCGTCCTCGTGGTCCAGTTCCAGCGGGGAATCCTCGTCCAGCAGTAGCAGTTCGCATTACTGGTCGAGCAGCTCGTGCGCGGATGCGCCCCCCGTCAGATACATGGAAGGCCATGGCGATCTCAGCGATATGTCTATGACTCTCTGGTTCACCAAACTGGTGTACAAGACGAGTGATTCCACCGTTACGAGCCTACAGCCCGCGACTGGCTCACCAGTTACGGTGGTTGGATGTACCGGAGCAGCCGCGACGACCGGCGACCTATTCCTCGATATCAATCTCGAGCTCTCTGAGTCGCCCGTCTTGGTTGACGGCGCTCTGGTCATCAAGTCCTTTGAGGGGCTGGCGGCTAAGAAGGGTTACGTTGTCGAGAAAATTGTGCCCGGGTCGAACATCAACGTCTCCGGCTCGCGCGGCAATGATACAGACGGGTACCAAGGTACGGTTACCATCGACGCCATTATCCCCGGCAGTGACCAGCAGGAGGGCGGTATCGAGCTCGTAGGCCTCGACAACGTTCGAGAGCAGACGTACCAGGACGTTTTCTATCTTGGTATGCCCACCACAATAGCGTCGGAGCTCCGGTGTAAGATAGAACTGCCCCGTAGCGGACTCCCGTCGTCGCCGAAGCTTAAGATCTGGTTCTGGATGCTCGCACGCGCCGCGGGCACGCTGCCCCGTATGGACTTCGCTTACCGAACGATGAGCCGTCCTAGCGCGTGTGTAGCTGAGAACCTGCCGATTACGGACACTACTGTGTCTATCGACGTTCAGCCCAACGTATGCGGCGCTTTGTCCGCAAATCAGTACATCGAAGTAGAGAGCTCGCAGTTTGACGTTGAAAACGGCGATGTTGTCTTCTTCTCTCTGCTGCGGGCCGCAAGTGATGGGTACTCCGGCGAGGTAGGAATCTTGCGCGTCGGCTACCTCATCGAGTCGGCCGCTTCCAGTTCCTCGTCTTCATCCTCGGGAGGGTAGGTGACCTTTGGCGATCGGATCTACCTGGAACGTAGGCTGGCTTTCCCAAAATGGAAATCGCAACTACCCGTTATCTGAGGGCGCAACCCTCGTAGACACTACGTCTGCGTTCAAGATCCCGGATGACTTCTTGGTTGACCTCCTATTTCCGTATCACACAAACGGAACAATCGACAGCACTCTCTTCCACGTTATGACGATCACCATCTTTGGTGAGGGCGTTACCGTCGTGCTTGGGTATAACGGGACAGCCATCGGGTCTGTCAGTGTGAACTTCGATACCTTTGAAGCCTTTAGCACCGTCTCGATACAGGGCTACGGTGATTTTCACGACTCGGTGGGTAAGGTAACCTTCGGGTCGCTGGACAACCTCCTATTGCAGCCCAGCGGCAGCTGGTCCTTTGCCGTAGCCGACGCCAGGCTAGAGACCTGCGTGACGCGCCCCGACGTACGCGCCGTCACCGGTATTGTCCTTGTCAACGGCAGCGAAGAAACGGACGTCATACAGGGCGACATTCAGCTCGTAGCAGGTAACAACTTCCGGCTGTCATACTCTGTGGCTGATAGCGTCCAACAGATTCAGTTCGACGCTATTCAAGGCGAAGGTCTTGCGCAAGAGTGTGAGTGTATCGATAATGGTGACGCGGTACCAATCATATCGATTAACGGCGTTACACCAGACGACAGCGGTAATCTGAGCATCGTTGGTATGGAGTGCGTTGTAGTCGGCGCCGCCGCTAACTCCATCACGTTGGATGACGGGTGCTCTAAGCCCTGTTGCGGCTGCGAGGAACTCGAAGAGATTGTGCGTGCGATGCAGCACGTACGTAATCAAGTGCAAACCTTGGAGAACTTGGCATCGAGGCTTACAGGTGCGATCACACAGATGGAAACGAACCTGATCGCGTCCAAGACCGGCGAACTGCCTTGTAACACGTAGATGACCGAGACGTCAACAGATCCCGGAACCTCCTTCGGCATTCTTAGCTCTAGGGTGTTCATCCCATACCCATTCCGGAATAAGGTGACATCACCGGCCGGTATGGAGGAGCTCGTTGTCGATTTCTACTTGATGCATGAGAACGAAAGCGTGCTCTCCGCATTAATCAACTACCTACACGTTGACACGGTTGGCGGCACATACCACATTATCGTGAAGGACACAGGGTACGGCAAGATCTTCGACACCACGACCGGCGTCGTGACAACTACGTACTCGACCTACGATCGCTGGAGCGTCATCGAGTGGATCAAGGGGTCTGAGGTTTGTCGTATTGTCCTCGTCACGGACAGGATTGCGGACTTCACGTTCCCGGCCTCTCTAGCGGGCGCCTCCCTACACGACTCAACGTTTTACCGGAGACCTCTGCGTGTTAACAAGTTTGAGACCCCGCTCGGAGACTTCACTGATCAGGTTGAGTTGGTAAGCGGGTATAACGCAGAGGTCGCTCTTCAGGGCGAGACAGCTGGCGGGCGCATTACGTTACCGGCCGCACCGTTCAGTACTGCTACTACGCCACGAGACGCAACACGTGTGGAGATCCTAGCCGACGCGGGCGCAGGCGCCGGTGCGTACAAGGAACCGTGTGGCGCATCAGAGCAGTCTCTCCTCACAATCAACAACCAGACCACCAGTGATGGCGACCTTAGACTGATTGCAGACGGCTGCTACTGGATTGAAAGGCCGTCTACCGTCTCTGGTGGATACGCCACCATAATCGACGACAACATGCTGAAGATTCACAACGATTGTGGGCCGGGGTGCGAGTGCGAGGACTACATCAACGTTTACCTAGCTCTAAGTCGCATATGGGAGTCTGCGCAAAGCGCGGCTATTCAAGTACAGGGCCTGCGGTCAGAGTATGATAGACTCCGCGCGCTCTGGCTTGCCCACCAGGACTGTTACGAGCAGGGACTCAAGACCCACGTACGCATTATCCCGAAGCCTGGGTTTGGCGTGCTGGTTATGGGTATGGTCATGAACGCGCAGCCTTGTGAACTTGACCCGCCGTTCCATATATCGTTTGAGGCGTTCATAAACGATCACATCGTTGGCACATTTGTGCCGCAGTCTGGACGTATGACGTCCGATGATGTAAAGTTTAACATGGTTGACCCGTTGCAAGTATCCCAAGGGCTGTGGAATATAACGTACACCTCAGTCCTCAAAGGAACGCGATGGATTCGCTATACATTTGGGTTGGAGTTCGTTGCTGACGAGGACGGGTACGATAGAACACAGTACCCACTTTCCATGCTTATGCGCGTATATGACGGTAGCGGTAACTCCACATACGAGATGTCCGAGACAGTTGACCTACTGGCGCCCCTACAGAAAGCGTAGCGTATACACCTGTGGCGATCATCCAGCAAGAGTGGCATAATCAGAACGAGAATAGGAACTACCCGTTTGACGACAACGCGTCACGGCTAGGTCACGACGGTACGCTGTTGCCCAACGATATCATTGCCGATTGCAACATCACGTTCCCGTCCAGCTATGGTTCCTATTTGTACGTGTCCTCAGTCGTTGTCTCCAACGAGACCGTCTCCGTAACGTTTTTGGCCACAGACACGTCCCCGTACTGCGGCGGGTCATCGACAACAACATTCCGCCCGATCGCGGCCATTACGGTAGTGAACCCCTCTAAGTGGCGCAATTACGCCGTAGACGCGCTGGTTGACGGCGTGGCGGGGTGGGTAGCCTTCGGGACAGGCGTATACGAACACTCTTTGCTGTCACTTCGCTTTGAGACGCCTGCCGCCTCAATGCTGACGCCTAGAAGCGCCAGAGGGTACGAGGCTCCTCCGGTAACGTCCCTACGCAAGGAGCAAGACGCAAACACGATACAAGGCACGGTACTCCTGACTGGTGCTGACCAGACCGTAATCGTCGAACCCGGCACACGCGTAATCGACGGGACGTCCCAAGATGTCGTCCTGGTTGGCCTCGACCTGTCGACTAACCCGAAAGACGTCCTGAGAACATACGCGGGCGACTGCGGGGGCCGACCTGATAGTCTTAGCTGCGCTAAACAGCCATTCCTTGACATCAACGGTGTCCGCCCTAACGAGAGCGGCAACCTGGACGTAATATTCCCCAGCCCAATCGTGGCGTCACCGATCTTTGGTGGTGGTGGTATCATTCTGGACCACCCGCTGGGGCTTGGAGACGTCTGTACCAAAGAGAACTTGGTCGACGACGACCTCCTGCTGCCCTACGAGCCCAGCGACTCCTGTACGTGGTACTTCTCCTCAAGCTCCTCGTCCAGCGACAGCTCAGAGAGTATCTCGTCTTCGTCCAACAGTAGCAGCTCCTGGTCAGCCGCGTCGATCTGCGAGGACTGGGAGCCGCCGAATACACCATGGCACTGGGACGATCTGCTGGGCACATGGACGTTGGAGATCGGCGGCCTTAGTACGTTACGAAGGTTCTCCGACCCCAACGTTGGCGGCCCGCAGCTTAGTGTCTACAGATCTGCGAGTGCGCCAAAGGATGGCGACCACCTTCTGGAAGGCGCTGCCCGCGTACATGACGCTGACGGTAATGCGTTCCTCGTATTTGGGTTTGAAGACGAAGAGAACTTCTGGTTCGCCGGGTTCTCGACAAAGAAGATGTTCGACGGGTCTGATTTCAAACAGCTCGCGTACATTGGGCGGCGTACGTCGGACTCCGGGGCGAACTGGGATAGCGGCTTGGGTTACGGCCTGAGGTTCGAGCGTACGGCCGAGGTAGCCCCGACGACGTTCCAGCCGGGCACTGACTACTACATAAGCGTTGAGCTCCACAAGATCGGCCACACGACAAGCATCTCTCTTCGGATCTATGACTACGCGGGTATCGCAGTGTCCTACGTGGCTATCAACGTCACAACGTCCTTGGTTACCCCAGGCCTGCTGGGAATAGGCGTTGCGGATAGCTACACCGAGTTCGACAACATCGGGTGGGACTGTGGTACTCAGATGTCTTCGAGTTCTTCATCCACGAGTGTGTCGAGCAGTTCATCCAGTAGTTCTTCATCGTGGAGTTCCTCGTCGTCGAGTAATTCGTCGTCGAGTAGTAGCTCGTCTTGGAGTTCAAGCTCTTCGTCCAACAGCTCCAGCTCCTCCTCGAACAGTTCCAGTTCCTCGTGGAGTTCCAGTTCCTCATCATCTTCCAGCGACTCGTCAGAGTATAGCCCATTTGGTGAATTTCCAACCTCGGCGACGCTCTACGTAGGGTCGTATACGCCCGGCACCGCGATTGTAAATCTACACGCCATAGACTCATCGTATTTGGGCGTGATTGAGGTCGTGGGGACCCCAGGGTACGATCTATATCTTGATTGGCAGTACACCGCGCCGCAACGTACGCAAGCGGTAAAGATTGTTGGGTTCTATGAGGGTAATCCTGCGCACAATGTTAAACTATATCAGCGGGACTACCTGCTTGGCCAGTGGGTCGCGGTTACTGGCGATGCTTCGGACTTCCCGCACAATACGACAGATCAGACGTATCAGTTTACGCTCGGGGACGCTGCGACTTACGTTTCTATAGAGGGACATAGATCGCTACGTTTCCTTCATACGAGCAACGGCTTAGCAGGACATCAACTAAACCTGAATTATGTACAGCTACTGGATCCATAATGGCTAGAGCACACCTATTTCAAGAGTGGCGAGACCTGACACGGTACATCAAGTATCCGTTCATGGATAGCGCTACGCTTGTCAACAGTGTAGGCGACACCATCCCGGAGAATCTGTTCAGCGATGCAAGACTGTACCCTGTCGGCGGGGGCGCCGGACAGTTTCTGTCGCGCGTTACTATCGATGACGATGTTGTCATCGCGATCTCGGACGCAAGTGGCGAAATCGCAACAGGCACGTTTGACTTTGACACTGAGATTGATGTCGTTAAGGTGCTTGACCTGTACGGTCGCCCCGCTGGTGTATTCGTATCGTCGTGGGACCGCTTACAAACACTTGTCAACTGGGCGCCAGGAGACCACGAGTTTGAGCGTGCGCAGACAGAGTTTGCTGCGGCTGTTGTTGTCCCGCAGCCCATCGTAGGTGTAAATGGTATCGTACTGGCCGACGCCACCGTGTTCACGGGCGAGGTCATACTCGTAGGCCATGACGGTATCGTACTACGAGAGGACGGTGGTACGGTACGGGTTGACATCGTTGGCGATCCCTACTATCTTCGTAAGCTATGCGCCGAAGAAGAGGTCGAGCGCGAGTGTGTGCAGGGTCTAAAGACGATTAACGCGATTGCGGCCGTAGACGGTAGGTTCACGATCACCGCCGGAGACAATCTCGCCACCGATACAGTATTGAGAGTCACCCCGACAACCGATGGGCTGCGGCTCACCGTTGTTGGACAGAAAGGAATCTGATGCCAGGCGTTGACTGGTACAACCATAACGAGCACATTGATTACCCGTTCCTTACGAACGAGGTATCCAGCTCGTCGTCTGCAGCTGGGTCAGACAACTACATTGACCTCCGGGCGGACGTTACCGAGTTTCAAGCTGGTTGGGGGACGTTCCCGGCCGCCTATGCGCCTGAGGACTGCATCGACTTCGATACGCGGCATCCGAGTATACCCGATACGTCCACTTACGTGTGGACTAATGTCGCTCCGGCTGTTATCTCCTTTACAGCGGTTGACGTATCTGTACCTATTACCGGCTACTCCGTATTCTTCTACGCCAATGTGCCTGTAGGAACCACGATGCTCCTCCGGGCGGCGGAGTCGACAACCGTAAACAGTGACGTGTACGTCGTAGGTACAGGGGTAGCTCAGTGGCACGAGTTAGAGGTCGATAAAGCTTTTTCCGCCGTCGACTTTAACACAATCGTCTACTACTTTGTCAACACGGTCGTGCCCTCGCCTGTACAGACTAAAATGTACGCGTTTCATGTGCGCGCGCATTATCTCGGCGAGCCTGTTAACACGATGCCCTACGAGGGTAGAGGCGTTATCGACGCTGGCTTCATTTTGGGCCCCAATGCGGGCTTCGACGTGTCACAGCACCAAGTTTACCTCCACAGCGTCACGAAGACCGAAGACAACATCGAGTTCGACTTCCGCACCGACGCGGCCGAGTTCGACGGCTGGCGCTTTCTGTTTACGAGAGACTTCACGACAGCCTGCTTTGGGGAAACCGAGTATGTGGACGCTGAGGAGATACCGGTTTCATCCTCATCCTCATCCTCGTCGTCTTCGTCCCTATCGTCATCGAGTAGCAGTTACTCATCAAGTTCTTCATGGTCGTCGTCGAGCAGCAGCGATTCGTCTAGCTCTTCGTCCTCTTCATGGTCATCGTCATCGTCGAGTAGTAGCGACTCGTCGAGTTCATCCTCATCTAACTCGTCGTCGTCTAGCTCCTCGTCGTCTTCGAACAGCAGCTCTTCTTACTCTTCCTCGTCAAGCGCGGAGAGTTGGAGCTCATCCAGCAGTAGCTGGTCGTCAACAGCGGCTACGTACAACTTCATGGGCCGAGCGTTCCTCGTTACCGGCGACTTGTCCGAGTACGATGAGTTGGAAGAAGGAGAGACACTCTATGCCTTTGCCAACATCGAACCAGCATGTATCCAGACGCTTGCCAACAGCTATGTAACCGGCATCACGCTCGCGAATGATGGACGCAGATGCCCTACGCTTTGCGGGAGTAGCAGCTCCACGATGGGAGACGAGACAACCTTCTATCACACGCGTAATATGCGCGGCGCCATCATCTTACGAGAAGGGCACAATTGCGAGCTGGTTATCAACCCCGGCAATAATCAAGTGGAAATCAACGCCAATCTGGAGTATGGTAGAGGACAGACGTGCGTCGACATCATTATCGACGAGGCTGGGTTCTCCAGCGGACAGCTGTGTGAGTCTTGCGACGACTTCGTTACGGACATTAACGGTGTAGGCATTGAGGCCACATCGTTCAACATTTCTGGAGACTTCGGGGTTAAGGTTGTCCCCGATGCAGCGGGTCACCGCCTTGTTATCGAACTGGCAACGAATCTTTGTGGCGCGTAGCGGACAACTATGACAAACGCATTTTCATCAAGATCAGGGTGCTCGCTACCGGCTATACCGGCTATCGATGGCAACCTGCTGCCCAGTTGCACACTTGAGCTGCCCCCGGACCCTATATTCGCTGGCAACTACTTTGATTTCCCCATCCCGCCGCCGCCGGACTTCCTTTTTGGATGTTACGAGTTCGGTTTCCAGCACACGGGCACCGCCTGGACAGATCTTCAGGCAGTAGCTGAAGAGTCATCCGCGTTTGCGACCCCGGACCTATGCAATCCTACGGTCGACGTACTGGTCTTGCCTGACGACGAACTGGGGTGGTGTGACCCAAAGGTCACGTTTGATCTAAAAATCCCAGCTACGCACATTACGATCTTTAACCCGGAACGTCCCAGCTGTAAACACACGCTTGGCCGTATTGACATAGTTGAGAACCCCGGTTGTCGGTCTGTGCTCTCGATGGTGTTAACGTGGGCTGAGGCGTGCTTTGCGCCTGAAGTAAGCTTTAGCCCGGTCATCATATCGCCGGAGCTGCCGTCTCCGATACTTCCTTCTCCCGACGTATCCATTGAGGTATCCCCCGACGTATCCATATCTCCTGGGGTATCCATATCTCCTGGGGTATCCATATCTCCTGGGATATCTGTATCGCCTGAAATAACGCCCAGCCCCGACCCGCCGTGGTTCTCGCCTGCAATTTGTACCCCGTCTTTATGTTGCTTCGGTAACTTCTCGGAGTACTACGGCGGTGAGTGTTCTACCGAAGCGAACGAGGCCGTGTGGGACTCGCTGGGTGGCCTTGGCCAATGGAATATGCAGTGCGGTCCCGACTCCACTTGTTCCGACGAGTATGACTGCGTCTATTCCATTGAATCGATGTATGTAGACGGATTATGTCAGATACACTGGTGCCTGGAAGATGACGGCTGCACCTCCCCTTCGCCGTCTCCGACACCGACGCCGACTCCCGAGCCGACCCCTACTCCCGAGCCGACTCCGACGCCAACTCCAGAGCCGACTCCGACTCCGACCCCAGAGCCGACTCCGACCCCAACTCCAGAGCCGACTCCGACCCCGACCCCAGAGCCGACTCCGACCCTAGAGCCGACTCCGACTCCGTCCTCCCTTAGCCCAGGCCCGCCAGGCTGGACATGCGTTGAGAGAATAGATAAAGATGCGCTCGGAGCTACAACCAGTCATACAGCAAAATGTTGGGCCGACACTTCAAGGTGGTTCGACTGGTTTGATTTCGACAAAGAATACACATTCGGCGACGGGACGTTTATATTCCACAGTCTTGGAAGCTACCCAGATGCTTTTGAGTGTGAATTCTATTGTGAAGTGTCGCCGTCGCCATCTCCGAGCCCGTCTCCGAGCCCATCTCCAAGCCCGTCTCCAAGCCCATCTCCGAGCCCGTCTCCAGAGGAGGGCACTCTTTATATAACGTTCTCGAATCTCCGGCACGGGTTCACGCCTAGAGAGGGAGAACATATGCTCATTGGTAGCATGGTGGGTGGCTCGTGGATTGACCCGGGAGATACCAACACTAGGCTCACATGGATGGGTAGCTTCTGGCGCACAGAATTCAGCGTCAACTACAACTGTGCGTGCGGGTTTGCTGACTCCTCAGGTTTAGGTCGCTGGGACAACCCGTGGAATGGCGTCTATGACCAGATCCACGGCTGTGCAGACTCCAACTGCGACGGTCCTCTTGGTAACCAAAGTTGTGATGTAGCTGGAGATGAGCCCCCGTATACGTGTACGGTTTCACTTTACCCGGCGTAGTAGCTTGACCTGTTAAGGAAAACCCGATGGACATACTAGAAGACATAGACGAACCGTACCCTAAAGTTATGCAGGACTTTGACGCGGCGAAGAAACTCAACTGCCCGCACATGAGGCCCATAAAGAACGGGCCACTATCTAACTGCGAGCTTATCGCAGAGCTGGGCGGTGGGGATCTGCCTTTTGTCGGATCCATTTGCCTTAGTTGCGCTGGCGGGCCGCACCCATTTACTAAAGAAAGCCCACGTCTTAGAACTCTTGCCGCGCAGAGCATTCGAGTCATGGTCCGCGCAAGGTGTAAAACGATAACTGAGGACACGCTCCTCAAGAGTGTGCGAGCTATAAAGGTATACACGGACGTCAACACCGCTGGAGGCATTCTCGTTCAGTGGGTACGTGACGGTTTACCGCAAGACCTTGCCGTCAAAGCAGCAACTAAAGAACTTTCTGAATTGATGTAAAGGCATAACAACGGTACTATGTAGCTGCGGCGCAGCATATAGAGGAGATACACCGATGGCGGAAGACAACATCCTGGCGCGTATCCACGCGGCAACACAGGAGCTCAGCACAAACGGGGAGCTAGACAGGCGGATACACGAAGAGCTTACTCCCGGCATCAAGACACGGGTAATAGGTCCGTGCGCTTACAGGGGCAACGAGAAAGAGGCGCGAGAGAAACCGTGTTGTGGGGGTAAGAAAACACGGGAAATCCTTTTTGCCTGTAGTCACCCAGAAATTGCAGCCGGGGAATCCTGGTCCGCTATCTGTCAGCGCTGTAGGTTCATATCCCCGGTCGCAAGCCAACCAAACAGCCTGCTGGGCGCCAAACGCATACTTGTTATGCCGTGGGGAGACAAGGGATCTATCCGCAACCTAATCCAAGCCCTCGACAAAATGTCGTTTGACGTGTCGGTTCTCCAACGTGGTGGAGGTGAGTGGAAGGACGCCGCGGTTGAGAAACTGAAGAACGAGCACTTCGACCTTGTTGTAACCTGGCAACGCCTTTATAGCATGGGCTGGTGCGAAGAGGTCAACAAGATCATTGACGCGCGGAACATCCCTAAGCTCATCTTGGACTTTGGCGTGTGGGACCACTACAAGTCGGCTATCGTCGACCCGGTTGGTGATAACGCCGAATCTGCGGTAGCCGGTAACTTCATTCGGTTACTGCAAAACCCCTTGCAAGCCAAAGCTACAACAGATGCAATGATACGGTTACCGGCAATGGTTGATACGGTTAAGGCGTCGGCCGAGATAGGGGCGACGTATCTGGACGATGCAAACCTGTCCGGTCTTCCTAAAGACTTTATGCTTCTGCTTCTGCAGCGTACAGGAGACCAAGTACTTCTACGAGACGCTCCAAAGTCTAGGCAGGATCAAAGCCGTGTCGCCCGAGATATCATTGCTGAGGCAAGACTCGCAGGCAAGTTTGTGGTTGTCAAGCCCCACCCGTTTGATAAGCCTTTAGAGGGCGTAGAGGCATCTGGGCCGCATCACCGGCTAGTAACAAACTTGACGATGGGAGATCAGAACACCGCGGTACTGTCGCATCTGCTGCTTAACTGCGAGCGGATGATCACCGTGAACTCCACAACAATCTTTATGGCCCAGTTGCTAGGCGTACCTGTATTCACGCTTGGTAAAGGCTGGTTTTCTGGGAACAGAGTTGCAAATGAACCCCCGCTGATTCGCGGTGCGGTTCTTGATAAGAATGCAGTAGACGTAGAGTACGCCAAGAAGTTCTTCGCGTTTATGTATAGCCGACAACTAACAATCGGTGAGTGTGGCGAGCCGGAAGCCGTGCTCAGGATCCTGAAGCTCATGCACCCGTCTTTGCTAGAGTCTTCGGAGGTGCAATCAAGCTCGTCGCCAGAGCCTCCAAAGGTTCCGACGCCGCAAATCACGATGCCTACTATCAACGCCCAGGCCTTGTCGAAGACCCTAAAGCCCGCCCCACGCTCTGAGATGAAAGACGTTACCGCCATGCTGTTGACATGGAAGAGAGACTCCGCGCAGCAAGTAGTTAACTCTTTGCGCGACTCGGGCGTACAGAACATCTGGATATGGTGCAATGAGGGCGCAGCTGTACCTGATGGGGTCGATGTGTCCATCGTGTCTTCTACCAACCTAGGTAACTGGCAGCGTTTTGCGATGGCGCCGCTGGTTCCAACTTCACACATCCTTTATTGCGACGACGACTGTACGATTACGCCTGCCGGTATTCAGGCCCTTTCCAAGGGTATGGCGACGTTCCCCAACAACGTACTTGGTTTATGGGGGTGGGCGTTTAACCCGTCGTTCGAACACTACCGCCAGCGGGAGGAATTTCATAGCCACACGCTGCAGGGACATCAAGCGATGTATGCCGATATGATCTCCCCGTGTGGAATGCTCGCGCCGCGTATCGCTATCCAAGAGGCTATGGGTAAGGTTAACTACTGGAACACAGCCCTGAAGATATTTGGCGACCACACGTTGGACGATATGACACTTTGCCTGGCGATGTCGAAATGCGGATGTGGCAGGCCCGCTGTCGTACAGGGTGAGGGGGCCGGACTCAAGTTTATCAAAGACACCGCCCCCGCGTCTTCACTCGCTCTGAAACCGGGCCGTCGAGAGATACTATACACAGAGACACTTCCGGCGTTCCGCGGAATCGGATGGAGTCCGATTAAAGAGGGGAAGTAACAGCTATGGGAAGCCTGTTAGATCGCATCAAGGATGCAGCACCCAAAGATCTGAAGCCTTACGTGCCGCCCGCCGATGATATGAAGGGGGCGCACATCTATATTCTATCGCACGAGCGATATGAGCTGCTACGATGTTGTTTGGCGTCTGTATGCGCGTCTCCAATGACGTGCTATATCCATGTTATTGATGACTCGAGTCAAGATCCCCGCGTGATGAAACTGATATGCGCGTATCTTGAAGCGGGGCTCATTAAATCTGTTACTACCACTCCGCATCATCTGAAGCACGGCTGGTCGCGCCGTCTGATGATGAACCATTTTGACGTAGATGATGCGCACACACTCATGCAGCTCGATGGAGATATTGTTGTGCCGCCAGGCGGCTGTGAACGTATGATCTCGATATTTCGTCAGCTTCATCAAAAGGCTGATGTACAGTGGCTTGGCGCGTGCCATATGGAGTATTTCTATGGTAAACCGAAGAATACACAAGAGGTCATTTCCGGTGACGAGAGATATTTGATCGAACGCTTAACCCGCAATGCGAGTGAGGCCGCTTTCGTTATGTCAAAAGAAGCGGTCCGGTATAAACCTGCGCTAGATACGGTGGGGCCTCCTAGAACGCATCTCGGTAATTTTATTGTAAAGGTCGCGGAGATGGGAGTGACAGCAACCTTGATCACTCCGCCTATTCGGTTTCAACATATGGGGGCGTTTGATTCAATCGTTTGGCCGGGGCGCCCGTGGCCTCGCTACCTCTTTCGCGGCCTAGATGGTAAGCCATGGCAGCCCTTTGAGTGGTGTGAAATAGACTACAAGGAGATGGAAAGCCGCTACCCAAAATCCGTGAAAGAGTTGTCGGATAGAATTATCGAACACGCAGAAGTGGAGCTCCCAAGTGTCTAATATCGTTGAACGTATCACAGCAGCGTCATCGTTTCAACAAGGTAGGGCAATCCAAGAGAGTAGGACAAAGGAAACCAGCGGAACCTCGCGGGTCATGAAGTTTCCGAAAGCTATTCGACACAAAGACTTTAGGATGTACGCCGCATCAATTCTGAATTCGGCGAAGTTCGCCGGTATCGATATCGTTTACGAGTCAGGTAGAATCTCACCTGTAACGGGTCTTGTCTTCATCACGCTGAACGGCATTGACGCGATTATTGACTACGCGGACGGGCTAACTACCAGGTGCCCCGATGTCACAACTCCGGTGTTCAGATTCAACTACACGCCATTAGCGCCAAATCCACGCAACACTTACGCGTTTGTACCGCTGACTTTTTACGATTGGAACAGCTTCAACCAGATGCGAGAGTCTCTACCGAAGAAAAGAAACACAACACAGATTATTGCGACACAGCGCATTTTTCCGCCCCGTCTACTTTGGGATGATTATTTTGATACTGTTGGCGTGGCAGCCCAGTTACCTATTCGTCGACCGGCGGCGTGCGGTCTAAACAACCACCCACGGGAATACGTCCGGGGTATACTAGAGCCCCATATTGGTAAGCGGTTCATTTGGAAACGAGAGAGCCGCGACGTCTTTCTTCAGCAGCTAGTTGACCATTTGTTTACGTTCCACGTGCCGGGTACGAGGTTTGGTATTCTAGACCGGACAGTTTCTGAACACATGGCGTTTGGCGGTTGTGCTATATCGTCTCAGATCCTCACCGAGCTGCCCTATGGGCAGAAGCTTATCCCCGGTGTACACTACGTTCAGTGCGCAGACGACTTCTCCGATGTTTTAGAGGTCACCGATTGGTGTTTACAGAATGTGGATAAATGTGTGGCGATAGGTCAAAACGCAATGAAACTGTTCGATGCTACCTATCGACCGGCCAAGGTATGGGATTGGGTGTATAACATGATAACGAATGATGATACCGAGAGTGACGCACGTAGGGTGTTTAATACACGACTGGCTAAGGTAAGAGCCGACAGAATCAACATGCAACAAAATGTCGAGGAGCTGTTTTCCGCGTTCATGGAAATGTGGAAGATTCATCCAAGTCGATTTATGGAGATAGGATCACTTAACGGCGGCTCCCTCTATATACTCGCCGGAGCATGTGCGCCGGGCGCTGTAATAGCCTGTTTCGATATTAAACGAGTTACTAAACGCCAAGCGATACTTGACGATTTACGCCGAGAGGGGTTTTTGACGTATGAACAAATTGGCGACAGCGGCTCGATGCAGACTCTCGACCGATTCAAAAAGATGTTTCCTCGCGGTTTAGACGCTTTACACATTGACGGGGATCATGGTAAACCAAACTGTTTCCTTGACTTTGAGTGGTATGGAACATCAGTACGTAACGGAGGCCTGGTTCTTATCCACGACATAGCGACTAAGTTTGAGTGTGCGGAAGCGTGGCTGGAATTACGACATCGATACCGACACGCCGAGTATAAAAACGGGGGGCAAGGGATGGGCGTTCTATTTGTTTAGAGACCGCGGACAGTTTACGACCTAAGATACTTGACTCGTAGCGACTGCGTTGCTAAACTCAGAGGAACTAAACCCCATAGGAGGTGGCCATGCCAGAATCAGTTCTCGTGATAAATAAGCAGAGCCCCGGCGACTACATTGTTATGAGCTCAGCAATTCGCGACCTAGCTCGTAGGCACCCGGGTAGGTACAGGGTAGCGGTCAAGACGGCCACGAAGGACGTGTGGCGCGAGAACCCCTACATCGAACACGAGCCCCTCCCCGTCGAGCCAAAGCCCAACGCCTTCAAGGCGGGTTACCCTCTGATCCATAAGTCGAATCAGGAGCGTGTCCACTTTATGTGGGGCTTCATCGAGGACATGAACCGCCACCTCCAGCTCGACGGGTCTCCAGGTCAAGAGCAGGTGGTGCTGACTGAGTTTCGACCCGACCTGCACCTGACGGACGAGGAGAAGTCAGTCCGCCCGTTCAAGGAGCCCTACTGGGTCATGGCGTCTGGCGGCAAGTACGACTTCACCGCCAAGTGGTGGAACCCCGCAAGGTGGCAGACGGTCGTCGACAGCCTAGCCAAGCAGCATGTCCTGTGTGTCCAAGTAGGCGAGCAAGGGCATTACCACCCAAAGATGGCGGGTACGATCGACATGGTGGGCAAGACGCGCTTCAGAGACCTCATGAAGCTGATCTATCACGCTGAAGGCGTTATGTGCGTCGTCACGTGTCTTATGCACATCGCGGCTGCATTTAACCGCCCGTGCGTCGTTGTGGCTGGCGGTAGAGAGCCCTGGTGGTGGGAAGCTTACACCGCGGAGAATCGACTGACCAACATGCGGCGAGGCATACCCGACTGGAACCCGCCGGAGACAGACTTCTTTATCCCTCACCGATACATCCATACCTGTGGCCAGCTGGACTGCTGCAAGGCAGGTGGGTGTTGGAAGGGTAGCGTTGTGACGAACAAGGAGAAGGACAGGTGCAAAGCTCCCTACCTTGACGATGGCGCCACGATCCCACAATGCCTGGCGATGATTACGCCCGAGCTGGTTCACCAGTGTGTGATGAGCTATTACGAGGACGGCACGCTCACTCGATAGCAACGTGTTACAGAAACAGGAGAACACCGATGGCACAGCTTGAACCGTTTACAGTAGCACCTGAAGACATAGCCGCCTGCGCGGGCTGTGGTGAAGATGTACGTGGTGCTGCGTTCAAAGACGTAGAGACCTCGAGGATTGTATGCACAGAGTGCAAGGACCTCTATACTGCCCCGGCCAAGCCGCGGCTGCCTGCCGTAACGGTCCGTAGCGAGCCCATGGACGTTGAACCTGTCTACGACAGCCCGGTGGGCTATAAACCAGAAGAGCTTCAGCCCTGCGGTATATGCGCGATGCTGTTGCGCAGCGAAGAGTCCATGTGGGATGTTGGACGCAGGCGCATTCTGTGTAAGGTATGTGCGTCCACCGAATACCCGGACCAGGTACGACTTGAATCTGGGATAGTCGTCACGAAGAAACCGGTTACCACCGACGCGGGCGAAGTGAAAGGCAACATCGAGGTAATCGAGGCCCGTAAGCGTGTTGACGACATGATGACCCAACAAGGTGCGGAAGTTCTTCAACAACTCCCCCCTACGGTTAGCGCCGCGCCTACGGTGCCAGACCACCAGACCATACAGCGGCTAGGAGGACCTGACGTAGCAGCTATGATGCAGACACACCCAGAGCTCAGATACATCGAGCCGCCCGTTGAGATACACGTCCTTCTTTATGGCAACTACACCAACTTGCACTTCCGGTGCATCAACAGCATCATTGCCAATACCCCGCCCGGCACCTACTCTCTTCGTATTGGTTGCAACGAGGTGTGTGAGGAGACGATGAAGTGGTTGGAAACAAGCGTCATGACGCAAGTCGATGACGTCAGACTCTTTGTCGCCAGGAAGAACGTCAACAAGTATCCTCTCATGCAGAAGATGTTTGCGGACATTCAGTCGAAGTGGGTGGTGTGGTTCGACGATGACACGTACGTCCTCGACGGTAACTGGCTGCAGAATCTCTCGATGAAGGTGGCTAAGCGGCGCCCGCAGGGCTATGCCTGCTTCGGTAAACCGCTATACGTCCACGTCAAAGAGGGGAACCAGGAGTGGATGAAGCAAGCCTCGTGGTATGAAGGCATGCCTTTCGCCGAACACCCTGACGCCAAGATGCGCGACAAGGGCTACAAGAAGGTAGACTTCATCCTTGGCGCGTGGTTCGCTATGGAAGCCTCGGTTATCCGCGAGCTTGGTTGGCCCGACAAACGCCTCAATCATAACGGTGGTGACGCCGCACTCGGCGAGGCGCTAAGGCAGCATGGGTACAAGCTCGACTGGTACCACGACGGTATCCGACCTGACGCCGAGGGCCGGGAGAACAGGCGTGGAACACATGAAGAGTATCCCGAGGCTGCACCAAAGCCGTAGCTCATGCTATAATCTATGGAGCGGTATTGGAAAGGGAGCAGAATGTCTTCATCGTCTTCATCGTCTTCATCCGCATGGCCGTACAGGTACGTAAAGCTACAGAAGAGTGTACCCGTCCGTTGGGACAGAGGTGCGCTCCACGGGTACCGTATGCTCGTCGAGGTGACAGAAGCCTACCTAATGAGCAGTGCGATCTTCATCTACCGCAGATTCTCTGCAGGTGCGGGCGAATCGGATACGTACGACGAGTTCACGAACGTCGCCTCCCCCGCGGATATGGAAGAGTACCCGCTGACAATACCCAATGAGACAGGTCGGCCGTTCTTCCGCTTGGCCACCATTGATCTTATCTTCAGGAACCTGGCTGACGCCGATGACGTGTGGGAATACATCCAGGCCGAGGTGAACTCGCTTGTTGTAGGTCTGAACAGGATGGATGACCTGGAAGCCACGTCGGTTGCCTTCTTCGGTAGCTCCAGTTCGTCCTCAAGTAACTCATCCTCGTCAAGTAGCTATTCGTCATCCTCATCCTCAGAGTAGGAAGCCATGGCTCTATTTCTGTCAGAACAAGCATTGAACGGCATCCTCAACGACCTACGAGTTCGAGCGGAGTTTCCGCAGCTGTCCTCCCTATGGCGTGAGACCCGCAACAAGAAGCCGTGCAAGTGCAACAGGAGCAAGGCTAGAACGAAGATACTCCAACGAGCAAAGCGCGCGATTACGAGCCTGCCCCCGGCGAAATTGGGGAGGCTGAAAGAAATACTCGGGATCAAGAATATAGAGGTTTGTACCCTTGAGGGAGGGGTGGTCAAGCAGGTGACGCTATGACCCGATCGCCTTCATACATCCCGCTTAGAGGGTTACTATAAGCTGGAGACCCGTAGCTGTGCACTTCCTCCCATAGGAGGTGTTGGTTGGCAAGATTGTCAGCGTTTCAAATAGGAAAGTTACTAGCAATCATATTTTGGATTCTAGTGTTCCTTTGGTTTATTGGCGGCTCGGGTTAACCACCCGAGTCTTGGGGGCTAACGCATTTATGTGTTGGGCCCCCTCTCAGGGGGCCCAGCATGTGGCCTTACTCTTAGCTATGCGTCCTTACACACGCACATGCGTGTAGACGCTGAATAGCAACGTGTTACAGAAAGGACAGCACCGATGGCACAGGAAATGCAAACCGTACTCGGCAACGGTAACACCATCACCGTCGTAAGTTCGGAGTTCGAACACGGTGACCTTATCGTGATCCTCGAAGGTCAAAAGCCTGACGAGGTTGGTTCCGCCGAAGCCAGACAGCTCGCATACAGTGTCCGAACGCAGAAGGGCATGGAGTCCGCTGGCCTTGAGGCTCAAGGCGGCCCGTATCCCGTGGATGAGAAAGGCGACCTCGTAGCCGCTGGCGCTCCGGTCGAGCCTGAGAACCTCAGGTTCCGGCAGGCCTTCAAGCTGAACAGGACACGGATGTGATCTCCGCAACAGTCAAAGACTTAATCACGGCAGACGAGTACACGCTGCAGGACATACGGCAGGGGATGTCCATCTTCCATAATCACGATCACCTCATATTCCACCCGGGGTGTGAGGAGATCGAGTTGATGGCGGATGACATCCTTGTCGTGTCTCTGCATCGTCTACTTCTCTATATGGGGTTCGGCGCTCAGCATGTGCGTTCAATCATTGAGCACTTCAAGGATCAGCTGATAGCTATAGGGCTAGCTGTGGGTGATATGCGGAAAGTGCCGGTGATGGCGTCCACGCTACAGATCATCGACTACCGGTGGGCAATACTGGATGGGGGCATCTGGAACTTCGTGGACTACGAGGTGTCGGCGCCGCCTGAGGTACCGTTGACGTCGATCGCTATTGGGCTGCCGGTTGCTGTATACCGGGCAGTTGGAAAGACTGCAAAGCTTCTGGAGACCCGTTCAAAAGCGGAAGAGATGAGAGCTGATCGTGAACAAGACGGATCTGCTCCAGTACCCCAGCCTCCAGCTCCTGAAGAATAGACGTCTGGTTGTCGAAGAAGGTGGCGTGCATGATCGGGTCGTCTGAGAAGTTGATGCCAGCCATATCCTCTTGAGTGTTGGGCCGCTCTACCAGATGCCGTAACAGTTTCGGCGTTCTCCAGATACCGTACTCCTCAAGCGCCAGCCCCACGAACTGCTTGATTTCATGCGAGAAGTCGTATCCCTGTTCGTCAGGCGGGTCAAGTAGTGTGGCCTCAGCAACGGCCCACATGATCTCCTCCGGCTCAGCAAGCTCCCACTTGTCAAAACTCGCCCCGTTACCGGACAGCGCGTTACAGATGTGATTGAATGCCTCAAGGGAGTTGTAGAAGATGTCGGTGGTCAGGAGGGTCACGGCCGCCCAGATCTTGTCCCAGTTGCCCTTAGGTAACTCGGCCCCATAGTCTTCGGCCACCTGGATACGCAACGTGTCGGGTTCCCAGCTTAGGAACGCGGTGCCGTAACGATCCATGAGGATGGCCATCAAAGCGGTAGCGGTAGCTTTAGGGCTTTCGAGGACCTTGGCGAGTTGCGCCTTAGCGAGAGGGGTGGGCATGGTTTACACTTTATATCTGTGCGACAGCCGCCAAACCTAGCGTTTATTTTGTATTGTGTGTCTAGTTACGGCTGTCTCACAGAATTTCTTAGAGTTACGCAGTAGTCGTGTTATCCAGCGCCTGCTCAAACAGGTTCGCGTCGTCGCGGGGCAGTGTCGGCAGAATCTCTGCGAACTTCTCCGCATCCACAGACAAGCCGTCATCGGACAACACGGCGGACATGAAGTCTTCGCCCATTGCCTTTGCGATCTTGTCGAGCGGCAGCGCTTCAAGCGAATCTCTAGGCACCGTGGAGCCGGTTGTCAGCTGGATGGCCGCGCCAAGAACTGACGCAGCTTTTTCCTCAGTAACACTGAAGCAGATCTCTTCAGGCATATCGAGCCCGTCGAGGTAACTGTTGAAGAGGCCGGTCTCGCGGTCAACCGTATCCAAGATGAACGCGGCCGTCTTGAGCTGGTCATGCGACAGCGACTCGGCGTTACCGAGTTCGACAGCCATCTCAGCCAGCTTCTCGCGGAGATCGTTGTGTGTTTCGCCGAGCATAAGTACCCGACCCGCGAAACCCTCGGCAACGTCCTTAGGCATGGCCATGCCAAACCCGGCGGCCTTTTCAAGCCATTGGGCGACATCACTGACGACCGGGGTGACCTGCAGAGCATCCGAACGTTTGATCAGATTACGCGCGGCGTGCTGCCTGGCAACGAGGGGGAACTTGTGGGCCTGCATATGCAGCGACTCGATCGACCTCAGGCACGCCTCCTTTGTGTGGGCGGGGAAGAGTCGACGTTTGCCGATGCCTGCGACTTCGTAAACGAGGCCGAACTGAGCGTCGGGGATGTCACAAGGAGCCGAAATCTTCTCATGCTCAAGGCACAGCCGGTGGAACTCAGTGCCCATACCATGGTACGTGGCGCTCTTCTCAAGCTGGTCCCTGGTGTAACGAGCCTCTTCATCCGGGAGCTTATGGCTCTCGTCAAGGAAGAAGGCCGTAGACAGCCACGTAGCTACTTTCGTGTGGCAAGGGAACTTCCGGGTGACCGGATATGCGAAGACTGTGGGCGCTACATCGTCAAGGTTGTCAAGCGGTTTATCGACAGCCTGCTTGACGAACGGAGGAACTTCGTGTACCTTTAGAAGTAGGTGACGTCGTTGTCCGTTCAAATCAGAGTACTGGTCCGCGATAGGATTCATAATGCAGTCCTCAGTTCAAAACTTGAATTCACTCATCTCAGCTAAGTCCATCTTACAGGCCTTAGATGAGCGGGTCAAGACCTCTACCGCAGGTTTTCCGTTTGCGGCGGACTGCCCCTTCTGCGACGACAGCGAGAAATCCCTCCGTATTTTTCAAGATCCGCTCGACGGTCTAGGGTCCGAACACGGACCTTGGGTATTCTGTAGGGCGTGCGATTACGCCTCCGACGGTATTGGTTTCTTCCAGAAGTACCGAGATACGCAGGGTATTGTGCGTCTTATGGGTGTTTTGCAGACTGAGGGTTTGGTTTCATTGCCCGGCTCCATCATCGACCCCGTAACGATATCGTACTACCAGCGCGTACAAGCAATCAGCCGCATGCAGCCCATGGTACTGTGGGAAAATGCAAAACAAGAATATGCGAAAGGCGTGCAGCCGGAGTGGCACGAGTTACTGTTTGACAAGAAGTTGTGGGGCTCAGTAGGCGCAAGACAGTGGCGCGGACGCATGGACCGATACATCGGAATGATGACCCGCGACGACATCCTGAAGTATATCCCGGATGCAATGCTACCTCAGAAGGGCATGAGGCACGCGCTTGTTATACCCTACTACGATCTGCCGGGGCGCATACGTTCTATCCTGTTTGCGTCTAAGAACCAGGAGTACAGGTACTATGTCGATGAGCCTGAACTAGAGACACACGATGCCGGACTGGCGTGGATCAACTACCTCGACCAGGAACGTGTAGTCTACGCCTTTGACAACCCGTGGCTTGGTCTGCAGATGCAGCGTAAGCATTTCTTCGCAACGCATAGCCCAATGCCAATCGTCGTATGGGACAAGACGACTACCGGAGCATGGTTATCGCTCAACGCACAGCAGGTTATCTTCTGGGCGCCAACGCCGACCGTCGACACCTTCATCCAGGCACGCCTAGCACCGAACTCAAAGATCGCAATGAAGCCCAGCCCGGTTGCGCGAGAGATGGATGACTTCCTAAGCAGGCGACCAGCAACAGAGTTCTTGCGAATCATGGACAAGTTTGCATCTCCATGGGAGCGTGTATTCAAGTCCTGGTTCCTCAAGCTACCTGAAAACCGTTGCGCGATGGTGTTGGAGCAGATGGAGCTAACACCCGCGGAGACAGAGCGCATACTTCAGGACTGCGCCCGACACGAAACGCGCGAGATGAAGCTGCGGCTTGGGTACACCAAAGAGGCGCGTATCGCCAACTGGTCGACCTCCAAGATTAGATCAGAAGCCGCAGGCTGGTTCAACACGAACAAGGGGCGCAAGACTTTCCAGATTACGAGTTTCCACCTCGAGATACGTAAGACCGTTCACCACAAGCCCACTGGTAAGCATTACGTTGTTGGTACTCTCCAGACACACGGGTGCGCCGACATGGTGTTTACAGCTGAGCACGACGAGTTCGCTGAAGCCCCCGGGCAATGGATAACCCGGTTCATGATGGACAAGGGGCAACCCAAGCCGTTCATCTTACGCGGGTGGGAAAACAAGCTGATGAATATTGCTCAGGCGTTCCACTCTCCAACGAGTGAATCGTCTGACGGTAAGATTGGCTGGCAGCAGGGCACAGGCTCTTTTGTGTTCCCGTCGTTCTCGTACCAGAATGGAAAGACGATACGGGGCCGGTCACTATTCCTCATTCAGCCCGACGAGGACTTGCCGTTCCGCGGGCTATACCCGCCGCGCATTGCACTTACTCCGGAGATCGCCAACTCCTGGGCAGCTACAACGTCCAGCACCGCGGTGTTCCTCGCGACGGCCGCCACAGTGATGGCAAACATGCTCGCCCCTGTCTTCGAGCAGCCGTACACACCTGTTGGGTTCGTTGGCACCGAGAATGACGCCAGCAGCTATGTCGGTCGGATGACTGTAGACGCGCTGCGCCTCGTGAGGGTCGGGAACGACATCCTGGCTAACCGAACTAGAGGGGCTGTGCGTGACGCGCTCATGCTAAAGACAGAAGAACACACCGTACCCTACTTCTTCGACAAGGACGTGCTCGGGGAGAAGGGTCTTGCGCTATGGGCCACCGACGTGACACGGCCGATCATCGCAAGGCTCAGCCTGCTAGACCAGTATGCTGTAGCTACCTGCGGGACCTGGATGTTTATCAGAGCGCCCGGCGTGGCAACCAGAGCCAACAAGATTCTGAACATGCCCGCGATACTCAGGTACCTCAGATGGATACAGTCAAAGAACTACGAGCTTGAGGTAACAGGCATCTATCAGATCGACGTGCTGAAGAGTATGCGTGAATGGCTGGAGTCAGAATACCCGGACATCTCGTTTGCTGGCGCCTTCGACGAAGCTGAAGCGTCTATGAGTTACCTCTCTGTTGCGCCGGATATGTACTCGATAAGCGAGCGGATGCTGTTGTTGGTCTGCGAGTTGTACCGACGCGACGAGATCAAAAAGATCAACGTACCGTTCTATGAGGCGTACAAGAAGGGCACACTACCGGCGATGAAGAAGGCAACGGTACTCGTTGATAACGACAGCCAGGTAGTCTACATATCCAGAAGAAGGTTGTTGCAAAGATTGCAACGACTGGGGCTGCCTCATCCTAACCTGTCAGACGTGGCACAGTCATTCATTAAGAGTGGCGCCCTCCTTGAGGACATCGAGGATGCTGATAACGGCTCAGGGTGGGTGATCAAGCGTAAGACTTTCGAGAGGGTCTCGAAGGCCTGGAAAGATGCAAGTAGCGCTGTTTAGTATTCCCCCCTATCTACGTACTAACCGAGGAGAAAATCTATGCCGCCCGAATGTGATTTGTTCCGATATGAACCAGAACCTTTTGAGGTGTGCCCCAAGTGCGGGTCCGCCCCATTTCAATCAGTTAAGCGCGGATGGATCCAAAGGCCCAAACGCTTTCTATGGATCTTGTGGAAGCAGCCGTACTGCGCTATTGTCTGTTCTATCTGCGGTTGTCTAATTGGGCACGAGTACCCGCCGGAACCCAAAGACGACGATCAAACGTTCGCTAAGATTACACTCCCCAAGTTCAAACCAGGCGTACCGATGCCCGCCGTAGATCCTGCAGATGTATGTAACCTGGACGACCCGTCTTCCGCTATCTTCGCGGAAACTGTAAAGATGGTAAACGATATGGGCATCTCCGTACAGATAGGTGACAAGGTGGTCACCCCGGGGACAGCCGCGGATGAGGTGCTTAAAGCTATCCGTAAGGACTAAGTGAACGTAGGATGTCTCGGGGCAACGAAGTCGCGCTGTTCTGGCGTGAGCTTCATATCGAACTGCTTGGCCAGGTCAGGCCACTTGCGTGTCTGATGCCAGATGGTAACCGCGGCGAAGTTGACTGAGTGACAAAGGTCATCCTTCATCTTCGGGTTACGGGTAATCAGGAACACGTCGGCGCCCTTTGCCATCTCGTGCTTGTCTTCGATGAGCGCGAGGAAGTCACTGACCAGGTCCTTCATAGAGTCGTATTCGGGGAACGTGATACCGGCCGTCTTGATCATTGCAGTCGTGAGGATCAACGATCGGGTCTTGTCCAAACTCCAGAAGTGCCGCGACGATGTCTTAGACGGCGGGTTATGCGTCAGCACGTTCTTTGTCGTCGCACGGACGTAGAGCATCGGAACGATGCGGTCCATAGGCAGCCCGGCGTGGATGAGCAGCGCCTCTTTGATTTCGCCCGACCCGCCATAGTCATGCGCGATATACTGACACTGGAAAGCCTTAAAGTCCATGAGGATCTTAGCGGCCTCTTCATCGTGACTCAGTGAGGCGTAAAGACGCTCAGAGTATATGACTTCCAGTTTACCCGCGGGGGTGAGGCCCATAATGCATATTGTCGTAAACGATATCTCAGAGGCGCCACCGCCACCCCAGTCAACACCCATTACGCGGAGTGTATAGTTACCTACATGCTTGAGAGCCTCGTTGCGTTCGTTCTTCCAGTCGAGGCAGCACGCACGCTGGAGGTCCGTAAGCGTAATGAGCTTGACCCCGACGTCAGAGCTCTCCCCCAAAATCTCGTTCATGAACGCGGCCTGTGTTGTCTGGAACCCGTCCATGGCCGCAACGATCTTCTGCCACTTAGCCTCAACGCCGTAATGCATTGGCATGATGATCTGCGGAATATGATACCCAGCGAATAACCAGCGGCGGTCGGGGTACCTGTGCCACCACTTACCAAGACGCGGGTTTACCGGTTTGCTGCACTTTCCACAGACGATGCCCTTCCGCCCAATCATCTTGATGATGTCGTGATCAACGGACGGGATGTTGATGTGGCGACAGCTGTCGCACCGAATAGCCCACTCTGCCTGGGAACAGTCTTCCCACAGAGCCTGAATCGTATTGTCCAACGTCTTCGGGGTACCGCTGTACTGTTGCAGCGACCACTTCGAAGCATCCAAACAAGAACGGAGGATAGGAATGAAATCATAGTCAAGGTCTTGAACTTCATCGTAGACAGCCTTGTCTGCGGAGATACCACGAGCACGGTCTACGTCTAGGAGCGCAAATGTGAAGAACATTCGTGCCCCATTCTTCATGGTTTTCTGAAGTACAGAATTCTCGCAACTGCTGTTAATCATCATGTTTGCGATAGGTGAGTGCTCAATAAAGGGCCTCACGTAGTTACTAGAGAACTTTCGAATCTGCTCGTAGCGAGGTGTTACGAACATGGTTTGGAAGTATGGTGAAGTCAACGACTGCAAGACATTCTGCGCTGCGAGCGTAGTCGATTTCGATACCTGGCGCCCACACTTCAGCAGCAGCTGTTGTGGAACGTCAAGGTTGAACATCGGCTCCATCGGAAAGTGTTCCATCAAAGTGTAGGGCTCCCCCTTCAACGCCAGAAGTGGTAGAATGGGAACCAGAGTTCGCACCGGCCTAATGGCCTGATGCTCCACGAAAGACTGGATAACGTCTACCTGAGTTGGCTTAAAATCCTTTTTGCCGCTGACCCACGCGCCAATGGCTTGCTGGGTCTCTTTAAGTATGGAGGACAAGTATGGCTTCTCCCAATGATCCCTTCACTCTGATAGCAGAGTTGATCGAGGACATCGTTTCTTCGGCGTTCACTATCGTCGCCGGAATATTCCGCCTGTAACGGCGGCGCAACTGTTGTTCATTGTACAAGCAGCCCGGTTGCTGAGTCAACGACAAACCTAGGAGACAGTGACAGTGAAAACGAAATCATCCAGATCGTTACTTGAAGGTATGGGCCGTGTTGACCCCCGTCGGACCGTCCCAACTTACAAGATGAACTATCTACACTCCCATCGAAGACCAGTGACAGTGACCCCCTCAGCACTCGGGCAAGACACCGTCGAATCGCGTACCATTACCGTTGAACAGGAGGCTAGGATACCATTTGAATGATATATTCTCAGTAGGCGCCATAGCCGGTTGCTTAGGTGTGATCGTATTTGGCGTATGCACAGGCGACGGCTTAGTCATTGTAGCGGGCCTTGGCGGTCTTTATATCTTCGCCAAGGCTCAGTCTATGTCGGGGCCAAAAGGCCCTTAAAGGAGCAGGCATGAGTGAAATTGAAGACAGCGTAAATGAAACAAAGCCCAGTCCGTACGCCGTCGTCCTCGATCAGATCAGGGACGCGGTCAAGGCTATACTCGACACACAGCCAGCCATCAGGTCTGTCGCGATTGTTATCGACTGGGCAGTCCCAGCAGGCGTGACCGAAGCGTCGCCGCCGTCCGGAGCGTGGATCGTACAGCCGCAAAAGATCTCCCCTGTGGACATCATTGAAGTATCAGCTAAGATCGCGGAGTTTCAAGCTGGATTTTGTCTGCGTGGCGCGACAATGTTCAGACAGGCATCACCGACACAACCTATAGGGAACGAAACCGATGGCCAAGAGCAAACTGACGCAAGCGTGGGAGAGCCCGACCAGATTTAGTCTGGCCGAAGTACACCAGATCCTAGCAGCGGAGCTGAGAGATGTCCCAGGAATCGACGACCAACACCCCGACCTGGGGAAAGTCGTGCTTATACTCGGTAGCCACGGAGTGGGCAAAAGCCGAATTGTGGAAGAAGCTTGTGAGACAGCGGGCGCAGAATTTGGGGTCTGGCATGTTGGCGCAACGGTCTTTGAAGACAACGTCGGGCTCCAAGAAATAGTAGGGCCGGAGGTTGCTAGCGCTGAAGGCGCCCCGAGTACTGTACGGGGCACGGTTCACCGGGCCTCAGAGGGTATCCCCGGATTTAGTCGGCAACCTATTTCTCCCTCAGGACGTGGATGTATCTTCCACGACGAAGTATTTTCCGGTAGCGTTGAACACCAAGACCAGCTACGCTCAATCATCAGTGGCCAACTTGGCGAGTTGAGGCTGCGCCCAGGCTGGGTCCAAGTTGCTGCAACCAACCCCGAGACCGCAGAATACATCACCGTTAAGTCTGTCGATGAGGCGTTGATGTCGAGATTCATCATCCTCCCGGTAGAGCCCACAGCAGACGAGAAGCTCATGTATTGGAAGCAGAACGGCACGCTCCCAGACAGGCTGTTTCAATTCCTCTACCTGAACCAATCACTTATCAACGCAACGGACTCGCGAGCATGGGCCAACATTGGACACTCGCTACGTAAATGGGCTGCGGCCGGGATTGGCGCGGATCTGATCACCAACCTGTTTGAAATCAACATTAGTACCGCTGTCGCCGCCTCGTTTAACACGTTTATGGCTCTGGGCACCAACCCAGACCTGTATCCTATCTCGTCAGAGCAGTTTCTAGGGGCTACAACGGCCCAGCACCGTACACACCTCCGTAGGGTGGGTACATGGCTTAGTAAGGGCAAGACGGCGCTTATAGGAGCTACCAGCTTCGAATTAAGAGCGATCTTGTCCGCGCGTAGAGATATTCAGGAGCTCCGCGGCATTATTACGCCCACAGCCCGTGAATATATCTTCGATTTCATGGAGGCGATCGCCGATACCCATATGGATATGGTCGACGACCTCATTAACTCAGTTCAGAGTGGGCCACTTCAAAACGACATGCTGGATTACCTTGCCGCGGAGAAGCCAGGCCTACATGAGAAGATGATTCAAGCAGCAGGAGAATACGATGAGTGGGTCAACAGACGCCAACGCGCTCAGCAAACCGCAGCCGTCGGGTAGTAGACCACTCAACGCCGGGGAGCAAAAGTGTGTCAGCGATGCTGTTTACACGCTCCTCAGAGGTCAAAGCCATACGGATAGCGGCGATATAGGGTACGGCTTGTTCCTTCACCACATAGAGATACGGTCCGAAGATGGCCCAAATAATGGGTCTCCGGCCTCAATCGGTGTACGTAGGGATGGGACACCCGTGATGTTCCTCTGCTTCCCACGTCTTGAGGAGTGGGGTTTGTTACAACTAGACGCCTTCCGCGAAGTGTTGAAGCACGAGACACTACATTTCATACAAGGACATGTAGGTTCACGAGGTACGATCCTCAAAGGCAAGTACGACAGGAAGGTCTTTGGGTATGCGTCAGACCTCGTCGTCAATCAGTACATCGACGTCTCAGCGATCACAACTGATAAGTTCAGGCCTCTGACGGTAGAGGGTTTTGGCTTAGCACCAAATCTGACGACAGAGCACTACTGTAGACTTCTATCAACGCAGATGGATGAGATACAGGAGAAGCTCAAGGAGCAGTGCGGCGGGTCCGATTGGAGCCACGAGTTGGAGATCATACTGGACGGAGACTCAGAAGGAGTAGAGGCCGGTGAAGGAGCGGCGAATGTGCCAGACTCGGTACGTGACGCTGCAATCATCAGTATCATACAGCAGGTGTCTGATAAGACACGGAAGAGTCTGAGCCGCGGCTTTCAGTCGATGGATGCCGAGGAGTACGTCAAAGCCTTGGAGCGCACAGCCGTCGTACCATGGCACGTGTATACCAGGCGCCGCGAGGGAAGGCATACGAAGAAGGAAATAGTACCAAGTAAACGTCGACCCTCCCGCAGATGTGTGCAGCACTTCGGCCGTATTCGTAAGCACGGCCTTAACGTTCTCTTCGTTGTTGATACCTCAGGGTCTATGACCCCTACTGAACTTCGGTGCGTTGAGCCCGAGGTCAGAGGTATCCATGATCGTGGAGCGCGTGTAGTTATCATGCACGTCGACGCTGGCGTTGCTAAGGTCGAAGAGTACACCCGCCACATGAAGATCGAGAAGTTTGCCGGACGGGGTGGTACTAAGTTCCAGCCCGCATTTGATAAAATCCCAGAGCTTTTCCCACCACCAGACTTCGTTGTCTACTTCACAGATGGTGCTGGGGAAGTAGGTGATGAACAACCGATCGACACGCTGTGGGTCCTTACTTCCACCGGCATGTCTACATCGGACTTCAAACGAAACGTCTGTTCGTGGGGCGAGGTCACAACACTGGATGTGAATCATGACACGAAAGTCGCCAACAGGGAGTTTGACTGTCCTGACGCATTCTCTTTCCCTTAGTTTCAGAGAGTCGATAGTAACGGCGTTACAGACGCTGTGCAATGAGGACTACGACGGAAAGTCCAGGCTGTGGTGCAGCCGTGAAGAGACTGTGCTTAAAGGCACCATATGGTACTGCCATGGTCTCCCGAATACTCAGGCGGTCATGCAGACGATCCGAGATAACCTTGACAAGGGCGAATGGGTTGCGCTGGCTGAGTATGTCGACTCGTTTATGTACCAGTACCCGTGCCAGATACACGTAGTATCCAGCGAGGGTATCGCCAGCGCCCCACCTGTGGGCACGATCAACTTCTTGGCTGAGCAACTTGGCCTCATTAAGGAGGGAGACCCATTGCCAAAGGCGGCTGACGAATGACACCAGCCAACTGGAGTATAGGTAAGCACTTCCATATGACACCGGACCGGTGGCTTTTGTGGAGGTCGATGTTACAACCTTGGATTGAAGTTCTTGGAGATGTCCCCAAAGACGCGCGTTACGCCTTTTTGTGGAATACAGATATGAAGGGTCTGGGCAGAAGTGAGAAGTCGTATACGATAGCGATGTTATCTCTTGCGTGTAAATGGCGGGAACTCGTCGGGCCCCTTTACCGTATGGAGCTGCTTCCTAGGCCCAAGACGTGGCGTATGTACAACTGCCCACCCCCAGATAGGGTATTTGTCCCAGAGAGCCGTGACGGCCCTATACGGCCGTGTATGTCAAGGATTTGCCCCTTCTGTACGGCCCGAGCTACGATTAAGGTCACAGAGAGCTTATCGCCAGCGTCAAAAGGTAAGAGAATCTTCCTTTCGGCAGGTACGCGGTTCATAGACACGCCGAGCAGAGATAACCTCAAAACGTTTCGAGTTCAGGCAGCTACAGCATGTAGAGCCCATACAGATGTTCCGCTTGCGTTTCAATTCCTTGTCGGACTGCGCGACGGCGGATGGCGGGCGGATATAAGGGCTATCTCAGATGTTTGTGATCGTCCTGACGATTTAACGGATGTTGTGTTCTCCGCGAACAAACGCCGGTTCACACTCAAACGTCAATACGTGCGTGTAAAATACCCAAGTCAGAAGCTTCCGATAAACGTTGGACTTCTACTTGGTAATGACTTCACGCCGAAGTACGCAGCGCGGATGATTCAACATCTTGAAGGTTTACGAACATTCTCCCTCATCAACAAGCAAAAAACGCAACCCCTTTAGAATTAGTATATAGTACTGTAAGTACTATTATGCACAGTAACTAGTTAGTGTGCATAATATCTACTACGTAGATATATACTTCTTAAAACCCCTACCCCTTTTCCAGGAGGATTAGACCTTGCCTATCATCACTGGTGACAACCACATAGCGCCGTATACGTGGTCACGTCATCCGAACTTGAGAGGTGACAGCTACTTCGCTTTTACCCAGGTGGTCGATTTATGCATTGCCGCCGAAGAACCGATGATCATTCTCGGGGATCTCTTTGATGCGAAGAAGCTTGACAGCCGTACGGTAATTGAGTTTCAAAGACAGATGGATCGAATGAAATCGGCTGAGCTAAACGTCTTTGCGATCCAAGGACAGCATGACAGGACCGACCCCCCGTGGGTCTCGATGCACAGTCAGATCACCCACGTCGATAAGAAATGTATCTCATTCCACGATACTATGTTCTACTTCCTCGATTACCGGGACCCAGAGAGTCTGGACGAGGAGCTTAAGAGTGTACCTGAGAACGCGTCTGTTCTGTGTCTACATCAGGCCCTCAAACAGGCCCTACCTTTTGAGAATGACGACGGTAGTGGGGTCTGGGACTTCGAGGCTGAGCAGGTGCCCGTACACATCCGTAAGATATTCCTAGGCGACATTCATACGCCTTACGATTTCGAGCTTGAGGGTCGTTCCTTCCAATACACAGGTACAACGTGTATGCAGGCAATCAATGAGCCTACGGATAAGCATGTGATCTGGTATAGGGCTGACGGTGTGGAGCTAGTACCTCTTCAGACGAGACCCTTCTATTCAGGTACGGCGGTTACCACAGAGTCACTCTCCAAGACGTGCGATATCATTCGTAGTATCCCCGACCCCGCCGAGGAGAATAAGGATTTCCCCGCAGAGGTGGCACGGCCGTACGTCGTTGTTGTATATCAGGCTGACGTTGAAGGCGCTACGGACAGACTCAATGCCGCGTGCGATGAGCGCGACTGCGAGCGTCTTCTAGTCTCGGTACGTCCCGAGCTAGTCTCGAACGGAGAGATTATCGCGACGGTTGACCCGGACGAGGTATCCCTCGAGAAGTGTTTGGACCTGACCGTTAGCCGGGAAACTGAAAAGGAACTTCACACGTTCCTGACTCTATTGCTTCGCACCCGCGATAACGAAGAGGTGCATAACGTACTCGCAGCACACCGCGACGAGATGGGGATCACCCTATGAAATGGGAAGACATCATCCATCATCATTATCGTGGCGTTGTGTCTGAAGGGAAGGCTGTCCTCGTCACTCAGGGTATCCGCGACACCAACCACATGTCGAGCTACCTAGTCTCTGAATCCGCGTGGTTCGAGTGTAACCCGTTCCCCGACGACTTCTGGCACTTCACCGTGAAGATAGACAGATACGCGTCGGTCTGCAAGGATCACGGGCTTGAGCCACAGTAGCACGCTACTAACGAAAGGTCGTCCGTTATGTCAGACTCAAAGGACGAGAAGGAATACTACGGCGGGTATAACCCGGATCATGACTTCTCCACGCACGAGGACGCCCATCCCGGCGTTCAGGTTAACGACTTGCCCGGGTTGCCGCTGAGTAGACTTATTATCGCGCTGAAGCGGTTACGTGTGATCGTGGAGACTCAGAAGCTGAGCTACGCAAATAGTGATGCAATGGGTGATAAGTATAACTTCTGCTCGTGGGGCATGTGTAGTGTGTCCTCCGATCTTTGGCCGGACCCAAAGGATCACACGTGGCCGTACGCCTTTATGAGCGAGGGCCGCGTTGCCCCGCTTCGCCATTCTAGCAAGTGCCCACTCTCCCGGTACACACTACCCGGTCACGGCTGCTTTTATAGCTGCTCTGTGTTTACGGCTCGTTGCAAGACACCAAGCCGTAAGACGGCCCTGGCCTGGATCGACGAGTACATTACCGAACTTGAGTTTGTGGAGGCTGGCCGAGCATGAACTTTGTGAAGCTACCAGTTTCAATAAGTCTTAACATGACGGACCCGGAGGAGCTCGTTAACCTGGGCCTTGTTGAGTCGATCCGCCCACATCCAGAGCTTAGTCACGAGTGTATTCTCCGTTTCATCTCAGGTCGACAGATCTCACTCGACAGGACTGTTGAGCAGATCGAGGACATAATTTACAGGGCGAGAGTTCACAAGACGATTGTCTGAAAACGAAAGGAATTCAGTAAGGTATGCGACTACTAACCGCTAAACTCAGTAACTTTTGTCAGCACAGAGACCTTACGGTTGGGTTCTCGCCTGGAGTCAACGGGATCTTCGGACCCAATGGCTGCGGCAAGTCCAACCTGCTCCGTGCAATCTATTTCGCGTTTACCGGCGAGACCCCTAACATCGGCTCTAAGTCCGATGACATCAGCAACGGCGCCGACAAGGGCTTTGTTGAGGTGGAGTTCGAGGTCAACGGAGAAGTGGGTTCTATCCGTCGTCAGCTGCGTACGTCTACATGCGTACTCAAGCTTGGCGATCAGCGCTTTGGCAGCGCGAAAGAAGTCAACGCTAACCTCTGGCCTATTCTTGGTGTGTCCAAGGATCTGCTAGGTCGTACGATCTTTGTTCACCAGGAACAGCTGGACTCTGTTATCTTCGAACGGCCCGCAGAGCGGAACGCCGCGTTTCAGCGCCTGTTCAAGACGTATCGTTCGGAGGAGATTAGAGAGGTACTCCATGGAGAACTCTCACGGGTTCAGGTTGTGTCCTACGATGAGCGTATTGACGAGATGGAGAGGGAGCTGCGCGAGGTTGTCTCTGTAGACCTTACATCGGCCATTGCCACAAAGGAAGCCGCGGAGACGGAACTCGCCACGATTGACGAGACAGCTCTTCGTAACCGGATGGCCGCCCACAGTAACGCCGACCTTGAGTTGCGTAAGCTACACACGCTCGTCAACGAGTTGAATGCCGCCAAATATGATCGTGTCAAGGCCAATGACATTGTTCAGTCGGTAAGTGATGCAGTTACAACGCTTGAGTGTCAGCGTGACGAGATTGCCGGAGACCTACCAAAGCTCCAAGCTCGTTACCAGGAGCTTCTCGTCTTGCAGCGGGATCGTCAGACGCTCGAGTCCCTATCCGCAGAGGCTAAGACATTAGCGTCGTCTCGTCGTGACCCCCCGGTTCCGCCGGGTTATCCGCGGGACGAGGTACCTAAGGCGGAGGACTTTGTACAGCAACTCTCCACCGACATCGAGATAAACCACAGATTCGTTACGGCGATACGGGCCGACGGCAAGTGTGCCTTCTGCCAGTCTGTTGTTGATCAGGCGCCGCAGAAGGTTGCCACAGCACAGTCACGAGCTGTCAAGCTTGCTGAGCAGCACAAAGCCTGTCTTGAGGAGTTCACGCGTCTTAGAGCCGGTTGGAGCGAGTATGATATCTCGAAGTCCACACACGATGAGTGGGCTCGCAACTATCAGATTCGTTGTTCACATGTTATGGACCAGCTGAAGGCTATTGGCGACGTTCCCCCAGTCTACGAAGAGCAGTTGACGGAAGTCGCTGCAGCGTTACAGAAGTATCGGTTGATCGAAGATGATCTTACGGTTCGTCGTCAGCAGTTCAACACTGCGCGCGACCGCAGGGCGTCTTTGGATACCACGATCGTATTGCTCGAGGAGCGTAACAAGATGGCCCTTGAGTTGCATAAGCAACTTATGGACTCGGAGGCGTACGAGGAAGTTCGTCTGTCGCTGTTACGGGCCGACGAGTTGCGCCGAACTGTTGGTGAGTCGGAAGGTAAAATCGGCACGCTGACGCAGCAGCAAGAGACACAGGCGGCTAAGCTGGAAGACATGAAGCAGAAGGAGGCAGAGTCTGGCGCAAAGCGTAAGTACCAGGATCTGCTCACACGGTCACGAGTTGTTCTACACCGCGACCGTCTTCCCAATGTTGTCGCTCAGTCTTTCCGTGACGCCCTCAACAGTCGTCTCTTCAAATACCTGAGTCTCTTCGAGGCTCCGTTCAGCTGTGCCTTGCAGCAGGACTTGTCGTTCGTCTGTTCGTTCCCAGGCGGGTGGCAACCTGATGCTGGTCGGTTGTCCGGCGGCGAGCGTGTCGTTCTTGCGATCGCTTTTAGGTTTGCCGTCAACGATTTGTTCGCGTCACAGCTTGGCCTGCTGGCTCTCGATGAGCCTACTCGCTGGTTGGACGACGGGAACATTGACCATGTTATCAACATCCTAGATCGTACCAAGAAGCTCACGTCCTCCGGGGCGTGGCAGGTGCTTGTTGTCACGCACGCTGACGCCCTTAAGTCCACGTGCGACAATCGTATCGTTCTCGGGTAACACAAGGGGTGGGGGTTCTATACGGCCCCCCACCCTCTATGTTGTAGTTGTCAAGAAATTTACCAATAGGGTTAATATTCTGGTTGACAACTAGACCCACTATTGATACACTGATCGAACCTCTGATCAGAACCACGATGGCCTAATATGGAACAGAAATCATGATCGAAGTAGTGGCGAAACTGGAGTTCATTACGCCGTGCCTCGGGAGTTTGAGGCAGCGTAAGAACCAGACGGGCGTGATACGAATGCCTCGCGATTCACAGGGGCAAGTCATATTCATGCAGACGTGGTGGCGCGGCGTGCTGGAGTACGGCGCCAAGGCGATGACCCGCCACCAGGAACACGTAAAGAACATTCAGGTGGACACCGTTGTTGACGGCCCAGTCCGCCGGTTCACACGACACTTCCGTAACCAAGGGCGCCAGGGTACGCAGATTCACGAGGCGTACATCGCAGGCGCGGTTGTGGCGGTCAACTTCATGTTACCGTCAGACATATCCGTAGAAGCGTTTACGGAGATTTTGAGTATTGGCGGCCAGTACCTTGGAATTTCACCTTACGGATGGAGAGAGGATTATGGACGATTCCGCGTTGTCGACGTCAGCCCCAGATCAAGAGCAAAGTCCAGTGATCCTGATTCGCCGACAGGGCAACCTGATACAGGTGACCCCGAGTCTTGAACCCTTGCTTGGACCAGAGTTGCGGTATTCTCATTTGAATCTGAACTTCACCCCTAGGGGTCGCCCCCGTCAGGAGTCTGACGGGGAAAAGGAAGACAAGCCCCCAGTGGAGCAGCGCCTTCTCTACACAATAGACGCCAGCGGGTCTCTCGTTTGTCCGGCCGGGTTGACGGAGCGTGTTTGTAGTATCCTCACAAGGTTTCGTTATAGATACCGCATTGAGGACCTGCGCACACTTCCGCCGATCGAGCATGACTTATCACACCTTACGTCTCTGCGCCCCGGCCAGGACGAGTCGATCGCAGCGGTCATTTCCCATGATCACGGGCAGATCGTTGCCCCGACAGCCTTTGGTAAGTCACACCTAATGCGCCTTATCTGTGCGATATATCCCGACGTACCTATCGTTATATGCGTACCCGGTATATCTATCTTGCAGGGCCATTATCGTCAGCTACATCATTTCCTACCCGCATCGGAGATAGGCATTGTAGGTGGCGGCAAGCGAGACCCTAAGCGCGTCACAGTATCGACGACCCAATCGCTTTTACATACAGATGTGGAGAAGTGTAGGTTGTTGCTCTTCGACGAGGTCCACAAGGCCGCGGCCGAAGAGACGTCTAAGATGCTTGGCAAGTTCAGTAATGCCCGTATGTTTGGATTCACGGCATCGCCAGAAGGTCGGTCTGATCGTGCAGAGCCTGTTATCGAGGCGCTGTTCGGGCCGGTTATCTACAGCATGCCATATCAGCGCGCGCTTCAGCTCGGGCTGATCTCACAGATATACGTGCACATCAACCCGGTGTCCGGTGACCCCATCGACAACGTGACCCGCGCCGGTAGGCTGCGTAATGGCGCCTGGTACAACAATGTACGGAACCGACGTATTGCTGAGGTAGCCCGTCGCTACGATAACGATACCCAGGTTCTAATCACCGTTGAGACCGTACAGCACGCTTTTGCGTTGAAACATCTGTTGCCGGAGTTCCACGTGTGTTATGCCGGTATAGACGAGAAGTCTCAGAAGGCCCTCGCTAATCGTGGGTTTCTTCCTCCCGACTTCACACCCCTTGACGGTAACGGCCGGATGCAGATGCAGGACATGTTCGAGCGTAGGCAGTTGTTGAAGGCTATCTCAACGCCTATCTGGAATACTGGTGTAGACTTTACAGGATTGGAAGTACTCATCCGTGCCGACGCCGGGTCTGGCGAGATTGGTAACATCCAGATACCCGGTAGGTTGTCTCGTATTTCCGAAGGTAAAGAGGGCGGTATCCTCGAAGACTTCGGCGACGAGTTCGACCCATATTTCCGTCGGAGAGCGCAGGACCGTCTCCGATCATACAAAAAACGAGGATGGGAGATCGTGAAATGCCAGGAGGGTCAGTATCTTCAGCAGAGGGCGACATGAGCCAATCTGATGATCGTATCCGACAGACCGTAAGTGATCTGAAGGATGCCTATTTGGACTTGATGCGCATGTGGAAACCAGATGCACGACGCATGGGCAATAAGTACGATAAGAGACTTTACAAGTTGGCGTCTGAGCTTGTAGAGGTAGGCGGGAGCCCATGGGGTTACATGCGCTATATGCACCGGCTGTACGGTAATCGTACCGGGCAGGTGTGGCCAAACCAGTTCCTGTCTGCGATGGCATTGACTGCGTATGGGCAGGACTTTGAGAATGAGCAGCGTGTACGTCGTATCCTGTTGCGTGCTGGCGCCAGCGTCGTTGCTGTCGAGATGCGCATAGGCAGGAGTCTTGAGGACGCGCTGTTGGATGAGCGTCTGCGTATCCCGGTCGTACTTCGTTTCTGGCTGGGACGTAGTGAAGGGCTGCCGAATGTAACCGCTATGTATGCGGAGCAAGCAGAGGAGCTGTTACGACAGGAGCCCGATTACGGAGTGGCACTACGAGAGTTTGAGGAGGCGGCAGATGTCTGAGATGCAACAGGGCATGCCTCAGAGTAGTGTTCTACTCCTAGTCATGTACCTTCTCCGCTGTCCAGACATAAGGTCTGACGCAGCGGGTCGTATCAAGCCGGAGGATTTCAACAGACCCAACGAGTATCACTACCGCTTACTGTGGTCCGTGATACTTGGGTTTATCCACAAGGGACAGTCGGAGCTAATTACGCCGCAGTACTTACACAACGAGGTTGACATCCAGGCGCCGTCTGAGCCCGAGTATCAAATGCCGGGTCTGGTAACCAGCCTTCACGCCTTTATCGACAATTGCTTTGCGCAGGACGGCGCGTTTGTAGTCGATTACGGAAAAGATCTACTTCAGACATTTCTAGACGAGCGCCGGGTTCTTGACGATTTCCGTCAGAATATTTCTGCAGGAACGGACTTGCCAGCCCTTGTGGCGTCGTTGACGCAGAACTATGCGACGACCCGGGTTCAACGTTCGGAGATTCTTTCTCCGATGAAGCCGGGTAACGAGGAGTTTGGTGTAGCGCCAAGGCGTCCGTGTGACGTTGAGTTCATTGACGCGCTGCTCGGCGGCGGTATGAAGCCCGGAGCCGTATACGGGCTGCTCGGCCCGTCGAGTGGTGGTAAAACGCTGTTGGCTGTTCAACTCTTGGTTGCTTATGGTATGCGTCAGCGTCATTGTGTGATGATGACCTACGAGTCTCCGGCCGCGGGTGATATCAACGATCGTATCTACGCTTGCACCACGCAGTCTGATATCCGAGAGTTTGAGAAACAGCGGGACGAGATTGACCCGGCCATCATTAAGCGTCTCACAGCCTGTCAGGCCGTCTGTGGAGATTACATTCATGTAATTGACATGAGCGGTAGAACTGAAGGCGGAGAGCGTGGCGGCTGCGGCGGACCTGACGAGATTGCAGGTATCATTGATTCAATGGAGAAGGAGGACAGGTTACCCGAGCTGGTGATCATTGACTGGCTATGGCCCATGATGCTTCGCTGGGTTGTAGGGCAGGGCAGGAAGGTAGACGAGGCCAGACCACTCGTTACGCTCGCGATTGATCGCCTGTGTCAAGTCGCATCCAAACACGGTAACAACTTCTGGATCACACACCAGGTTGACACCCCCGGCGCGAAGGCCAAGTCGGGTAAAATGTTGCACTGGACAAGCTCAGCTGAGGCTAAGAACTTTGCGTGGATGGTGAACACCTGTTTCGCCCTCTCGCCTATTGATCTTAGCAACCCGGCCGAGTTTCCACTGACTACGATCACAGCGTCTAAGACTCGGAATGGTCGGTCGGATCACCGGTTCATCGAGCTGCAAGGTAAGTTCAGCCGCTTTGTTGATAGGCACCTTGAGTGTGAGCGCGACGAGCGTTCGGGCTCGATATGTCTTATTGATGATGTGGGCGCCATACCTACTGACGCTGATGATATATCCTCAGAGATGCAGGACGACCCAATGGGAGGCCCATAATGGGCGTGTTAAACGTCGCACTTTACTCCTCCCTGGTTCGTCGCTTTGGGGAGGTACGCATCGTTGGTGGAGGGCAGCCTGTACGTTATCACGTGCTGTCCGATACGCGTAAGAGCTGGAAGGAGAGGCTTATCATTCCTCCCGGCGGCGCTGGTGAGTACTATGTAGTGTGCTGCCCGTGGTGTAACGACCGGAAGTTCAGGTTGTACATTAACCACAGGTGGAACACAACATGGGTAGACCCGGTACACGGCGAGATTGAGTTCGGAGGTTGGTTGGCCGTCTGTTACAACGAGCGTTGCTGCCAGGTCTATTCAGACTTGAAGGATCAGCTCAAGGCGTACATCTACCGCAAGAACAAGAAGCTGTGGGTGCCACCCAAGGCGGCAACTCAGGTAGAGTTTAAGACGGTTGGTCTGCCGGGTTCGTGTGTACCCATCAACTCGTTGCCCCCAGACCACAAGGCGGTGCAGTACTTAGAGAGTCGCGGTTTCAACGTCGACCACATGAGTGAGCACTACGCTGTACAGTACTGCTGGAAAGCGACAGAGAGCCCGAACTACAAGGCGTCTCTTGTCGAGGATCGTATCGTCTTCCCCATTTACCGAGAGGGCGCGTGCATCGGCTGGCAAGCGAGGTTTGTTGGCGACCCGCCGAGCAAGAAGATTCCGAAGTACTACACCATGCCCGGGTATCCGGTTCACTGGTGGCTGTACGGTTACGACGCTGCAAAGGAGTACCCCTACGGCGTACTCGTAGAAGGAATCCCGTCCGTAATTCGTCTTGGACCCCCCGCTGTTGCGCTGATGGGTAAGTTCGTGTCAGCTCGGCATAGTATCCTAATGCAGGAGGCGTGGGACTCTTTGGTGATTGCCCTTGACCCAGACGTATACGAGGACAAGTCTTACGTGGCAAAGTACGTCAACGCAAACCCGTGGGAAGATCCGTATGGATCGTTCAGCCGTGGGAAAACACGAATAATGTTCCCCAAGGACACGGACCCAGCCGATTTCCCTCAAGAAGAGAGTTGGCGAATTATAATGTCGCAAGTGAAGGAGGCCACGCCAGATGCTAGAATGGCATGAGATAGAGCTTGATCCACAAGTCTTGGAGGAGAACCCCTTCACCGAGGAATTTGTTGCTCAGGCGGCGAAGATGAACTTCTCGCCTGAAGTCTACATGCGCCATCTGATGGTGGAGCCGCTGTCAATGGTAGTTCACGACAAGTACAGTAACTCGACAGTAAGAACACACATCCCTGGCCATCTACTCGATTTTGCTAGCCCAGGGCCTCACCCCGCAGCGGTAATGATCATGGGCAAGATGCCCAACCGTGACGACGCGGCTGCAGGTAAGTACCTCGAGGGTCCTTCGGGCGATAAGCTCAAAGAGGCTTTCAAGGCTTGCAACATGAGTAGCTCTTACATGTACGCGACGAACGTCCTTAAGTTTCAGCTGCCGGAGAGTATGAAGAACCCACCGGCCGCGTTCTTAAAGTACGACCGTCCGATACTCATGCAGGAGATAGCACTCGTAAAGCCTAGATTCATCCTGTTGCTTGGTTCGATTGCTGTCAAGGCTGTCTTCGGTAAGAAGGCAACGATAACAAGGTACCGTGGAGCCCTCGTTGATTGGAACGGGGCCAGGGTGCTGGCGACAATTGATCCGGCGGTGTTAGTTCGTGACCCGAGCCTTTTACCCGGGTTCCTCTCCGACATTCGTAACTTCTGTGCAGCCATCGAAGAGGAGTCACAGGTAGAGGTAGAGCGCGAGCAGCTCAACTACTACTACATGGACACTGTTGAGAAGGTAGAGGCGTACTGTGATGTATGTGAGAAGCGTGGCGACAAGATTTTCGCGGTTGACTGTGAGTGGGCGGGCCAGAGCATATGGGATCCTGACGGATACCTACGGACCATCCAATTTTCAGCCAGACCAAGAGAAGCCGCTGTCGTTATTCTTCGAGACGAAGAAGGTCGGGAAATCCTGAGCCAACACGCTCTTCAGGTTTCTGACCGGTTACGTAAGATGCTGACGCGTGACGGCGTTGGTATCGTAGGACACTACATCCGTGCTGACCTCCCGTGGCTTTACGACTTTGGCCTGGACCTCTTGTCGAGGGTTTGCTTCGACACGATCCTGGCGAGCCACTTGTTACAGGAGTCGCTGGACCACAAGTTGGAATCTTGCGCTGTCCGACACACTACGATGGGTAGATACGACTTGGCGGTAAAGCTTTGGCTGTCTGATAACAAGACCAAAGAGGATCTCAAGGCGGAGGGTTATCGGGACGTACCGGACGAGTTACTTCTTCCGTACGCCGCCGCCGATGCCGACGTTACACGTAGGATCTATGAGTTGTTCCACGCTGAGCTTGAGCGTGACCCGATGTTACACAACCTGTATTACAACGTGGTCATGCGAGCGACGTACCCTATTCTCGAGATGGAGATGAGCGGCATAGCTGTCGATAAAGACAGGCTGCTGTTCATGCGCGATGTTTACGAGAAGCGCCTAAATGAGATGATAGACGAGCTACGCCAGATGATTGGTGACCCGGAGTTCAACGTGAGGTCACCTCTTCAGGTACAGCAGCTTCTTTTCATGGAGGCTCCAAGAGGATTGGGCTTAACGCCCGTTAAGAGTACAGCCGCAACTCATAACATGGATTGGGAGACCGCGGTTCGTAAGTTTGAGAAGCGTGAGATCTTCATCCCACCCCAGCCGTCGACGGATAGCGAGTCGTTGAGTATTCTTGCCGTGGAGTCTCCGATTGCCGAGTTGGTGCGGGATATCCGCATGGTGGACCAGGTAACGAAGAACTTCTTGCAGGGACCCGACGACACCGGCGAGTACAGCCGTGGCTTGATTGGGGCCATTGACCCCGACGGCCGGATACGCACGAACCTAAGCCAGATGACGGAGACAGGCAGGCATAGATCGTTCAATCCTAATCTGCAGAACATCACGAAGGCAAAGGAAGATGATCTCGCTAAGATCATGGGACCCGGTGTCCCCACGATGCGTTCGTGCTTCATCGCCTCACCCGGGTGTGTATTGATTGAGGCAGACTACGTGTCAGCGGAAGTTATTGTGCTTGGTCACCTTTCTGGCGATCAGAGATTGTTAGCTGACGCTAAAGGAGATATCCACTCTCAGAATGCTGTGGATTTGATCGGAGCGCAGTGTAGTGTGGAGGAAGTGAAAGAAGCCTTCCCAGGGCTTCGCGTGGCAGCCAAATCCTTGACTTTCGGTCGAATGTCGAGTAGCATGGTTGCAGTTGTCACGCGTGATCGTAATCAAGGAGAGCAGCCATGCCCAGATCAATGTCTATCGAGAAGAACTGTGAACAGTGCGGTAAAAAGTTTTCCCCAAGCAATAGAGGTAAGCGCGGAAGGGAGCAGAAGTATTGCTCTTCATCGTGTGGACTTCGTGGCGCCAGACCGTCTAGAGAAGTGTGTTGCAAGTATTGTAAGACAACGTTTCTCCACCGAGGTAGAGGCCGACGGCTATTTTGCGATCGTTGTATGGTCGTGCGTCGGCGGGAGTACACGCTGGAGTACCGTATACGCCAGGGTACTATTGAAAAACCAGGCGTTGGGTCAGGAGGTAACCAGTGGGGTGAGAAGAATCACAGCTGGAAGCCGGTGGATCAGCGGAAAACCACGAAGTACAAAGGAAACTATCGGACAAGATGTTTTCGTGTGTGGGATAAAACGTGTGTCGTCTGCGGATCAGAGGATCGCATACAAGCCCACCATATTGACGGAGACTCACAGAACTTTAAGACAGACAACCTTGTGCCCCTTTGCCATGAGCACCACTGGGTGGTGCATCACGACAGACGAGCTACAAAGGAAGAGCTACTCGACGCTCTATTCAAGATCTGGCCAAAAGGCCGAATCAAAATCGCGGAAAAAACGGGGATCTCCCACGTGGACAACCCGAGGTGAAGGCCGCTGTAAAGGCGCCCAGCCGCAACGACTAGGTGGTGAGGCCGGTGTTAGTGTTCCGGCGTATAATCTACCCACGAGGCCGCGACCTGGAAACAGGAAGAGATAGTCTGGCCTTACAGGTAACTGTAAGAAGCACCGGATAAAGAGCCGGTGCGATAACAACAGCGATTCCGTATTCAAGAGGCGCCAGAGCGGTTGCCCGAGAAATTCAACGAAGAGGCGTACCCTGTACGCCGGAGCAAGCTCAAGGTTTTATCGATGCATACAATCTGAAGTACATGTATGTGGCGGAGTTTATGAAGGATGTGAAGTCCGCCGTCACAGATCCTGGTTATGTTGTGAGTCCATTCGGTCGTCGCCGTCGTTTCGGTGGCGCCGAGATTAACGACACCTCAATCATTGCAGCAATGCAGCGTGAAGCAGGCAACTTTCCCATCCAATCTACGGTAGCAGATATCCTAAATAGCGCGGCGTATGCGCTATGGCTCTACAGACACTTTCATCCGGACGCTCCGGAGTTTAAGATAGTCCTAGCTATACATGACGCCCTTCTCGTCGAATGTGCCGCGAGAGATGCGCACCGTGTAGCAACGGCGCTGTCTATGTGTATGTGCAGCGTTAAGGTACCGCATTTTAATTTCTCGCTCGAAGTGGACGTAGACGTGTTCATGGAGTGGGGAATTCACCCAAGGAAGGAGGATCTCATAGCACGAGGAATGCCTGAAGAACATGCTTTGATGTATGCTGCAGAGGAAAAGTGACAATGACAATGGTCAACGTAAACGACAATGAGATCAAGGAGACGTACGTATGAGTTACAAAGATCAACGCGGTGGCGGAGACGGCCTGGACACGATCCCCGGGTTTTCCGTCAAGCAGAAGGGTCAGCCGCATGACACGTTCTCGCCGACCTTCAAGGATGGGCACGTCTTGACTTTCCGCCCGTTCCCCGAGGTTCTCAAGGACGGGACCGAAGCCGAGTGGCGTACCGGCCCTAACGAATTTGAGTTTGGCAACCAGATGTGCGCCGTGAAGATGGTTCGCTACTGGGGCGCCAACGACAAGTTCACGTTCATCTGTACCCTGCCGGACAGCGAAGGTGGGCAGGAAGCCGCAAGCCCGGCCGAGATGTTCTACCGTGCCATCAAGCGCGCGGTGGACCAGAAGGACCCGCTCTATCCGATGCACTGGTACGAGTGGTTCGCAGGCGGTCAGAATCAAGGCGAGGCCCTTTCGGCTCCCAAGATTCACCTGATGCTTCAGGGCGCGGTCCTTCAGGACGGCCCGAAGCAGTACGTTGACCCCTCGACGGGCCAGGCATCCCCTAAGATGCCCGCCATCCTCATGCTGCCCGTGTCTGCCCGCATGGAGATCGAGCGCAAGATGAACGAGGAAGTAAAGGGATATCAAGGTTCCTTCGAAGACTACGCGAATAAGTTTTCGATGGGTGACGTTTTCAGCTGTGCCGGTGGCCACGCCATCAGCATATACAAAGCCCCACCGGCCCCGAACGTTAGGCCTCACTATGAGGTGGTTCCCACCCCGACAGTGATGCCGATTCCGGTGAACTTGGTTGCCCAGCACTGGCGTCCGTGGGATGAGTTGCTTCATCACATGCCCGCCGCTGAGCAGGTTAGGCTCATCGAGAGAGCGTTCTCTCCCGAGGCCGTTGATTACGCGTTCTCGACGACCCCTCACGCTAAGCTTGTTAGCGACGGCGTGAAGGGCACGTGGGCAGCGTACAAGGCGACGAGGCAGCAATCGCAGCAGCCTCAAGGTGGAGGTTATGCGGCTCCCCAGCCGTACAGCCCGCCGATGTCTCCTCAGCAGGCGGCTCCCATGCAGCCCGTAGCTGCTCCTCAGGCGCCTCCTGCGACCTTTACCCCTCCCCAGGCACCCACGGCTCCCCCCGTGGCTCCTGCGGTCCCCCAGACGGCTTCCGGAGCGCCTGGTACGTTCGGTCAGCCGCTGCAAGCCCCAGCACTTGGAGCTATGCCGCCGGTTGATTGGGGTCAAGGTGCCCCCCAGGAGTCTACAGAGGCTCCAGCAGCTCCCGCAGCGCCCCCGGCGGCCCCGTCGGCGGCAGCTCAAGCTCAGGACTTTACAGCTAACCCCGTCGGTGACCCGGCGCAGGGCGATGCGATGATGTCCGACGCAATGTCGGAGTTGGGTAAGGCTCAGGCTATGGCCGGTGCATCACCTCCGGAGGCAACCCCTCCCGAGGCACCGACGCAGCCGACGCCGTTTTAGTAGCACGTTACAGACGTAAGGGGGTCGGGCATTGTGCCCGACCCCCACCTCTTGGGTTGTTCATTGAGGAGGTTGTATAGGTGGTAGGCCGCGATAGAAGACTGTACATCGAGCTTTTCCACGGCCGTGAAGCCGGTGACGAGCTGGAGGATTGGGGAGAACCCGGGCCGGTTTTTGGTCCATGTTGTTGGGTACACACAACGTACGCGAACCACATTCGTGGTGGCGATGATGACGGTGAGATTTTTGAGGTCTTCACCGAAGACGATATGATCTACTACGACGGGATGTGGTACGGAGACTGGTCGATCTTCCCTGTCGGAACGTTTGAGCAGGAGAGTGACCTACGCCAACGATTGACCATATTTGACCCAGAGCTGGCTAAGATACCGGAGAAGACGCATGGCGAAGAAGAAGGTTAACAAGATTGCCCCCGCGGACTTTGTGACGTCGATGTGTCAAAACGCACAAGCCAAGGCGGGAGCCGAGAAGGTGTACGTTGCCAGCGAGCACGAGAAGCGCGAGTGGGGCCTGCCGATACCATGGCTTGCTCTCCAGTGGCTTCTCCACAGCAATGTCTTCCTCCTCCAAAAGGTGTGGGGCGCTGCAGGTCTGCCTCACAGCTGTAAGTCCGCGTTTCTTTTCGAGCTCTTTCGTATTCACGCTATGTACGGCGGCGTTGGAGCCCTGATTGAGACAGAGGGCAAGTTCTCCCACGAGTTGTTCAAGGCGATCCTCTGGGATCTCGAGGACAACATTATGTACCAACGTGCTGAGACCGTTGACGAGGTACAGTGCGCGGCAACAAACGTTCTCAAGTTTATCAAGAACAGTTCAAAGACCAAAGAGCAGATCGTTATGCTCGGCATCGACAGCCTGACTGGCACGCTCGGCGAGGAGATGAAGAAGAAGATCGGAGAGGAAGGCCATGCCGACAGAGCTTTCCCCGAGACGGCGCTTAAGTATGCCCCCTACTTCCAGTATCTCACGGGCGAGCTTGTTGGCTGGCCGATTACAGCTGCGTTCACCAACCACCGTAAGAAGGATGTGGATGGCGGCGCCGACAGGACACCCGGCGGGTCTTCGCAGAACTTCCACGCGTCGATCTACCTGTGGATGGACAAGCTTGGCCAGGACCGCCCTAAGGCCGACGGCACCGAGGGTCGTATGATTCGCTTCCGCACGAAGAAGAATTCGTTTGGACCCAACGACCGGCGTATCGCTTGCGAGTTCAAGTGGTGGTGGGACGTGGATCCCGAGACCGGCTTAAGGTATCAACGTGCTATCTGGGATTGGGATGCGGCTACAGCACACATGCTTAGCCAGAAGCTGATTAAGACCGGCATGCCGACGAAGGTTGGCGACATCATCAACGTGAAGGCCGACGGGTTGAAGTACAGCTGTAAGCTTCTTGGCTTGAAGGATGTTACGGCTCACGAAATGGGCGTTGCTATCCACAACGACCCCGAGCTTATGCGGGAGCTTGGAGATGCCCTGGCCATACATCAGTATGAGTCGTATGGCGGTGTGCAGGCTATTCAGTCCGTGCTTGATGAGGAAGCAGCGAAGCGTGCAAACGCTGAGAATGTTGAAGGTGTAGTCGACTATGTGCCAGAGGAAGGTGAGAGTGTTGACGTTTAGTCTTGACACAGGATGTCCCTTCAGATAGCATGGTGGTTGGTAAAACACCATACAAGTCGGAGGTACTCCAGGTGGAAGTTCAAGTCTTAGCAAAGCACGACATCATCACAGATGGCGGGTTGTACATAGCGGACACGGGCGCCACAGGTGTGGCGTTTGGTGACACGGCCCCTACCCAGGCACAGAATATCGGTAGGGTTGCGGTGCAGTGGGCCGGTAAGAGTCGTATCTACTGGGTTGATGCAGAAGACCTCGTAGTACCCGACGGCCTAGACCCAGAGGATCTCGTGTCACAGCCTTCGAGTAAAGTATGTCTTAGTCTGCCTAAGTACCCGCCATCTTCGTTTCATTTTGGCACGAGCCTTCGGATGTTTCGTAAGGCGAGAGGCCTTGGCCAGAGTGCCCTGGCTGACAAGATGGGTGGTACTACGGGCCAGACAACCATTTCATTCTGGGAGAGGAAGGCGCATTGTCCGTCCGGCGAGTTCATCAAAGCAGTAGCTAACGCGCTGGATGTTCCGCCGTTCTTCTTCCTTGTGAGTAACAGTGACGCTGACGAGTCCGAACAGGAGCAGTTCATGGAAAATCTTTGTGAGAGTATTTCGGACGGCCTTGAGTGTCTACAACGCCTAAGGTCTCAAGTTTGTGGCTAACTTCTTTGAAGGGTTCGCCGATAAAGCAGCCCGCAGCGAGATTGACAGGCTAGACGTTTATGGCGTCAAGACCGTGCGCAGGATGCTTAAAGCCATGGGGGCAACTGATGCAGAACGTAAGGCCATCGAGTACAATTTAGGACCTGAGTACGCGATAGCTGACTTCTGTGAGCAGATGGCTTTCCCCGTTCTTCTCATACCTTGTAAGGTTGAGCCTTTTCCGTTCCACAGGCTTGCCACCGCGTTCATTAAGACACCCGTGTATGACAGTCTTAGTGACGTTATCAGTTCCCTAGGCAGCGCTACGCGTGTCGGCATTGTCTTCTCCGCGTGGAGGAAACACTGGGTGGCACACACGTACTGGGAGGTTGTAGAAGTCCCCGGACACTCTCAGATGCGACGATGCGGTAAGACCGAGGGTATAGGTATGGTAGTTGAACTTGTTGACGGGTTCGCAAAAGCCGTCAGAACAGCGTGGAGTTACGAATGAGTAACTTACGACCAGAGAAACAATACTCTGAGCCGGACATTCGGGTCAAAGACCTGATAGAGTTCGGGAAGGAGCTAATCGATAAAGGCGTCTCGGAGAAGACGCGTACGAAGTTCGCCCGACTCGCCGTAAAGCCGCCCATGGTCCGTCTTGCGATAAATCAACGTTCCCTAATAACATGTCTTTCGGGTACCAACAATTATCGTGACGTACTGATGGCTGGGCTTACCGAAGAGGAGAGGCAAGCTCTCGTTGAGCTGGACCTTCGAGGCGTCTCGTTACGGAGTCGCGAGATCGCGCATGGGTTACTTAATGTCCATGAGCGGTGGATGGTAGCCAGACGGATCGGCCCTGTCTTTCAAAGGGCTAGGTCACGTCGGCACGCGTATGTAAATTTGCACCAGATGTTTGAACCGGAAGATTTTGATGGAGTAGATCATGAGCCCTAAATTCGTTACTGGAGGCATCATGCTGCGGGGTCGTAGGACTCCTGCGGAAATTCTTGAGGAGCTAGAACGTCAGAAGGCATCGGTGAAGGATTACGTGTTGAGTACCTCCGATGTTTCCTTTATGACACACCCCGTTACGGGCGACCTGACCTTTGTGCTAGACATTGATGACGGCGATTTCCCCGAGCGGCTTTGTATGCCTCTCAACTCAAGGACGCATGCGCAGATTGCTCAGTATGTCGGCCTACCTATGCGATCCGGGCTTTACAAGCGGTTCCGCACAGGCTCGTCGACGAATGAGCATCTCTATTATGAGACGTGGGCGATGCTTTACAACGAGGTTCTTCACAAAGAACCGTCGAGGCGGTTGTTTCGTACGGTAGAGGACAGCGGCGGTAACCGGTACCTTAGGGCATTCTTGTCCAACCGTTACATGATTATCGACAACGCCGATGTCTTCTTTGCAGCGGCCGACGCGCTTGAGAATGTAGGCGCCGAGATCGTTCACGCGCGCCTTGACGACGATCACTTTCACATCTACGCCGTCGCGCCTGGCATTTGTGCTCAGGTGTCCCCGGACAGAGTGTTCACGGATGCAGACGGTAAGCGCGTCCGGTGGTCAGGCGATAAGGCCGACGTGCTTAACGCAGCGATCAGCATCTCCAACTCCGAAACCGGAGAAGGCCAGTGTGAGATCCGACCTGCTATCTTCCGCAGTGTTTCACAGACGTACTCAGTGTGGGACAGTGTTCTGTCCAAGAGGCACGCAGGCGGCACCGATGCCGCAGACGCTGCGATGCTGACGGACGATACTCGTAGGAAGAAGAACGACGTGTTCTACAGCGAGATCAAGGACTGGGTTGCTGGTACGTTTACACCGGAGACGCTCGAGAAGTACATCAAGATAGTTGAAGGCGCCGCGGTTGACGAGGTTGTTGACCCCATAGCCGCCGTTGAAGGTTTGCGTGTTACATACGATATCACTGACGACCGGAAGGACGCTATCCGCGACCGGTTCCTTCGTCAGGGTGACAGAAGTCGATACGGGCTGGCTCAGGCTATTATGGATGAGTCTGCTGGTGACTTGGCGCCTTCGGAAGGCACCAACCTTGAGCGTATTAGTGCTAAGGTCCTGGAAATCACCACGTCGGAAGAGCTTGCACACGTTGGACGTCGTGAGATCAAATCTCGTGAGAGTAAGGTACCGGCAACAGCAGTCGCTGTTGGCGATTTAGACATTTAAGGAGAAGCAAGATGGCGAAGGCGGCAACACCAGAGAAGACGGGCGCAGCACTCGTGAAGGCAGGCGAGGCGCGGTACGCATCAGTTGTGAAGGAGTTCCAAGGCCGGTTCACCAAGCTGTCCAAAGGCGTGCTTCAGATCTACTGGGACATCGGTATCCACCTGACCTCCCTGACGGACAAGCCCGGGTACTTCGGGTCTCATACGGTTGGCGACATCGGTAGAGACCTCAATCTCTCCGGCGAGACGCTTCGTGCGGCCATGCGGTTTAACCGCGCCTACACCAAGGTGCAGCTGGCTGGGCTTCAGTCCAGGCGTATCAGTTGGCACAACACAATCATCCTGTTGGCGGTTGACAACGTCGAGAAGCGTACAGAGATGGAGACGGACCTGGCCTCAGGTAAGTTGAAGTCTAAGGACCTGCCTGAGATGGTCAAGAAGATCACCACGGCGGAGCGAGAGGCCAACCCGGACAAGTCTCGTAGAGGTGGCAGCCCCCCAACTACCGTACTGCGTCAGGCGTCGAAGCTTTCGTCGTCGCTCGGGGACTTCCTTGGCGGCGAAGTGACACAAGCTCTCAAGGCTTTCGAGAAGATGGACGCTGAGAAGAGTGAGAAGGCCGCGGAGTACCGTAAGGACCTGAAGCGAGGCCTGACGGTCTTGGCCAGGAAGGTATCTGGCGCCCTCTCGTACTTCGATTAGTCGTTACCGGCACGTATCATGAGGTCGGCGCTCTAATCGGCGTCGGCCTCTTTCGTTTTTACACGGAGTTGTTATGGCCACATGGGAAAAAGACGGACAGACTCAGATTCATTGTTCTAACTGCGGCACCATCTCCCCGCTTGACGCATGTTTCTTGTACCGCGCAGGATTTGGAGGAATAACCGCGGGGAGCGTAATGGATGTGGATAGGCTTGAATGTCCGTGCTGTCTGCAGATCATCGATGAAGACGCAAAGGTAACGATGGCCGATCACGATTACGTTTACGCTTCCATAAAATCGGCCGGGGAGACGCTTATCAACCTAGCGCGCGCACATCACGGTCATGGTGTACGAAGGGTACTGCTTGCCCAAGACCCCGAGCAGCCTGGCAAGTGGTGTGTGACTATTGACAGTGAGCATACGCACGAGGTGTATCCTCTAGACATTCCGCCCCCGCCCGAGCACCCGGAGCTTGCGAGGCCAGATGGTAATTAACGTTGACAAAGATGACGAGCTTGGCTCCTTCACGTACGAGGTGCCGATTGTCGCGTCACTACAATTCCGCACGCGGAGGGAACTCCAACCGGCGGACATCAATATGGTTTTAGAAATAGTACGCAGAGAGCTCGACAAACGCACGATGCACCCGATGGAAATCATGTTGGCCCACGGTGTAGATCCAGCTCAGGCTGCTCATCGTGTCAGAGCTCTATGTATGCCATCATGGTATGATTATCCAGGTGAGGACCCGCCGGGCGGTAACCTGGATGTGCAGGCGGCCGTAGTTAATCTTCGTCTCCAGGAGGAAGATAAGGATGTCTACTCAGGATCAGTGGTGGACGGACACGACATACCTCCAGTTTAGCGCACACGTTCGTGTGAGCTACGAAGGTGTTGGCAATGGCCGCCGATGTTTTTGGCTGAAGGATTGTGACGGACGCAGGGCACGGGTGCTCGATGTTTTACAAGTCGAGCATACGCTACCCATCGAGATCCTTGGCGGTTTACGCTTCCAGGGGTATGACCATAAGATTGACGAAGGGACAGGGCATCTGATGCTCCAGCCCTGTGAAGGTGGCGAGTGGGTAGACCACGGCCCGTGGGATCAGTATGAGAAGGATAACGACATCAGTAAGAAGACTACACCTATCAATTTGAGTCGTAAACTCTCTACCCGTAAAGCTATCGAGGAGGCGCCTCTAGATCTTTGAGGCAAAAGTCTGTTGACATTTAAGCGACAGAGCTGGTAAACTTGTCACAACATAACTTGGAAGTGGGCTATCGCATGCATCAAAATGAAATCCCGTTTACACCTAGAGTACCTCGCGCTGCGATACGTAAGTCGTACGCGAGTCCGGGGAGTAAGTTCATATCCGATCATGTTCCAAAGCACCCAGAGATACCTTGCCACAAGTATTCAATACTGCACCAGTCTTACGGTTGTCCGGCCCGATGCGCGTATTGTTACCTGGTAGGGATCCTACAGAAGAAGACGTTCCCCACGTACTACACCAACTTCGACCGCATGGTACAAGACGTAGAGACGTGGATGGCGCAGCACAAAAGTCCAGCAATTCTTAACGCAGGGGCGCTTTCAGATTCATTCAGTACATCAATGCAATGGCTAAAGCACATTGCCCCCCTCTTCGCCGAGCAGGATAAGCACACCCTTGTCCTCGTCACCAAAGGCTGGAACGCGAAGTGTACCGATATGCCCTGGGAGCTCAGGTGGCTTACAGAGCGTTACACGTGGCAGCAGCGATCAAAGATCCTCGTTGTCTATTCCCTCAATGCCCCCGATGTCACGATGATGTACGAGTCCGGTACTCCGATGTTGAAGGACCGGCTTGAACAGTCTTTTGAGTTGTGGCGAAGCGGGTGGCGTATGCGATTCCGTATCGACCCGATGATACCCGTGCCCAGCTGGAAAGAGCAGTACCGTCTTCTGGCTTGGCAACTCGGTGAGCTTGCAGGTTCGAGATCAGCGCTTCAGGACGACGGCGACCTGCATGGTGACCCAAAGTTTTGGAAGGCGTTTCCCTACCCTGAGCGTATTACACTCGGAGCTCTGCGCGGCACGAAGTCGCTGATCACACTCTGTGATGAACGCAAGTGGCCGTACGAGCTTGATGAAGACTCGAAACTTGAGGATGGCAAGCTGAGGATCGCTGGCGCTGTTCGTGCCAGGATGTTTCAGCACATGCAGTTTCACCTCAGAAAGGCTTTACCGTCTATACCCGTTGCGCTATGCAAGGAGCCGGTAGAGCTGTGCAAGTCGTTCTCGAAACGACTAGAGTGTGTCTGCGTACCATAGGGCTATATGTTACTACAAAGCGAGAGACGCGACAGGCTATGTTTGGGCGGGTGCAGTCAGATATTTGACAGCGTAGGTCGGGGTAATCGCGTCTGTAAGGCCTGCGCCCGCAGGCATGCACGTGAGCCCTCGCCGCCCAAGTCTCATAGTGTCTCTGGTAGTAGTAGGAGCCCCATGGCTACTGACTCCCAGTCAGTATTCCTCGGGTCTGGCGCGTCTAAGGCGCCTAGTTCCGTTAATGGGAAGACCACGAAGTCTAAGGCGCCGCGAAAGTGTAAGCAACCCCCTGTGAAACGCACACGTAAGGCCAGACCGCTGTTGCAAGATACCGGCGCGCTGGATTTTTGAGGAGATGTTGTTGTGATTATAGCCTCTACGACTAAAGGAATCGTTTTCCGATTTGAGTGCGCCGACGAGGTAGACAGGCTTTGGCACGATCTGAAGCACCTGTACGACTGGTCATGCCAGAAGTCTAGGAACGCGCCGTCGGGGTATGAGCCGCCGCTGGTCTTCTGTATTCAGCATTCCGATATACCTGAGGATGTATCTGGAGATCTGCTGAGACTCGGCAAGTCAGTGCTCGTCTCAGAGTCTTCCGAGGGCGCGCGTCTTGTACTGGTGACGACCCCGTCGGGGTTTTCAGTCAGGTTTCGTAACGCGCAGGACTTGAAGACTGTGTGGACCACTCTGGAGCGTATGGCTCGTGAGGGTAAACGCTCTGAGAAGCAGAAGTCCGAAGAGAGTCATGTCCTTGTTTACATCGTTCACGAGGACGGCCTTCCCCAGGAGGACCTAGACGATCTATTCGATGTCGGAAAAAGTCTTGCCCCATGGGAGTCTTCGGTTGTCAGATACGACCCCTCGGAGAGTAACACCATACCGGGCATACCGGTGCCAACACTAGGAGAGAGACAGAGTGCCCCGCAAATCGAAGGGTTCAAAGTTATCCAAGGCGGACAAAGCAAAGAGACTCAAGCTTATCAAAGCCCGCCACCAGATATTCCTGAAGCTTAATCAAGAAGTAGAGCCGCCGCTGGACGACGTCGAGAAGCCCGAATGTGTCTACGTCGACGACGGACTAAGCGACGAGGACCTGATGGAGGACGCGCGTACTGTGTAATTGTTACAGCTGTGCCTGACGTTTCGGGCGCAGCTGTTGTTTATTGTGGAGACTACAGATGCATGAGACGGAACAAAGGTATGACGTGTACGCGTGTGAAATTGTGCACGTTAAGATTGAGGGTGTTGTAGCCCCGTCTATGGAGCGGGCTATCGAGCTGGCCTCTCGAAGGTATGACGCTCACCAGCTGTTTGGCTATGCCCCCACGGACGGCTATGTCAGATACACCAAGTGGGCTGAGGAGACCGATGGGTTTTTAGTCGATGCCGTGAACGATGACGGGTCCATACAGTCTCAGTGGTTCCATGGCGACGGGAAGACACGTGTAGCCGCGTGGATGCCCAGCACAAAGGCAGAGACCCAGGACCTCATCGAGGTTGCGAGCGGCGCGAAGATGACACCGGACTTCATTGGTGACACTACCCCAGTTACCCAGTGCGACCTTATCGGGCACTACAAGGCCATGTATGAGGAAGTGCTACAAAGGTACGACGAGGTGGCGCAAGTCTTTGATCTCTCGACCGAGCTGTGCCCCACGATTAACGCCGCCCCGTGGACGCCGGAGCAGCTCCGCGAGTTTGCCGACTTCAACAACTATGTTGACGGGTTCGTTGAGGTCGACCTCAATGACCTTATCAGTAACGATCTGGAGGAGGTGCTTGACACCCTCTCAGTGAAGTTAACAGGCTCGTCTTTGCTTATGGACATTACCTATAAGGTCGTAGGCGGCTCATACGAACGAGGCACGGTATTCATGCGTGTCTCCGGTGACGCGACGGATATTTTGGAGGAGGCTTCAGGTGAGTGACTACTATCAGATATGGGGTTCGTTGAGAGTGAACCCGTTTGAAGGTATGCACGCGTTTCTCGACGACATGATTGATGAAGATGGTCCGTGCGCCTCGATTTCGGAGGTGCTTACGGACCATACAGTTCTCGTTGACATCACATACTCAAGTTTCGGTAGTCCTGAGACGGCGGAAGAGTTTGACGCCAAAATTCTCACGTTGGGCTTACACGCCGCCGAGTCGTCCGTATTCGAGTTCAATTATGACGGCGAGGAGGGGCACATAACTGCAGGCCCTTCTAATACAGCTAATGCCGCGGCGTTTTCCACCTGGACACTGGGTCGCATTATGGCCCTCACCCCCGATTTGAGGGGTGAAGATAGAAGGAGAGCAGCAAATGCCTGTCTCGGACAAGAGGGTTCAGATTCCCAAGTCAGCGGTTGAAGATGTCATTAAGGGTCTCCGCGTGGAGCTCGACCGTCGTACGAAGGAGAAAGGCGCCGGAGCGTTCCTATCAACGCACGAAGTACTTGGCGTCGTAAGTGAGGAGTTTCACGAGTTGGAACATGCGGTACGGAGTAACCGGCTGAAGGATGTCCACAACGAGCTTGTCGACATTGCTGTCGCGTGTATCTTTGGCGTTGCGTGTATCCAGGAAGAAAGGATGGACTGGTAATGGGCGCTGACATGCTTGGAATTACCATTAGTTGGCCGCTCGGCAAAACCCGAGAGGTCACTAACAGGAACGTTGACTGGCTGTTTAGCGTAGCGGCGGACCGTATCCCAGAGCTTACTGAAGACGACCTAGAGTACTTCTTTGATCACTGTTGGCATACTGACACCCAAGAGGTTGAAGGTTTGCCGCGGGATGAGATCGAGCGTGAGCTAAAGGATATCAGAGAGTCGCTGACTGTGTCGTTGCGGGAGGTTAAGTCTGCAGCGGATGGCCATCATCGTTACGCCTTCCTCGATGTTGTTGGTGACCGAGAGGTTCTCTTCGCAGGCGGGCTGTCATGGGGTGACGAGCCGAACGAGTTGTACACCCACATGAACAACGTTGTTACGGCCGGTCTTTTTGACCAAGACTCTCCCAAGAGCTACGAGGAACATCTCTCCGAGTCGTACGTTGAGTCGGACGGCAATTGCCCAATCTGTGGCGATAGTGATATAGTTGGTGACAGCCTTAACGTGGACACGCAGTGCGTTACGCAAGAAATCTTCTGCAGCAACTGCGAGTCGAGATGGTACGATTTCTACAAGTTGCAGGGTTTGTTCAACCTGCATATCTGTGAGGAGGACGGTGACGTGAGTGAGAATCTTTCAGAGATCCCGGATCGGGAGTTTAACCTGGAGCACGCTGAAGGCACGCTATTTGGTGTGCGCCTCAGGGGTAATGCTGACGGTAAGGACGCGGTCCGTGACGTAACTCGCGAGGACGCGATGGCGAGAGCTGTCGTAGCCAACAGCATCGCGAAACTTAGGCCGGAGTTGAAGGACAAGCTTCTCAACCAGGTTGGTATGATCATCGACGCGTGTAACAAGTCGCGCAAGCTTAACAACATGACGCCGTACCAGTCTTCGTTTGTCCAGGCGATCCTTGCGGAGCGCGAGGATGAACGTATTGATGCTAAGCGCAAATAGCCCTGTTCGTAATTTACCCAAAGCCGCGCGGTCCCTATAAACGGGTCGCGCGGTTTTCTTTGGAGATATACGTATGAGCGTTGCAAGACCTGACTGGCCGGACCACGACTTTTCCGTTGCGTCCATCAAGAGCTTTATGGGGATGGACACGCTTGGCTACAACTGTTCTCTCCGCTGGGGCAATAAGAAGGTTGCTGATGTTGTCAACGACGGTAGTGGTGGAGAAACCATAATCAGCTGGGCGCGGAACGATAACGCTGTTGCGGCCCGAGAGGCGGCGGAAGAATTGGTTACCAGACTTCCAGACCTTCCTCCTTTCGGTGGCTTTAAGGGGTCGTTGCCGATCGATTCCGCTGAGTTCTTTGTTGACCTCATCTATGAGGATGCGGAGCAGGTGAAAGAGTACAGACGTATTACCAAGAGCGACAAGCGCGTAGCGTTCCGCCTCATTGGTGATACGGAGGGCGAGTACCGCCTATACAGTATCCCGTATACGAAGGAGTTTGCAGAAAAGCTTCGCGCTAAGCACGGCGATGAGCTGGAGTGCATCCTTAACGAGAGTCCCCTATTGGAGGCAGCGTAATGCTTTGGGCTGTTGTAGAAATCACACGAGATGAACCCTCTGTAGTCCTGTTCGGTACGAAGGGTGAAGCGATTGATGAAGCCATTTTGCGCCTGGAGGAGGGCAACGTCACAATAACTGAAAGCATCATTGATGACTTTGAAGCTGAGGGCTCGTACTGCGAGTCGTGTTGGGCGGTGCATGTTGTGCCTGCTGACCCTTGTCCTCAGTTGCTTAAAGCGGGGCCAACATGTCATTCGGCGTGATGAAGACGGCAGCGCTGTATGCAAAGCGAATCAATTCTGCTTGTCGACTTTGTCGTCGTCGTAACGAGATAGATAGCCCCGTTATGGTTTCAGGTACAAATGTGCCGTTTCGGATTAAAGGCTCACAGGTAAAGGCCACGGTATTTGGAACCGAAACGCACTACTGTCTCCGCTGTTTTCGAGCGCTCGTTAGCGCCGCGATGAAGTCGAGTCCGGAGATACGGGAGGCGGTAACGTCGAACGCGTCGTTCTCCAAGCTCTTGCTTGGGTATGGTATGGACCACCTTTGTGTTGGGCAGTCCACCCTACTAGGTGGTCGTGATTGGGTGCTTGTGCCAAATGTGGTGTGCCCTGAAGATGACATGTTAAGACCCTTTTGGGATCAGGTTAGAGAGGAAGTACAAGTATGATGCATATTACGGTTTTTGGTAAAGAAGATTGTTCGCTTTGTAAGGCGATCAAGGAGCTGTTCTCAAATCACATCGCTGGCGGGCGCCTTAACGCGACGATTGATGTCTTTGAGTTTCCAACGTCGCTGGTAGGCACGTCGGTGGAGCAGCGAGGAGTTCTTGCGAACATCCGCGGGGATATGGCGTTTCATGATCTTTATGAGGCTCCGGCGGTACTCGTTCGTTCTGCCCCTGAAGGTACTGTGATTTGGCAAGCCGGGGAGATCAAGAGTATTAAGACGATCCCCACAGGCAAGATCATTCGGGCGTCAAGTGGCGACGAGGACAGCCTCAACGCCCTGGCCCAAGGTTAGCAACGCGTTGCTGAAATACCTCAAATAGTTGTCTTGCATTTCAGCGGCTGTGTGGGTATAATGTTTACAACTGGTAGGTGGAGGCAATGACCGATGGATAGTGTTCATGACTACAAGTTGGGTAAGATTGCCCACCTTCGTAGGCAGATTCACGAGAAGGTTCACTTCTTGAAGCAGTACCTGGGAGAGGAGCTAAGCGGCGCTACCTTCCAGGCGTATGTTGACGCAATGAGGGCCTGCCTCCGCCTACCGGTTGCAAGCAGGTCCGTATTAGCCGCGTCGTTATCTCAGTTCGCCGGAGAGGTTCTCACAAGTGACATGGCACGCCAGATAGAATACATGATGGCAGGTGGCCGGGATATGTTAGAGCCATCGGCCCTGTCTATGAAAGACGAGGCGCTGGACTTTGACTCCTCGGAGTCTCTTACTGAGGTTACGCAGCGGCGGAAAGCCGGGCAGGTGATCTTACCGTTTCAAGGCGTGTTGAAGCCGCAGTGGTTTCCCGTCGAGATAACAGACGGTGTGTTGTCATCTGCAGGCCGTAAGAATACGGTCTTTGTTGAGTTCTCGTTCATCATCGCGGCTGGGCCCGGCTCCGGAGCAACGCTGAAGCAGAAGGTTCCTAAGGGCTTTGTGCATCAGTTTGCTGTAGCGCTGGGCTTACCGAAGTTCAAACGGTACCACCACCGCGAGCTTGTACGCATGTGGTTTACAGGTCTATGGGACCTAGTAGACGATAAGCCGACGTTGCAGAAGCACAGAGTAGAGCCGCACCACGTAACGCACAACCAGAAGACCTACCGAGCTCGTAGCCGCGCATGTATTCGGGAATGGAACGTTCTGTGTCACAACTGTCATGTAGGCTTCGAGGCGTGCCCCAACGGTACGCACTGGTTGACCCACACGGCAAAGGAGTGCAGGAATGGCCATCGTGGGTGGTTCCTGAAAGAAGGTACATCACCGCTATGTCTTCGTTGTCAGGAGGCAGCAGTTCGAAGGAGGAGACGAAGTGCCGCTACAGCTTAGACCAACGGACGGGTCTGATAACAGACTGTACTGTCCGGATCGTGACGTCGTCTATTTGTTCCCGGCGCTTGTTCGTCGGATGATGCATTCGTTTGATGACCAGGACTTGGAGGAGGTTTGGTGGCTCAACTATCCGCCGGGTCTAATAGAGGCCGCGAAGTCAATGGCCTTGTTCTGGGACCTCGCGCGTGACGGCAACGTACCCGCGGAAGACGTGCTGGACAGGTGCGGGTTTACGTCTTTGAGTCTTCAGATACGGCTTGCGGTCTCGCATAGGTTCTTCCAGCTGTTCTTGCAGTCGTACATCGTGTACCTGCGTGATATCACAACGCCCGGCGAGCCCCTTCCGGACAAGATTGTCAGTGACTACAACCATCTGCGGTTTGCAGAAACCTATAAGTCGTGGGGGCCGCTAAGAAGGTGGACCCACCGAGCAGTGCGTTGTGTACGTCGGTGGTTTGAGGCCACGAAGTACGACGCTCCGGGAGAAAAATGTCAATCAGAATAGAACTTCAGAGGCTGACAGGCATGTTGCAGCAGATCGCCAACAGCTTTGGACTTGAAGACCTTCCCCGTAAGTACCTCGTGTTGGACTGCGAGACTTCGGGCGTCGATAAAAACAACGACAGTATCATTCAAGTAGGGTACTGCGCTGTTGATTATGGAAAACCTCAGCTGATGGGCTCGATTACCATAAACCGCCCGCCGGGTGTCGTACGGGACTGGCCTATTATCACAAAGATCACGGGACTTACGCAGGCTGACCTTGACGTTGCTATGTCCCCTGAGGCCATATTCCCTAGATTCATGGATATGATTAAGGATTGGCTGGACAAGGACCATTTGCTCGTTGGCCACAACTTCATACGGTTTGACCTGCCCTTCTTTAATCGGGCGTTCGCTTCGGTAGGTGACACTAGACGGATACCGGCTGACCGGTGTCTTGATACGGGTATGATGGTGAAGGCGTCACGCCTGAACCTGTCTATGTTGCCCAAGGAGAGCTTCAGATCTTTTGCTACGCGGGTGGACAGTATCCGCCGTCGTGGCGTCTACTGGTCGCTTGACAGGTACTGCATTGATGCTTACGGCCTTGAGAAGCGCGGTGCGGATAGGACTAAGGCTCATGATGCAGGCTATGACTGTTTCATGACTCACCTCTTGCTTGAGGCCATGCGAGAGCAGCATGAGGAGGCGCAGCAATGAGGTACTGCAAGAAGCCCGTTGCGGTAGAAGCCGTAAGGTGGTTTAAGAATGGGGACCACCCCGACGACGGGAAGGAAACCTTCACAGATGATGATGGTACTCATCTTTATGGGGGCAAGGTAGTTCGACGTTATCGCCATCCAGAGCATAGTGGGCTAAGCATGTGTGACCAGTGCGGGGTTAAGATGCATTACCACGGCTGGCTTGACACACTTGAGGGTGGGCAGGTTGTCTGTCCGGGTGACTGGATTATCACGGTAGAGGGCGAAATGTGTCTCTGTAAACCGAGAGTCTTTGACGCGATGTACGAACCTATGGAGGTAGATGACAATGGGTAGGCTACTTGCCCTAGACCCAGGAACGAAGTGCGGGTATGCGATTGTCGACTTCAGTGCCGACAACATGCCTAAGAAGGCCGACCCGAACCTTTGTGGTGTATGGGACTTGGCCGCTAAGCGCCACGAGGGCGCCGGGATGCGTTTCGTACGCTTCAAGAAGTTGCTGTTAGACACAGCCCCGACGATTGTTCTTTATGAAGAGGTACAGAGCCACTTCAAGTCGTCAGGAGCCGCACAGATGTACGGAGGTATCAGGAGTATCCTCGTGGCTTATTGCGAGGAGCATGAAGTACCGTACGCAGGTATCCCTGTGGGTACCATTAAGAAGCGCGCGACAGGTAAGGGTAACTGCGGCAAGGTTCCCATGATCTCAGCGGCCATTGACTTCTTTGGCGCGATACAGCTCAATCCTGACCGAGCTGGTAAGGGTGACGACGACATCGCTGATGCGTTGTGGATCGCCCAGATCGGCGTTGAAGACTACATTGAGGGAGCAGTAGATGGCGGCCAGGAAGAAGTTCGAGACCAGGATGGTAGTCCGGATATCGCCGAACCAGGTGGTGCTGAGGATTCTGGAGCGGTGTGACTCGGTTGATGGTAAGGCCTGGTGGCGCCTAGAGGTGGACGACGGCATAACGCTGTCGACGCTGTACACGTGGATCGACAATAACTTATTGAACGACTGCGGCGAGGTTAAGTGCGAGAGCGCCCGACAAGTGCTGAGTCTTATTGGTAAGGCGGTAGTCGCCCCGGGTTGTAGCGTTGACATATCTTCCAACATCAAGTGGCCAGTGTGGCGACTTTACATCAAGCACCTTATAACAGGAGGCTACGAGTGAGAGACCATCAGATACTTGGTTCAGATGGACAGCCGATCACTGACCCTGAGGACATCAACGTCTTGATGATCGAGGCAAAGCGAGCGTTGCAGGACAACGAAACAGCGTTGTTGGTTCATGCAATGACTCAGGCGCATCAGATCTATCAGTTCGCTAGAGCTGAGCTGGAGACAAAGAACCTATCCCCCGACGTGTTACAGGTACTTGTTGAGTCTTCGACAGGTAAGGCAACGAAGGGATTCACGATTCAGCAGTTGGTCAGAAGTCTTAAGAAGAAGACGGTTCCGTTTCTTGAGCACAAGATGGCCAACTTCCGCAAGGAAGAGAACAAGAGGAAGGAGCAAGCGAAGAAGATAGAACGCGCGCTTCCTCCTGTAGGTTTCCGTATGCCGCTGAAGTCTATGCAGGACAAGGTGGAGAGGTTTACGCTGTCGAGTGCCTTCGTCGTAGCAGGCAAGGATCATACTGGACAGATGGGTCTGCTTCAGCATACAGCGAAGCATTTCAAGGATCAAGAATACCGTGTTGCGTATCTTAGCGGCGCGGACTATACCCCTGACAAGGGCGGCGTACCGTGGGCTACAATGCTCATGCCTGCGTCTTGGTGGGCAGGGGCTGCGGCTAGTGCCCAGACGTTCGCAGAGGCGCTGGCCCCTGTTGCAGAGCAGGACATGCAGTTCCTTTTCGTCGAGAACCTCTCTGTGGCCTGTGGCGTACAGGACTCCTTCGAGTCTATGCGTGACTGGACGCAGCGTGCGATGGCTTTGCTCGTGTCGTGGTGTAAGTCGAAGCGGGTGGCCCTCTTTATGGGGCTGGACGTTTCACAGTGTGTGGACCCGGACAACCTCGAGACTGATTTCCCGTTTCTTGCTGACATACCCTATGTCGTAGCGAGATCCGGGGGTGTCGAGGGTACTGATGGTGTGTTGATGCACGTCATCGTTGAGAATGACACAGTTCCACTGGAGGATGATGATGGCGAGTAGTGAAGCTCCCCTATTTCTTGGCTTTGTTACTGAGGCCCTGCCGGATTGGGCGTCGTACATTCCCCCGATTGTCGCCCCGTCGAATTACAAAGACGAGGTTAAGATCATGGCGTACATTGATAAGCGGCAGGACGAGCTGCTGTCTTCGGCGCACGTAGGTTCGCTTACCGGGCGTGTGACTGGCTTCTCGGCGGTCAATATTGATGGTGAGGTTATAGCCGAAGGATGTACCGCGGTTGACTTCACGAACATATTTGGTTCTGGGGGCACCCGGGAGATTCAGTGTGAGCACGCGGAAGATAACTTCTTTGGGTCTTTTCAAGTCCATTACATTGCCCCTGCGCTCGTAGGCTTTGGGCTGAAGGACCGGCTGCGGCAACTATCTATCCAGTTAGCGGCTGACGGAATCCTGCCGCCCACGTGGATGTGGCAAGTACCGGTGTTCAACTCGTTCGCTTATGGTATCGTCGACCCGCTTCGTATAGCCGATTGTGGCATAGACGAGCTTCCGGCCTTGCTGTACCGTCTTGGTGTTGACCAGGATCGGTTTGACTTTTCCACCCCTGTCGGTTACGCACAGGCGGCAAGGATTATCTATGGGAGGTTTGTGTAACATGACAGAGCCTGTACAGATGCGTCAGAAGGGCGAGCCTGACCCGGTGAAGTCCCCTGACAAGAGTATCAAAGGTGTTCGTACTCTCGCTGACCTTCGTAGCGAAGGTTACAGACCGTTCTCCATATCGTTGCTACACGCCTACGCTGGTGTGGACTTCGACATCGTTGCCCGGTTTGCCGAGGAGAGCAAGGAGACCGTAAGGTCTATGGCTATTAACTTTCCCTTCCCCCTCTTCAGTGTTGATAGCGAGTGGACTCGTCTATTGCATATCATCAACGAAGATGTGTGGGAGACGTTCAGGGCATTCATGATGGGTGTCGTGTTCGCCAATACTCCCGAGCAGGAGTATTGGAAGGCCACGCCCGCGCTGGGTACGCTTCAGGACCCGTTCGCGAGGATGACGAACCCGACGGAGGAGCCGGAACGTTGTTCGTTAGACGTGCTGCTCCCCATCGGCAACAAGCGGAGTCTTGGTATTATCCCCCACACCATTGAGGTTGAGGACGCCGAGGCGCCGGTCAGGATCGTACAAATACCTACATCGATCACCTTGCAGTGGGGTCCGCCGGATCCCCGGGTTGTCGAGGAGGCTAAGGCCGTGTTTAGCACAGGAGACTTACAGTGAACCTCGTTATCGCAATGCCGGACAGCATCGACGCTGGAAACGCCGTAGTTGTAAACCCCGACCTTGAGGCCGACAGTCAGGCTCTCGGGTCGCACCATGAAATTCACATGGAGCCCATCTTCTACTCGAAGACGGCGCTTGTGAACGGGCCGTCTATCAGGCTGGTGGACGACGACGGTAAGATCATCTTTGCCGGTGTCCTCCGTATCTCTGGTAAGACTGGACAGATGTCTCTTGAGAGACGTATGAACCCGGTCAAGCCCGCGATCGTATCCGGCGAATGATCAAATACGCGCACGTGCGTGAGATCGACGAGGGGGTGGAGGTTGTCGGTATATCCGGCGAGCCACCCGATGAGACGTTCAGGGTGTTGTCTTCGTGGAAGACGGCAGACGAGGCCATATCTATCCTAGAGCTTAATGGGTGGAGTCGTGTTTGGTCCTCAGGTAAGTCTACCGGCCTTGTAGGTCCGCGGCTGTGGTGTCCTCCGGTAATGGGCCCTTCATTGGGTTCTTTGCCGGGGGTGCCCACTGCCTGCGTTCCCGTATCGTTCCTTGAAGCTTGTCCGTTCCCTGTTCACTCCGTGCATATTCCAGAGGTGAACCATACGTATGATATCTTCCCGGAGATTGTTGAAGTTTTGGATCGCCGGTATGGTGCTATGTTTGGGTTCACTTACGGCGTGTCATCACTTATGGACATGTCATCTTCACTTGGCTATGGCCCTGTGCTTAACGCTGTGAGTCAGCGTGTTGGTGTAGGTATTCGTGCGATTGGTATTTGGTTTCGGCCCGAGGATGCTCAAACGGCCGCGTATAAGTACTTTGACAATTTGATCAGGAGAGACACAGATGGGAGTTTCTATGCGGAGGTTCGTGCGTACATTCACCGAAACGCGTTATCAGACGCTGACCCCGGGGGGTGACGAGCAGCAGTGGCGTACAGAGACGTCGACGGATTCGATTGACAACCAGGTCAACAAGTGGCTGTCTGAGGAGGATGCGATCATCATCTCGATTCAGCCAGAGACAAACATATCCGTCAGGAACACAGGTCCCGGCGAGATCGGGCAGAGGACAGTCAGGCTCCGGTATGTCGTATTGTACATGCCTGCTGACAAGTACTTTGAGTCCGAGACTCATCTGCGTCAAGCCACGCTGGCTGGTGTTGTTCAGGGCTTGCCTGTTGCACCACAGCCGCTAGCACCCATGACAGCCCCGGAGCGTACGGTAGTCGTATCGGACCCCGCGCCACCGCAGCAAGCCCCGAGGATGTTCCCCGGTATGCCCATCGAGGTTGTTCCCGTACCCTCAACGCCTCAGGCCCCCCCACCGCCGCTATCTACGCAAGGCGCTATCGTAGCGGGCGGGTAGATGTTCAACACCGCAATCTTTGTTACATGAGAAGGAGTAATGATGGCAGACAAAAAGTTCTGGATGGTGCTCGTAGGCGATGATGACCCGGTGTGTATCGGGATCAACTCCGAGGAAGAGCTTCAGAAAGCTATACGTACTAGAGTGCTCGAGGCTGTAGAACCTCTGTGGGCATTTGTCTTTGACGGTGAGAAGTTAAAGATTCAGAATCCCCTGGCGTCCTGCACGGTTACCGGCGCAGGCGTTAACATGGAGATCAAAGGTGTAGGGGCCGGTCAAGCTGACGACGATTTGTTCGTCCCGATGAGGTATGTACGAGATGTTGCCACTAGAGAAGCCCCCGACGATGTCCCCCCTCCTGAAGACTCTGACGGAGAATAAGATACGCGAGATAGCCGGGAGGTACACGGGGAACCGCCCCTTCCAAGTTCGAAGCTCTAAGGCGCGCGTCGACCCAGATGACCCAGACCGCGTTATTATCGATGTCGAGTTCATGCCCGTACTAGATCACATCACTGTCGATTTCACTATAGATGAGCCTACCATGACAACATTCGAGGGAGTACAACCCGGCGAGCAATGCTGGATATCTCTAACGGAAGGATTTGGGTGGTATACGGCGCAGGTTGGTCCTCGTGCCGAGTCCCTAGCGACAGCAACGACGATGCATTTGGGGGAGGAGCGTGTATTGACATTACGCGATCTCCGCTCACAGATGCCCGGACGAACCCCGGAGACGAAGCTGTGGTACGACATATATGACAGGAGACTCGCTGAGGGCAATCAGCGAGACCCTTTCTCAGGATCAGATACTTTCCAGTACGAGAACAGGACCCTGAAGGTTTGGGTGAAGTGCGAGGATGAAACTGTTTATGTTTGCACGTGTCATGTATATGACATAGAGGGAAAGACTTTCGATGGCGCACAGCGGGTAGTTCTTATCGGCGGCCACCCGCTGGTTAGTAACTCGTCGTTGACTAATGGGATGTTTGACGATATGTCCGTTCCAGCGTGGGCTACTAACGCGTTGTCGGCGAACCAGAACTCGGTGTCGGATATGCAATCAACACCACGTAAGCGCAGCAACGTCTTTGCCGACTACTTTCGACAGGCGGCTAAGTCACGTCTGTACCAAACGGTATTCGGGCCACCTAAGCTGGAGCGACAAGACCAACGAGTTAAGACAACTGAATAGGAGTGCGGCTGGCCGTTACTATAGAGTGTAAAGGTCAGCTGTTAGCTCTGACCGTTTTCGCAGCCGCGGTGGTGGTCACCGTGGCTTCTCTTTTTGTTGTCGGTCTCTTGGAGGATGTTGCCTATGCAGGATGTACTGGATAAGGCCCGCGAGCTGTGCGCGGACGAGGCTCTCTTCGGCATTTACGAGCGAGATCCCGTGCCGGGCGCCAGCATCGTTCCGTGTCAGGACGTCGTTGTCGTTTGCCTCGAGAACTCGGTTGGGGTACCCAAGGTGCATTGCTACCCCTTCGTTAACTTGGGTGATCACGTGCTCGTCGGTGGACAAGCTGGCAAGATCCCCACCGGCAAGTACAAGGGCTGTTTCTTCGAGAAGGGCCGAGAGCCTTCCGATACTGGCGGCGCCAAGCTTATGGCCGCTGGCGTAACAAAGCGACTCGCTATGGGCACGACCTCTGACTCGTTCAGAGAAAACTCCATGGCGGATAGTACGCTGTTCACGTGGGTGTACGACATGGTCGAGGAGCACCAAAACACTCCCAAGGTCCGCGAGTTCTCGGTTCCAGAGTGCTACATCTGCGCTGATGACACCAACGACCTGATCCCGGGTCGTAGCGTCAATCACCGCGTGCTGCGGGCCTCGCAGTTCGGCACCGTCGATGGAGTGCCCACCGCACCCGAGGCTGGACTCATTGAAAAGCATACAAAGGCAGGCGTCGTCCTTAATGGTACGCTGATCGAAGCTGATTCAAGCGTGCTTGAAGGTAGGGCCGAGCCCGTATTTGGCCAGACGTCTATCGCGCTGTACCCTCTGCCCAAGGTGGGCGAGCGGGTCAAGCAGGGTCAGGCGTTGTTCACGCCGTTCCCCACAGACCCCCAGATTCAGACGAGTGCCGAAGTTGACCAGATGCCGAACGCGAGAGTGTTACGGTGGTTGGTCATGCAGGACTCGTTGATCGGCTACGACGGCATGACGCTCGCGCCGTTATCGTGTATCAGCCCGGAAAGTTCTACCGGGGAGAAGTTCGTGGATGTCGAGTGTGCACGCCTGTCGCGTGTCAGCTTGTCTTTCAACCCTCGAACCGATCCGCTGTGGATGCGTGACGACGTTGGCGTTGAGATGAACTTCAGGTACCCCTGGCACCGTAAGTTCATCATTGCTGCAGACAGGGCGAAACGTTAAGCGCAGTAACCCTGCGCCTCTATGAAAGCAGGTCAACATTTTTGTTGGCCTGTTTTTTAGCTCTTGAGTTGTTGACATATTAGCATGGTTGCTGCTAAACTTGTCGAGTAGGGATACGAGTTATAGGAGATACAGGTATGCCGAGCGGAGGCCCGGAACACTATTTTGGCGAAGAGCGTGAGACGACGTACGGTAAGGGGATAGCTGGTGGAACCCGAATACCCTCAGCCGAGCCCGGCACTGGCGGCGGATCTTTAGGGTTTGACCCGCACGTGGCCCAGCCTTATACGGTGGTTGATCTTAGTGGCGACGCCCCAAAGGTCGTTGCTACAGTTGACCGCACTACACCAGAGCCCCAACCAGAGCCTCAACCAGAGGCCGAGGCCGAAGACGCCCAGGAGGGGGTGTCGAGACAGTCTACAGCGGATGACCACGCCACATCTGTTGCTCCGCCCCCTCCGCCCCCTTTACCGGCTGTTCCCGCGGCGCAACCAGAGCCTGCGGCCGCACCTAAACAGGCGGAGAAGGTGACGTTTCTTGACTTCGGGGAACTCACGGTTCCGTACGACTCCGTCTTTATTGATGGCATGTGTCTGGTTTTGGTGTATGATAGGGGGAACGAGGTTACGTTTGATCCTCCGGTAAACGACGAACCCCTTAGTCTGCGTTACGCCGGTCGAAATTTTAAGGCGTATTCGAGTGGTGTCCGCTTTGTGGAGCCTGGGACCAGTAGAGTTTTTACGGTCCTGTTGATAGAATGAGTATTGACAAAGATGGATCGACTCACGTCGGAGTAACTCCCTGCGAGGGTTGCGGTGAGCCCTCTACCGGCCGTGACGATAAAGGCCGGGCTCTTTGTGCCCGTTGTTTGACGCTTGAAAAATCCAGTGGCGTACTGGATGGACCCGCAGGTTCTTTGCGAACTGCGGGAGAAGACCTGGCCGTAAAACACACCGAGGGAAGTAATGGCTGATAATTTCCCGCTGTTTTCAAACCAGTCGGGGGGCGAAACAAACGCGATTGATCGCTACTCCGCTGAGTTCGGTAACCCCTTTTACCACTACGCCACGAGCGCCATGCCCAACAAGCTCGATGACGTATTCAAGCTTGCCGAGCACATGTGGCTGACCGACGCTACCTTCAAACGCGGCATGCAACGCGTTGTACGCTACTTCTTGACCTCTGTAGAGCTCAAGGATGTGGAAGCGGACGAGAAGGAGAAGTGGGACGAGTTCCTCTATGAAACCCTTGACATAACCTCGCAGGCTGCGCTCGTGGGCGATGACTTTGTGGGGTATGGCAACAGCTTTACCTCGATCTATGTACCCTTCCGCCGCTACCTTGTCTGCCCCAAGTGTTACGTTCACCGGCCAATTGAGCGCGTGGACTACAAGTTCACCAACTTCAAGTTCATGGCGACGTGCCCGGCGTGTCAGTACAAGGGCGCGCTGAAGCGTATTGATCGTAGGACGGCTGAACAGGACAAGCTCAAGGTAATCAGATGGCCGGTGCAAGAGATGCGCCTACTGCACAACCCGATCAGCCAAGCGACCTGTTACGAGTGGCAGGTAAGCGCCACGATGAAGAAGAACATCGAGGCTGGCACAAATCACTACATCAATACGACACCTTGGGAGATCATTGATACGGTCAGGCGGAAGAAGACTCTGTTCCGCTTCAACCCGAAGATCATCTATCATATGAAAGAGGACTCCCTTGCTGGCGTACCTCTTTACGGCTGGGGCCTACCGCCTATCCTGTCGAGCTTTAAGCAGGCATGGGTGCGCCAGATCCTCCGAAGGTACAACGAAGCCATTGCGATGGACTATATCGTTCCCTTCCGCCTGCTGACACCCGGCAAAGGATCACCAGCCGCCGACCCCCTTATTCACCAGGACCTTGGTAATTTCGTCAATAACATCATGGGGCAGATCAAGCAGCACCGCAAGGATCCCACCTCGTGGCACGTTGTTCCTCACCCGGTTGACTACATGGCGATCGGCGGAGAAGCCAAGGACTTGGCCCCGACAGAACTCATCCAGTTTGAGGACGACGAGCTCCTCAACGGTCTTGGTATCCCCGCAGAGCTTTACCGCGGTACGATCCAGGTGCAAGCGGCCCCTACAGCCCTGCGCCTGTTTGAACGTACATGGACCTACTACGTCAGCGCGCAGAACGCATGGTTGCGCTGGTTGATCGATAGTTGTGCAGACCTTCTTAGCTGGGAACGTGTTGGCGGCAGATGGCAGCCGGTCACCCTTGCCGAGGACATGGAGAAGAAGCAGGTGCAGCTCCAGCTCGCCGCAGGTATGCAGATTTCACGCGGTACGGCCTATGCCCCGTTTGGCATCGACTACCGCGAGGAGATCCGCCGGATGTTCCAGGAAGAGCGCTTCTACCAAGACGAACAGAAGCGGTTCGAAGAGGAACAGGGCCAGCGACAGGAGATGGAGCAGCAGATGTCCACAGGAGGCCAACAGGGCGGCATGGGCGGCGGTATGATGCCACCTGGCGGCGGTATGATGCCGGGTATGCCTGCTGGCGCACCGGGATCGATGGGCGCACCCATGGGTGGAGGGGGAGGCGCAGTCACACCGGAAGCGCTTTCAGCCCAGGCAGAAGAGCTCGCATACCAAATGCTCGCCATGCCGTATGAGTCTCGGCGGTCTCAGCTCTCCGATATCAAGGGGAGCAATCGTGAGCTACACGCCCTCACGATGGCTAAAATGCAGGAGATACGAGATCAGGCCGCAAGTGAGGGCAAGCAAGAGAAGTTACAGCAGCTTCAAGGTCAAGGCGCGGTTATGTAAGGCACTCGGTACGATGCGTACTGATAGGAAAGTTATGGCACAAGACCTCCAAGAATGTCGGCAGGACATATCTGAACTCCGCGAGATATCTACACGGGTAGCCTCTGAGATGCGCCTGCGTAAAGAAGCTGAAGAGAGGTTTCGCGCCCTCTTTGAGCAGGGCGTGCACGCGATGGCTCTTATCAGCGTACCCGAGCTGAGGTTTGTCGAAGTGAACAGCACGGTGTCGACGCTGCTGGGGTACACGAAGGACGAGCTACTGGGGCTGACCCTTTTCGACATTGAGGGTAATGAGACACCAGACGAGATCAAGGAGCACGCTAACTCTGTTGTCCGCATGGGCGGCCGTATTCGCGACTTCCAGACAAAGCATATACGCTCTGACGGCGACATTCGCGACGTACATGTTCGCGTGCGGTGTACCGAGTTAGGCGGGGTAGCGTACCTCCAGGCAAGCTGGAAGGATATCACGGACATCAAGCGATCGTTGGGCAGACAGGAATTGGCGCTTGAGGTTCTAAAGGTGCTCAACAACTCACCTCCAACCAATGGTGCCATCCCAAAGCTCACGTTGCTTGTTAAGGACTTCATGAGCTTTGAGGCTGTGGGGGTCAGGCTGGTTAGTGGGGACGATTATCCATATTATGCACACATCGGCTTCCCGCCAAAGTTCATTACGAAGGAGGACAGCTTATGCGCGATAGATTCTGACGGTAAGGTAGTTCGCGCGGAGGATGGCAGCGTCATGTTAGAATGCGTTTGTGGCGCTGTTATATCCGGCGATACGAAACAGCACTGCTGTGAATACTTCACAGTTACGGGTAGCTTTTTCACGAACAGCACGACCGATCTTATTGAGAGCGGCGGCATACCTACATTGACGTGCGCGCGTAATACGTGTCACGAACACGGGTATGAGTCTGTTGCCGTTATCCCGCTTCGTCATGCTGGTGGTATCATAGGCGCGTTGCATATCGCGGATACACGCAGAGACCTGTTTAACCTCGAACTCATATTGTTCCTTGAGTCCGTGGCGAACTCAGTGGGGATTGCTTTCGCGAGAGATCAGTACATCTTGCGACTCCAAGCACAGTTAGACGCAATAAAGGGTGCGTAGTTATGGCGCGAAGTACCGCAGCGGGCTCGGCCGACAATCTTCTAGAAACTTGGTTTAAGCGGGTTCTCGATCGCGTGGAGAAGCTGAGTGAGAAGTTCGGGGACCTCCGAACGGAGATCGCCGTGTTGAAGACTAAGATGGGTATCATGTGCGCGTGTATCGCACTGGTTATCAGTGTGATCTTTTCTGGTGTTACTCGCTACGTCGTAGTATCCTCTAACGATGCCCGGCTCACCGCGCAGCGTGTAGAGATAGGTAGGCTTCGCAAGTTGATCAATGCCGCGCCCTCACCGCACGCGGTCACACCGGCGGATGTCCGCCTTGAGATAGAGAAGCTGAAAGAGATGATTATAGAGATGAGCAAGAAGAAGGCTGCAACTCCGTAGCGGTGCGGACACCACGTACTTAGGAGGTCGACGGCATGGCTCACAACGGTAACCGCTGGGTATGCGCCCAGATCATGACGACGTCGGTTTGTCCCGCCTCTTGCTTCTACTGCGCCTATCCCGACGGCTGGCACAAGGAGCACCCCGGCCGTATGACAGAGGAGACGTTCGAGAAAGTCCTTGAGGGCCTACAACAGGTCGGAGACTTCTCGGGCGGTAAAGTCTGTCTCTACCTGATGAACGAGCCCCTCGCTGACCCCGACATCTGCTGCCGTATCGAGCGGGTCCAGGCGGTATTCCCTAAGACCCTCATCGAGATCAACACGAACGCTATGCTTCTCAATGAGGAGCGGGGCCAGCAGTTTGCTGAGGTGATGAGTAAGCAGCGCCACCAGATCCACATCCACCTGTCGGGCTACGACGAAGAGACCAGCCAGCGTGCGATGGGTCTCCCCTTCCAAGTACGGTACGACAACGTCGACCGCTTCCTAGGCCTTGTAGGTGAGTACAAACTCCACGTAGAGATCGAGGGCTTCTATCGTGCTGAGCCGAACAGTGGCCCTATTCTTTTTGACTACCACCCGTGGCGGGCGAAGATGAAAGAACTCAGCCGAGGCCGGGCCAAGAGTTATGACCTCTACAGGTTCCACGACCGGGCGGGCACGATCAAGAGACATGGCAATGTGGACTTTGGTCTGCGTCGTGACTGTGACTGCGACAAAAATGGGCCATGTAGACGCGTACACGAATGGATACACACTGATTGGGAGGGCAGGTTGAGGATTTGTTGTAACGATTATCACCGGGAAATTACACTACCTCTCGTCAAAGACTTGCCGAATCTCAAAACATACCTGGAGGGCCACGAGTGGCAATTCGTACAAGGGTTATCACAGGGGACAGACGCGCCACTAGACTTCATATGTATGCGATGTCGGGGCAATAGGTGAAATGAAAGCAAATGAACTAACCGGTCGCCGCTTTGGGGAGCTAACCGTTAAAAAACGGCTGGGCCCTCTACGTAAAGATACAGGCGATCGGCATGTTTATTGGGGATGTAGTTGTTCGTGTGGTAACACCGCGGCTGTAGCAAGTACACAGCTTACAAGCGGTAAGACTAAGAGCTGCGGCTGTTTGCGGGGCAGGAGTCCCAGCTCTGTTGCAGCATTCGCGCGAGCCACGAAGGATTTGACCGGGAAGGTCTTCGGTCGTCTTACAGTCATTAGACAAGCCCCGACGCGATGTAAGGGTAAGTCACGCTGGATCTGTAAGTGCTCGTGCGGTGAAGATAGGGACATACTTGGTCACAGCTTGGTAAGCGGCCACACAAAGAGTTGTGGGTGCTTGAGTGTGGAATTAAGGCGTGAGCGTAAAGGATCAAAGCACGGGTCTTGGAAGGGTGGCCGCAGCTTACAGCATGGTTACGTAATGATTCACCAGCCGGAACACCCTAACGCGAAAATCTCAGGGTATGTGCGCGAACACGCCCTTGTGATGTCGGAACATCTTGGTCGCCCTCTGCTATCCAACGAGAAGGTTCACCACAAGAACGGCATCAGAGATGATAATCGACTTTGCAATCTCGAGCTTTGGACAGTATCGCACCCAACAGGCCAGCGAGTGGAGGACATTACAGCGTTCGCTATCAGACACCTGAAGCAATATGTGCCGAAGGCGTTAGCAACGCGCTACAGAAAATAGGAGAATACCGATGGCGGGTTACCCAACAGAACTTGAAAGACAGATTCAGCTACTTTGTGGCGGCAAGGCTCCGGCAGGTGAAGTCACGTCGCAGGACATCAAGATTCCCAAGATGACCGAGCGTATCCTGCACATGGCGCAGGAAGAGGCACAGTTGCACGGCATGCGGGAGCCGGGGTCTCTGCACGCCCTCAAAGAGAGTATACGACAGACACTGAATCAGCCACTCCGCAGCGTTTCTAACGATATTGACGAAGGTAAGCCGATGAACGCTGTGCGGATTGCCGTAGGCGAAGACTTGCTCGGCAAGCTGGCCCTCTACATGTACGCGACGATCAACTTCGCAGCACAAGAGCCGCCGAACGACTGCGGGGTGTGTTAAAATGCTACGAGGACCTTGCGGCGTCATGTTTCACCACTTCACCGGGGCAGGTCATACTCATGGGCAGGGAGCTATTAGCTCTCGTACCTTCTCTGCATTCCTTGATAATATGGGCGATCGTATCATCGGTGCCACTAAATGGCACGACCTAGCTCTTAAAGGCGACCTGAACGATCAGGTGTGTCTTACGTTCGATGATGGGCTACAGTCACAGTACGCCATAGCCCGGTACGCCATGGTGGAGCGAAAGCTCACGGCTTTCTTCTTTATCTACACCGCCCCCATGTCTGGCCGCCCGGAGCGTATGGAGATCTACCGGAAATTTAGGTCGACGCACTTCTATCAGATTCAAGACTTCTACGATCAGTTCATCACGCGTGTGGCGAAGATCTTCCCGGATATGATGACACGTGAGAGTATGTTAGGGGCGCGTTACTACCTACGCGATTACACTTTCTACTCTGACGCTGATCGTGTCTTCCGTTATATCAGGGATATTCTCCTTGGTGCCGACAAGTATGTAGAGCTCATGGATACGTGGATTGTCTCTCAGGTAGGGGATATCGACGCTTACATGCACCACCTTTGGATGGGCGCTGACGAGATCAAGACGTTGTCTAACGAGGGGCATGTGATCGGTATGCACGCGCACACGCACCCTACGACGTTCAGTGACTTCCAGCAACACTCCGAGTACTACGCGAACAGGGAGATCCTGCGCTCGGTGACGGGCGTGACTCCTACGGTCGTGTCCTACCCTTCAGACCTTTTCAATTACCGCACGCGGGTTACGATGCAGGAGCTGGGGGTTACCCTCGGTTTCCGCGCAAAGCCGCAGCATAGTGGCACTGATCTGTTTCAGATGCCTAGAGAGGATTGCGCCACAGTATGCACATTACAGTCTTCACCAGCAACCAACCTCGGCACCTAGCACTGCTCTACTGCCTGCGAGAACACTGCGACAGTATGACGGTAGTGATGGAGTGTAACACTATCTTTCCAGGACGTACTAAGGACTTCTTTCGCAAGTCGGATGCTATGCGGGCGTACTTTCAGCGCGTGATGATAGCGGAGAAGAGGGTATTCGGTCACTACCCTAAGGTGACACCGGACGACACGGATATTATCCCGCTGCGTATGGGCGATCTTACGCAGATACCTCTTTCGATTTTAGCTCCTATCCTCAGAGGTTCCGACCACTTTGTTGTGTTTGGGTCGTCGTACATCCGAGGGCCCCTATTCAACTTTTTGCCGGACCGTACGATCAACATTCACATGGGTATTTCGCCGTATTACCGTGGGAGCTCATGTAATTTCTGGGCTATGTACGATAAGAACCCTCAGTTTGTAGGCGCCACAATTCATTACCTTAGTGAGAAGCTAGACGGCGGCAATATCCTTCTCCATGCTATACCGCTGGCGCAACCTGTCGACCCCTTCACGTATGGCATGCTTTCCGTTAGAGCCGCCATTGAGGGGCTTGTCACTGAGGTCATAGCTCCGGGTATACGGCTTGACGAAGGCGTACCACAAGACAGCCTGCCGGATACGATTCGGTACAGCGTTAATAAGGACTTCACCGACGCGGTTGCCGACGAGTATCTTGAGCGTGCGGTGTCGCAGGAGGAGATGTTCGAGGCGGTGTGTCACCTACCGGATAGGTTTGCTGATGTACCGCCGTACGTTGCAACAGAATGGGAAGAAGGCAAAGATTGATTACCGCGGTTATCCCAATCAGACAGACGGAGGAGCATAGTCGGTCATGGGACCGGCTGGAGATAGGTATCAGCTCCCTCAAGAGGTTCGTACCCTCTGTGACGAGTATCTTCGTTGTTGACAGTAACTCTGATGAGCCGTGGGCTACCGAGCTTGTGGACATCTGTGAGCGTCTTGACGTTCACCTGTGGCGTATTGACGACCTAGATCATTGGAACAAGTGCAAGACGATGAATGCGGCGATGTATCAAGCTGTGACGCCGTACGTCATGCAGTTCGACGTGGACATGGTCATTACGACAGACGAGGTGGAGAAGGCGATTCAGGCGCAGCTTGAACCCAATATCTTCCTCACCTTCCTCATCCATAACTTATGCCACCAGTTGACGTGTGACAGGGTTATCGAAGAGGATGCCGATAAGCTCCACGAGTGGATGAAGTCACACAGCCTACTACGAGCTGGTGGCCGATCTACCGGCGGTATCCAGATCTTTGACCGTACTTGGTTCCTTAAGGTACGTGGTTACGACGAGGAGTACGCCTTGTGGGGCCGTGAGGACGATGATATGGTGAAGAGGGCTAAGTTGGACGGCCTGACCCATCTGCACGACCGTACGCTCGTGTTTCACATCGGCCACAAGAACCCCATCAAGACGAAGGATCAGATGAAGGCCAACGAGATCAGGTACAAGACGACAGAGACAGTCGTACGTAACGACGAAGAGTGGGGATCTGTCCCCATCCGTAAACTAGTATAGACACCTTACGATAAGGAGAAGGACAGTGTTGAACCCCCCGATCAACCACAACGAGCGCGTTGTGCACCAGGGTGGCATGTATGACGTTTGGAAATCAAGACGGAAGCCCGGGTACGACGAGTACCGTGCCGCGTGGGAGAACAACCCGGCCCAGCAGATCGTGGGTAAGTTCCCAATCCACCTCGACTGCGAGGTGACGAGCCGGTGTAACCTCGCGTGCCCGTTCTGTATGCGGACGAGTATGTTCCGCGAGGGGCATACCGCTAACTTCTGGCTTGGCGACATGAAGCCGGAGGTCTACTACAAGTGTATTGGTGAGGGAGAGACGAAGGGTCTCAAGTCCGTCAAGTATAACTTCCTCGGCGAGTCCCTTCTCATCGGGTCTGAGCGTCTCTATGACTACATCCACTACGCTACTGCGCTGGATGGTATCCAGGAGACCCTACTCAACACCAACGCCTGCCTGCTTGACCACGACATGACGACGGCGCTGTTGGAGTCTCGTCTGGACAAGCTGATCATCTCGATGGACTCCCCCGACCCCGAGACGTATGAGAGTCTACGAGTTGGCGCCTCGTTCGATAACGTGGTGGGTAACGTCCGTCACTTCATCGAGCAGCGTAACCGCGGTAAGTTCTTCGGTACGCTCGTACGTCTGCAGATGACGGTGGTCCCCGAGAACAAGGACCATGTCGCAGACTTCGTCGAGATGTGGAAGCCGTATGCCGACGAGGTTACAGCGAACGTCGCTTGTGCCGTCATCGAGAACGAGACGAAGGAACAGTTTATCAACGACCCCAACCGGCTGATGTCTTGCCCGGCGCCGTGGCAGCGCTTGATCGTGTTGGCTGACGGCCGAGTTGTACCGTGCTGTGGTGACCATCACCACGTTTACATCCTCGGTGACGCGCTGGCCGACAACTTGTCGGATATCTGGGTCGGACGTAAGATGAAAGAGTTGCGCAAGGCGATCTCAACAGGTAGTATCGACGAGATGGCTGTCTGTAAGATCTGTAGTGGTAGGAGAATGCGACCAGTATGATTAAGACCTTGGCTGTAATCCCAGCGCGGGGAGGCTCCCAGAGAGTCCCCCGCAAGAACCTACGGATGCTTGGAGGTGTACCTCTAATCATGCACACGATTGAGTGTGCGAAGAGTGTGGACGGCATCGAGGATATCGTTGTGTCCACGTCCGACCCTGAGATCGCCAGTGTCGCTAAGGCGGCCGGTGTGCTCGCGGTTACACGTCCCGTAGAGCTTAGGGGCCCTGACGTATGGGCCTTTGCTGTCACAAAGGATGCAGTCAGTCAGACTGAGACGTTGACGGGTAAGACGTACACGCAGGTTGTGCATCTTCAGCCCACTTCCCCGTTCCGTAAGCCGGAGCTGATCAAAGCGGCACTTAGCTTGGCCGACGAGTTCAGTCCAAACATGGTGACGTCAGTGGCTCCGGTCCCGAAGTATCACCATCCCGCCATGTTGCTCTCAGATACGCAGAAGGGTGCGGTCCCGTGGATGAAAAGGTGGAAGCCAATCCCGGACGGTATTGAAGAACGGGTCAAGTGGTACGGCAACTATCCGGGGTTCTATCCTACGGGTAGTGTAGCTGTCTTGCAGCTTCCGTGGCTCATGACTTGTGATATAGGTCAGTTGACGAACATCTCGTGGCCAATAGGTACGAAGGCACGCTTTGTCGTTGAGGAAGACGAGATCGCTAATCTCGACATTGACACGGAGTTGGACTTCAGGTTCGCCGAGTTCATTAATGGCCTCGAGAGTGAGAGGGAGACGTCACACGTCGACCTGCACCCCTACGAGGGCCACCTCGACTACCTGACGGGTAAGCGTGTGGCTGTTGTGGGTAACTCGTCAGCTATGATTGACACCGACTACGGTGAGCGTATTGACGGTTACGATGAGGTTGTACGCATGAACATCGCCGCGACCCGGGGATACGAGAAGGACGTTGGTACCAAGATGTCTATCTGGGTTACCTGCTTGCCTCGGCGTGAGGCGTGGAAGGCGAACCAGCTCCGAGCGAAGGGTATCCACAGTGTGTGGCTCAGCAACGTAGGCCCATCTAGGCAGCGCAACGTGCGGCTGCGTCAGTATAAGACGTTCCCGGTCTATTGGTATGATTACGACAAGACTCAGAAGATGCGGGATGAGTTCGGGCAGATTCTTACGAGCGGCGGTGTCGTTCTACATGCGATCCTTACCCACAGTGCCCCGAGCGAGGTATTCTTGACAGGGTTCACCTTCTTGCGTGAGTTTCATCAGAAGGGTACTCCTATAGCATATGCCGCCCGCCCAGAGCTTCGCTACGGTGACGGCCGGGGTGAGCATAAGAATATGGCCCGAGAATTGGAGATGGTGCGCGACATGATCCGGAATGCCACAGGCACGAAGTTCATTGTTGCAGCGCATACGAACGAGGTACTAAACCTCGAAGGCGAGGATCATGTGGAGGTTCTGAAATGAACCACAAGGAATTCTTAGGCGTATCGACAGAGGCGCGCCCGTTTATCGTAGCTGAGGCCGGGCACAACCATGAGGGCGACATTGATGTTGCCCGCGAGATGATCTACAAGGCAAAAGAGGGCGGAGCTGACGCCATCAAGTTTCAGACAATCATACCGGGTCGACTTGTCTCACCCAGCTTCCCGATAACCGCCGCGTACGCAGCTGAAATGGCAAGGGCTTCCGCATTCTCCCTTCCGTTTGACAACTTCATTGCCTTAAAGGAAGAGGCAGAGAAGGTCGGCATCCTCTTCTTCTCGACGCCTTTTGATGTGCCGAGTGCAAAGATGTTGGTTAGTCTTGGCATCCCGGCTTTCAAGATAGGTTCGGGGCAGATCGACCTTTGGCCCATGGTAGATATCGTCGCGAGGGCGTGTAGGCCGGTGATCCTTTCTACTGGCGCGTCAACAATTGCGGATGTACGTACGGCCATTGGACGTATTCGTGCTGGGTGGGGACGTATGAATTGGCAAGGGCAGCTCGTGTTGCTTAACTGCACCTCGATGTATCCCACACCGTCCGAGCACGTCCATCTTAGACGTATCCAGGAGCTACATAGGGTTACGCGCCTTGTCGGCTTCTCGGACCACACCGAGGGTATACAGGCCTCTGTACTGGCTGCAGTGATGTTTGACACCTTCATGATTGAAAAGCATTTTACGTTGGACAAGAACTTCTCCGACTTCTGCGACCATAAGATCTCCGCGACGGCCGAGGACCTTAAAGATATGATCCGGCTGATCATGGAAGGTAAGGCGATGATTGGGTCGGAGACCCGCCCGGTACTTGACGACGAGAACCAAAGCCTTATCCGCCACTCCGCGTGTGCGGCCAGGGCGCTGCCCGAGGGGCATACCTTGAACCGGGATGACATTGTGTGGCTTCGGCCTCAGCATGGCGTTAAGCCCGGTGAAGAGCGGCAGATCTTCGGTAAGAACCTTAAGGTAGCTAAGGAAGACGGGGAAACCATCAAACTGGATGACGTATGTAGTTCAGTCGAATAAAGGAGACCGATGCAATGCTGGAACCTTATGTACCCACCAAGAGAGATGTGCTCGATGTTAACAGAGCATGCCAGGCCCGCTGCGATTTTTGTTACTACTTCCATAGCGGCGGCTCTGGGTCTTTCGGACATGACCCGAATTGGGTTATGCCTCTTCAAGGCGCTATCAACAAGTTGAACCGTATGAAAGAGATCGGGTGCGAGTTTGCCGACTTTACAGGCGGTGAGCCCACTCTCTATAAGGCGATGCCAGCGCTGCTTGAGCATTGCGCGGCCATCGATCTGACACCTTGTATTATCACCAACGGGTTAGCATCCCATGACAAGTTTGGGTCGTACCTGGAAGCCAACCCGAACACGCGGTTCCTCTTGTCGCTTCACGGCGCGTCTGGAGTAACCCACGACGCGGCGATGGGCGTTGACGGCGCTTTTGCGACCATGCTTTCACTTATGAGGTTCCTACTGGACCGTGGTGTGTTCTTTCGTACCAACACGGTGATCACACGCAGGAACTACAAAGAGCTTGAGGATATTGCGAGTATTGCTCGTTGCGCCGGGGCTCGAATGTCCAACTTCATCTTCTTTCAGCCCTTTCACGGTTGGGATAAGAATCAAAACGACGACGTGCAAGTAGCCCCCGACCTTGTGGGGCCGTACCTTAGCCGAGCTGTGCATGAGCAGCGCGCCCACAACTACTGGGTACAGATACGGTACTTCCCCTACTGTTGCATCGATGAGGACTGCTGGCAGAACATATGCGGTCAGACTCAGGTTAGGCTGGACCCCTATGAATGGCTGTATAATCCCCCTTCGATTGATATGGAGTTCTCTCTTCGTAAGTGTCGCGAGAAGGCCCGTGACCGTTACGGTAAGGGTAATGATGTCTGTGACGCTTGTCAGATACGCGCTGTCTGTGGCGGCAACTACGAGACACGTACGAACATGTATGGTACGGCCGGGTTACGGGCTGTGACGGACAGATATACGGAGAACGTCTTTGAGTTCCGCGATGATCTCAAGACGGACATCATCATTCCCTCCTACAAGGCGGCGGCTCTGCCGGGCATCATAGATGAGGTGGTGCGCACGGCCGTACAGCCCTATCGTATTATCATCCAAGGAGATGAGACACACGCGACCATTAACCGGCAGAGGGGCCTTGATGCTTCAGACGCCGATTGTGTTATCATGGTAGATGACGACATCCGAGATCTACCGGAAGGGTGGAACCGAGCCTTTGTTGAAATCCTTCGAGCAAACCCACAAGTCTGTGCCGTGTCCGCACGGCTGCTTGATCGTGATGGTCGGGCCGCCCCTAATTCAGCCGACAATTTCGATCTGTCCGAATCTCTCGTACGCGTGCCTCTCATACCTACTGCCCTCTGTGCCTTTAGACGACCTAGCAAGGCTCGCTTTGATCCACGGTATCGTGGAAGCGGGTTCGAAGACTCCGACTTCTTCTTGCAGCTAGCGGGTGAGTATAACCCCTGTAACGAGATCGCGATTACAAACGATATCCGAGTTATGCACCTACATGAGAAGAAGGAGCAAAGCCGATTTCATGACCACAATAAATCTCTCTTTGAAGCCAAGTGGGGTCCCATTCGTAAAATCATGCGAGGACAAGATGCCTAAGTACCTCTACCGCAAGATACCGTTTCATGCATACCAGGTAGACGTAGACACGGATGTTACGAGTTCCCTCGGTGACGACGTCGCTCACCGGGGGGACTGGATTCTCCAGTACAGGGCTACAGGTTTCATGCTTGTCTTGAACGACGAGGAGTTTCAGGCTCACGTGACCCCCAACCCTAAGTCAGTTGATGATAAGGGGTCCGAGTCCGTACGAGCCGCCATTACAGAGGAGTTCAAGAGGGGCGTTGCCGAGCTACGGACTTTTATGGATCCAGTACGCGCCGCAATAACCACGTCACAGGTACCAACCAATGAGAAACATACGGTCGCAGATATTCCGCGGTCAGCGGTGGCGGGTTGAGCACGTAAAGAAGCTTAAAGGTGCTGACGGCGACATAGACGACCCGTCGACAACAGGTAAGGTCTTGCGCCTGAAAGAGGGCCTGCCACCCGTTAGGGAACTGGAGTGCGCGATTCACGAGGGTCTCCACGGGTGCTTCTGGGACCTCGACGAGGCGGCTATCACACAGTCCGCTACGGACCTGGCCAGGTGGCTATGGCGACTTGGCTACAGGAAGATACATCAGTAACGTGCTACAGAAAGGACAACACGATGTCTCACCAGCTTGAAGAAACAGTTGACTATGAGGACCTCAACCGTGTTGCCATGGTTGTCACGTGTAAGGGTAGACTCACCCACCTGAAGGAAACGATCGAGTCCAAGATGGATGTAATGGGCGTCGACCACGTCGTTATCGTGGATTACGATGACCCGAGTGACTCTTTCGGCTGGGCCTGCGAGTTGGATGATCCCCGTATCACGGCGATTAAGGTGGAGGACCGCGAGTTCTACCACCATGGTAAGGCTCGCAACATTGGGCTTCGAGTAGCCATTGAACGTCTGAAGGCGAACGCCATACTGCTTACTGATGCAGATGTACGGTTCCACCCGGCCTTTGTGGATCACTGTACGCGCGTGCTGGTCGGCCACCCCCACGAGATATGCGTGATCGGTAACTGCAAGAACAAGTTCAGCGGTGGCGCAGGCACCGTATTCTCCTCCGCGCGCCTTGTAGCTGAGGTCCACGGTAATCAGGAGCTGCTTCAAGAGGCTTGGGGCGCCGACGACACAGATCTGAAACGTCGTATGGAGCATCACGCTCACGAGACACGCGGTTACCCCCATCCCTGCCCTGAGTTCAACGGCGAGCTTCTGGACGTGATTGGACATGGCTCAGGTGATCGTACACGTCACTACGTGGTCAAAGCCATGGGTGAAGGCGAACGCCGTAACACCAAGATTGCCCTTGATTGGCAAAAGGAGCACGGCTGGATAGCTAACCCCGACGGGTGGGGCCAAGCGATCGGACACATCCTTCTGCCGGGTCATGATGTGCAGAGATACGACAGCCGCTCGTCCACATTCCTGACTGAATACGCATAGGGCAAAGCGTTACTATAAGGTGACACCCCGCCTCCTAATATTTTGCGTTGGTTTCTTTTGTGGAGAGGATTCACCATGGGCATGTTCGACAGCTTGTATGTATGTTGTCCCGCTTGCGGGGCGCAGAACGAGTTCCAGTCTAAGGCTGGAGCTTGCACGCTTCATAACTACAGCGTGTCCGACGTCCCCCCGTCGATAGCCGGGGACCTCAACGGCGACTATCAGGCCTGCGAAGGTCCGGGCTGCGACAAGATTATCACCCTTCGGGTTCAGACCATGCTTAGCGTTATGGTCTCCGACAGTCCGCCCGACGATGACGAAGACTAGTAGATCCCCCGGGCGTCGAGGACATGCCCCACATCATGCGGATGACCTCCGCGTGTTGGTTCTCGGCGCCCACCTTCTTTTATCGGGCAACGGGCAATAGTATGTTGACAATCAGCAACCACCATGCTAAGATCTGAACTACATGGCGCAAGGCCATTGATGGTTCTTTGACAACTTGGAACTACGAGTACACAGTTTCGGCGCGCTTCAGACTGGAGGTACTTCCTATTAAGAAATATCCCTCCCGTCGACTATTGCCGCCGAATTTCTTACTTGAGCCGCAGGCTAGGCTCACCACTACCGACTACTTCACGGGGGTGAAAGGTATCGACAGGACGACTGAAGTATAGACGGCGTGCCGGAGTTGACCGAATGGCTCCGTTATCAAATCGGTTACACTTAAATTAAGTGACGAAGTTCCCATGCTCGCCGCTGCATAGCGGCCTCGGCCCAAGCGAGATTGCCTTGGTAGCTTGACGCTGAGACCATACAAAGGTTGACTGCTGGCAAGACAGCGGACATCTCCGGAAAGACGGGGTGCGGGATGGTCATACCCGCATACAACTCTGACCAAGGCTGCCTGGATGAGCCTGGTGACGTTTGGCCGAATCGCCTGGCTACGCACGTAGATGTTTATATCGAGGACGTAACTGGACCGGATTTTCAATGATCCGCACCTCCACCACTTTAACACTCAGCACAAAGGAGACCGGCTAGTGCCCAGAGACACGTTGTTCTACTACATCAGAAAAGCTGTGCTCATTCCGCGCGGCGTGCCGGAAGACGTTGCCGACAGGATGCGCAAGTACAAAGGCCGACCCAAGGGCGTGTTGGCCGCAACCACTGACGATCAGGGGAACCTGACCTTCGGCTTTTCGTTCTGCCACACGTCGCCCATATACCGCTCCCGGGACGCGGACCAGAGCGACCCGGATTTGGCCGCCGAGCTGGACTGTATGCGCGGCGACTCGTTCAACAAAGTCATCGGGCGCAATATCGCCCTCGCGCGCGCAGAAAAGTACCGCGATGCCGGGCTGCAGTACATCGATAATCACTGGCACCTTGTCCGCGGAGAAAAGAAACTCGCCGTTCCGGAGGCGGTGCTAAAGGCGCTTCCGCGTTTCATCGCCCGCTCCCAGCGTTTCTTCTCTGATAAGAAGACGGACACCCGGTGGGTTAGCGGCCTACGTGTCGAAATCGACGCGGCCGTCGCCGCGACGGAGGCCTATCACGCAGCAAACACGAAGGCGCCGGAAGAAGATTCGGACGGAGGCACCGCAGACATCGGGAAAGTTGTTAGTGACGCCGCGGCTGTGGCCAAACGCGAGTAATACACAACACTTCAGGGTGTACTTCAGGTAAGGGATACTTCAATCAACTCTGCAGGTTACCGGTTCGAGTCCGGTTGCGTACCTTCGGGGCGCATAGCTCAATCGGTAGAGCGGCAGATCCAAAAGACCCTCACCGCTTTTCGTCACCCTTTTCATTACAAGTTAGCATGGCGGCGGTGTGGAAGGACACACCCCATGACAGATGGACGCTGCGGAATAACAGACGGCAGGCAGCACGTGCCCTAATAAGGTACGGGCGGTCACGGCCGAATACGTGGCACTAGTCGGTTTCGAGTCCGGCACGCCGTGTGTTTTGTCTCTACTGATCTTTACGCTTGTTGCCTTAACTTGACGGGGAGTTACTGGATCAGTGTCCGGACACAATTCGGTTTTGAGCCTACGTACGTGGGTGATGCCGTGGAATGCTTACGCTGTACAGAAGACACTGAGCTCAAAGCGATGCATTTCGGCCAGTCGATACGCTCTCCCCACCATTTTAGATAGGAGACCCAGATGTCCGAAGTTCCAGGAAACATTCCCGCACCGGAGGAGCCCGCCTCGCAGGTCTTGGCGCAACGTCGTGCCATAGATGAAGTCCAGGAGGAGGTCCACGTGGATCTATGCGAGTTACGCAGGCGTCTCGGCCAGGTGCTGCGTGACGAAGGTAAGGAGCTGGTTCCTGACGCTGCGACCGCTGTCGCTGATGCGGTTAAGGAGGAGCAGCTTGTGCCTCTTGCTAACCACCTACGAGACATGAAGCATAAGTCGGAATCGTTCCGCAATTCCATCCGTAACCTACTCGAGCGCCTTGAGCTGTAACCACAGCCAGGCATAGGAGAAAGAAGATGGGCTCTACACCAAGCAATAAAGACGGCGGATGTTCTCTCTTACATGACCTTTGGAGAAGGTCTGTAGGTATGGAACCCAGACCGTCTACGGTGTTGATGCCCGATCTTGCATCTCTGAGGCAGACCGAGTGGTCTGATACGTTCGAGCAGTACATGCGCAACAGACTCGTCTTCGGGGCCGTCAGGTACGGCCTGGTTGGCGACAAGGGCAAACCCCGGTACGACCGGATCAAGTCGATACGCCAGAGACTTGACGCGTACGAAGAAACGGGGAATGATGAACATCTGGTAGACGTCGCGAATATGGCCCAGCTCGAGTTTATCGAGGGGATTCATCCCAACAAGCATTTCGCGTCTATCGATGACGGTGTTCACACACCAGTTTGCTCAGGTACTCTTCAGGCACGGGTTACTTCCCTTTAGGAGGGCGAGGTCATGGGTTCGAATCCCATTACCCGACTAATACTCGGGTATAGCTCAGAGGCAGAGCGCGCTTGTAAACCTGTACCGCTTTTTGGTGCCGAGCATTTTCTTTTGAAGCGGCGGCGGACGTCAGTCCAGCGTATGGTGTAACGGTTAACATTCTGTCGAAACAGTTACTCTCTGACGAGATTGGCTAAAGTAGGCGGGCTACGGGTTCGAATCCCGTTGCGTAGCTGCTTCACATTTGATGGGACGATGGTATACCTTCAGCGGTGGGTTACTTCAATTGCTGAAAAAACCCCACTGCATCTATTGGACCTAGTCCCTCCTTATTGTTCTGCCCTGGAGGTTATACCACCTCCCTCTGTCCTTTAGCGGGGATGGACGTCTAACGTCGCTGGCCAAGCGGCTGTAGACGCTAATCAAATAGGTCTCGCCACCCGGGCGAGTAGGGATGTAGCTACCGAAAGCGCGCACCTTGATCTTTGGATATAGGGTGCAATCGATTAGTAGGTGTACGCCATCTTTCTATCATAGGTTCTTAACATGCTGCGGTACCACAGCTATGCCTGGATCACCGGTACGGACTTCGGTCCGGGGCAGTTCATCTTATTACGTTTGCCGCTGGGGTTCCCTCGTTAAAGTGGCCCGCTGCGGCGCCGCCCCCTCGGCGCCGTTTCGAAGGGCCTCAGCGGCTCTACAGGACATGAATGATGAGGTGTACTAGACTTCAGGTAGGGGCTACTTCTATCCTACAAGAAAAATACCCCAACTGACTTTTGTCAGTCACCTCTCCCATTGTTGGCAGCCCTCTACGGAGCTGCTCTTGAAAGAACAGGGGGAACACACGATGGCACGATCGTTCCGCCGTATCTTGCGCGACGGCGCGCGAAAGAACGCGTTACCTTCCAACCGCCCCGATGCCACGGTTAACCGAGCTGGCGGCGTCTCCTTCGAGATCGCCGACCCGGCTACCAAGCTCATCACCATGACTGGTGGGGCGTTCTTTGGTGAGCCGAGGTTCTATTCAGGTTCCGACTGTGTACCCGTCCGGTCGTTCGGCGGGGCGTTCGCACCCTTGCAGGCACGTCTGGAGATCGCCAGGGACAAGTCTGTATCGTTCGCACGCTGCGAGGAGCTCGATGACACGGCACAGGAGATCATCGCAACGATCTTGGCTGTGCTCGATGGCGACACCCCAGAAGATGCGTTGGTTATCGCGGCGTGGCTGCGTAACGACGCAAACATCAGGCTCACCCCCCAGGTGATCCTCACGCTTGCCGCCAATCACGAGAATGGCAAACCCTTCGTGCGCAAGTATGCGCCGAAGATCATGCTACGTCCGGATGAGGCGAAGACGAACCTCCTGTTGCACCGGTTCTTCTTTGGCTCGCGTAACCTGCCGAATAGCCTCAACAAAGCCATCGGTGACGGAGTCGCTCGCTTTGGCGAGTGGGGACTCATCAAGTATGATACGCCCTCCTTCCCCCGCTGGAAGGATGTGCTTCGTTGGATCAAGCGCCGCAACGGGTGGCCCCTCTCAAGAGGGCTGGCCCGCTACTTCACCCATGGTGAGGTGGATCGTGACGCTACTCCGATCGCCTATGCTCGCAGCCTCTTGGCTCAGAAGACTACCTTCGACACCGAGACTCGCGAGTTGATCACGGCCAGCCGTGCGACCTGGGAAGTCGTGATGTCTCAGTTCGGCCCACAGGACAAGACACGGGCCTGGGAGTACCTGGTTTTCGAGAACCTGTTGGGCTATATGGCCACGATGCGCAACCTGCGTAACATGGCTCAGGCCAACGTCAGCTCCCTGTGCGTCGACGCCGTTTGCAGAAAGCTTGTCAACCCCGAGGAAGTGGCAACAAGTAGGCAACTGCCTTATCGCTTCCTTGCCGCAAACAATGCCCTCTGGGGTAGCCCCGATCGGTTTGGTGGCAACAGCCGCGATAACCGCATGGTGTCCCAGTGGCGCGTTAACCCGGTTGTTGGCGGGGGAGGCCTCTCCGGCTTCCGCGGGCTGAGTAAGTTCACAGATGCTCTCGATGAAGCCGCGGACATGTCCGTGAAGAACGTGCCTGTGTTGCCGGGCCAGACGGCCGTCCTTGTGGACGAGTCCAGCTCTATGCGTCAGCCGATCTCGGAGAAGTCGCAGATGCTAGTCTGTGACGCGTCGAATATGCTGGCGGGTATTATCGGGCGTGTCTCGGCCGATACGATCCTGTTGCCGTTCGGTGGTACCGTCGAGCATGTCCCCTGTCGTCATAGGGATACGGTGATCAGCATCGCAGAGAGGTGCGCGGCGGCCAATGTCGGCCACTCGACGAATACGTACCTCGGTATCCAGTACCTGATCGACAACGACATCGCGCCCGACCGGATTGTCATTCTGTCGGATGCACAAGCGTGGAACAGCTACAGCCGATCGTCGGGCTCGTTGCCTGACACGGTACAGCAATACCGCCGCGGTTCGGCGATTGCAAAGGACACATGGATTCACAGTGTTCACGTCAACGGTTACGGCGACGACCCTATCCCCCCCGGTCCCCGTGTTAACCTCGTTTCTGGGTGGACGGACAAGATCGTGGACTCCATGCTTCACTGCGAAGGTGGCGTTGAGGGAGAAGAAGCGCTGGCGACCATCGACTACATCAGAGCCAGGTGGTGTAATTAGATGTAGCACCACCACAAACAAATACGCAAGGAGCTGGTCACACGTTGTGACCAGCTCTTGTTCTTTAGTCTCGCCTCAGGAGGGTACGATGACCATCGTGACTCATGGTGGTACGGCCCACGCCGATGAGGTCATGTCGATTGCGCTGCTCGTATTGCGTGATGAGCATGTCCGCGCGGCGTACCGAAGACAGGCCCTCGATATCAAACGTGTCGCAAACTTCATGGATGACACGATTGCCCCGGGCGACTGGGTGTTGGATGTCGGGCTGATACATGATCCCGAACGTTTGCGATTTGACCATCACCAGCAAAGGCCGCCCGTTGATAGCACGTTCAGTTTGCTCGCTAAGCATTTCGGGCTACATGAGACGCTGTCAACATGCACCTCGTGGTACAACCAGATCGTGTGCGTAGACGTACACGGCCCTATAAAGTACATGGAGAGCCTTGGGTTCTCAGACCCTACGATGGATACATTCACCAGTGTGTTCAGCACCAGCATCCTTCAATGGTTTGTCACTCAGTTTGAGCGCCTGCCCATTGTTGGTATTGACTTGGCCGTACCTTGGCTAACCGAGCGTATCTCTGAGGCCCAGTCGATACGACTACGAGTTGATGAGCTGCTGGACACGGCGTCGGTATTTGGTAACGTAGTTGTCTTCCCGGATGCCGCGACACCTTTCGGCACAGGTTTGGCTATTCGCGAGCTTGTCTCGAGAAGTGATGTCTTTCTTGACATCGCCGTATCTATTCTCCCTGACAGTCGTGACAAAGGCATGTGGTCGCTTATGCGGCTAGACGACGACGCAAGGGTAGACATGTTACGCATCGAAGAATTACCCTTTGTGGAGTTCGTACACGCCAACGGCTTTCTTGCCAAGGTGCGGTGCTCACTTCCTGAGGCTATTCAGCTTGCACAACAAACCATAAGGGAGGACGATGAGGATGTCTGGGAACGAAAGCACGACCGATGGCTTCAAGGAAAGCCTGGAAGATCTTAACGCCCACGTGGTGGATCTCGACGAACAGCTGCGTGCGGCCGAGAGTAAGGTGAGTAGCCTAGAGCACGAGTTGGCGGATACGAAGTTGGCCCACATCGCCGCGGCCGACAAGGCGACGGCGCTTGAGGTCATAATCGTCATGAAGAACGAGCAGCTTGAAAGGGACCACGAACGTCTCTGCGGGCTCATCGCATGGCTTGGCTATTATCACGCCAAGCTCAAAGGCCTCCAGTCGGCGCTGAGTGCTGTTACCGTCTTGTCATGCGATATCGACATGAACTTCGAGGACTTCCGTAAGAAGCCCCCGATGGTAGGAACGCCCATCGCACTGTCTGATCAGACGGAACGCATTTCGGGTACGGCTGCTGAAGCGGAACCGGTAAGGTGAGTACCCAACGCCCCTGCACTATGTGTGCGCGCTGCTGCGGTGCTTCGCCTTGCTACATACCCGCGAGGTACGAGCAGTTCCTGCGCCACACTTGTTGTGATATAGGCGTGCGCTTCTCGCGCAAGTGGGAGCTTTGTGTCACTAATTGGCCTATTGAAAGCCTGGCGGTGTCTGACCCGAATCGGGCGCCTCCGACAGACACGGCCCTACGAAGTTTCACGTACCGCCCGCGCGTAAGACGTGGCCGGTGTGCCTTCCTAACCGACGCCAATGAGTGTCGGTTTTTCTACCATCTTGAGGGACCCAAGAAGGGAGAACCTCGAGACCTCACGCTTGCCCGGCGCTTGATAAACGCCGAGAAGGGCTGCATGTTTAGGCCTCCGGTTGTTCGTCGTCACACGCGCAACTAAGGATAGGAGAGCGTGAACGACCACTACATGGTCAAATGGGAAGGTGAAGGAGGGGATACGCACTACGGAACGGTTGACGCATATAGTGAAGATGCGCAAGAGTTACGAGAGCGTAAGGTCCTTCTTATCGACGACGCGGTCTTGCATCTGCAGTACGAGGTGCCCGAGGCTAGCGTCACAGACATTCCGTTTTCGTGGTCACAGCCCGACGAGTATACTTCATATGTCACCTCCGCGTTTAACGCAGCGGTAGCACGTGCAGCATCGTTGGGTAAAGGACTGAAACCGGGTAAGCTACTCCGCACACAAGTGGGGGACGGCTATGCTTGGTACATTGTTACGAAGGTAACACGAACGCAGGCAAACATCGAATGGCGAGGATTCTGCCCAGATCATTGGTATGATCAGGTCCTCGGGGCTGGCGGGTCTTTTGATAGAAGTATTATCGCTAGGCTTGTACAGCAACGTGAGTACGTATATAAACATCAACCCCAAACCGAAGCATTTGCCACAAAGGAACAACAAGATGAAGGTTAAGATCTTCCCCCTCGCCGCTACGCCCCTGGAAGTTGAGCTCCCCGACACCATCGAGAACATCTCGGTAAAGCACATCTTCAGCCAGACCGGCACCGGCCGCGTCTTCAACGAGGACGATAACACCATCATGGGCGTTATCCAGGCTCGCCACGGTTCCTTCGAGAACTACGGCTCCGTTCACGTGAACGGCAACGTCGCCACCCTCGCCACGTCCCTCCGCAACGGCGACAACATCATGATCGTCCCGCGCGTCCAGGGCGGCCGTCTGGTCGGCTAAGGCGGCAGTCAATCCGGCAGTTAGACGATGGACCGTCACCCACCCACCGCTGCACGAGTGGGTGGCGGTCTTCGTTGGTTCGTAATGGAGATTCTCATGGAAGTAAGGTTAGAAGCTAGCGGACTCGCTATGTCCCCGGAATCACTTACCCAGCCGCTCTCCTTTCTATCGCACCAGGTAGGTAAGCCGGTGCGAGTCGTCGATTGGAATGACAGCATCATCAACGCGGACCTGGTAGACCGAAGTGAGCTTCTGGTCTGCTTCGTGCCGCCAGAGCGCAGTCGCCAGATGCGCGACCACCTCTACTACGGCACCACAGGTCACCGCGCGCTGGAACCAGCGACCTCATCGCGTCGGTCCGATCGGATACGAACCAGCAGCACGTTCTGTAACGCGCTGCTATTGGATACCGGTCAGGTCGTCGAGCAAACGATGTTGTCCGACGTTGTTCAATGCGCGATCCCGGTCCTGGCCGACTTCTTCGACCACGAGGTCCAAACCGCGCAGACCCCCGAGTTTCTCAGGTCAATTACCCGGGGCATACAGCGATTCTTCCAGACCAACACCAGAGACGAGCAGGTCATTTTGGCGCAGGCGCAGGAGAAGTACGAGAACCTGCGTGCCGAGATGTATGAAACAAACCGGACGATCATCCGGGCACGCGCGATTGTCAACTCGATGCAATTCAGTGAGGAAAGTCTGGTTGACGGCAGGTCGCGTATTGCGGCCAACAGGCTGGCCTCGTTGGTTGACACTGGTGTGTACAAACGCATCAGGATCACCGAAGATAACGTCGAAGCCGAGACCGGCCATATCGATATCCTCTGGCAGAACTACGCCATTCCGATGGGCACGTACAAAGTGTACATCAGTTTGTCTACCGGCCGTCTCACCGTCAGAGCGGTTACGTTGTCGCATAACTCGCCTAACGGGTATACCCATCCGCACCTTAGTAGCGGAGATGTCTGTTGGGGTAATCTCAGCGTTGAGGCGAGTAGGGCTCAGACTCGTGGTAACTGGGGTGATGCTTTGATGTATGCCCACGCACTTCTCCAGTCTTACTACCCGGACAACCCGTATATCGTCATCGGTCGTTTCAGCTCAGCCGAGGGGGTTCTCCCCAGCGAATTGATGCACGGCCCCGGCGACGAGGATCGGTGCGAAGGGTGCGATGATCGTAACTCGCCCTACTGTATCTTCAGCTGTGACCACAACGAGGACGGTGAAAGGTTCACGAGTGATGACTGCTGCGATTACGGCAACATCACGTGCTACACGACGTGTGACCACAACGCTGACCACTGCTGCATATCGCCGTGCGACAACTGCGACTACAGCAGCCCGACCGTAGCCGACTGCATGCGTTGTCAGAATAACCCGCATTTCATGCACAACAACCCGTGTAGGGCCTGTACCGAAGAGTACGTAGACGCCTGCCGCGCCTGCGAGTTCCAATCCCGGGTCGACGAAGCCGTTAGACGCGGTGTCGAAGACGCCAGACCAACAGAGGAACGTCCAGATGATCCGACAGATTCCGACGGGCCCAGTGACTCCGGCGACTCCGGCGAAGAAGCTGACCCCGCCAGTGACACCGGCGTCGAAAGCGAAGGAGCCGGAGGAGGAGGAGGACCTGTCCCAAATCGAGGGAACAGTGATCCGGTCCCTGTCTCAGCCGAAGCCTCCAACGATTCAGACGTCGGCGAAGCAGTCCGCAACCCCGGTGACGAAGCCAGACCCAGTCGTCGTCGGCAAGGTAGTGACGCCGCCAGCATCAGCGCAGACGTCAACACCGGCAACTCTACCGAAACCGTTTACACCGGCAGCCCCAGCAGCGTCGGCTACCCCAGCGACAGCCCCGTCGGGAGCGAAGTCGACCGTTAAGCCCGTAGGGACAACGGTCGTGAAGACCGTCGCCGTGCCGAAGCAGCCACGTAACGCTTTCGGCGCCTACGACAGCACTGTCTATGACGTTGACGACAAGGTTGATCCCCCTGTCAACATCACCATCACTCAAACCGCGTACCAGAAGATCCGGGCATTCACCAATGCCGGGAACAGCCTCGAGATCAGTACCTTAGGTCTCGTCGATGTGATAACCCACGGACAGACCGAGCCCACCGAGTTACAGGTGAGCGACGTGTTCTTGGTTGAACAAAAGGGTAGTATGGGTGACACCACGATGGATTCGGAGGCTATCGCCAAGCTCATGATGGAGCTTATTGAAGAAGGCGTTGACACCTCCCGTATCCGCTGTTGGCACCACACCCATGGTACCGGCGGTGTTTTCTGGTCTGGAACAGACCACGACACTGCTTCGCGTATCTGCGCCGAGTGGGTCATCTGCCTGGTCACAAACGTGGCCGGTGACATGATTGCCCGTCTCGATCTCAATACACCCTTCCCCCTAACGGTCGATGAAGTCCCAGTCCGAGTGATATTGGACGGCGAGGACGACGTATGGGCCATTTGTAAGGAGGAAGTCGCAAAGAAGGTCACGAGTAGTTTCAGCGGAGTTGTCCGAGGTAACAATAAGTGGAACGGCAACTACGGTAACAGCTACGGAGGTAGATACGGAGCAGCAGGCGGCGACGACGACGACTTTTCAGGCTGGGGAATGTGTGGTCACCGATCAATCGGTGCGACCGGCAATTCCGCAGCAGGACAGGACGCGTCGGGAGACCACGTTTACGCCGATCGCTTTGGCGATCCGGATGCGAAGTATGACGAGGTGGTCCACGAGTTAGGGGTCAAACCTGCGGATCAGGTTAGTACCCTACCTACGGGCATCGAAATCTACTGTCCGGCCTGTTCGGAGCTGCACAGAGTCATTGACGTGTGCCGAGAGGGCGTTGGAGGCGCCACTATCTCCAGCGTCTTCGAAGCCATGGCAAAGCTCATGGCGGAGAAAACGTACATCTGGTGCCCCAACTGTAGGGGTACTGGCGGTATTGCCACCTCATGCGTTACCTGCATGGGTTACGGGTATCTCACGGAGCACGAGGTCGAAACTTTCCAGTTACTGCAAAGTGATAACCCCGAAGATCCCACTCCGATGGTCGTTGTTGAAGCTGACGACGATGACGATACGGCTAAGGCTCTTGCACTCTTTGATGCTCAAGCCGATATCGACGCGGAAGCGGAGATCGGCGAGCGTCTACGGATTACCTCCGGCGAGTATGAAGAGATGGCCCTTCCGATGTGCCCGTTCGATCAGCTCCCGATGTTGCCGTACAGCCTACCCGTCTACTGTGCCCAATGTGATAACACTCACACGGTTATGGACCCGTGCTTTGAGCCAACAGGGGTTAACGGTGACCGCGTAAGCAGTATCAAGAACACCATGGCTGCCCACATGTCGGTTCACAAGTTCTTGTGGTGCCCCAGCTGTGTTGGTACCGGCGGAGATAACATGAGTTGCACTGACTGTCAGGGCCTCGGTTATCTCACGCATGAGAAGTACGCAGACGTCGAAGCTGACGCTGAAGGCCTGAAGGCTCTCCTCGCCACGCGACATGCCGCGGAGAACCCCAACGAAGAAACCAGTGTTCTGATTGTCAGTGTATTGGAGGACGAGACCGATGGAACCAGCTGTACAAACACCTGAAGCCGTTGAAGAAGAAGTTGTCGAGACGGCGGAGGAAGAGGTTGTGGCTGATGACTTCGAGGCTCCCCCTTCGTACTTACGTCAGTTGGACATTTGCCCGCCCGATAAGCTTCAGTTCCCGATCACAGTGATCGGGGCTGGCGCCATCGGTTCTGCCGTCGTTCTCGCCATATCGAAGATGGGATGCCAAAACATCACCGTCTTCGACCATGACACTCTGGAGGCACACAACGTGCCCAACCAGATCTGTCTCTCGGCGGCAGTCGGAGAAGGTAAGGTCGAGGCCCTTGATGCCTTGATTAGGAATTTGTGCGGCTACGGACTCCAAGCCAAAAAGCCCTTCAAGTACACAGGGCAGACGGTTGAGGGAGTACTCGTACTTGCCGTTGACGACATGGATACACGCATCAACATCTGGAAGTGGATCCAGGAGAATAGCCGTCGTCAGCCGGACCTCATCATCGATGCTCGTATGGGCGCCGAGGTGGGTCGCATTCACTCAGCCTACATGAACGATACGTTGGGAGTCGAGGCATTTGATGCGAACCTTTACCCGAGCAGCGAAGCTCTTGAGCTTCCGTGTTCGGCACGTTCGATCATCTTCTGTCCGATCGTGTTGGGAGGCCTGGTCGCCGCGCTTATCAAAAAGCACGCGATGGACCAGGACATTCCGCACAACCTGGCGCTCGACATGGAGAACCTGGGTATCGTGCGTTTCTAGCACGTTAACGCCGTTCAACATATAGACATACGCAAGTGTGTATGGGGCATAGACGGGAGAGCGAGGCCCGGTAAGGGTCTTTCTCTTCCGTCTTGCCCCCTCTGTTCCCTTTACTTTAGTAGTGAGGAGCCTAATACTGTGCTACGCGGAGACGAGTTGGAGAATGTTCTATCTCCGGAAGAACTTAGACGCATGTTTACACAGCCACCGGAATCAATGAACCTTAACCAGCTAATCGAATCCCTCGAAGCCCTCCGCGTTGAGTTGAAGGCTGGGGGCACGCCTGTTTCGCTCTCCCTCATCGATCGGCTGGTACTGGACGACGGCGCTGTTGTGACCCAGGGAGACATCAACGGGCACAAGATCGCCATGGTCGCGGCATGGGCATGCCCCGAAGATGGTAAGGAGGCTATCCTGCTGCGTATAGACCCCGAGGAAGCAAAGGACGACTTCGTCCATGTAGGAAATACCAACGACGTCGGCGGGAGGCTTGGGCCTCCCAAGATTCTGCGACTGGTTGCCATTTCCGAGTCCTGCGTCACGATGACCCTCAAGGAATACGAGGATCAGCCTGACGCACAAGATGGAGAGGGGTAAACACTACCCCGTGCACACACTATGTCCAGCGGACGAGCCGCGACCCCCAACGAGGACATGGACGCCATCTACGGCGAAGATGCCCCCTAACCTTAATACACAAAGGCGGTACCCTCAATGCCTCTTAACAACGTTTCGAGCTTCTGCGCCAATCCCGAGAACTTTGCCAATATCCCCACAGCCCCGGCCCGTCAGCCGCATGACGGCCGCCTTATCGTTCATGTCGGGTTCCATTCGAGCGACAAAGACTTCTTCTGTGCATCCTACTCCCCTGACACTGGTATCTTCACGTGTTGGGAGCAGTACGGCCGGGAGGGCCGAGAGCGTACTGTCGCGGCGGACTACATCGCGCGTGACTCGGAAAACTACAAGTTGGACTTCACCGGCCCCACACCCATTCAGAAGTTGGCGTCGACCGCTATGAATGGCACTGACCTGCGCATGGATATCACAGCAACGTGCCCGGGGTGTAGCGAGTCTGAAGGGCGGGTCCACCAGATCGGCTGCGAGATGGAGATTTGTCCCTTCTGTGGTGGCAAGCTCTTCGGCTGTGCCTGTCGATTCAGGCTCTTGAGCCTTGTCGACCCGAGTACGTACGACGCGACGACGGGGTTTCTGCCCCCTGAGGTCTTCGCGGACGGGCTTAACGACGAGATGCAGGCCCGCTGGAATCAGATACTCGCCGATAGAGGCCGATGCGTCTTTATCAAGTATCCGCCTCTCTGTTCGTACTGCGGCACACCCAGGAACCTGATGTCCCCCCTTCCCGTAGAATGGGGTGCGTTCGTCGCACTGGATTATCAGGGTAAGCCTATGTGCCACCAGTGTTTCGCGCGTATCAAGCATCTCACACTTCGCGCCAGATAACCCGTTACGCATAGGAGGCATCGCATGCCTAGGCCCGACCTTTCCAACTTCTGTCTTGGGGCGCGCGATTTAGATCGCATTCCGATCGTACCGATCATACAGTCGCATGACCCCCGCCCCATGGTCTATATCGGTTTCAACTACGAAGGCGTGGATTTCTTCTGCTTCTCTTACAACCCCGAGACAGGAGTCTTCGAGTGTTACGTAGATAATGATAGCAGCGGGTGGTACAGCTCTGTCTCCGTCCACTACATATCGCGGGACCCCGATCACTACGTGTTGGACATCATGACCCCCATAGGGCTTCAGAGGGTCGCCCACCACGCCATGACGCCTATGGACCTCCGTATGGACACTAAGGCCACATGTTTTGCCTGTGGGGCCATAGAGGGACAGCGGCACTCTGAGACCTGTATCTTGGAGCTATGCCCCCTCTGTGGTAAGACTCTCTCCGGTTGTTTCTGCAATTACGAGTTTCTTGGTCTTCTCAACCGGGATCTCTTCGACACGTCCACGAACTTCTTGCCACTAGAGATCTACCACAATGGGCTTAGCCAGTCTCAGGAGAGAGCGTGGTGCGATCATCTTGAGGACGTAGGGCGAATTCCCTTTATCAAGTATCCGTGCCTGTGTGGCTACTGTGGGACGCCACACAACCTCATTTACGACCACGATGACTGGGAGGATGTCCTCCCGGACAGCAAACAGAACGAACCACTGTGTCGTATGTGCTTCGAACGTATCAAGCGCCTCATCAGAGGAGCCCCACCGCCGCACGCTACCCCTGCTAACTAAAGGGGGGTTTCGGCGTTACCATCTAATGAATTGGGTGATCGGAAACACACAACCACCCACGGTTGAGGTGACCCATATCACCTGCAAATAAGGATTGCCTGGATAACCCAGTCTGGGCAGCCACGATAGCGGATAAACCCCTCACACCCTACGAGGAGGCCGCTTATTTTACCTCTTGTATACCGCTGGAGCATGATAGCTGGATCGGACAAACGTCTGTAGCGCAAAGAATCAGGCCTAAATGGCCATAGATATTGAGGTTAGGTGTGGCCAGGTAAACCCTACGGTGTTTGCCCCCGCGCTCTCATATCTTGTACTCTGCCCGCGAGTTTGTCCGATCTGGCGACTTGCACCTTATTGGGTGCGAGTGTGTTATGTAGTTGTACGAGTGGTGTGTTTAGGTAGAGTTTAGGCGGTTAGGGCATGGCGTGATGTAGCATTTGCGTTGGCGACTCCAAACTTTTCATGTTGCACGAGTTGCAGGTTGTCGGCTATCATATGGTTGTGGTCGCTAATACTCATAGAGGACTATGTCGACCACATAGCTAAAGAAAAAGGAAGAAGTGTATACCATGGCGAGAGAATTTACAGAACTCCCCAGTTCTAGCGAGGTACCGGACGATCTTGTGTCGGTGCCCGTTCCTGGCGGACAGTCTGTGCTTGTTGGGGCAGAGACACTTCGAGACAGGCATGTCGCAGTGAGTGACGCCGTCTCGGAAAATCCGCCGGAGAATTGGATTACGCACCTTATTACCGGCGCCCTGACCAACGCTTACGTGGGCTACCTCGTTCACAAGGGCCACGCGCTGTCGGACGCCATCGAGGCGTCAGAAGACCCCGTCTTGCGGTACCAGCTCTTGCATCAATCGATGGAGGATAAGGACAAGGCGCTTAACATGGCGCTGACCCTCTTCTCCCAGATCCGTGGCGACAAACCCAGGGAGGCAACGTAGACCGTGGCTGACATTATTAACGCATTCTTCGAAGTACTGTCCGGCTTCATGGTATTGCTACACTGTCGACGTGTATGGATCGACAAGGGCACCAAGGGTGTCAGCATACCCGCGACGTTCTTCTTTGCCCTATGGGGCTTCTGGAACCTGTACTACTACCCGTCACTCGGCCAGTGGTGGTCGTTGTGGGGTGGCGTTTCGATTGTGTCCGCCAACTGCCTGTGGATCTACTTGATGATGAAGTACAGGTATCGCAGTAGGCCGGTGTCGTGTTCAACACCCACCGTCGACGACGTTAGCGATGTGTGTATAGACATCCCGGGTGCGCGAGCGATAGTCGAGCACTACGAAGAGACGCAGGACCAGCGAGCAGCCGAAGCGGTGAGCCTTGCGAATCAGAAGCGGGCGACGCCAGAAGGTCAGAAGTTCCCGGCCGGTAGTCGTGTAAGGATTGTGGACACGCTTCCCTCGCTCATGGACTACTACGACGGCGCCGGGTGTCTCGCTACGGTAAGGAGATCGGCTGCCCAGGCCTACAGTGGCGGCGACCCGACCGACTACGCCTTATACGTTGATGGTATAGGCGAGGTGCCTCAGTATTACCCCGAGTATGTACTGACTCTTATTGAGGACGAGTCATCCAGCTTGGCAAACCAGCGGCGATCGACCCCAGAAGGGCAGAAGTTCCCCCGTGGTAGCCAAGTAAGGATTTCGGAAGACCCCGAAGAGCTTTTTGGCCGCCGTAGGTGTAAGGGGCTCTCGGCTACCGTGGTGCACTCGCATGCCCAGGCCTATAGCGGCACACAAGCGGGCTCTTATGCCCTTTATATCGACGGCATAGGAGAAGTGAACTGGTATCCTGAGGGGATGTTGACCCTCGTCGGCGGGGAGGAACCCGCGCCAGTTAAGCCACTACGAGTTCAGAAGTTTCCGAAGGGTACGCGCGTAAGGATTGCGGATGCGCCCGCGGGATTGAATAAGTATCAGGCGAAACGCTACGTAGGAGCAGGATGTCTTGCCACCGTGCTGCATACCTACGCTCAACTCCATGGTGGCACGGAGGTAGGCTCGTACGTCTTGGACGTTGATGAGCTAGGGACCGTGTCCTGGATCCCTGAGAGTAGGTTAACGCGGTATCCATTAGGAGAGGATGAGAGGACCAAACATGAGTGCGAATAGCAAGATCGAGTGGACGGACCACACGTTTAACCCTTGGTGGGGGTGTCACAAGAAGCCCGGGCGGCCCGGGTGTGACCACTGCTATGCGGAGCCGTTCGCAAAGCGTGTTGGACATAAGGTGTGGGGGCCCGCCGCGCCGCGCAGGTTCTTTGGTGACAAGCACTGGGCTGAACCGCTGAAGTGGAACCGTAAGGCTGAGAAGGCAGGCAAACGGGCGCGGGTGTTCTCGGGGTCGATGTGTGACGTGTTCGAGGACCGCGACATCCTCATACCGTTCCGGTCGCGCCTGTTTGAGTTGGTTGAGGCCACGCCATTCCTTGATTGGATGTTGCTCACCAAACGCGCAGAGAACATGGCCCTAATGTCTCAGGTATTGTGGCGCGAGGGTTGGCCCGCTAACGCATGGGCGCTGTGTACTGTTGAGAATCAAGCTGCGGCTGACGAACAGATACCCCACCTCCTGCGAGTTCCTGCCCCTGTACGTCTCCTCTCCGTTGAGCCGATGCTTGGGCCGGTGGACATTTACGATGCGCTCAGCGGCTATCCACAGTTGGTGTCACAGCGGCAATACGTGAGCGCGGACATGGCAACCGACGCTGGCGACCCATCCCTTGATGGCGCAAGGCTCTCTGATGAAGAGTGGGAGCAAACAAGCCCGGCCCTTGACGGCGTCATCTGCGGCGGCGAGAGCGGCCACGGCGCCCGCCCCATGCACCCTGACTGGCCCGGCGACCTCCGCGACCAGTGCGCCGCCGCCGGTGTACCGTTCTTCTTTCAGCGGTGGGGGGAATGGTGTCCCCGGTCTGATGGATATGCGCAGGATGAGAACAAGCCCATGGTTCGGCTTGAAATCGACGGATCTGACGGCCAGACGGTCGTCACCGATGTGCTAAAGTCTAACCAGGTGTGGATGGGCCGCGTTGGCAAGAAAGCCACCGGCCGCCTCCTCGACGGATGCGAACACAACGACCTGCCGGGTGCGGCCAGCAGAGGCCAGCAATGAGCATAACCCGCGAAACTCTGATGAAAATGAAAAGGAATAACACAATGCGCGCGAACACAAGAACCATCCTCATCGGTATGTTGCTGGTAGCAGTTGCGTGCGCTCTGTCTGGGTGTGCGCGCCCGTACCCGTTGGAGAAGCCCATATATGAGTACCCTGCAGGCTTCTGGAGTGGCCTGTGGCACGGGATGACTATCGTCTTCTCGTTTTGTGGCTCCCTGTTCGACAACAACATCGCCATGTACTCAAGCCACAACGCTGGTGCATGGTACGACTTTGGCTTCCTCATCGGCCTGGCCGCATACTCGGCGCCTGTGTGCCGTAGTAGGAAAGGTAAGCGATGACCCGCAAAGAGATCATGGCGCTTGAATATGGTCCGGAGACTAATGCGCTGGTGGCAGAGGCGCTCAGTATTGCTCCCACACGAAGGTGGGCTGCTTCGTCGGCCGGATATCTGATTCACCGCCCGTATTCAACCAACATCGGCACGGCCTACGACGCCGAGGGAAATGTGCCAGAGCTACTGTGTGAGGACTACGCCGACTGGCTTGTGACTGTGTGCAACGACGAGGGTTCAGACGGCAAGTTGTTCCCCATCATGCATGCGACCCCGCTACAGCGCTGTAAGGCTATCCTGTTGACATTTCAGATGGAATGCAGCGACGACAAACCAGAATGCTGCGAAGCCCATACACGCGGGCATGTGCACCACTATGAAGGTATGCCAGAGTGCGAGGCGTGTGCGCATATTCTGTATCCGGCTCTATCGGATCTCGGACATGGCTGTACTCACCCAGACTTTAAGCATACGGGAATTTCCGGAGCTACGTCCTGTAATGTAGCGAGGAGCCGCGAAGGTTATTGTGGTCCTTCTGCCCGGCGTTTTTGCCAGCACCCGTAACGGGCGACGAGTAACACAGGACTAACAGACCAAGGAAGGATAAGCGATGAAGCGCGAAGAGATCATGGCGCTTGAGGCCGGGCCAGAGACGGATGCGCTGGTGGCAAAAGCGCTTGGGGTCGCTCCCGTACGCAGATGGGCCGGATCATCGGACGATTATCAGATGTATCCGCTCTATTCTACACGCATCAGTGCTGCCTACGAGGCCCAAGAGGCGCTGTCGCCGCCGCACCAGAGGGAGTTCGGAAACATCCTCGGCAACATATCGCGCGGCGGCCTTGGCCTTACTGTTTACTGGCGCATGGCAAGCGCGACCCCGCTTCGGCGGTGTAAGGCTATCCTGTTGACACTAAGTATGGATTAGGAGGCAAACGATGGAAATCCTTGAACGTCTCCCCGTCCCCACAGGTGACATCCTCATCGTTGAGGGAGCCAAAGGGAAGTTGGAGATGCTGTCTCTTGCCGACTACGGTAAGGACGTCAATGTGAAGTGTGACGCAATGGGCCTCACGAGGGCACCAGCACGCGTTGAGCACACTGACATGATGCCGTTGTCGGAGAAGTGGGTGTTGACCATATCGACGCAGTACGGGTGCTCTATGGGGTGCGTGTTCTGTGATGTGCCCGATGTAGGGCCAGGTGTGAACGCAACGCTACGCGACCTTCAGCAGCAGGTGATCACAGGGTTACATCTTCACCCCGAGGTTACCGGGACTGATCGGCTGAACATACACTTTGCGCGTATGGGCGAGCCCACATGGAACCCGAATGTGCTTGACTGCGCCAAGTGGTTGAAGGAACACGTCGACCCGGAGTACAACGTACACCCGGTGGTGTCTACGATGATGCCAAGGCGTAACCAGTGGTTGAAGACATTCATCCACGGTTGGATGCGTCTGAAGAACCGGGTCTACGGTGGAAACGCCGGGCTACAGCTCAGCATCAACTCAACGAATGAGTGGGAGCGCGACAGAATGTTCGGCGGTCACGCTCTGTCCTTGTGCGAGATATCGGAAGTACTTCAGGGCGTTGTGCCTGTAGGCCGTAAGATCACGCTCAACTTCGCCCTGGCCGGGTACACCATCGATAGTAGCGTGTTACTACGCCACTTCTCGCCGGAAGACTACATCATCAAGCTGACACCCATGCACAAGACGCGCATGTGTGCTCGGCATGACATCGAGACTTCGGGTGACTATGCTACCTACGAGCCGTACGAGGCGGTAGAAACACACCTGAAGGACGCAGGGTACGATGTGCTTGTGTTCATCGCATCCAAGGCCGAAGACGAGAGCCGTATCACCTGTGGCAACGCGATACTCAGCGGAAGCCACCCTTCAGCTAGGCGCTAAGGAGTAGACATGATTTGGCCTACGATTGCTATCATCGTCGTTCTCGCGATTCTGGGAGTCATATGGAGTTGCTGTCATGCCTCCTCCAACGCCGATGACGCGATGGGTAGAGCCATGAGAGAGACGGATAAAGCCATGCGAGAGATGGAGGATGAGGCACAGTGAGTACGATAACAAAGACCGACATCGCCGCCTGGGCGCGACTCCGTAAGTGGGCCGACCCTGATTTGGGGCGTTCCGTCTCAATCTCGTTCCCATGGCGTAAGCCGGGCGGTACACTCATACCCTACATCGTGTATCTAGGGACAAAGTCAGAGCCTAGAGGCGGTATGGGCAGGGGACAGACCCTTGCTGCCGCTACACGTAGGGCGTTCAATGCACTCAACGATTCACGAGGAGGCTACTAGCATGCCTAAGTTCCGAGAAGGCGGCCCCATATGGCAAGCCATTGCCGCAGATGCGGCAGAGACCAAGCTGGACGCATTGGCCCGCCGAAGGTATATGGACCTGACGCCGGAGGACGTTCCCCCGCTGAATCAGGTCGTTGACGAGTTCATGGCCGCGAACCCCGAGGCCTTGGAGATGCTGGAGAAGGCTGGCGTCACTGACGAGATCGTGGATAACGTGCGTGCGGCCGAGGGCGGGGAGTCCCTCGCGGATAGACTTTCCCCCGAGGCACGCGAAGAGCTCGTCAAGGTTGGCACCGAGATGATTAAGGAATCAGATCTGACTGAAGATGATATCGTCAGGAGGATCCTTACCTCAGCTCGTAAGTGCCATATGGTTGGAATCGCCGGTCTTACCGACGAAGAGATCCAGGTCGGAATGCGAGGCGTACTCGTCTCTGCGCTCATGGCGGCCGGGCACAGCGTCGAAGAAGTTGCCGGGATGGTTGTCAAAGGCGCTATTGGTGAGAGGGCGGAGAGTCTCGCCAATGACCCGAACGAGCGCGAGGATGCCCTGAGACGCATCGCTGGCTGGTACGAGCGGCAATGGAAGGCTGGGGGCCACAGATACGAAGAACTTTGTGGAGGAGACGACGATGGGCTGGTATCCGATACTGAATAGCGTCGTACTGATCGTGTTGTGCCTGATCGTGCTCGGTACGTACATCAGGCATGTTGCAAGCAATCGTGAGCAGTACAACCGCGCGGAGAACAAACTGGATAGCATAGGCGCCGGTGTTGTCCTCATGCGGAAGGACCTGGAGCGAGTACTCGGCGGCCTCGGAGCTGAGCGCAGTGAGCGTCAGCTTGCCGCCCTTGCTTCCGCAGTTGGCAACGAGCCGGAGAAGGTTATGGCTCAGTTGGACCGGATCGAGGCCAACGTGGTCCTCATCGGTAAAGACTTTGGCATCCACAAGCGCGGGCTTGTGCCCGTCGATGGGCTAGACCCAGAACCCGGCGGAGATGAAGAAGCATGACCCTAACTCAATTCATCACCAGTACCTCCAAAGGTGGATGAGGCATGAGGTATTACGAGTCACCTACACAGTGTGCTTTGCGTATAGGACGACGCCGAGAGGTTGAAAGAGCCCTTAACCGGGCGGACATTGCTAGGGCGCGGGTAGCGCCTACACCGCCGCCATCAGGGCGGAAGACATCAAAAACCAGTGGAGACAAGACATAATGGGACTATCCCAACTGCTAGGACTTACCGCGCTCGTCTTTCTCGCCGCTACGTGGCGTGTCCTGACTGAGCGATCGTCTGCGAGACGCCGGGCCGAGGACATGGCGCATAACGAGGTCATGCTGGATAAAGCCGAGAGGGTTCTCGGTAACTCCAGGTCGATCACCAGCGGTATCACATCGCTGTGTTCTGCCGTCACGGAGCTATCCGATCATTCGTTGAAGCAAAGTAGCGTGTTTGAGTTCAACGCGTTCCTCCAGGAGACCGACTGGGGTTTGATGAGAGAACAAGTGGACTTACTTCGTCGCGCTATGGACGCGGTCGACCCGGCCGATGCTCACCTCATTGAAGGTGTGATCGCGTTTCTTGGTCAATTTCAGGACTTCTCCGTCGTGACGTGTGGCGTACCGAAGAACGAGGTACATGGCCCTGAAGACACAGAAACCCCCAACATTGAACCATAAGGAGAGGTACCATGAGGTACTTGGCATGCTGTTTGACCCTGCTCGTTAGCCTGAATGTTCTCGCTGGCGATGCGGAGTATGAGATTCGTAAGCTCAAGGCCCAGAATGCTTTGTTGCAGAAGCAGGTCACGCGGCTGAAAGTGGCGCTCGCCGAAGCCAAAGGGAGTACGAGTAAGCCCCCGACGACGGCGTCTACCCTATGGGGCTTGTACCCTTACAAGGTCGGTAACGTCGGCATGTTCTATTGCTGTAAGTACATCACGGACATCAGTATGACGAAGAGTATCGCCACTATCTACCGCGTTAGGTCGTTGCGCGGTAGGGGGAGAAAAGACAGGCAAGCCACAGAGAACGTTATTCTCATTGACGACAAGGCTTGGTACCCCGCAGGTAGTACGCTGGTCGCCAGAAAGCTGTACAACCCTAAAGCGGCGTTCAAGGTCACAGGCGTCGAGACGTATAAGGGAAAGAAGTACTTTGTGATCAGGCCGTTCATCAAGAAATAGCCCAAGGAGAGGCCTGATGGAACCGTATCAGATCGCGCTGGTCATCGGCGCAGGCGTGTGCTTTGCGGGCCAACTGGTGCTTGCCATTCGGTTGCTCCTGGACGTCCAGCAGCACAGGACGGCGATGCAGGAGTTGCTCACAACCACCCGCCACACTAAGACGTACGCGATGAGGCAGCAGTTCAATTTCAGCGGCCTCCTTTGTCGCCTCGCTGCAGGCGATACGGCCGTGTCGTTCAGTAAGTTCCTTCATCAAGATGTGGACTGGCCTATGTTGGCCAAGACGCAGAAGGAACTTATGGTCATGGCGAAGACAGCCAGTGACGGCGATGTGTCCTCCATCGTGTGTGCGGTGTGCTTCATTGATCAGTTCCGCAGTAACGCTGTCCGAGAGTGGAAAGTACCAGATGGCGTAGTCGGCACGCCCCCTGACCTTAAAGAAGCAGCCGAGCCTGAAGGAGACGAGACATCATGACACCGGGAGAAATTGCCGACGTTGTGTTTACCGTCTCTGTTTTCGGGCTTGTCGTTTTCGCCAGCTGGATCACCATAAAGGGCCTCATGAGCAACACGCGGTCAACGCGCGATCTTGCGGACCTGCTACTCGCAGTGCGGGCGATGCGAGCGTCACCGTCGCCGTCCAATCGGGAGAGGCAGCTGACTGCATTCCTCGATCACATTGATTGGGGCTATCTGCACGTGCAGATGGACGAGCTTACGGCCGCGGCGAATATGGCGCCCGACCCTGGAGGGCAGGTTCTCCGCGATCTTGTGTGTCTTCTTCATGGCCTA